CTGCTCGTGGTAAAGCAAAAGCTGCTGCTACTAAAGCTCCTGCTCGTGGTAAAGCAAAAGCAACTAAAGCACCAGCCCGTGGTCGCCGTTCAAAAGCTGCTGCTGGCGACGAGTTCGATTTCGAAAGCTAAGTCTAGCGCTAGTTTTCTAGCTTAGATTTATATTGGGTCTGTAACATTAGAAGTGTTCAGACCCTTTACTCGTTTCATTGGGGTTTTTATGCCAGCTTTTGTAGATGATATACAATTTGATAGGTGGTATGTTTCTGACCTAGTTCGCAAGGCAGAAAGTCTTACTTTTCTAACTGCTCAGTTAGAGTCTATGCGTTCACAAATAGAAAGTCATTTAGATGTTGTCGATGCCGAGCTTAGATTAGAGTACTTCGAGATAAAAGAGGATGCTAGGTCAAAGTTTAATTCAGTTCAAGATATTGAAAATTGTGTCTTGGAATTGAGAAGAGCTAAGGCACGCCAGTCTAAACTTACCAATCAAGAATATGTAAAGACATTAGAGTTAATCAAACTTCTATTGCGCTCCATTGCTAAGTACGTATACGATAACCTATCTAACGATGATAGAAAGACATTTGAACTCCGTTCATCAGACCCGTTCTTTGCTGACGTAGACGACAATGCTTTTTCAATGAGCAAACGCATTACAGAGGTTTTATCTAAGCAAATATTAGAATATAAATCTGGTAAACAAAATGTCAGAATATCAAACAACCCAATACAAGGGTCTAAAGCTACTTGATGATACTCTTAAAAAGCTTCGCAACGATATCTACAGAATTATAGAACTTCCTAACGGTTACTACTTTTGCGGATACGTTGAATTTTCTTCACTATCTTCCGATATCCTAAATGTTGAAATCGCACTTCTGGATATGAACTTTTCAAAAGTGGAAAGTGTTGACTTGGTTAGCTTTAATAGAGTTGTAGCCGAAAGCTTTTTAAGAATAAGAGCAGACTATCAAGCTTGGATTCAAACCTATTTAAGCGGTGGTGAATCTAGCTTTAGACGCGACGAAGAAGCTGAAAAGCTTTTCTCCGATTTTATTAACAAGTCTGATACTGAACTAGATTTAGATATCAGAGAATTTTCATTGTAGGGAACGCTAATGGCAATTAGAAAAAGACGAACCAGCCCCGCGAAGACCCCTGCCAAGTCTCAAGCGTATGACGAAGATAGCATTAAGTTCCAAGAAGGTCTTAATGGTATTCGTGCCAATCCATCTATGTATTTAGGTGCGCTTGGTAATCCTATGGTATTCCGAATGGTAAAGGAAGCTGTAGATAACGTGTACGATGAATTTGCAGCAGGTCGTAACACAGGTGCTGAGATTATTGTTAATCCAAAAGACAACTCGTATATTATTGCTGACTACGCTCAAGGTATTCCAGTTGGATTAAAGCAGACCGAACACGAAGGCAAAGTTAGTGCAATGACTTTGATTCTTACCAAAGTTCATGCTGGTGGTAAGTTTGATGATACTGCATATAAAACATCTAGTGGTACTCACGGTGTTGGTATCGCAGCCGTTAACGCCGCATCTAGTGTTATGGAAGTTTGGACTAAGCGTGAAAAAGTTTGGTATGTGCAAACGTTCAAGAAAGGTGTTGCTGATGCCAAAGTTAAAAAGCTTGGTACACGAGCACCTGCCGCATTCAAGAACTTTGACTTAGCAGAAAAAACTATCAGCAAGTATGGAACTATTGTTAGATTCATACCAGACCAAACCGTTGTGTCCGAAGACGCTGCTCGTGGTTCACGTAAAGTAGCAGAAGACAAGTTGACTGTAGCAAAGCTTGAACTTGGTACAGCCGGTAGCTGGTTACGCGACTTAGCAATGCTTAACCCAGGCTTCCACATTACTTACACTTGCGTTGGTAAAGGTTCTAAGAAGTTTGTGAACACTAAAGGTCTAGACTGGTTAGTGTTGAACAGAATCAAAGAAGCAGAAGCACAAGCTGTATCCCGTAAACCTTTCATGTACGAAGATGAAGACCTGTCTTGTGCTATCACTTGGACTGACCAAGCAGACGATCATTTATTTACTTCGTATGTTAACAGTTCACCTACAGTAGAACATGGTACTCACGTTGAAGGTTTCCGTTCTGCTCTACAAAAAGCTATCAAGCCGCATCTTACTGATCGTGACAAGAAAGCAAAGTTCACTGTTCATGATTTGATGATAGGTGCTTGCGGTGTGTTGAACTTTAAAATGAACTCTGCTCAGTATAGTTCACAGGTTAAAGATAAGCTAGTATCAAAAGTTGCTAAAGACGTTGAAACAAAGCTTGAAGAATCTTTATTCGAATGGTTCAAAGATAATCCGCGTATTGCAAAGAACATTATCAAGAAAGCTACTACTGCTAACAATGCCCGCGAATCTCTAAAGAAAGTCATGAAGTCTATGACAGAAGTTCGTAAGAAGTCTCGCGGTGTTTTGCCTGAGAACTTAACAGAAGCACCAAACGTTAAACCTGACCAACGTGAAATATACATCGTTGAGGGGGACTCTGCTGGTGGTACTGCAAAGAATGCTAGAAACTCTAATCAAGAGATATTGAAAATGTCTGGTAAGCCTGCCAACGCCCTCAATATATCTTTGGATAAGCTGTTAAACTCGCAAGCAGTACTAAACATTATTATTTCGTTAGGTATTGACCCAGGCTCTCTAGACATACAAGCTGACAGTCCTAAGTTTAGCTCTGATAAGTTACGTTGCCAACGTGTTTACTTGCTCTCTGACCCAGATCCAGACGGTGCTCACATTAACGTATTGCTTTTGTGTTTCTTTTTCCGCTTGCTACCAGACTTTATAAAAGAAGGTCGATTGTATTGCGTAGAAGGTAAACTTTACTCTGCTCTATACAAAGGAAAGCTTTATTCTGGTGACACGTTTGATGAATGTTATAGCTCGATGCCACAAACAGAAGAAGCTAAGAAAGCAATAACACGTATCAAAGGATGGGGAGAAGTTAACCCAGATATGCTTGACCCAATCGCTTTCGATCCAGATACAAGACTGGTACGTCAAATATCTTGGAACGATGACCCTGCAAAAATTGCTTACTTCCGAAACATTGCTGCCGAGTCTGCGGCTGAGAAGCGTAAACTTCTTGGACTTAAAGAATCGCGTCCAGCTTTAGAAGAAGCTTAGGAGTTACTATGGATAGTGTAAACCCTGTTGAAGTTTTTATGATAGTAGATATTGTGTTTACTTCGCTTTATGATGATTCTACTAGCGGAATGTATAACATGAATATTTCTAAACCTACTTGGGTTAGTGCTACGTTACATCAGATGAACGACGAACTTGTATTTCCAACGTTTGCACTATCTGTAATTTGTCCTTTCGTTATAGGCAAAGATGGAACAATCTATAAATGTTCATACAATAAAGATATTGAAGGAGTTGAATACTTTGGATATGAAATGGAATTTGTTGAAGGAATATGCTTGAATACAAATGACGGTCTTTGGGACTGGAAAGAAAAAACAAGCAAGAGAGCTGTTATAGGTACTATTAAAAGAGTCTACGGTAGTATAGCCAAATTCAGACAGCAAATTGAAAAATACCCCTATGACAATTCCCTTTTAAAATCCATTATAACAGGAGCAGAGTTGGAACTATGAGCACACACGAGATTTCGAAAACAGAATTTGATAGTAAAGTTATTTTGTATCTAGATCCTGGGTCTCGTCCTATCAATCAGGAGTACACGCAACGCTGGTTTAGCTTGCCTGCTTTTGTAGATGAAGACTCCAAGCAGATAATAGTGCCTGGGTCTATCTCTACTTTGTATCGTGCTCGTATAGTTATAACTGACGATAGAACAGTCCGCAAGTTCGGCAAAGCTCTTAATCTTAATGGAAAGAAGTTGCTACCTCCCACTTACGATGATCTTATTTCAAAGTGTGTTCACGTAGAGGAAGGCTTCAACGAGTTTGTTAATACTGAAAACTGGATCAAAACAAGTTCTTTTAAATCGTATTCTCACTATCAGAAGTTTTGGCAAGAGGGCGAACCTTTTACAATTCCGAATCCTGAATATATTGACTTGTACAAACTGTTTAGAGATATAAGCGTTAAAGCTTGTCCGTCATTGCACGGCAATCCGAGTGGTGAAAGTACCGACACTAATCACGTAGTATGTAGCGATTGCTAAACTGTAAATAAGAACTAACTTTATACTTAAAGGTTTTTCCAATGAGAAGAAGAAAGTCTGCTACCGAGGCGGAAAGCCCACCAGCAAGAAGAACGAGAAAGAGAAGAAGCTTATCTGCTTTACGCGATAAGGCAAAAACTGGTACTCGCAGAAAAGCACCTAGTACGGCAACGCCCTCAGAAGACTCTGTATCTATAGATTCTTTTGCAGCCGCATCATTAAAACAATATGGTAGCTACGTTGTAGAAGAAAGGTCTATCACTGATTTTCGTGATGGACTAAAGCCCGTTCACCGTTACATTTTATGGGCTATGAAGAACCTTGGTTTGAACTCCAAGTCTAAATATAAAAAGTCTGCTCGTACTATTGGTGACGTTCTTGGTAAGTACCACCCTCACGGCGACCAAGCTGCTTACGGTGCAATGGCAACTCTAGTTAACTACAAGCTATCTCCACAATTGGTAGATGGACAAGGTAACTGGGGTACTCCTGTTGATAACCAAGCTGCTATGCGTTATACAGAAGCACGACTTAGCGCAATGAGTGATATCTTTCTATTGGATAAAGGTTATCTTAAAACTGTTCCAATGGTAGACAACTTTGATAACTCAGAGAAAGTACCTCTATACCTACCAGCGACCTTACCAATGCTTCTTGTTCTTGGTAGCTCTGGTATAGGCTTTGGTGTTAAGTCTGACAGTCCTCCGTTTAACATAGATGGAGTATACGAACTTGTTCTGCTTGGATTGAAAGCGTTCAGAGCCAACAAGAAGCTGGGTCCTAATAATTGTGCTAAGCATTTACGTATAGATTATTCTTACGGTGGTGTTCAAGTTAGTGAAGACGAAGACGTTGCTAATCTTATCAAGTACGGTAAAGGAAGTATCAAGTTTGCACCAGAAGTAAATGCAGACTGGAAGAACAAACTGATTGAGATTAAGTCCTTCTCTCCAGGCTTTAGAAGTTCTAATGTTATTCAGAAGAAGCTTGCTAAGTTTGCAGAAATGGATGCAGTGTCTAAAGCTGGCGACGATTCAAACGAGAAGAATCCTAAGTCAGGACCTCTTGGTGCTTACTTCTACATAAAACCTGCTCGTGGACTTTCAGAAGAAAAGTTCTTTGACTTGGCAGAGCAAGTATTCAAAGAGTTGGTATCTAGCGAGTCTTATGATTTAGGCTTTACGGTTCGTAGAGCAGATGACTCCAACATGTTTGTTAAGTCTAGCTTTGTAACATTCTTCAATAACTGGATCAAGTATCGTGTACAGTTAGAGATTGATTACCTACAAGCCTTAATAGATGAATGCTTAACTCAGATAGAAAGAACTGAACTTCTTATCTTTGGTGTAGATAACAGACAAGTAATCATCAAGTCACTAGATAGTAAGGACCCAGATAAGTTCCTTATTACTAAGCTGAAAATTTCTGCTGAAAAAGCAAAGGCTATACTAGACCTTCAAGTTCGTAAACTTGCTAAGTTAGAAAAGCCAGCACTGCTTCAAAAGATTAAAGAGTTAAAGGCAGAGATTAGACAGTACAAGCAAGACCAAGAAGATCCAACGCCTAGAATTGCTGCTAAGACAAAAGAGCAATTCAAAGCCTACAAGTCCCGTGTTAAATAAAATATAGCGGGACAAAACACATTGAGTTCAATATTAATGTGTGATATAATGTTGCAAAGTGTGGTATCTGAAAATCATAATTTAGAACTATGCTTTTGCAACATCGTACCTTTAAGGTACTTGGGAAATATCCCATTCAAGCTTCGCGCTTTCCAAAGGATAAAATAATATGACAAAGCAAATCGAACTACTCTCGGCGTTAGAGCAGGTCTCTAATCATGTTTTAGATTTTCAGTCTAAACTGAGGGCAGAAAAGTCTCCACTTCGTAAACGCTCCAATGTGCTTAAAGCACTTGAAAACCTATCAACCGAAGTTACTGTAACTATCGATGTTTCTAAGTCGGTAAAGAACAAGCCACGTTCACTTACAAAACAACTTCGCTCAGTCTTGCATTGTATAGACGCTATACATCACGGTATACTTGAAAAAGAACTATCGTTTAATGAAGCTCGTACTATGTCAGGGTTGACCCTCTTAACACGTATCCAACGTGTGATCGAATCTTCCCAAACTCTATCAAAAACCAGTGCGTTAGAAGCTAAAGCTCGGTCTAACATCCGTGAGCGTATCTACGCTATGGACGAATTAGCTAGTCAGGCATCTGACCAGAAAAACCAAGAAAGTGCTTTCGTTGAAGCATTGAAGAAAGTTACAACTGAAAACGATTCTGATGATATGAAGGATATGCTTCGGTCAGAAATGGAATCTCTTCAAGAAAACGATGTGGAAACACTAGAGCTAACAAGCCAAAAGGTTCTAGCTTACAAAAAGCACGAACAAAAACTTCTTACCAAAAGTAGTGCAGACTACAAACGAATGGTTGAGACAGGAACAAGCTTGCCTACAGTTTGCCCTGTATTCGTTTCATTTTCAAAAGGTAGACTACGAGAAACCGATGTTCTTAACCAACTCGGTTTTAAGTTTACTAACATATCCACCCGCAGTAGTAACGTTGCTGACGTAGCTTTGATTATAGAAGACCAAGTTATTTTGCAGTTTAGCAAAAAGGCAGCACAGGTGTTCTTTGAAAACAAAGTTAAAGCAATGTCTAAAGAGATTACTTCCAGCGATATATCTAAACAACTTAAACAAAAGCGTAAGTCTTTGAAGACAACCGTATCTAAGATAGAAAAGTATACAGCAACTTCTTCAAAGATTAATAAAAAGACACAAGCGTTAATAGCTGAAAGATTATCAGAATTAACCGCTACAGCCGAAAGCTTAGAGCGAGACATTGAAAAGCTAGAAGCGCAGATAAAGCACAAACGTCACAAGATAACTTTATTAAAGCGTGAGCTATTCAGAACATCAAACCTTAAAACACAGGAGGGAAAGAAAAGAAAGCTTTTAAACGAGAAAGCTTATGATCAGTATATCGGGTATATACTTGGGGAGTTTCATAACAAAGGACACAGCTATTCTCTATTAAGTAGCAAGTATGAAAACCATCCTAGCATATCAGACGTACTGATAGCTTGGTTAGTACCTAGTGAAGTAGCAGACGTTGTAAGATCTCTATATGGCGATCAGAATATCGTTACTAGCTGGGGTCTTCCTTGGAAAGTACATGTCTAACACCGCAAAGACGGTTGTAAACAAGTTACCGCCCGAAACAGATGGTGACTTCACTAAATGTTGTATATGTCATCAATGGACTCGAAACATCCATTGGCATCATACTACACCTCAAGCCCTTGGTGGAAAAGATAGCTTGCAGATTCCTATTGACGGAGACTGTCACACAACACTTCACGCAAAAGCAGATGCAGCAGCTTCGTTTTTGCGAGGAAATAGGAATGAGCCACCAGGCAGATATTGGGACAGTTGGGAATCAGAACAAAGAGCCCAACCATATCTAGAGATATTAGTTAGTGCGTTACTTAATCCGCCTATATCGGATGGGGAAAAGCGAATTAAGTTGGCGAATCCAGAGGTAGATCTACCGACTCGTGAGTTGTTAGATCGTTTAAAGAAAGATTTGCCGGGCGTTACTAATATGTCACAAGTTATCGATTATTGCATACATTATACATTAAAAACTAAAGGATACAGCAATGAAGAACTTAATCAACGTACAACTGCCAGTAAGAGAAATCACGAAGGGATACCTAACGTGTGGGGAATGCGTAGGACTAAACGTAGAAAATCTGATTGGCGGTGACGTTAGTAGTTGCTCAGAAGAAGGGATGATGGCTACAAGCCGTGCATGTCCTAAATTTAAAGCTGAACCATCAATCATTCGCGAAGCTCTCGAAGAAGATGCGGAAGAAGGGTTCAGAGAAATTGCTAGTTGTGTTAAAGGTATGAATCCGCGTCAGTTAAAAGCTATGGCTGGTGCGTTATTAAATGAAGTTGTTACGCGAAAGAACGGGTTTTATATGTGGCAGCCTGTTTATATTCGTTTTCGTGGTACAGCAAATGCTAATTACATGAGCAACTTCATGACAGGTCGCGTTGTTAACGCAGACAAAAACACTGTTCGAATTATCTCAGACGATGGAAAGACTGTCTTACGTTATGCTAACACAGGTCACGAAGGTCCTAGCATATACAGTGTAGAAGCTTTTGCTCCAATCAAAGAAGCTATGATTGAGAAAGGAAAACGCATTGACCCAAGTGAACGTGAAACACCAAAACGTCTACGTCCAGAAGATATGAAAGATGTAGACTTCAAACTTAATTCAGACGGCTTGAACGGTTTGGTAAGCAATGTTGGTAAAGTAGTTCGTTCTAACAAAGTAGCCCGTCGAGCGCGACCAAACGACAACATAATGGACTTAACAAAGATAGCGCAATCAATTGAATCTGGAACTGCTAACTATGTTGAAATGTCCGAAGAAACAGGTGAGTACGAACTCGCTTCTCATTCATACAATTCATCTGCTGCTAAGCGTAAGCCGAAAGGTCGAAGCAAGAATGGCATTAACGAAATTGAGTTGGGTGATTTAGAAGACGGGTTGGAAGATTAATAAATGTATAAAAAGTTCAAGAGTCTGAGTGACCAGATTGTTGAACTGTTAGGAGTTGAGGTGAACAGTAAAGAATTTAATCTTGTGTTCACCTACTGCCTAGAGCATATATGTCTTCAAACTCCAATTAAACAGTTTCACACTAATCTGAGTTCCACAATAGATTTCAAAAATCTAGAAGTAACTCCCAGTAAGTTTAGGCTTGCTATAAGTAAATCTGGATATGTAATTCTAAATATGCGATTCTACGCTATTTATTTGTGTTCCAGTAGAAAGGTTTTACGACCTGTTGTCTATGATTTCTATCGCTGTCAATTCAATATAGATAAACAAGATTGTGAAACACTAAGATATATGCTAAGTAAAAAGGTGTACGGTGATTCGTCGTTGCGAACTGTTATTCGTTCTATGTATTCCACAGCCGATACATCGCTATATTCACCTGAGTCAATGAATGCATGTATTGAAGAATTTGGTATGATGCTAGATGATGTATATCGTTTCATCGACCGAGTAGTAGAGAAGCGTTTAAGATTTATTAAACGTACCTACAATATGACCCATGATGAATTTTCATCGGAGTTAATGTTTAGTGCAATCAAAGCACACTATAAATCTAAGCCTAACGATTATCCTTTTGAGAAGTCGTTAAACATTGTGCGTAGAAGTATTGATAATGCGGCAATAAATATTATAAAGCTGTACACTTCTAACAAACGTGAAAGACTGGTCAACGAAGGTGAAGACGCAAGCGGAAGTTATGTATTCTCATTGCGTGTAGTATCAGAGAATCAACTTAACTTAAAATCTATGACAGGCGATGACATTGACACGCCGTATGATTCAATGTTTAGCTCTACATTCAGACTTAACATGGAACGATCAAAAGACATAGATTTCAGTGTTGACCAGTTGTTACGTAAGTACGGTGTGTATACAAGGCATGGTAAATTAATCAGCTTGTTTTTCAGAACCGACTGTCCTCTATTTGGCAGTTGGCTTCTCAAAAATAAATATCTTCGTAGTGAATTAAAATCGACACAGGATTTTATGGATAGCAAAACCCGTGAAGAGCTTTTAGATATTATTAGTAAGTATCTAAACACTACAGTTGAGTCATTGCTAGAAATATCTCTTCCTAGCATGGCGCGGAAGTTAGGCTTAATGTAAAAGGAAACACAAATGCAAACTCAAACACAGACCTTGTCTCTTAACCGACCGAGAAAGCTATATTCGCATCAAGCAGAAGCGTTGTTTCTTCTTACTCTTAATGAGAACGTAGTAGTGTCTATGCCTAATCGCATAGGCAAATCTACTATGCGCGAAGCTAGTAAAGAAATAAAAGATTCAAGCACACACGTAGCTAATAAAAATCGTCGAGCTACCGATTCGCAAGCTATAAACAATACTGACCATGTTCGGTTTTGTTTGTGGTTGACGTACCAGTTCATTGTAACTAATCAAGATAAGAATTTGCCTGATTCTACAATCATTTGGTTCATGAGAAATAACTTCAACATTGAATCTAACTTGGTTGTGTCAAGCTTAAAAGCTCTTGAAAACATTTATGCCTGCGTAAATGCCTTTGTTTATAATAATGACAAAAAGTGTAAAAAGAGATACAACCTACAGAACAAAGATCAGTCTTTGATTATGGAATGGTGTAAGCAGTTTGAAACCCAAATGCCACAGGTTTCTTTTATGAAACAAAAGTTGGTGTACAAGCAATAAGGCAAACATGGAACTATATTCTATAGATTCAGAGTTACGATTCTTAAAAACAGTAACGAATCGAAAGATACCAAAATTAAAGCGACTGGAATTCCTAGGGCGTGTGACTGAATTGACTTTCCATCATGAGTACACGCAACAGGCTTACCGCCGTATAATGAATATGGTACAAAACAAAAACCATCTGTTAGAATGGGGAGAGTTGCGCACAGACCAAGCGCTAGATAGAAATGCGCGGGACTTATTTGAGGACACTGATGTAAGTTCTGCTAAAGGTCCTAAGTCTATGTCTAAGCTGTTAGATGACTTGGAGATATTCAGAAAGCGCCGCATGATTTTCGAACTTGTTACTAATGTTACTGATGACTTTGACGATGACAAAGTTAGTCCCGACGATATCATTGGTAAAATAAGAACGGAAGTAGGTCGTATAGAGGCTAACTCGGTTGAAGAAGAAACTGTTTGGTCTTTTGGTGTAGAAGACAACTCTGATGATATCGTTGAACGTGCCCTCTATACTCCGTCTGAAAAATTATTGAAGACTGGTTTTACTGAGTACGATACGCGCAACGGTGGATTGCCTTCTACTGGTGTCATGATTATGGCGGCAACAACGTCAGGTGGTAAATCTGCTGTATCAATGAACTTAGAAAAGAACATTGCAGCGCTTAACGAAAACGTATCTGCCTGTAAAGCTACTCTGGAAATGAGTGAAGAGCAAGAGGCGAAACGTGTTATCTCAATGGTATCTGGAATCCCTCTAAAAAAATTCAAGTTCAATAGTTTAACAGAACGTGAGGCATCCAAGGCTAAAGCTGATATGAAAGCATGGCGCGATCAGCTTAAAGCAGTAGGAAGCCGCTTTTCCTTTACTGCTGTTAAACGAGCCAGAACCATTGACCAGCTTCTAGCTTGGTTTGTACCCTACGCATTTGATGTAATCATTATCGACTACATATCTCTATTGGAAGGTGTCGATGACGATAACCAATGGCGAATGCTTTCTGCTATTGCCCGTAAATGTAAGGTATTTAGTGCAGAACACAATTGCTTAATCATTCTTCTTGCTCAGTTAGATACTGAAACTAGTAAGCTTCGATACTCTAAAGGTATTAAAGAACACGCCGACGTTATGTGGAAGTGGAACTATTCAGACGAAGAGGTTCGCGAAACACATGTCATTACTATCGACATTGATAAAGCGCGTGATGGTGAGTTGTTCCCTATGCCTGTATCTGAGGACTTCTCTATAATGAGAATCACAGACCCAGATGATGAAGCTATGGAACTGTACGAAGAAATGAAAGCTAGTAGAAATACTAACAAGCGCAAACGTCAACAAATGAGTGATGATCAGGAAGACAAAGAGAAAGAACGCCGAAGCAGCCGTCGCAAGCGTAAGCGCGATTCAGACTCTGACGATACTGAACGTTCATCAGGTCGCAGACGTTCTAAATCCAATGACGATATGGTGCTAGTGTAATGCTTGATAATTCAGATTTAAACCCGTATGGATACTTAGGGGACGCAATTGAAGAAGTACCGATATCAGAAGTACATAGGTTAGTTCAATCCAGACCTAATGAGTTCATGGATATGAAAAAGCCTTTTCGTGGGGTGAAAGTTGTAGACTTTAATACGATTCCTGCTGTCGGTACTGATATAGTTTTCATTGCAGAGCATAACAAGAAAATCATTGAGGGTCTTTTAATTCCCAAACGTGAAGAGTCTAGAGCCGTAGAAATCGCTAACGAAATTGATAGAGATAGTGCGGCACGTATAGACTTGGACTTGATTAGACAACGCATAGCAGAATCTAAGAAAGGTCACACTCGCGATACAGTTACTCCAAAGCCAAATGGTTTACTTGAAGAGGGCGAACGAGGTCGTGCAGTTGAGAACATAGTTCCAATAAGTAAAGAAGATATTGAACGTAGTTTTGACTTAACGGAAAAGACTGCAAAGCAAATAGGTGATAGGGTGGCTAAACATCTTAGCTATCTCATTAGCTTTGATAATGCTGGAAGTTATGTAGAGGCGTTCGCCCGAGACGGATTGGATATTGAATCTGAAATAAATGTAGACGATAGCCCACTCCACTTCTTATCGCAGTTGTGTTCTATTGATTCTTTGTACTTTTATCTTAAAAAGATGCGACTCCCAAAAGCCTATAAAGATATGTACATGGAACGAGTTATTCACTACTACGTAGAACGAGCAGCGAAAGACTCGGACAATGCTAGAACCAGTGAGCGTTTGCGCAGACTAAACAACGTCCAAAGCGCAGCAGGTCAAGTCAAAGAAGACGACAACAAGAATGCTCACGGCTTAGTTAGATCTAGACAAACAAACAGGACTCACTATTAGAAGAATTCGCAAGTCTTCCAGTGGAAAAGATAAAGTAGATGTTAAGACTCCCGATCAACCTAAAAAGCGCAGACTCAAACGAAGAAAGCGCACAGAGGAAGTTCAGGAAATCAAAACATTTGAAGTCGCTCCACCTAGAGACAACTACAACCCTCTAGCTGAATTGCTAAATATGGGTGAAGCTGATGATTCAGAATCAGAAGATTTATCTTTCCTCGACGAAAAAGAGCAGGAGTATAACCCTCTAGATGACGGTGAAGCCATAGACGTAATAGCTATGGTGGATGAAGTAATAGAGAACGATACTCTTGTTGCTCCTGACTTACGACTCGATGACTCTAGTTGTCCCGAAGCTCCAAACGTTTTTGATTGGATGATTAGTGACAAGTTTTTAGGATGTGAACCTCCGTACTTAGAACAAGCACTTATCTGTATACAGTTATTCGCTGAGTATTGTGTAGCCAAAGGAAGTTACATATATACAGACAAGGGCTTGCAGACAATAGAAGATGCACTTGGCAATCCTGATAAGAAAGGAATGTATGAATGTAGCTTTTCTACAGTCGGTCTGTCGGGTATAAAAGAAGCTACATACGGTGGTATGACTTCTAAACGTAGAAAGTGTTTAAAAGTATCTTATGCTAATGGTAAAAGTGTTATTGTAACACCTGAGCATAAAATACTTAAACTCAATAAAAACTATTCTTTCAGTTGGGTGGAAGCTAGACACTTGGATGTAGGGGATGTCGGTGTATCTAAATTAGGTCAGAATTTATTTCCTGTAAACGCATACCGATTAGTATTTGAAGACGTAGAACCTTCAAGACTCTATACGCATACTTCTGGACAAGTAGTAGACAATAACAATTCAGGTAAAGATTTTAGTATACCTGAATTAATGACTAATGAGCTTGCTAGGCTTATAGGGTACTTGATAAGTGATGGTTCAGTTGCTAGACAAGGCAATTCTATAGACTTTACATCGTTGACAGATTCAGGTTTAGCCGACGATTTTGTTTACTGCATTAAATCTGTTTTTGGATTAGATTGTAAAACAACTACAGACAATTGGAAACCTAACAGTACCCGTCCTTATTCTTACGTTCAAGTCCATAGCAGAAAACTAGTTAGATTTTTTAATAGCTTAGGTGTAAGTGGGCTTTGTTACGATAAAACTATTCCTAAGTGCATTCTGGAATCTACGCGAGAACACGTTATTGAGTGTTTACGTGCTATAATGGATTGTGACGGTTGGACAGATTATAAAGTAGGTATAGTTCTTTCTAGCCAAAAAGCTGTAAAACAAATGCAACTTCTATTTGATAACTTAGGACTGTACGGCAAGTACAGGGAATACGTAGATGCCGGAAGTGCTGTTTCGCATAGAGAATATGATGATCCTAAAAATCTCAGAGCAGAGTGGGTTCTTAGATCTTGTCCAACACAATACGCTTCCATTATTGGAACGCGAAACAATTTACGAAAAGATAAGTTGTTTTCCAAGACTGCTAAAGACACATCTTTTTCCGTATCAGGTAATGGAAACTATAGACCTGGAGTAGTACCTTTTGGTAAAGAACTCTATGCCTATTCTAGTACTTTGCGTGATTCTTACCACGATAAAGGTTTGTCTTACATTCAGCATGGACGTAGAGATTCTTTTATTGTATCCAATGCCTTGTCTGACCCAGACTTTGTAGATTTTTGGAATAGAAAAGATAATCGTATTTTAAGCCGACTTGAAAAGCTAGACTCCTCTAATCTTTCTTTTTCAAGAATTGTTTCTGTAGAAGATGCAGGCATACATGAGGTTTACGATATAACTGTTCCAGATGGTGAGAACTTTCAATGTGATGGAATGATAGTTCATAACTGCCCGAAATGTAGCGATACTGAATGGATGCACATTGATAACCATGAACCACAAGAAGGTCTTGGTGCTATCGTTGAAAAAGTGCAAATGCTTAAATTCGGTAAATGTCCTAAGTGTAAAGCAGGTCGTGCGGAAATGATACGTAGCGGTGAGCTTAACTTCTACAATGAACTAGCTGTACTAGCTGGACAGCGTAGTGGTAAGAGTATCGTTACTGCAATGGCATCAACCTATATAACCCATCGCATTCTCAAAATGCAAAAGCCAACTGAGATATTCAGAGTTGGTAAGGGGCAAATCTTACATGCTACATTCGTGGCATTGACACAGGGTCAGGCGAAAGAAACGCTTTGGGACCCTTTTCTTGGTTATATCAACAACAGTCCTTGGTTCAAGAAATATCATGCACTAATGAAATTCTATGAGCGTAAGTATCATACCGAATTCGTGCGTGTCAAGGATATGTTCATTCACTATAAACATCGTAACTTGATTCTGTATCCTGCAGGTCCTGATAAACGTAAGCTTCGTGGTAGAACACGGGTTATTGGTGCGATAGATGAAATCGGTTGGTTCGATAACAACAAAGCAAGTAACAAGATAACGGTAGATGCTAACGGTGTGTATGAGGCTCTTGTGCGTTCACTTGGTACTATTCGTGCATCGGAAGACAGGCTTGTTGACATTGGATACGACCAAGCACTTACTGCATATATGCTAAACATCAGTTCACCGTCTAGTATACGTGATAAGATTTGTGAGCTAGTAAGAACGTCTATTGGTTCTAGAAAAACATTCGGTCTTCATGCTCCAACGTGGAAAATGAACCCGACTATATCTAGAAACAGTGGATTCATTGTTGAAGAATATCGCAAAGACCCAATTACAGCCCAACGAGACTATGGTGCTGATCCACCTCTTAGTGCTAACGCATTTATCAATAACAAATTGCTGGTGGAAGAGGCATTCAGTAAAACGAATCGCAACTTCATTAAGTACAAGCAAGACTTTATTGTTGTTGGTAAAGAGAAGTACAGATACGGTGTCGTAGATAAAGTTAAGCCTGGGTCAAGCTATAGTATAATGGCACTCGATGCTGGATATACAAACAACAGCTTCTCAATGGTTGTTGGTTCTTTCAACTCGCAAGGCATACCTACTATCGAAGTTGTGTGTGAGATTATTCCTAGACCGGGAATTCCATTACACTATACAATGATTTACGAAGAAGTTATGAAGCCTATCATTGAGGCGCGTAACGTTAGAATAGTACTTGCAGATAGATGGAACAGCTTAAAGCTTTTACATGATATTCAATTAGACTTCCAAGACGTTGATATGATTATCAAGCAGTACAGCTTGAAGTATCAAGACTTCTGGGCAGTTAAAACAGGTCTAGAGCAATTCCAATTAATTATTCCAGCTATGAACAAAGGTTCAGAATTGGATAAGTTGTTGCGTGACCCTCTAGATGAATATCCATACTGCTTCGACGGAAGACCTATAGAACACCTTGCATTGCAGATACTAACTGTTCAAGATAGTGGTAGAACTGTATTGAAAGGCGAAGGCGATCTAACTGACGATTCATTCAGAGCGCTAAGTTTGTTCTATTGGGGAATTCGAGACCCAGAGTATTCGGAAATAATCTTACAGCCAATGAAAGAGTCTGAGAAACCCAAGCTGCCTATCGGAATAGCGCTACTTGGCTCTAAGACAAATTCAAGTGGTGTATCTTCACAAGCCAAACACTATAGTAGTGGTAATGGCGGCAACATTGGTCTAACTCAACGGAGAAAATAAAAATGATAGATAGGAGTACAAACTGTAAAGCGTTTTTCAGACAGAGCGTAAAAGAATTCTTTAAGTTTGAGACAGGGAAGTTGGACTCTAAAATATATGAAGTTCACAAAGCACATAGCGAGTGGATTCTTAGTATAGGGTGGAATGATAAATCAAACTACCTTGAAAAGATCGCCATGCTCTTTAGTGAAGTGTATGAAATGTATTGCGAGTACGACAACGAGAATGAATCTCCTGAAAGAGCCTGCACCAGACAAGGGTGGGAAATATCAGATGTACTTCTACGAACTCTAAACTTTATCTATTGTTTAGACCAAGAGACAGAGGGGCAGTTGAACCTAGAAGCAATTATGTCTATCGATACAGTTATTGACAATCGATTTGAAAACTTAAATCGTGATGACTTCGTATATGAAGACTGGGCATTTGCGCTGTATACCAAACTAGGTTCTCTGGTCAACTCTTTCCGCTCTTTCGACTTGAACACAGATTCGGCTATAGACAAGTTAGCTACTCTGAATCAAATAATCTACATGTGTTTAATTATGCTATCTTACCACAGAGACAAGTGGAATCTACAGTGTGACCTACTTGACCCTGTTTGGTCTAAAATAGAAAAGAACAAGCACAAAAAACTGATAAGAGACAAATGATAATTTATCAGTAAATAAAAGGAGAGGCATAATATGCAATTTTTTAATCCATTAGAAGCAGTAAAGAAGCAAGAACCTGAAAGTACTTCAAGTGCTGAAGGCGTAGAGTCAACTAGCGCACTGTTTGAGAACAACACTCACGGTTCTTGCCCTAAATGTTCTGGACAAATGGCTATCGTAGCCGTTTCTTCAAAAGAAGACGCTTACCATTGCGCTAAATGCAGAGTGACAAACCCTCTACCTAAAAGTGTTTAAGTATGATTAACTTTAGTAACAGATACAGAAGTGGGCCCCCTACTCAAAGTAGAAAGATAACTGCGGGTGCTACAGGCACTAAGCGCTTGTCTGACTCACAGGTGTATCAGGAAAAAGATAGCCAACGCATAGCTGCACTAGCTAAGCAAGCAGGTTTATCAAGTACCAGTGATGCTATTCCTAGCGTTACTCAAATGCCATTGAACATCGACACCGACCCTTTGATGGAAGGCATGGATTACGACTTACATGACAAAGTTCTGTTTAATGTATATCGTGATATGTACTGGCATGACCCTGTTTGCGGATCTGCTGTAGATATGTTTAGTACTTTACCGTTCAGTGAATTTTCTATCGGCGGTGCGAATGATAAGTTCCTTGATGCTTACCGTTCTGCAATTGAAGTACTAAACTTACGTAACATATTCTCCGAAATCTCTATTGACTATAAAGTTACTGGAGGTTTCTGCGGCAGTTTGTTGCACAACAAGCAATCTAAAAAGTTTATTGACTTGATGTGTCACAGATTAGACAGCTTGGAAATCCACCAGCTATTTGCTTACGGACAAGACCCTATCATCATTCTAGAAATGGATAGAGAACTTCGTAAGACACTGCAAATGGAAAGCCCGCGTATTGAACGATTGAAGAAGAGCGTAGGTGAAGAGTTCTTTAACAAGCTAATGACTGATAGACTAGAGCTAGACCCTATCAGTACGCTATACGTGCCGCGTAGAACATTCACCCACTCTAACCCTACAAGTTACTTCAAGCGTGTACTTCCGATTTGGTTAATTGAAAAGAATCTTTATCGTGGTACATTGATTGAGTCAGGGCGTAGACAACGTGGTATCATGCATCTTCAAATTGGTGATGGTGATCAGTGGGAGCCGGGCCCAGAAGATTTTGAAATAATCTCAAACATGTTTACCAATGCAGACGCTGACCCGATTGGTGCTGTAGTTGCGACACGACTAGGTGTTGCCGTAGACGAGCTTAGACAAGGTGGTGACTTCTGGAAAGTTACCGACTTGTGGAACGAAACTACATTCGTTAAAATGAGGGCACTTGGTATCTCAGAAGCTTTCCTTTCTGGTGATGCATCTTACGCAAACATGGAAGGGTCTCTTACGGTCTTCGTTGAATCTATGAGAGCTTTCCGCGACAACTTAACACGCCGTATCTTCTACTCTAAAGTGTTTCCACTGGTAGCAATGATGCAAGGTTATACAATCAATAAGCGTGGTAAGATTGTACAGAAAGAAGGTCTAATGCAGCAAGACAGCGAAGACATTCTACGTACTATGAATGATGGAAGTAAGTTATTTATACCTACTGTTCACTGGGCTAAGCAACTTAAACCAGAAGCAGATCAACAGTACATGGATATGTTACGCAGTCTTCAAGAAATGGGTGTTCCTGTTCCGCTACGTGCTATGGCGGCTGCTGGTGGATTCAACTTGGATTCGTTAATCAACAACCGCGAAGAAGACCTAGCTTTGCAGAAGCAGATTAACGACTATCAAGACGCACTATCTAAGCTTAAACCTGCTGGTGCTGATGATGGTATGGGTGGTGGCGGTGGCTTTGGATCGTTCTCGTCTACATCAAGACCTAATGGGTTCAAGAGTCGTGTACTCGATGGATACAAACGCCAACCTAAACTGTACGAGCGTGACTTCGGTGAAGCAAGTGAGATTTATACAGTAAGTAAGTCTGGGCGCAAGAAGCAACACGTATTCAGACAAGCAGTAGCTAATGAGAAAGCTAACGATAACATAGCAAAAGCGTTACGTAGCTTAGACCCAAATGCTAAGGCAGTATCTCATTTATACCAAGCAACGTCTACGGCTAAAAAGAACAAATCTAAGAAATGATTGAAAAGCAACTGGATACGCTAAAGACTAGACAGATACTAGGTTTGGTCTTTAGCTATCTTTTTAAACGGCATATTACTCGCTTGCGTCAGAGAGCGACTGAGCTTAAAAACGATTTGTTCTACCGTCCATTAGGTCGTATTACTGTAGCATACCACTCTATTTCTGATAAACTGTTCAGTAAGATGTATGACAAAAGAATCCTTAAAAAGCCTCGTGATAGTCTGGAAGTAGAGTTTGATAGAAAAACAGATATCTGCTTCAACAAGATTCTAATACCCAAACTTCTTACTTTGTGTCAGGAAAAAGAGCAAGGCAATAGTTATATATTGGCTGTGCAAAATAGTTCACCTTGTTTCTCAGCGCTTGGCGGTTATCTCTATAAAGATTACATAAACAGAAACGAATTTGAAATATCTAATTTTCCGTATAGTAAAAGCTTTGTAGGAGGTAATGCAGTAAACTCTATTTGGTCGAAGAACCTTAAAACCTCTTTCGATAAAGATTTCGAAAAGATGATACTCGATTCTATGGATATCGATGTTCCGTATTCTATAAGCCCTAATAGTCATGCGTACTACAGTAGAGGTTTTATTAACATTGCACATTGGTTCACTGTTATAATGATGCAGAACGAACAAGTTGATTTCTTTATAGAAAGGTTCTTACGGTCTTATATGCGACTAGTACATTTAGAGCAAAGAAAGTTAAACGTATCAAGTCCTTACATTGCCAATCTTGTTAAGAAGTGGGAATCTGATTTGGTACAAGACTTTACGCTTGGTGTTACTTTGATAGGGTTGTCCGAATACGCTGTAATGTATAACTCGTTGCCTACGACTATTAGAACTCGCGTTCCAGCATTCAAGGCACGAAACAGTTATGAACGTCAAGGTGTGTATCGACCACCTATTCAGAAATTTGAGGAATTAAGACAGTGATATCTTTAAGTAAAGATTTAGAAAATCCTGATTTGTTTAGAGAATGGCAGGCTGCTAACCCAGACTCTGTATTTAGAATTCTTGTTCAGGAGAAAACACTACTTCAGTGCGGAATGTTAGCAACGTTTTACGTTGAAGACGATGACGTTAAGTATAGATTTGCACCTATACGGTCCTTTTCTTCTGAGATTGATTACTCAGTTTTTGACAAGTCTAAATTTGAACTAATTAACAAGTCAACTGACATTCCTGTAGAACTCTTTCAACCGTTTGGAATGTTTCACTTGCGATTTGGTATGTGGAAGAAAGGTTACGCTACTGGCAAGTGTTTTGTAGTCGATAGTTACGATAGGTCAATTAAGCCATTTGGTATTGATTATGAATCTTAGTGCGTGGTACTCAGAAAAATTCAACAAACCCGAAAAAGACTATCTAGATGAATCGAATAAAATAGATTTGTCTATGTTAGAAATTGATCAACTGATAAAGTTTACTAAAGCCCTAGCGGATGAAGTAGGCTCAAAGCTGTACGACCAAGAAAAAGAGTTACCAGTTAATATAGGTGACCCAGACTTTGCGTACTTATTTTATTTTACTGTGCTTGCAAGCTCTAATAAAAAGATTCTTGAGGCATTACACAATTCAATGGAGCGATAAACATGTCTGACGAATTATTTTCATCATACGATTACAACCCTGAACAGACTTCACTCGTTGTACTTACTAACGACTACGGTTTCGATTTTGTATTTTCATCATTTGAAGATTGGCTTGGCGAAGAGCGAGTTCAAGAATATCTTGATGATGAATACGATAAGTCCGAGCTTCTGGGTGATGTGTATTCTTATCTATCTCTTTTAATTACTGAATTAGCCGAATCTGATGACAGCTTCATGATGATCACTCAGTCTTTGCGTATCGGTTCAGTTCTTATTGTTACAGTAGAGCTTTCGGCTGACGCACTTAAAGAGTTAGGTGACCAGTATTCTAACTCTAGTGAAATCGAAGCAATGGTCTTTACTGATGAAGATGAAGACGGCGTTCCTGCCGACGAAGACGATGATGAAGACGAGGAAGACGAGGAAGACGAGTGGAAGGTCTAGTAAGACTTTTTACTCAACAATGTCTTAGCGTTCACAACATTAGAACCAATGACAAACAGGGTATTATTACAGTTGCTTTAGTATCTGGAAACAAAGCAGATGCAGACAAGTATAAAGAATCAATCTTTTACTCTTACGAGCAATTGTATCCTCTAGAGTATCCTAAAAACTTCATCGTAGTTTACTTAAATGGGAATCTGTTTAACGATAACTATCAATCTGTATATGACTGGGTTTCTAGTATGATAGAATCCAAACGAATAGACAGTGACAAAGAAGTTGTCTATGGTTACGAAAAATAAAATAGAAGCAGTGGCCCGTTGTGGCTGCTGCTTTGATTCTCCACAGCATTGTCAAATACATAATGAACCGTACGTATCGTATGGTAACACACATAATAAAAAACTACGTCACAACTCTGTAGGCTTAGACCTCTTTCGCTCCTCTCTTAATTCCTTTCTAGACCTTCATATCTTTTCTGATAATGTTATTGTAGAGAATCCGACTAAATCGCAGTTGCGCATTCTTAAACGTAATGTAAGAAATCTCATTGTTATTGGTACTGGTAAAAACCGAATAGGTTCAATTCCTTTCTATTCTACACATAAGCAAATTGACTATGATTCTCTAGAGCAATTCATGATGCTTCACGGTCGTGCAGGATATAGTTGGTTTAACTTATCATACGGGTCTTTTTATCAGTATGCTATGGACATTGTACACACGCCATATTTACCAGTGTATCGAATATTCAAATCTCAGTCTTACAGGGACACGATGTTGAATATTAAAAACTGTAAATAGAACTATAAGAATCAAAGAAGTGAACAAACATCATGCGCGAATTTGGAGCCTCTAAGAAGGCAAAGAAACAACCACAAGTCAAAGCACGACTTCCAATAGTGCATTTAATAGATGGTAACAACTGGGTTAATCGAGCTTACTACGCTACACCTGTTCTTCATACGTCAGATGGTATTCCTACCAACGGTGTGAAAGGGTTTATCAACATGGTAAACGGTCTGTATAATCTGATTCAGTCTAAGAAACAAGTGCCTTATATTGTTATCTGTTTTGATATTCCTCGTAAAGAAACGTTTCGATATGATGTGTTTACTCAATGGGCAAAAGAAGAACCTGAATTGGTAGAAGCACTCTTTCCAAAGAAAGAAGAGCGGTCTTACAAAGGCAATCGTAAAGTAAGTGAACATACTTATGAAGACTTGCACGAGCAGATTGAAATTTGCAAAACTTTGTGCAAGATAGCTGGATTTACTGTTCTTGACGGACGAAAGATTAATCAGCCCGTTGAAGCCGATGATATTATTGGTACACTCGCTTGGAGATTGAAAGGCTGTCTTCGAATGATTCACAGTCGAGACAAAGACTTCAAGCAGTTGTTAACTAAGCACCATATTCGACTATGGCAACCTGAACAGCAAAACTCGCCAGCTAAGCTGTACACTAAGAACAACATGTACGGTCAAGACGGTCTTCACCCACATCAGTATGTAGACTATCTAATTATGGATGGTGATAAAGTTGATAACATTGCTGGTATCCCAGGTTGTGGTGCAACTACTGCTATCAAGCTTCTTGATCGTTGGGGAAGTCTCGATAACATAATTGAAAAGCACGGTCGCATTACAGGCCACCCAGATAGAAAAGTAGCACTTACTGCTGCTGGTGTTCCACAGCCTGTAAAGATTGTGAACGAGAAAGGAAAGAGAGTAGATCATCCTACTTTGAAAGAACCTGTTCCTTGTCCCAATTTCGAAGTAAGTAGAAAGCTTGCTAAAATTAAAACAGACGTTAAGAATGTTCCACTTTCTCTTAGCAAGTTGAAAATGGGTAAGCCTGACAACGAGGCACTAAAGCGTTGGAAAGAAGACTTAGAGTTTAATCAATTGTTTTGGGTTTAAAATGTATTTCATAGAATTAGCAAAAGAAAACAACTATCTATCAACAGCACTGCAATTCGATTTCGATAAAGACCTAGTTAAGCGATTACGCGAGAATTATAAATACTTTGAAAGAGATACTGGTGGTCTTGCTGCTGAGGGTGACGAAGGCGATAGAGAAGATTTTTCTATTCGCAGAGTAGATATGTACAGCTTCGATTTCAACTCAGAAGATTTCGAAGGGGTGTCTGACGGTTCTGAAAAGCAACAAGAAATTCAAGAGCTTATTGGTGAAGTCCATGCAGAGCTTGAAGAGGTTATAGAAGCTGCAAACAAGTACTTCGAATTTGACCTGTATGGTATTGAAGAGACTATCAATCTACTACATTACCATAACGCTGATAACACTGTTCCCGGTCACTATGTAGGTCATAATGACATTGGTGAAGGTTCAATCAGTCGTCGTAAGCTTACTGTTATTGTACAACTGTCTGACGAGTCCGAATACGACGGTTGTACTTTGAATATAAGCGCTTATGGTGACGCAGACAAAAGCATTGGTAACGTTATTGTATTTCCATCTTACTTGGAACATTCCGTAAGTCCTATCGAGCGTGGTGAAAGATTTTGTCTTAACGTATGGGTTCACGGACCTACTTTTAGATAAGAGGAAATAGATATGTCTAAAGCAGATACCAATTATGTTCAAGGCATTATCGCTTTATGTTTATTTATTGGTTTTATTGGTTGTTTACTAGTGTGGACGCTTACTGACAGTTACTTCATGCACATGTTGTTTCCGGCTATTACAGGTATTCTACTTATTGTAAATGTGTTTATACAAGATTTAGATAGTTTAGCTAAAACAATAGATTCGTGTGTTTGGTTACTAATCACTATAGTAGTTCTTGCCTTAGTACACGGACTAAGTTATTAATATTCATTTAAGGAGTTTTTAAATGGCATCATTAGAAAAATTGCAGTCGCTGCAAGAGTTTGGTGTAGGTTCAAAAAAGAATTATGTTGAGACAGTGGAAGGTAATGCCTTAACTGTTTTCACTAAATACATGAAATGCCCATTTGGTATTCTTGTTACTGATACCAATCCGCATTTTGTTCCAATGATGGGAATACAGAAAGACACGTTCCGTAGTTTCCCTATGCTTCACGAGCTTAACGGACAGTTTGGTGAATGTCACTTGGTTAAAGTAGTTACCACTATTGAACCTACTCGACCCAATCAAAAACCAATAGAGCGTGGTGGTCACGTTGCAGCACTCGTCATCCATAAAGTTCTTAAAGACAAGAAAGATAAGTCTAAAGCCTCGGACGCCCAAGATGCACCAAAGATTTATGACTCGTTCCGCACATCAGTTGCTGGAATGCTTGAATCTGCTAAGTCTCTTGGCGTTAATATTGGTATGAATCAAATGGGTGAAGGTCGTCGATGGGATAATTTCCTCACTATTCTTAATGAAGAAGCTGAACGCATTGGATTTAATGGTCGCATTATCGCCTACAGACGAAGACAGTCTAAGTCATGATAACAGACTTATATGAAGTGCCTGATGAAGTGGGAATTATCGACTTCCTCTTTTTAACAGGTGAGATACTTTCAGCAAGACAAAACCAAGAAGTAAAACCTAGTGGTAAGGTAGTTACGTTCTCTTCTATTACCAAAATAATGGGAACTATAGAATGCAATGGAGCAAAGCAGAGCGTTCTATTGAATTACGTTACCAAAGTCACCCATCATCGAAAAGGTGAAGATTACATAAATCCTATTCCTAACATCTATTCAGAAAATGCTCTTACTGAATCTTTGATGGGTGATTTTGCAGGTGATTGGAATTTATCTCACTACGTCATCAGTGTGACTAACGAAGAAGAAGATACGGATACTTGCATCTTCTGCAATAGTGCATTCATAGGTTTAGAAGATAAAGTTTCTCTACACGTTATTGAAATGATAAACCGTTTTCTTTTTGAAAAAGAAAGAATGAACGCACGTAAACAATACGAAGCTTTGAAGTTCGCTAAATGTAGTAACGGACTTGGGTTGATACCTAAAATAGAAAGCTTTGAACGAGGAAAAACTAAAAATGTCAGAATTAAAAACATGGGAGATAGCTCTTCTTCCTGACAGACGAACGCCTGAGTCTATATCGGCTGCATCTATAATCTCTTCTATATTGGAAGACAGTCTAATCGATATGTCTACGCAAAACAAAAACGGTGAAGGCATACTAACTTTTGATGTAGAAACTTTAGGTCACGAATACTTGGATTTCTTCTTCTCTTTGTTTGGTAAGAAGTTTCCTGTTACTGTTGGACGTAAGCGAAAGAACTCTGCCTATCTACAGGTATTATCTAAAATGTTATTTGGATTCGATATAATGGTTCGACTGACTTACGAAGACCACATCGAATACTTAGTTCTTGAAGGTTTGATGTTTGAGCCTAAATTAAGTCGCGTTGATCCTAGTCGCGACTTAACGACAATCAATCTGTATGCAATTTCATCTGGATACCAATCAATACAAACTGCTCCAAACGATTTTATTACATTTTCGTTTGCTAATAGCAGAACGTTTTTGGAATCTGAGGTAGGTGTACCTATGGTAGAAGTACAACTAAAAAATAAAACTATAGCCATAGATATGTTTGAACTTGTCAAAAGAAGAAAGCGTTTAATTGAAATTCTTTCTTCTTAGTAAGGTGGGGCGCTGCCCCACTTTAAGAGTAAATCTAATGCATATAACTAGATATTTTGTTCCGATGTTGCTTTGCAATAGCTGGAACAATTACGCGCAAAAAGAAAGATTAAGTAGAGTCTTCATAGAACTAAAAAGAAAATATGATTGTACTCTACATTTGGACATACGTGGGTTCTCAGGGCTATTTCCTGCTTTTGAAAAATACCACGTTCCTAGTGAAATGTTTTATCGAAATAGACTAGCCACCTCTTATCTAGGTACTGATATGTACAAGCATAAGATGAAAGCAAAGTCTAAGCAAAACGAAAAGATTTTTAACCTTATTTTCGATAATCTATCAACTGATTTTAGTTTTCTGTATGACACCGTTAGGACTTATGCAGAATACGCAAACAGTAAGTACAGAACGCAAACACAATTTCTAGTTAGAAATAGTACGGTGTTTCCTGTAGTTGCTGTGTTCGATAAGCTAGATAGTCAGATGAATCCTGCATTCGAGCCTCCAAAAGACGAGGTATGGATTGAAATACCTAGAAACGTACTAGCATCTATTATGTACGACGATTCATCGGCTGACTATAACATCTTGGATAAAATGAAGCAGTTAATTTCCACGAATCAATTTTCTAATGATTGGGTTGTTCTTCAAACTCTGACTCCTTTGATTGAAAAATATAATAAAGAGTCTGGGTCTTGGCCTAAGTATAAACGTCAAGAGATTGAAAACCAAATCACTACTTTAACAGATATTGCACAACGATGTGGACTTGATATCGATGTAGTTCTATCTAAAGCAGGAGCTAAGGTATGACAACATGTATAGGAATTCAAAGCAAAGATAGTGTTCATCTTTGTGTAGATTCTAGATTGACCGGAATGAACTATATAGGTAGTGAAACTACTCAGAAAGCATTTAGTGTAGGTAAAAACTACATTTGCTTTTCTGGGTATGCTGACGTTACACATTTAGTAAAGCGCGTTCTTATTCAGATACAGGCTGGTGGGTTTAATTCTATTGACGCATTCAGCGCTTTGGGAATAAAAGAAAACTCTTTTGAGTACCATAGCTTGCTATATTTCCTCGACTTAGACAGAAAACAAAGCAGAGACTTTTCAGAAGAAGCCTTAAATTTTGAAGGTCTATCTTTGTTTTGGAAAATGCTTACTCTTGCAGTGAAGCATAACACTTGCGTTCTAGGTTCTGAATCTGAGTGCAGTGTCGATACTTACGCTGACTGTTTGATAGCTACTCCACACGGTCTGTTCCATATAACATCAGACGGCAGCGTAGCGAAAGGTAGACTTCTCGGTATAGGTTCTGGCTCTAGAATTGCAATTGGTGCAGTGTTAGGTTCATTAGAGCAAGTTGGTACAGAGACAAACATCGAAGCCTTCTTAACAGGCGCACTCGATAAGTATCACGACATTCCTTTTCTTTTGTCTAATGCTGTACGCGCAACTAGTCTGCTAGATCCAAACACTAATGCAAACGCTAAGACCTATCAAATTAAATTAGAGGTGTAACTTATGCCTTCGTTAGATCAGTCGTTGAAAGAAACCAATCAGTCACTATTAGAAGCGCTGGACGTACTGGGGCAGTACAAGAACTTGAATCCAAAGCTAGAAATGCTGGTGGGTTTGATAGGTATGATATATGGAATAAGCTCTAATTTGAATCCAGATGTATTATCTGAATTGTCTAGCTTGCCCGATAATTATTCATCTGTTCTTGATGGTGTTAATTTAACTGTAGGGAAGTACGGTAATTTGATTAACATTCACGTTTATCCTACAGACCCTGATTTATTCGATGCATTTGTTATATCAGATGAAAGCTTTACGTCTGCACTTATGCAAGTCTATAGCAATTTGAAGGGTGATGACCCTGAGTTAGAAGTTTAGATATGAGTAGTTATTGGTTTAATAGAATAAAGGAAAAGCCCGCAAGTTTCGCATACGCAAAGCGTAGATTGGAACTCAACACTAAAGGCTTAGACCGAGCGTTGTCTAGTGAGTATGATGAAGACAAGGTTATTACCAAGCTTAGTCAAACTTATGTTAAGTACGGAATATATCATGTTCCAGGCAGTGTAATTAACTTAAACCAATTTAGGGAAGAACTCGATCTACCTATTTTGCCTGTATATTACGCTTCTCTTCAATTTGGAACAGCACAAGACATACTTGATTACTTGCGTATATCTTATTTCTCAATATATGAAACGGTTATTGAGCAAGAGCATTTCTTTAGAATGTTTAGGCTTAAACCTGATAAAATTCGTAAGTTTCTAATTGAGTATGACAAGGCTGGTTTTAATTGCATGAAAGCGTGTGATGTACTAAATATTGATTTCCATTCATTATATAGCAAAATGACACGACTAACATCAGAAGTCACAAAAGACCCTAGGAATCAACATTCACATATTTACGGGAGTCAGTCCGATGATTCGTGATCCAGATTATAAAGTTTCAACCCACTTCAAGTTTAAAGAAGTATTCAAAAGCTACGAAGCGCAGCGTTTAGGTATTGATAATGCGACTCCAATTACAGAGCAGATTCTCGACTGTGCTGCATATACAGCGGAAAAAATTCTTGAACCTGTGCGCAGTTGGACACGTAGACCTTTCAGTCCTAATAGCTGGTTTCGATGTGAAGAGCTAGAATACGTTCTTTGTGCTGAATCATTTTTTAAAAAACTTATGCGCAAAGGTGTAGAGGGTGTAGATAAAAATACATATCGCAAGTATCCAACTCTTTATATTCTGCCGGAGATTTTCCATGAGGAATGGAGAGAATACTATGAACGTAAACAACATCCTAAGGGCATGGCCGTTGATTTCGAACTCGCAGGCCTATCGAACCAAGCTCTATTCGACTGGTGTAGAGACAACCTCCAGTTCGATCAACTCATTCTTGAATTCTACAGACCAGAACGAGGAACTAACTCGGGATGGGTTCATGGAAGCATTAAGAAGCATGGGCCTAATAGAGGACAGCTATTGCGATACTGAAATAGTTACAACGATAGGTTTGTACTTAAATGAATCATACTTATTCAATGGTGTTCAACTAGATGGATTGTATGATCATTACAAGTACAATTTTTTAATGCGCCCAGGTCGAGCATTCTTTATAAATGGAGTGTGTTTTATATCGGGGTATTTTGGGGACAGAGCGAAAGCTCAATATGTTTTCGATAATCTAGAAAGAAAGCCTGGAAATATCAAAATGACTTATGATACAAGGCCATATCGGTGAGTATGAAAAGAAGGCTAGGAATTGTGTGCGTTATAATATTTCTAGCCTTATCATACGCCAACAAAGTCTATGAAGCTAAAGCTGACGTATCTGTTAAATAGCTACGGCTAAGGACAGTACTGCAATTATTCGCCAAGTTAACGAGTCTATTCTATTGCTTGTTTCTTGGCGTTTAATTTCATCCTTGTAGTACTCATTGAATTCTTCCATTCTTTTACTATGCATGTACTCTAGCCTAAGCATACGGAGTATTTGATTCCTTTCTTCTATATTCAGTTCTTGAACCTTATCCAGTTTCTCTACAAGCTTTCCGTTATCTCTTGCAGCAACTACAGCATCCCTTATCTTAAATACTGTTTCAGTGTCTACCAGTATAAACAGTTCGTCATTACGGTCTGCAATAGGTAGATAATTTGTATTAGTTTCTTCTGTCCCTACATGTACTTCTTGATACAACTCAAAGTTTTGGTCATACGTCTTGCGTACTACAGTAGCGGCTTTTATTCGTTGCTCTAAATCTTCTGGATATGGAATGGGTTTAACAGGTTCGTGAGATAGAAGCTCTATATCAAAGAGTTCTTTTTGTATACTTGGGGTTTTGGTGACTTCTTGTGGATTGGAGGCACACCCGGTTATTGCTAACGACAACACCAATAATAGCTTCTTTACCATTTGGACTCTGTAATCTTTTTCAGGTTATCAACGTCTGATAGTTCAGGATCGTACTTAGGCATTTGCTTTATCTGTTCGTGTACTTCGTTATTTAGTTCGGCTAGTTCCTCTCGCTCCTTATGTAGAGCTTTATTTACTTCCTTGTTAATTTTCAATTCCTCTTTTATTTGTTCATCATCTATATCTCTAATAGACTTTTCAAGGTCTGAAACCTTTGTTCCTTTCTTGCCAGCAGTAAAAGCAATAGCAAGCCCCGACAATATTAAACCGAGACCTGCTAATATCGCTTTCCACCAGCGCTTAAACCACTCAGTCATTGAGTATCATCCTGTCTAAACGCATCACTAGCTCTTCGTCTAGGAACTTTAGAGCTTGGCGGTGCTTTGTTGAACATGCTATCAATTGAGTAACCTACTGCTATGAAGGTTAGCAAGCTTGGATCTGCTTCTGTATACAAGATTGTAAAGTATGATCCAAGTACTGCAAAGATAGCTGTAATTGTCTGAGGTTTATGTTTAGACCAGTATGTATTCCAGTCTGCCTCAAGTTTAATACACTTCTTAACGTAGTGTATCAGCGTACCCAAGATAGTTACTGAGAAGCTAAGAAGTATATAGCCCCAAGAGTAATTAGCTATAGGTCCGAGTAGGTCAATTACATCCATCGCACTATGAGCAACTTAATCTTCTGCACCCACAATACCTTTATCAGCTAGTTCACGCTTACGCACTTTCCAACGAGCTTTGATATTGTTAAAGAATTCACGTAGTTCTTCTTCGTTGCCTTCCGCTGGGCTTCTATCGAAACCATGCTCTTCAAGCTGACCGAAAAAGAACTTTCTATATTCCTCTTGTAGTGGACTTAGTTCTTCTTGCTTAGCGCTTTTACTGCTTAGCGCAAGATTGTCTGAACGGTTTAAGTATTCCATACCTACTGCTTGGATAGTAGAAAGATTAAGTTGCATTTTCATAGTTATTCCTAGTCTGCTAGTACTGCCAGTTGCCCAGCAATCGTTATTGAAATTTCTCTAAGTGTCGCGTCCCGAACTTCTGGTGCTTTAAGTGAAACAATTTCACCTCTCTGGATAAGCATCGGTACGCTAGGTGTGGCAGGAGTGAATGATCCTACTTTGCCACCTGCTGCAAAAGTGATAGTACCAATTTCACGCACTACGTTTCCATCGCTATCGATGATACGCATATTGAAAACAGCTTCACTTGTTGTAGCATCTTGGGCTAGTGCTAAACTTCTTTCGAAGTCTGCATAGATTGTTGCCGTACGAACTGCAATGTAGTTTGCTACAATAGCGTTAGGCTTTGGTCTTCCGATAACAGATAGCGCAATATCATACGGCTGTCTTTCTTTATCTTCTTGAACAATCCACTCGCTTCTTGCTGCACTATATACGTAGATACCCGGCTCTTTTGTATCTACAGTAGCAGTTAACTGAAAGAGCTGCCCATCTTCGGGAGTTTCTGGAAAGACTGTACCGCGAAAGTCAATCAACTCGCGAGATATTTTACTGCCGTCAATTAAGTCAACACCATCTACTTTCATTATACTACCCTTACTTTACCTGTAAAAGGTCTAGAGAAGTTTACAGTTAGCGTGTTGGTATCTGTATTGATTTGACTTTGTGGAAGAATCTTTTCTAACACTCCGTCAATGTGTACAAGAACATCCGCAGCAACCTCTCGACCCATGTTATGTTTTACAGTCCAAGTACTGCTAGGGTCTTCTTGGACATGCGTATGACCGCTAGCAATGAATAGACGATTACCATTAATAGGCATAATGTAATCTCCTAAATCGCGATAACTTTACCAGACGTAGGGTTACTAAACGTAACAACCGCAGTGTTGGTATCGATATGCTGAACTGAATCTGGTTGGATTTCGTAACCATCGACGATGATACGAATACTCGGTTCATAGCCTAACATGTGATTAACATTAACTGTAGACTTGTTTTCGAACTCCAAAGTATAGCCCACATTAGGCTTAGGTGTTCCATCAAACGCACCAAGTAAACAAATAGCTCGACCGATCATTGGATCATCAAACTGAATAGTAATCGTGTTATTGTCTGTAGCTTCAAACTCTTTCGGAATAACAACTCTTCCGTTTTCATCAAAGCATTGAACCATGACACTTGTACTGTTCATGTTATGTGTGACAGTCCATTCAACAGACGGCTCTTGCTGGTCAAAGATGTACGTGTTTAGTTCCTGAGTCATTGGAATCCAAATAGGCGCATCTGCTAATTCTAAGCAAATCATAACGCGCTTGTCTTTGAATATGAACGTTCCAACTTTAGGTTCTAAAGGCCACTCGCTAACCATTGGGAGTGTTACGTTTTCTAGAAAGTTTCCTAGTAGATCGAGTCCGCCCATGTGTTTTGTATTTGAATAGTGTCTCATGCTTACTCCTACAAAAACAAAGAGGGAGCGATTGCCCCCTCAGACAGAACTACTATTAAGCAGCAGCAGGAGCTACAGCCATACACACAACGCGGATACCAAGACCCTGAGTTAGTGTAACAGTAAGTTGGTTTTCATCGTCAAATGATACTTCATCAGGCATGATCATGTTACCAAGATCATCGATGATTGTAACGTTAACGTATTGCTGACCGATGTTGTGAACAACAGTATGTGAAGCATCAGCAGATGCAGTACCGTCATAAACAAAGTAACCTTTAGCTACGCGGGCTTCTAGATCAGATAGATCGTCACCAACTGCTTGTACAGCAGCATCAGTATATTGCTTAGTAGCAGCTTCAAGTGCAACCGTAGGGTCAGCAGCAAGAATCAGAGGACCTGTTAGCGTGTCACCATCAACGTTAACATACTTGTTATCAAGATATGTTTCGTCAACATTAACGCCAGTGCCGTCAACTGTGATACCAGTTCCGCCAAGAACGTTAAGCGCAACACCGTCACCACCAGCAAGACCGTTACCAAGGGCAGTAGACGCAATTTCAACTTCTGTGATACCAGAGTTAGAAACTTTAACACCAGTAGCAGAAGTAGTTAGCGTAGAACCGTCAAGTAGTAGGCTAAGAACCGCGTCAGTGTTTACAGATGCATCACCAGTTGTTGGGTCAGCAAGATATAGACCGCCAGTAGGACCGCAATCGATACCAACTTCATCAGATGGAAGCTGAGCAACACCAGCACCCATGTTAACGTCGATAACATTACCTGTCTTAACAAGACCGATACCCGCGTTAAGCGCTTCAAGACCAGTAAACGTATTCCAAGAAGTACCAGCTACATTATAACGGTAGAACTTCTCGTCTGCTTGTGAAGCAGCAAGAGTACCAGCCGCGTCAGCACCTTCTGCACTTACGTCAAACGCTACAGTCCAGTCAGTACCATCGAACTCTACAATGTCGTTGTCTTCAAGACCAGCGATTGTACCAAAGTTTGCATTCAGGTTAGCGCTGTCTGTAATGATGTAACGCGCACCAGTTGCAGGAGAAGCACCTGGGTCAAGAGTATCATCAGTCTGAACTGCTAGTACATCGTCTTGCCAGTTAAGGTTAGCAACTTCGTTTTCTAGGTCAACTAGACGAATCGCATCGTTAGCATCTGTCGGCGCACCAAGACCAGTAGCACGGTTACCGTTAAACGCTAAGTTACCAGACATTGCATCGCCAGCTTTGTTTACTGGAACGTAACCAAGGTCGTCTTGCTTACCATCAATCTGAGCTTGGATAGGACCGGTAACACCAGACACATAACCGATTTCAGCAGAGGTAGTAGCAGACTCAGCAACTTTACCAGCCGCGTCAGTTACAAGCGCAACGTCACCAGTAAGGTCAGTGTCTGTAATTGTTGAAGCAGCACCAGTGATATTGTCTTGCTTAGTTGCAGCAACTGTATCCAAGTGACCTTTAGATACAGCAACACGGTCGCTAGAAGCAGAAGACTGGTCATTAGTATCAAGTACCAATTCACCTGTCATACCTGCGTCAGAACCATCACGCTTCAAGTACTCTTCTAAGTCACCACCTTTGGCAAATGGGAATACTTCTGTACCGTCAAAGAACTTGTACGCTTCTTCGGTAGTGTTAAACCACATTTGACCAAGACGAGGGCTAGCTGGATCGGTAGCTAGCTTCTCGATTACCACATTCTTTAACTCAGCAGAGCCGAGTAGTGTAATAGAACCATGTCTCATGTTAGGAACTCCTAATTATTTATGAGTATATACACATATAATATCACATAACACACGACAATCGTATATCATGTAATTCGATATCGGACACCAACTTATTAAATTGTTTGAACAAATGAAAGTCGGCATCCAAGGCTGACTGGTTGAAATATGACTTCACTGTCCAATAAGATTTCTCTTTAATCAACCTATATTCTTTATAGACTTTTATTCGAAGGTCTATAAGGGATATTCTCTTATCTCTATATAAATTAACATCTACAGAGTCTAGCCCGAGAAAGGGATAGAAATTAATTGTATCGCTATCTTTCGCATTATGGTACAAGTAATCTAACTCATACAATATATGCATAGCGTGTTGCATGTACTGAGTTATAAACACCATGCAAGCATTAAAGCTATTCTCTAAATCCTGTTTTAGTGTCCTTCTTATCTTATCTGTAATAGGTTTTTTGTATTGACGGAATATCTTAGCATAAATCTCTATGAAGTCTTGGTCGAACTGTTCTTCATAGTGTAGCATTATTCTAAGGATGTTATCTAGGTAAGCTTCGAAGTTATCTGCTTCTTCATTAGACATTTGCCTAACGTCTGCATCTTCATCATGCTTAACCCGTTTGATTCTTTCTTCGAGTTCTACTAACCAATATCGCAATTGGTGAACTGTGCATAAGAAACTTTCTTTACACGTAGGACTAAAGCGGTTCTCTGAGATAATCAATTGATTAAGTAAGAACTCTCTCACCTTATAGAAATTAATCCAAGATGCGCTAGACGCTAACTGAAAGTTTATATTGTTAGGTGTGTATTCAACTTTAATCATTTACTTAATCTCTTGCATGGAAACGTCGGTGTTTCCTAGTAGCGATTGATTGCGTTGTGTAGCAACGAGACCTCGCATTTGAGATAGTTCCGATTGAATGGTTGATAGAGCTACAGAAACTTGATTACTAGAGCTAGCACGATTAGAAGCGATTTCTCTACAAAGGGATTCAACCAGATTTAACCTAGTTTCAATTTCACTAAAGTTAGCTTCAAAAGCCGAAGACAATTCTTCTATCGCATTAACGCAAGTCAGTAAAGCTTTGTCTTGTTTAACCACCGCTTCATTTGTATGTACTAGACGTTCTCTAACCGCATCGTCAACGGTTTCAAGTTTTTTGATTAGAGACTTACATAGTTCATCCATAGCAACGGGAATCTTTAACGAAGTAGTTTCTAAGGTAGAGATCTTGTTAAGCGCTTGGATAGTATTTTCTTGCTTTACTAGATTCTCGGTTAGAGCCTCTACTGTACTTTGCATAGAATTTATAGTATCCATTTGACTAGAGATTGTAGCATCTTTGCCTTTAAGCTCTTCGTCTTTTGCAGTAACCTTGTTTTCAAGAACGTCTACTTCTTTTAATCTAGGTACAATAAACATAACATACACTGCATAGAAAAGACCAAGTATGATTATGATTGTACCGTATCCAAGGTTACCTGTAAGTAATGAGTTTATTAGTGAATCCATTAGTTCTCAGAAGTTTCATCGGTTTCCGTAGGTTCAATACTTTCTTTCTCTAAAGATAGATATGTATTTAAACCGCATACTTTATCAGTTGGGTTAACTACAAGTCTGTACGATTGTTTGACTTGTGGGTCTTCCGATATTATCATGTGACTGATGGACGGGTTTATTTCCATGCACTTTGTAGTAGACCCTTCTATTATGCATACTGCACTAATACAATAAATATCTTCTTGTTTAACTACTCTTTTTGATAGAGATTCTTCTTTAAACACCGTCTGATTTAGGGCAATTGCCAGAACAATTAAAGCTGCCGCTACCATAGAGATGTTTGCAATTCTGTACCTCTTTTTCTGGTCAGAAGTAAGTTGGTCATTTACATTCATTCAACTAACACATCTATATCTTCGTGTGCTGCAATGTAATTCTTTTTAAATCCGAGTGAACGCATTCTACTTTTATCTACGTACACCCTAAACGGCAGCGGGTTCATATCTTCTGGTTCTTCATTGTTGCTTATAAAGTCATTCACTACAGACCCGTAATCAAGTTGAAGTACCAAGCACTCATTGTCTATCTCAGGAAGATAACTAAAGCCTATAGATAGGTGTTTAGAGTTTTTACGTTGCAGTATTTCTTTAATCTCTTTCATCTTAACTATGCTGCCGAATTCGTCATCAGTTAAGGCCATCATATTATTAATGATTACACCTCTTTGATTCTCGTTGAGCTTAGTTAATAGAGCTTCTAGCTGTTTGACACTTGATACTTCGAAAGACTTTACTGAACCTGTTATAGACTGCAAACTGTTTTTTAAATTATAGCTGTCTCTTGCAGTCAGTCCTGTAGTGTCGTATAGGATATAATAGGTATCGGGAAACAAGTTCATAGCCGACACTAAAGACGTTATCTTAAATCCCAAGTTTTCTATTCTGAATAGTCTAGACCTTGGTATGCCGTCAGTAAAGCTTCTGTTAATGAAGTAAGTTATATTTTTGTATTTTTCAGGGAGTAAAGTTAGTAGATATGACGTAGCATCAACTTCATCTACTATAATCATTTGAGGGTCTACACGTTGGATATCTAAAGCAACAGAATGCATAAGCTGTTCGCTAGACGTTCCATAATCTCCGTATCCAAGGGTTATGTAAAGTGCATAAACATCTTTGTCAGTATTTCTAACAATGTTCGCACTTAGAGGGTGGCTGTAGAAACTTGCTAGAGGTCTACTAGACACCAAGTAAATTGTGTTTATATCATCTACTTCTTGGGCAGACGAACTTAGTGCTAGTAGTAAACCTGCTAGTAATTTCTTCATGCTTTTACCAAAATTGCCTTACCTGCAACATCTTCTGAGAATAGAATAACACTAGTATTGTTGCTAGTATTCTGTACGATAGAAGTTTTGACCGGAAACACCTGATCGTTTTCTTCATCGTAGATAGCATATAGAATGTTATCTGTTCCAAAATTGTGCTCTATAGTCCAAGTGTCAGAAGCTTCTGTCTGCTCATGGATAAAGCTAACTACACCAGAGCCTGTGTTTCCTCCGCTTCCGCCGTCTGAACCATCACCAATATCTAAGTTATCTAGTCTATACTTGTTATTACCTGCAAGAGTTTCAACTGCTGATACTCTACGCATAAGACTCATTATAATGGTATAAAAACCTTGGGTCTGCTGATTAAGTCTAGACGTTAAATAAGATAAAGGTACGACTTCTGTTTGTTGGTAGTTTTCACCAGTTGCTAATGTTCGTGTAGCTAAGGGTCCTGTAAGAGTGCCGCCAGTTTTATCTAGCTTTGAACTAGTAAGCTCGTCGATGATACTTTCTAGCTCTGCGCTTCCATAAACAGGTTCGGGATTATCTTCAGGTGCGTAATACTGTGAAGGTTCGAAGATTTCTGCATACGTGGTAAGTTCTTCCCAAGTGTGCTGTAATCCGCCTGATGAATTCTTAGATGTTCTTTTAAACGGAATTTTGTAGTCGTCACTTGCTGGATTTCCATCGATCCATGTTACATTAAGAGGTAATATTAGGTAGTGCGGTTCACTGTAGGAAACGACAACAATCGTTTCAGTAGAACTAGCTGGCTCTGTTACTCTTAACTTTACAGGGTAGTCAGAAGCAAGGCCTCGCCCTGCTGCTATATCGATGCACTTGTCAACAAATTCTTGTAGTTGAAGGCCCATCATTAAATCCTATTATATATAAAGCTTTTCGCTGCTGTCTTGGCGACGGGTGTTTAGAGCTTTTGCAAGTTCTAGCAGTTTAACTTTGTCGTGGTCTAGGAAAATCCATTCATCAGTTGAGACATTCTTTGCCCACAACTTACAAACATGTTCTTTATCTAGAGCAACTATACCTAAACACAAGGTTAAGTTGTCATAGAATGCAGAGTCTACGTTGTAAATATAGGAGTCGAACTCTAAAGGACTAAGTATCTCTAGTTTAGTTTGGTTCTTACCTTGACGAACTGCTTGCTCTTTCTTAAAATTACCATTTGTTTCTTCTATTCGGATGAGTCTATCGTCCTTAACAAGATAGGCATTTGGATTTCTCTTAAACAGTTCGATGCTTCTTTGATCTACCTCTACAATAGGCTCTAAGCCCGCTGGTGGAGTAGTTGTATAAATTCCTTTTACATTCGTTCTGTGAGTTATAGATTTATCATAGTATACAAACGGCATAAATTAATCTCCAAACGCAATCCAATTAAAGTCCCATAAATCTGATAGTGGTAAACTGAAAGTTCCTTTAACACCAATAGTAAAACCACCTATATCGTTATCGATATCAATGTAAGTACCAAACTCGTAGTTCTGACTTTGATACGAGTATGGATCATTGAAGAATACCATTAGACCTGTAACACGGTTCTTGAATGGCTCAGAAAACAATACAGTTACTTCTTCTGTACCAGTATCGTTAATGAATCTACCCCACTGATGCATTGCACCACTACGAATCATACGTACATAAGGAGAGCGACCTTGTGTAGTGTTTCCCTCACCGTCTACTTCAATAAACGAGTGTGAGCCTTCTTCATTACGTACACCTGCGAAGTATTCTGGCTCGTCACCATCAATACCACGTTCACCAGTAGGACCTGTAGCACCAGTTGGGCCTATAGGTCCAATCACACCCTGTATACCACGTTCACCAGTAGGACCTGTAGCTCCACGAGGACCTCTGTCCCCTTTCGGTCCAATACAGCCTTGCTCCCCTTTAGGTCCATCGCGTCCATTTCTACCAGAGATTCCAGGTTGCCCTTCTTTACCACGAGGTCCAATAGGCCCAGATGGTAAGTTAAGCTCTGTAGGAATTCCAGTAACACGCACTGTTCTATTATTGATAGTAATAGACAATACGCCTGACTGCTTATCAAACTCAGCATCGAACTTTTCAATCATGCTAGAAGTTTGTTCAGCAGGGTTCTGTGTTTGTAAGCCTTGCTCTGTATTGTAAACAGTATCACCAGTTTCCGAACCCGGCGAAGGCGATATCATTTTAAGATTAACTTTAGTCAACGACATTTCTAGTCCTCAATATTCTCTGGCTCTAACCAAAGAGGGTAATCTGGATCGTTTGCATCATGTACATCTGGGTCATGTTCAGGGTTTCTTATTCGAACATTTTCAGGACCCATAACAATCCATTTACTATTATCTTCACTACGAACTTTCCAACCTCTGTCATGGAAGTTATCTGTGCTCCACGGGTTGTTTTCGTTATGTCTGTCTCTTACATACATGTGGATTTTCTTAGGAGACTCAGGCATACTCATAGTTTTATATCTACCATAAGAGGTCTGTCATCTATGTTTTCGATAGCAAACCATCCAGTAGAATTAAACTCTACAGTATTAGGCTCGTGCCCTGCATAGATAACAGAGTTGTCTTCGTTTCGAATTGCGTAACCACGATTCTCTTTAAAGTCTAATGATACACGACCTGTAGAGAACAAGCCGATAGACTTGAACTTATCTATACTAGCTGTACCCGATTCTGTTTTAAACTCCATCAGTTGTGAAGAAATAAAATAAGGTACATCGCTTTTGACAGTAAGAACAAATCTATCGGCAGGCGTGATTTTGAAACAATACGATTCCGCTTTTAATACTAAATTAGAGTTTTGAAGAACAGACTCTACTTGTGTGCTAAAGCAAATATAAGCATAGCCTGTAAACTTCGGTTTCTCTAATACCATTTGCTTGTTCATTGGAGTAGGAGCAAGCTTTGTATTCCATTGTAAAACGTTATGCATATTAATCATCCGGGCAGTTCAGTAGTGGCTTAGCTTTGTTTCTCGCTTCTGTTTCGTCTGCGGCTTGTATACTGATAGTATCATCAGGTGACTTAGCACAATAAGCAGTATAAGTATTTAAAACAGCCTCAGCGATACGGTCGTTAAGAACACTATCTTCTCCCGTAGTATATTCACTGAACGTTTCAAAGCTAGCAGACGATACAACGCTAGGTGCAGTAGTTAAGATACCATTGTACCCTGCTTCTGCTGTCGGTGCATTACCAGACTGCTGTGCCGATTCTCCTAGTATACGAACTACTGTAACTTTCAAATCTTCAATGTGACTTGGAACAGTTCCGATAGTACTATTCCACGTTGAGCCTTCTTCGGCAGTTACTTCATCTACTTCAATTGTAGTAGTATTAGCTTCGCTTTCTTTCGGGTGGTTGTCGCTTGCAGAGCTGTATGTATAGAACATAGTTGTAGTAGGATATCCATCTGTGGCATCAGTTATGTACAGAATACTTACTTTCTTTTGAGTGGTAGGCACGTTGTCTAAAACATATCTAACGTAAGAAGTAAACATGGATACGGATGCAAACTCACCACCTATAATTGCATTACTTGGTATTGAGAAGTCATTTAGTATCTGAATTATAGTATCGTCACGAGTTTGTTCAGGTGTCCCATTTAAAGTAATATCACTACCATTCGAAGTAGAGCCTGACATATCTCGGAAGATATATACTTGAAAGCTTTCGCCCTCACTAGCTAACTCAACTTCCGTAACATCAGGAGTATTATCGACTATTGTAGCAATGCCCTCCCTTTTGCCTATAGTTCCGATACTAGGATTAGAAATAATAAGCTTGAATGTTTCGTCATGCTCTGGAACGTCATCACACTTGATAACGATATCCACCTGCTTAGATGTATCGCCTTCATCAAATGTTACTGTACCTGTTGCTGCCGTAAAGTCGCTACCAGAAGTAGCAGTTATTCCAGTTGTCGAATACTCTACGGTACGACTATCTCCTATGACTGCTTCACTCGAAGTAATGGTGAACGTAGCTGTAGTATCTGTATCAGAAGCACTACACTCGGCAACGTTGATATCATTAACAGAGAATTCAGTTCCGTTATTTACAACTACGCAAGGCATTTCAAAGGTTAGTACTGCATCGTCTGAATCTTCTACGCCTGCTGTAGCGTAATCTAAATCAGATACTGTGACGTTAACTGTGTAAGGTATCAACTGTCTAGCATCTTCTTCCTTAATAGTGCGAGTAAGTTTGAATATGCCTATACGTCCACCTTGTTCAACACCTTTAAGTGTTAGTTCTCTGGAAGGACTAGACCATACATACTTATATCGTCTAAGTTGCCAGTCAGGTGGATCAACAAATCTAACTTCAACTTTGACTTCTGAAACAAACGTATCGCCTACGTTCAAACATCTATCTTCACATGGAATAATCGGGTCTGGTTCTGGTGGCGGTGGCGGTGGTGGCTCAGGTGGTTCTGGCTCTGAATACTCTTCTACTGGAACTTTCTTGAAGATTTCTAACCATTGACCTCCTCTTGGGCGCACCGACCAGTACAAAGAAAAAGAACTTCCTACTACTTCCATCCAGTGATCAGTACCAACTTGATGTGCAAAGCCAGCTCCTTTAGATAACAAAGGCATAAGCTTTTCAGAAAGTATCATGTGACCTTGTTGGCAAAGCTCATTAGTTTTGTACGTATCAAGAGTAGAGAACATGTATTCACCATCTACAGGCATAGATGCTTTTGATACTGACATTGTGTTAAGAGGACCTGAGCCCTTAGATACAGATTTAAACGTGTTATAAAAACCTTTGTCCAAATCGTAGTTCATAGGTCTTCTATAGATTCTATAGATTTTGTGGCTACTTACTCTGAACTTAGTTTGTGTCGTTTCTGTAGTTCCAGAAAGATTTATCCAGTCATCCCATCCACTACGGCCCCAGTACTTTATCATTCTATTGCTAAAGTACTTAGTTTGCGTATATGCACTTCCGAAGTTATAGAAGATTGTGCCGCTATAATATCTTTCTTGGCTAGACTGATTACATTCTACTACAAACAAATACTCATAGTCTTTTTCAAAGTTAGTGATAGTAAGAGTCTTGCCTTGTGTTGTATACCAAAGCTCAAACTCGGCAGTATTATCGGCAGGGTCTAATAGAGAAGTATCTGGAACTAAGTTTCTTTCACTTATTCTAACTATTCCACTACCGTCCTTACTTCTGACGAGTCTAAATCTCTTTGTTCCACTTGTAGTTATTTCAGCCGTAGCTAAGTGGTCAATACCTCCACTAGCTCTCCAACCAATAGTACCACTTGTAGGCTTTTGGAGATCCATATCAGGAGGTATATTTATAAATGTATGACCTACTTCATCGTCTTTACTTAGTTCGCGTACTTGTATGCAGTACTCTTTATTCGGGGCCCACTCATAATTAAATGTTTGGACACCCGATGGGTTGTAAAATATCTCAACCCACGGGTTCACTTGTGCCATACTTATACCTTTCGATTGACTGTATCTACGTTGTGTACTAGGAAAGGATTTCTACCAACGTAGTAAGAATCACTTTCTTCAACGTCTATACAGACTACATCAATCGGATCATCTACGCGTGTTAAAGAACCTACAAGAACTTCTTCTTTGTCTCCATAACAAGAAAGAAGTACATCGCCTACTTTCATATCCCTAACGTCCATCCACTGCCAAGTGTCATCGCGTTTAACAAAGATAAGGTGTTCTTGGGTTATTTCAACATCACCATTAATAATCCAATATTCTCTAAACCAATCGTGTTTGATTGCTCGAATTGTACTAACTACAGGATAACGTCCGTTTATGTCTTTAGTAGTCCAGTCTTCCCAACCATCTACGTTTTCATCAATCATATTAGGAATGAATTCACTAACGAGTCGGTCACCTACTTTAAGTCTTTCTGCGTTAATAGATTTTCCATCTTCTAGCACGACCATCGTACCAAAAGATATACAACCACCACCGCCACCACCTGAATAAACTTGTGCTTTCTGCTGTAAGCTTACTTCAATAGGTGCAGACTTTTGTACGTTACCCAAGTCGTCTTTAACAAATATCTCTACTGTTAAATTGGCAATTCCTGCTAAACTTGAATTAGAAACCGCACGTTCAAACTGAATACTCATGCACTGATTATTAGCGCCGTAGTTTGAAACACTATTAGGTACATCGGCTGTTTCTTTAGATTCATCAAAAGCACAATACGGCTTAACTGATACGCGAGACCCTGGGATTGAATTGTTAACTGTAACAACGTTCCACTTATAGGTGTAAGAACGCGCTGGGTCAAATTCAAATTCCGCTAATAGTCTGCTAGTCCAATTAGTGCCTGCTGCTTTGTCGTCAACTCCACTTGTAGCGCTGTCCGCAGTTTTAGACATAGTAAAGCAAGCTACCTTTCCATTGTCTTGTGCATACTGAGGAACACCGTCACCTAAGTCACCGTCAGTGCCCCAATCCATATCCAACTTATTAGAGTTAATCTTGAAAGCTAGAATAGTTTCAGGGTGTGCGTACTTAGTTGCAGTAACTTTTGCAGTACCAGTACTTCTAAGAGTTCCAGTATATACAATGTTCATATCTCCTTGAACAGGGGCAGATGATTCTACAATAGTAGCAATGCCTTCATCTTGAATGATAGCACCAACGCTTGCATCGTAGATGATAACTTTAAACTGTTCATTCGGGTCACGTTCACTATCAGCAAAAGTATTAATGCTAATAGTACCACTGCCTGCACCTGCTGGAATAGTAAGACTTCCAGATTTAGATTGATAATCTGCATTTGATGTAGGAGTAGACGGGCTTCCATCTGAACCAGTATTAGCTAGCGTAAAGTTTGTCATACGCTTAACACCGCTCTGGTTTTCGAAAGAACTAGACCCAGACAAGTCTTCAAACAGATAGCTGTCACCTGCTTTGTCTTTTATTTGCTGAACAGAAACACTACGCGCACCAGACGGGCTTGATACGGTAGAGTCAGACGCTGGAATATCTACCAAGCTCTTAATGTTGAAAGAGTTGATAAGGTCTTTAGCGTGAGCGTTAGCAAATCTGTAGTAGTTGCCTGCGGTACTTATATCAAATGCTGCTGCACTGATCACTACCATAGGCTTAGAACCTTTAGCTGCTCTCGCTACTGCAACACCAAACGCTGTACCTTGTTCAAGATTAAACATCTTGTTCAAGAAGTGATTAGAAGTATCTACTCCTGCGTTTTCTTTAGCGTGGTGTCTCCATTCTCCAAACTGGTCAGATACAACAATGTCATAGTTACCTACTACGTTTTTAGGTGAACTATAAGTTGCATCTTGGTACGAGTAGCTACCTTGCTTGACAGTTCCATGTGCATCAAATTCATTGACTACGTGAACATCAACCTGAATACCGTAAATGTTTGCCAGTGACTTAGTGAAGAAGTCCATAACAGTAGACATTTGGTAAACGATTTCATATTCACGCTCATTTACTCTTGGATCAGGGTCATAGGGTGTAGAGTAAGATTGAATACGCTGGTGGGTTACTACCAATAGCTTTTTACCAGATAAAGAACCAAGACGGTGCTTTAACATATTAACAATCATCTTTTGGTAATCGTTAAGTTCTTCGAATGTAGAAACGCTACGGTCAACATCCCTATTTGCATCAGTTCCATTGTATGCAGTAACTGTCTCTAGATAGTTTTCAACATCGTAAAGTCTGTGTGGGTCTGATTCTAACATTAACGTATAGCCGTCAGTATCGTTAGAGTAAACAACTGTAGAAACATGATTACTATCTCTGAATAACGGATATGGATTAACTTCACCTGCTGCAACGGCTTCGCTACTAGCAGTAATATCTTCTGTTCTATAATTCAAAGACAAGTCTTCATTGATTGGGTAGTTAAGACCTACTGTAAACTTAGCTGTAGAGCCTTCCGCTACTGTAATGCTGTTAATAGCTATTTGAACATCAGGACAATTTGGAACTTCCTGATCATCAATCTCTACATCGAGCAGAGGAATGTAACAACCAACCCAATAAGCCCAACTGCTGTCAATAGGACAATCGATACGTACACTGATTTCTCGCAAGTCGTCGTAATCTGCACTTTCTTCTAGTCTAAACCACTGTAAGAAAGTTGTGCCTCTGCTCCGCTTAGCAGTTACTAACTCACCTTTCTTGTTGAATACGCTAGCTGTATACGTAAAGTCTCCATAGCCAGTAACTTTAATTGAAGCTACGCCGTTATCGAGGTCGTTCATTAAGTAGTGGTCTTCTGTACTGTGGTGTCCAGCACTGTTTATGCCTGACTCTGGTACTTCACAAGGCCAACGATTCTCTTTGTACCCGCGAGTATTTGGATCATAAAGCATGTACTCTTGCGAAAGCACATCTGACCCGTACTCCCGTTGACTTGCCATTACTTTAACTACGATATCAGGAACAGCGTTTGCAAATCTCCAAGGGTCAAACACAATAGACAAAAGCCCATCTGTGTCTTTATTTCCCATAGTTGAAGCAATACGTTCACCGCCATGATAGACTTCAACCCAGTCTGCATTTTCCCAAGTCTCGTAGTTAAGATGAAGAACATAAGGGCCTGTAGCAGGGTCAACTAGTCCAACTGTGTGAACGTACTCTACCCAATATTGTCCATCTGTGATTCTGTTCTCAAATGGAGCTACACGGCTATGAGCAGGTGCTGGAAACAAGCTAGTACCAATATACTCAGTAGTACGAATTTGTGCTAAATGTCTATTGTTGCCCGGCTCAAAGTCTTGAAGCGTAAGAAACGATTTAGGACCTATAGCAGAATACATCCATCTGCATTTGTCTTCACCACGAACACGAATCATTACTCTATCTTCACCAGAACCGATTGCAGGGTCTAGACCGAACTCTAGTTTTCCTCTACCAGTAACTCTGCCGCATGTGGAAGCAATTAAAGCACCAAGATAATATACGTCAATAGAGATACCTTGTTCGTGGTAGCAAGCGTAAAGAATTTCAAAGATACCACCTCTATCACCTAACTCATAAATAGTTTCAGTTATTGCACTACCATTAGAGAAAGTATGCGTAGACAGGTAACTAGGATTCTCGTAACTTCCTCTACCAAGAAAAGAGTTAGTGCCCGGATTAGTATAAGTTTCTTTTGTGTTTTCAATTCCGGGTCTGTTAATTACTTGACCTTCATAAGTACCATAAGCACGTTCTAGACCAAAGCCTGCTTGACCTGCATCTGGTAAGTCGTAACCTTCTGGATATCCACGTAGTATGTCAAATTCGTTTCCACCACTACCGCTACCATCACCAGAACCTGCTTCTGTAATAGGAATAGAGTTAGAACAAGTAAGAGAAGTAAGCATAGCTAGGTTAGCACAAGGGTCATCTAGTACATCGTCAAAAGTACAGTCCACCTGCATCCAAGTGTTGTTTCCGCTATCTCTTACTTGCGTTTGATCTGGATAGAAACGAATCCACGTACTATTAAAGCCGTCGCGAAAATAGAACTCGCTGCTGCATTGGTCGAGCCAACCGTTATCTTGTGCATTACGAACTGTTAGTCTTGTAGTTGTCATAGCACTACCTTAGCGAGGTTTAATCCATAAAGCACCAGCACCAACAGGACCTGGGTCTTCTGTAGTTATATAGATACTTACTTTACCATCTAATCCATGTTCGCCTTGAGGTCCAGTAGCACCAATAGGTCCCTGCTCCCCTTGCTTTCCTTGCGCACCACGAACACCACGTTCTCCAACTGGGCCACGAGGACCTCTACATCCACGTTCACCACGCAATCCATTTTCACCAAGAAGTCCATTAATACCAGCGTTACCAGAAACACCTTGAGGCCCTTCTTTACCAGTACCAACATCACTTTGAGTCATAAAGTTATTGATACGTAGAACAGGATAGCCTGGGATGCTTAGCGTAAGAGTACCAGACGTATTATCGTAGTAACCTTCTAACGTGTCTGCTACTTCATCATCTGTTACAATAGACAAACCTCTACCAGAAGATTCTACATTACCTACAGTAGAACCACCACTAATCATGTTCAAGTTAGCTTTTGTAATAGCCATAATAAGTCTCTCTTAAAATTGGTCTAAGTCATCATCGTACTGACCGATATCTGGATTTACCCAAATAGAGCCAGGTCCTATGCTAGAGCCAGGGTCTGTACTACTAATAACTATGTTGATGTTTCCAGCAGGGCCTTGCTCTCCACGTGGGCCAGTAGGACCTGTAGCACCAGTAGGTCCAGTTGGGCCTACATCACCACGCTCACCTTTCTTTCCTTGCAGTCCACGTGGGCCCATAGGTCCAGCACATCCAGCAGGACCGGGAAGTCCAACTTGTCCATCACGACCATTCTGTCCATCTTCACCACGAGGGCCTGTAGGTCCAATAGGTCCAATACAGCCTTCGTCACCAACTTCTCCATCTTTACCATCGCGTCCATCACGACCATCTTCGCCAGCTTCTCCTTGAGGACCTTGCTGACCCTGAGGAATGCTATCGAATGTAGGAAAGCCAGTAATAGCAATCTCATTACCGCTAGCAAATGTTAGAGTAAGAATGCCGCTTCCTTGGTCATAAAATCCAGCTTCGATTTCGCTGGTGGTGTCAACTGCTTCGCTAGACGTAGCTAGCTTTCCGTTTTTGACAACTACACTGCTACCTTCGTCACCTGATGATCGTACCATAGTTACAGGAATTTTTGTAAGCATAATTAAACCCTGTTATGTACTAAAATGCCGTTTAGAAAATATGTATCGCACATATCAACCTTTAATTCGAATGTTTGTACGCTAACTTCTATAAAAGAAATTGTCTCTACTTTAAATTGCGTAGAGTGTCCAAACATAACATCGCCTTTTTGAATTTGTGGAGGCTTCTTCCATTCCCAAAAATCATTACGCTTGATTAAAATGGGTTGGTCGGCTACAAAGTGCATCAAGTTTATTTTATAGTATCCACTGCGTATGAATATTTCGCGGTCTATAACAGTGCCTTCAATCACTTTTCCTTGAACGTCTTTTGTAGCCCATTCCATAGCGAACTCTTGATTACCAAATCTAGAACTAGGCATAGCGCCTATTCTTAATGCAGTAATCTGATCGCCTACGAATACATCTTGTGTATTCTTACTTTGAAGTATATCTGTTCCTGTAGTAATCCTTTGCTTAATCATTAGTGCTTAACCGTTTGTGTTGTGTTATGGACAACAATAGGCTCATGTCCGGCAAAGTAGTTATCATACGGTTCAACATCTAGTACGACAACATTGAGATTTTCTTTAATATGGTCGATAGACTTGATTTCAATAACTCCGTCTGTACCTTTAAGAAAGTCACCAACTTTAACGTCAATCACATCGTACCAACCCCACTGCTGGTTCTTTCTAACTAGAACAGGGTGGTCTTGTGTAATGCATACGTCATTGTTAATCTTCCAATACTGAGTGTAGCTAGCATTGTAAGCAACACGCGCTGTAGTAGGTACAATCTTAGGATTCTTGAACTCTGTAGTCTTCCATTCTTTCCAGTTGCTTTCGTCTTCGTCTAACATTCCTGCCGAAGTAAAAGACTGCAACGTGTCACCTACTTTGACGTACTTGGCACGTTTGGTACTACCATCCCACATAAGAATTGGTGTATCTTCATGAACGCAACCACCACCGCCAACTATTACAGGACCGCCAGGCTCAGTCTCTTCACTATTATCTCTGCTGTTGTAACCTGAGAAAGAGAAGCGAATATTCTTGATAGACAAACGTTTATTGTTATCGCCTCTATCTGTAATAACGAGTTCCATCTTACCAGAAAAGCTATAGCTTTGTTGAGGTTGAATAGTACGTAATGCAGCAATCTTTAGTGAACGTGACGTAGTAGAACCGTCAATAGAAATTCCAGCTTCACGCATACTGTTATCAGTATCGACCCACTTGTAACTGAAAGGACCTATTCCACCTTCAAAGTTCGTTAATGAAAGAATAGCGTTACCGCCATAAGAATCATCAGTAACGTGTGCCAGTCTAACACTAACATCAGTTACTTGTCCTGACATTGGTTCAGCTTCTACTATCGGTGAGGGAAGAGAAGTGCCAATAGGTCGCGCCCAAAGAAAGTAGTTTGAGTCTGGTGCGTTTTCTCCATAGTAAACTGTTTCCGCTGGTTTGATTCCTTGTATGCCACGTTCACCAACTATACAGCTAGGCCCAGCAGGTCCAACAGGTCCCATGTTACCAACGTCACCATCTTCACCAGTGTCTCCACGCAATCCAATAGGACCGGGACACCCCATATATCCAGTAACACCAGTTTCACCATCGTTACCATCTAGACCTTTATTGCCAGCTTCACCAGTAGGTCCAATCGGTCCTTCGCATCCAGTCTTTCCTTTCTTACCATCACGACCAATTCTACCATCGCGACCTTTCTTGCCAGCAGGACCTTTATCTCCACGAGGACCTTCACCCATCTGACCGAGCGTTAAGAATCCAGACACCTCTACAACTTCACCATTATGTCTGACAAAGTTGAGTGTGCCTGTTCTCTTGTTGAATCCGATTTGTGCAATAGCTCTTTCGCTAACAGGTTGTTCGGAACTGTATGCTAAACTTTTTAGGGAATCAGTCTTTAAACTAGTTCCCTCTTTATTCTTGCTAGGTACAAGACTTTTAATGTTAGCTTCTTGTGCCATACGTTACCCCAAATTAGGCGATACATCGACTACCAAGTTAATCGTTAGTGCTGAACCATAATCACTTACGCGACCGTTACGAACACGCATTTTAGCAACTATCTCAATAGCACCAGTTGGGTTATTAGCTTTCAATACGTTCCAGCTTTGAGTAATTGATTTATCTGCATAGGCATACGTGCCTTGCTGTTCTGGATTAGTTACATTGAAACCACTGCTACCAGTACCCTTAATGTTTCTACCATACTCAGGTTCATTAAGGCTGTGCGTTCTAAATCCAAGAACAAATTCAATGTTCTCTAAACCATTAGCTGACGTAAAGCCGGGACCTAGTCTAGCATTGAAGTCTGCTGTAGCTTTAACAATAACATCACCTTTAAAGTTCACACGTTGAGTATAGATAATCTCTTCCGCGTTAACTATTCTGTGTTGGTTATTGAACACAACAGGTTTGTCTTTTGCTATTTGCTGACTTAGTTTAGATTCAATCGTGTACTCAGGAAAAGTACCAGAAACTTTAATACCCGTTCCACCTATCATATTGAATCGAGGAACTGGAATACGTAAAGGTTCTAAGTTGTGACGTACAAGCTCAATACTCTTAGACGTTACTAACGCATCAGTAACAACACCTTGGATACTGCTATCAGGATTGCCTTGGCTTAGTACATTTCTGAATATCTGAACTTCGATTTCTTGATTCGCATCAATGTCTCTGCGGAAAATCAAACGGTCATCTACAATATCGTACAAGCTACGATTAGCGTGAAGACCTTGTTCAGAAACAAACACTAGACCCTTATCTTGGGGACTGAATGGTAGTTGAAGAACACGCGTCAGGTCTTTAGTGACATAGTTCTGAGTGTGAACATGAGTTGCATACCCACGAACTTCTTGTGTAATGAACGCATTGATTTCTACAAGTAACCCTTGTGCAGGTGCAGTAGTGAAAACAATCTTTTGATTATCTTCATCGATAACGTAGTTGTTTATGCTCTGCAAGAAAGGGTCTACGTATACCAGACACTGACTAGAACTAGTTATCTTTTCTTCACCTACTACAGGGATATCGAATTCAGTTTGATTACCATCTGCAATGTATTCTGCATAGCGAATATTTAACAAAGCACCTGTGCTTGGAGTAAGCGTAAACAAACGAGCATCAATTTGGGTTTCACTAGGCAAGTCTTCTGAGAATTCAATTGCGTTTTCTGTAATCTCAAAAGCTTCTCTGTGCTGTGTAACGCCGCCAAGTGCTACCATTACATAGTTGTTATTCTTAGCATGGCTGTAGTAATGAATTTGGGCTTTCTGACTCTGTACTTGCGACAAATCTTTTTGATAGAGAACAAATGTACGAGAACCTGCTGCGTCCTCTGGCTCTGTTACATAAGCACTCATTTTTAATGTGCCGGGCGGGTGGTACAACGTACTACCATTACCAGAAGCTTTTAGTGGAGGCACCCAACGTGGACTAGTAACCCCACGCTCTAATACATAGTTAGACGGAACTTCTTCGTTTAGCCAACTTAATGATGTAGCGCCGTAGTTGCCTGAACGTGGATACCAGATTGAAATAACGCTTGTATCTGATAGCGCACTAAATCCAGTTCCTTTAGCAATGTATGCAATGTTATCACCGTTCTGAGTAGCATCGAAGATACGAGTCTCACCAGCTCCAGGTCCTTGAATAACTTGCACTACAACTACATCGCCAGCTTGTACGTTACCAAGTTCACTAGCATCAGGCTGTTTGAATTCCGTTTCGTCGTAAACGTTTTCGTATCCAACTTCACCGTTAAAGATTCTAGTATATCCAGAGAAGCCCCAATGTGCGCCTCCAGGTCCGAACTTCTGAGCAATGCCGGGTACTGCGTTTCCATCTAGCGACCATTCAAGTGTCTGTACACCAACTGCATTTGCAATAGCATTAACAGGGCTAGGTAAGTCTTCAACTGTAGGTACAGATGGGATAGAACCAAACTCAGATAACGTTACATCAATAGTGCCTGCTTCTACTTCGCTAATGTGCAGCATAGCTTCAATGCGAATTGATTCGGCAGACGACTTAACGTAAGGCTCAGAATAAACACAATGACCTAGCACTGTGTTGTCTTCTAATAAAACAACTAGCTCACCAATAGTGATAGAGCTAGTTGCGTTTGCATCAGGTATACCTTGTGGAATATCTAATGTGAATCTAACTGTATTTTCTGACAATACTTGTACGTAAGAAATGTTACCTGTATAGACAGTGTTGCTTACGAGGTTGTCTGGGATACCACCCTCTTGTTCGTAGAAGTCTTCAACGTCTGATACTTCTAAATCACCTAGCTTGAATGCTTTAGGGGCGACACGAATGCCACCCGCATCTGCATTAAGAAGTGATTGACGACCTGCTTCTGTTAAGTGAATTATGTTTGGTGTCATTATAAAACTTCCATTAATGTTTCTATAAAATTATAGTTATTCTGGTATATACCTTACAGAGAACTTGCCTCGACTAAAACCTCTAGCCGATGTTCTATATAGATACCAAGCTTCATCTAAGTCGGTTTCATAGACGCGTGTAACAGTAATAGGTTCTTGCCATTCGCCAAACAATGATGTGTCACTATTTGGTTCTGGGATATACGTAAACTCTGCTCGACCCAGTGCTTTAGGGTGTGCGAAGTATCCATACTCGTCTGCATCTGGATTGATTTCAAACGTACCGCCTGTTCTACTAGCCTGCTTTTCGAACTCACCCAAGTTATCATTGAAGCGAACAGAATTGTTAACACCATCTAAGTATGTTCCGAATAGTGGAAAGCTGGAATACACTTTGATAGTCTTCTTGTCCGTAAAACTAGGATAGTCTTTGGCTTTGATAGAGATTTCTATTTCTTTGTTTTCAACGATTGGAGAGATAGACAAAACGTTTTCGTCAAACTCTGCGTCAGGTTCATTGTAGTTAAAGAAAAAGAAAGCACTGTCTGAAACATCAAGAGTATCAGGACCTTGTGAAGTAGAACCAGTCATGATAGCACCAAGTTCATATTCACCTGCATCTATAATAGCAGTCTGTACAGTTTGAGGCAGTGTTAAGGTTATATCAGTAGGAGTAAACTGCATAAGCAACGTATACTCAAAATCTTCTGAGATAGTTCTTAACCCTTCTTTCGCTGTAGCACGTAGTACCATTACTGTGTTGTTCGTTAACTTGGGAATCTTAAAGCCCTTAGTTTCGGCATCATACGTAATACCAATAGGTCCGCTCACTACATACCATGTTACCATAGCATTTGGGTCAGTAACGTATGTTCCATCACGCCTTTGAATTCTAACAGTAGGAACAAAGATTGAATCAGGGTCATCATAAACAACTGTTTGACCCGACTGCTCGATTACATCTATTGCTTTAGAGCTTTCAATGATGAAACGTAATGAGCTAGCAACTGTTTCAACTCTATCTTGGGCAGCAGCAGGGTTACCTGCATCTACTGCGTCTGTGCTTCTAGCAAATTCCTCAGTGTACACACCGTTAATAATAACTTGCGTATCTGTTTCGACAGGATTAACAAGAAGTCCAATTACGTTTCTACTAGGCTGAGTAAGGCTTACTTTGTTACTCGATGTTTCTAGCGACCACTCAACAACTTCTGGATCGTAGAAATTACCTAATTCATCGTTACGCTCGACCTTTGCTTTAAATCGATAGAACAGTTTACCACTTGTAGGGTCAATGTCTGCAAAGCTATCGGGATTGCCGGGCAATACTGCTACATCAGGAAGACGAATAATCTCACCAGCACCAGTTGCATCTGACGGTGTTGTGTTACTGCTACGTTCAAACTGACCATCGTTAGTAATGTTGTACATGTACATGCCTGTAAGAATAGCATTAGTACTTTTCATGAAAACATCTAACTGTTCAGTAAACTGCGTAATGCCGTCATCATAGTCGGCGTATACTAAAAGCTGTGCGTTAATATTGATACGTGGATACAAGTAACCTTCGTTATCTATTTCAGCAATTTGAATTGACTGGAAAACCTCTGATAACTGGTCTTCATCTAATTCACTAACTTCATAGATACTCAAATCATCATGAGTAGGCAACAATGAACGGTAGCTTTCATTTACTGCAAGTAAAGCAGTTAGTACTTCCGCTTTGTTAACTACATCTACACGCCAATCACTCGATACCATGTAGGTGTCACCAAGGTCATCGTAATCAACAACTAATCCATACGAGAAGTCTAGCGTGTTGTCTGCGTAAATCTCACCGGGTCCTTCAATACGCGAATTCAGAATCTTATCGATTGCTTGAACAGGGTTAGCATTGCTAGTGATAGTCACTGACTCTATTTGTTGGAAATATCGTGCAGTTACTTTGAAGCTTTGCTGCTCTCCGTCAAGTAAGGTTCTTGTTTGAATCACTGCGCGTGGATATTCAGTTTCAGGGTCATTGTCGATAATGTTCTTAACTGCTTGCGTCCAATCTGCTTGAACCTCTTCTGCTAGAACTTTAAAGAACAACTCACCGTCAATTAGTCTATCTACTTGCGCTTGCGTTAGTTCGTTACTGTCTAACCAAACTCGGTCTACACCTATAAGTGCTTTAACTATTCCCTCAATCGTAAACTGACCTTGTGTTAAGTCTGCTTCAATTTCTTGATCGATAAAGCTAGGCTCAATACTCCATGTAGCGTTTGCTTGTTCTTGTTCACCATTCGCATAAGTAACAATAGCAGTCAAGAATGTACGCGTACCCTCAGGCATGTTTTCGGCGTAAATAATCTCCAAGTCTTCTGTTAAGAAAATCTTAGGTGTTACGCTGATAGAGGTAGCATAAGTAGAGTAAGGAACTTCCGTTAAGTCAAGTTCTTCATCAGTTAGGACAACGCCCTCTTCTGGAACGTCTAACGGGTTTATATAGTAGATGTATATATCCACCAGCCCTTTAATCTGTTCGAAGTTTGTTTCTTCTGTATCGCTTAGATATTCAATAAGAAACTGCGGGTGGTCTAGGCTTTCATCGATAGCATTGAACTGATCGTCAGATAGAGAAAGAATAACAGGCACGTTGTCTTCATGTTCTAACTCGTATCCAGAATCAAGACGAACGTACTTAGATAAAACCCTGTCACCTTGTTTTAGTTCGACACGATACGGAATAATCTGAGTATTGCTATTGTCATTCCAATCAACATAGAAGCGAACTCGATTAGTGTTACCTTGAGAAAGTGATTGAGGCATAAGGGCTTCAATACTGTTTACTTCTCTACGTAATGCTTTGACTTCTACTGTTTTTGAAGTTGCTAACTTAACAATACTTTCGTTGTCGTCCTCGTCGTAACGGTACACATCAATGATTGCATTCACGCTTACATTGATTGCGTCATTGTCTACACTAGGTGCAGTCATTAAACCAGAGTCAGATATTTCTGTGCTAACTGCATTAGCTGTTTGTCTGCTAGACCAGTCTGCATCTACAATGCTGATCATTCCATTAGACCAAGTAGCCTGCAACTGGTAAACGTTACGTGTTTCTTCAAGAACAGAACTAGGTCCTATAATCTCGATTGACTCAACAACTAGTCTAGGCTTTTTGAAGAATACTTTGATAGAACCATTAAGCACTCTATCATCTTCTTGGTAGTTTACTGCAAACTCTGCCGTAAAGTCCCTGTAAACAATTGGAATCTGAATCTCGCCTGTCTCACTAATACTAGTTGCAGTAGTAGACGTTTGCCAGTAAGGTAAAGTAAGCTCAGCACTTCCAGCACGAAATTGGGCTGGTAAACTATAAAGCTCTTTCTCGCTACCGTCAGTGTATTCTACAATTGCAGTAAGGAAAACACCTGTCATGCCTTGAACTATATCAGTCAAAGTATTCAACTCGACCCAAGCATTGTCAACGTACTGCTCTGCAACTATACGAATGCTTTTAGCAACAACGTTACGCTCTTTAGGTACTAGAGTTATAGCTAGTGTTTCAGAACTGGTAGTGCCGTCAACGTTGCGGTGTTTAGCAGTAACAGTAGCAGGGTGTTCTTCGAAGATTTCTTCAATTACAAGGACGTTATCTTTGAAGCTAGCATGTTCGCTATCTATGCTCCAAGTAATTCTATCCTCGTCACCGTACTCTCTTACGTTGTCGTGTCGTGTAATTAGACGATAAGTATTGGTAGCTTCTTCAAGAGGTCTAACACTTCCAACTATCTGCAATTCATCAGGAATGAAAGGCGTACCGATAGGATAAAGCTCTACCGTTACGGTCTTTGTTGTTCCTTTTGCAGTATACGTGAATTCAATATCCGTAACAAAATCAATGTCTGAGAACTCAATCGTTTTGCCGTCAAAGCTTTTAACGTACTCGCCAGAAACAGAAATAGGATATTCGCTGGCTTGCGTTTCATCCATGTAGGATACCAGTACATGCGCTGGATACTTTCTGAACCCTTGCACTTTAGATGGAATAACAAACTCCATACTTACAATAGCAGGCTTGTTCGGGTCTACGTAGCGCTTTGGTTTAATTAAGCTAGAACCAAACATACCTATATTTGCTACTGCTGAAATTGTCAGATAGATATCTCTAACAACTTTCTCAATAGGTGCAAACTGATAATAAACTTTAAGTATTCTATTCTCTATCAGCTTACGAACAATAGCTGGGTTGTCCGAAGTAGTTAGCTCTTTTAATTGGAGTACACGAATCGTTTCATTGATTGAAACACGTTCTTCATCAGTAGCCGTAGAATAACCTAATAGTTCGCGAATACTAGGAATATCTTCTGTAGTGATTCGCAGTGTTAAGCTTTCTTTCAGGCCTTGTACATCAACTGCTATATCTACTGTGCTTGTGCTATACCAGTTACCGCCGTCTACAACAAGCTTTCCATGAGTAGGTGAAAACTCAATGTAATCACTTGTATAAAGAACATCTTCTTTGAAGTCTCTACCAAGTAAGAAGCTGATAAACTTAGGATAGTTCGGATTGCCGTCTGTTTCCCAAAACTTAATCAACTGATAGAATGAATTGGTAAGCTTCTCTTTGTTGTGTTCAAAGAATTCACTAGTAAGGTTTATGCCTGCTTGACGAATAGCTCGTTCGATAAATACAGGGTCTGTGTCTTGATCGATGTAGCGAATTCTTTCTAGTTCTTTTAGAGGAGAACCTAGCTTACTGTCGTATACTCGCTGTGCAACATCTGCAAAGGAAGACCATAAATCATCTTCCTTTAGAATATCAACAAGCAAGTCTGTAGCTGTCTTACTCATTATCTGTCCTCACGTTCTGTGTACTTAACGAAAACGTTCAAACTGTTAAGTGTCACATACTCTAGTTTTGAATCTGGCTCAAGGTCGTTGGTAGGACTTAGTACTTCTACGTAGTCAACACCATCACGGCGCGTGTCTTCATCTGGAATAAACTTACATACGTCAATAACATCTGACTTGGAAAAGCGTTTGCCTAACATGCCTGGCTTACGTTTGAATAGCTGTATAATTGCTTCACGTAATGTAGCTTTCATTTCTTGCAAGTTAACCCAGTCTTGTACAGATACTTCAACATTCAAATCAACCAGAATCTTTTTCGGGTTGTATGTTTGAATCGTAATGTGAGGACCTATACGTTGCTGTGCGTATGTTACAAAGTCATTCCATATTGCGCTACGTGGATTAGGATTATCACCGCCCCAAGTAGCACTACCAATTGGCAGAATACATACACGAACTACATTCATCCAGCTTGGGTCATTTGGGGCAATATCGCGCTGAGACATAATAGTACAATCAGCAACGCCCGGATACTTCATGATGTTGCCTTTCCAGCTAGACGGTCTAGTCCATGTATTCTTAGACTGGTAAATATGTGGGGCGTACTTTTTGTAATACGCTGCTGACTTTGGAAACGTACCACCTTTAATGTTCTCAATAGAAGAACCTGTAACTAATGGATTAGCTACTACGGTTGCTCGTGTACCAGTATTACCAACGTTGCCGTTTTGACCTTGAGTAATTACATACTGAACAATAACAGTATCTTTCTTTGTCAGTGCTTTACCAAACGTACCATCACCAAATAGAAGAGAAACATCACCGTCACCTGTTGTAGATTCAAAATACTTTGTATCTGATGAAGTGAGGTCAGTTAGAGATTCTTCGTGGTCTTCCCATTCTGTGTAATCGCCTTTTTCATCTACTGTATAAACAAGTAGATCGTGATCAGCAACTGAGAAGTTAGGTTCACCTAGTACAATCTCTGGCATGTTTATGTTTCTGTTTGCCATTGAGAATTCTTTACGACGAACAATACCTTCATATAGTGTGAATATCTTTGTTTCTCTTACTTGCAGTATAATACTTTCACGACAATAAAAGCTTCTACCAGAAACGTTTATCTGGGCGTATGGAGGCACGTTAACTTTTTCGTTTGAGTTGTTCGTAAGTTGGAACTCTGCTCTTGCACTGGTACGGCGATTTATCTTAACCCCTAACATTCTTGTACAAGCAAAGATACTGCTATCTCTTCTAGCATGAGTAATAAAAGATTCTAGCTGTGCAATATCTAGGTTAACACCTGCATTGGTATAAAGACCTGCCATTACATCTACAAGAAACGTATTTAAACTAGAAGTAAGTTTATCTTGCCAAGGGTATTCTTGTGCAAACTGTTCTTGGATTTCGTCAACAATGTTTTGGAAACCTACTGTAGTTCTCGATAGTTGAATGTTGTTCATAGTCGCTTCAATCCAAATTCTATGTTTTCAAAAGTTAGCCCAAGTCTAGGTATCTCTATAGCGATAGAAACAAAGTAATTGCCGTTGTCTACATCTGGTAGAACTTCAACGTTGCGCACATTAACTCTGCTATCACCTATTCTACTTCCAGTAAGACCAGTAATGATAGTACTACGAATAGCGTTAGCAGTTACTGTATCTAAAGGTTGAAATAGGAGTCGTTCTAAGTCTACACCAAACTCAGGTCTAAACCATCTTGTTCTTTTGCTTACACCTAGTATCATCATGATACTTTGCACAACGCTTTCTCTGTCGCGCACTTCTGTTTGAGAAGTTTTATTCATTTGAAGGTTTACATCTGAGAATAAGAAGTTGCGCTGGGCAGTTCTGTGGGTATCAACTATATTATCTCTTTGAGCTATAGCTGTATTGTTGGTAGGGATTTCTTGTGCTGTGTGTCTTTCGTAATAAGAAAGATTGATAGGAGAACGTGCCATTAACCACCTGCCTTTACATTAGAGCTTCCTTGTCCTGCTGTGTCTCCACAAGTAAGCTTCTTTCCTGTAGTATGAATACCTTTACCATTAACTTTAACAGTCGATGAACCTAATGCTGCGCCTTGGTGACAACTGCTAGATAGACAATGGACGGCGTACTTATCGCCTTGACGCACAACACCAATACCATTAGCTTTGACGTTGCTGCTTGCTTGGATGGATGGAACAGGCGGATAGCCGTGACCTACACTCTTATCTCCAAGTCTCATAACTGAACTACCCATAAGTACTCCTGCACTCAGTAATTTTATAAAACTGTAAATACCACGTAATAATAGTAAATTAGCAAATTGCAAATCAAGGGGTTGCTCCATGCTCTATGCAAGAAATGTTTTACAAAGCCTGTATGATGAAGCTAAGACCGATACAGAACGAAAGAAGCTTCTGGACGGTCTAGTTGTCAATGCAAGCGTTAACCACTTCTCCCATCTATCGGACTCTAATACTACTGTAAGTAAGCCTAATATTTCTTGCAGACACTCTTGGACTTTAACTGCTGAGGCGGGCTTTAAAATTGTAGGTGTCACTTTAGATATACTGGATACGGTAGAGAAGGCTACAAAAGAACTGGTAGATAATATTATCGACGCAAGAGACTTTAAAGTCTTAGAATCTTATGCGCAGATTCAGAAAGTTCTGGGCGACGATGGTAAGACTTTAATGAATGGTAACACGCGTTATTTAATAAAAGCTATGCCTGAACTGTCCCAGTCTGTCTATGATGCATTGACGTTTACTGACACACCTAATAATAATGTTTCTATTTTCGCTATGGAGAGTAGATACATAATTAAAATACCGCAATTTGGGTCTGCATTTAGAGTAGACATTAAAGAAAGTACGTTTGACTCAAAAGCAAAACCCGTATACAAAGCAGAAATAGACTTCAATTGGGACTTTGAAGGTCTAGAAGTTTATTTAATTAACAAGAGTATGTTATGAAAGACAGAATCGAATACGAAAAGAAACACTTAATAGCCTTGGATGCAAACAGTAAGTGGTTGCAAGACCTATACCTAATCCTATCTAGTGAACACTTCTTTACGGTTATAGATAGCAAGTTAGAAAATCAAATAACGGTAGGACCCTTAAACGCTTTTGTAATTCTCTTTCCTAGTATAACAGATGCAAAGCTTTTTGACTCACTTGGTAATTGCCTATCACTAGGCTGTAGCGTTATGAAAAACGAAGAAGAGTTTGAAAAGCCTTTAATGAAGCTCCAAGCTCTTGCTGCACAAGAAACAGTTACCAATCAAGAACTGTCTGAGTTAGCTATTGCTTTCAACAAAGCTGATACAGAACGCTTTATGCGAACTGACCGAACAATCCTTATGGAAATAATGACACAATTCTTTTTGTATTCAAGTTTCCTAATTGAAGACGGCATTCTCGATATCAACTTCGAAGAAGCCAAACAAAAACGCATAGATTTTATTATGCAAAGCAACACTAGCACCACCCACTAATCTTTTTGGAATATTTATGAACTTTCTTTTTATTACTGAACGCGAAAAAACTATTGCTGGCGAAGTATGTCCAACTCTAGCAGGTGTTGATTTAAAATCATTTGAAACTGAAATGCCTGTAACAGTTAAAAAGCTTCGTAGTGAATATGGAGAGCCGTTTGACCTTCGTCTAGAACAATTCGAAACTTTTAGCACGTTGTCTTTTCCTTTGTTCGGCAGTGATGCAGATTTTATCAAGTGCTTCGAACAAGTTAAAAAGAACGGTATGATGTTTACTCATATCTTTCTGGATGTACGCAATGCTCAATTTGCTTGGGCTGCAACCGAATCTTACAGACAGTGCTTGAACAACAACGAGCGCGTGTTCAATTCTTTCATTAAGCACCCTGTGTTCCACCACTGGGTCCCGTCATTAGGATAGTCTATGACTATTACAAACTGTAACTTGCGTGACGAAGTTAGTGTATCTATCTCTGCTCCATCTGTTCAAGTAGACCCTGAGGTAGGAGCTAGCGCTAAAGTAACAACTGCTTTTTCAGCCTTTAACGATTTTTCTATAAGTGTTGAAAGTACTGTTATCTTTCCAGATTATTTGAATTACCACACAACTAGTCTTTCTGACAATCCAGAATTCGTTCGGGCTATTAAGGACGATATGACGGTTAAGTTTGGACGATGCGTAGAAGCTTTACAAAACTTATTACCTGAAAAGGAGAAAAATAAAATGGATATTTTAGATTCAATACCGAACTCGTCTTCTATTGAAAACATAAACATGCCTGTTGAGAACATGCTTCAACTTATTGCGGTTGCGATACAGGCAGTAGTAAGAAAAGAAGAGGGAAAAGACAACAAAGATTTTGATGTTATTGTAGTAGACAGTCCTAAATATCCTAAAGCTTGGACAATTACTTTTCAAAACTCGAAAAAGAACTACGATGTTATTGAAAGATTTCACTACCCTCTGCTTAATACGTATCTAAAGTCTAAAGGCTGGGAAGTAGAGCATATCAATAGAAAGCCTGACCATCGGGACAATCCTCACACTGCATCTTTCACATTAAGAGCTATAGAGAAAACGAAATGATGAATCTTATACTTGTAGTAGGAAAAGATTTTGATGAATCTCCTTGGAGTCTAGATACAGTAAGTGAAGTTCAAGAATGGTTTCACGTTGACCCGTATAAAGGCTTTAAGAATTTAGTATCAAGATTTTTAAGCGAAGCAGGTCGTCAAGTTCGTGTAGTTCATTATGAAAATATTTTCAACTGGATAGACAATACGGGTTCTGACGAAAAATTCTATTTAAAGGTATGTCCTTTCTTCAACGAATCAGAAAGCGAATACTCTTCTAGGGAACATGCAGTTTCCGAGAAAATACAAAGCTTAGGAAGTGCCCCTAATAAATCAGTCATACTTAGGAAAAGGAAAGACAAATGAGCGGAAAAGATATTGCAACAATTGAAGAACGTACTCGCGACCGTATTCGTGAGGTCTTTGCTGGACTTCTTTCGGACGAAGAGCTAGATACACTTATTAAGAAAGCGTATGACAAGTTCTTTAACGAACCGAGTGATCGTGTAATTATTGATAGAACTATTCGTGAGGAAGGCGGTAACTTTACTGGCAAGCCTCAGCGAAAGGTTTTAGAAACTACTGGTGTAAAAGCTAGCCCATTCGAAGTTATTTGCTTTGACTTCTTTGCGCGTGAAGTTCATAAACATATATCGGGTATATTTGAATCAGAAGACTTTAACATATCGCATAAAAGCGAGTTTGTTACTGACGAACACGGCCAGAACGGTATGTATGTTCCAACTATTAATCTAGGTAAAGAGCTAGAAGAGCGTTGTGAAAAGCTTGCTAAAGAAAAGTCACACATTTTCTTTGAATCTATCTTTGCAGGTTTTATGTCTACTGCTCGTGTCGATATGATTAATCAGATCACTAACAATCTGCACGGTGGTAACAATCAATGGTAAGTCCTGTTCGTGTAATGCACCGAGTTATTTCAAGCATGGTAGACAACGGTAAAGTCTATCGCAATGATAACTTGGTGTTTGGATACTCGAATGGGCTTTACTACAGAATTGTACTTACAGAAGAACCGTTCGGAACTCAGGACTGGATTGTAGAAACTATTGAAACAAGCAGTACAATGAGTTGTTTCAGAGAAGACGATTTAGAGCTGACCCTTACTCCGTTCAATGTTAACTATGATTTTGATTTGGTACAGAAAGTTGCTGAGCCTGAAATTGGAACAGTAGAAGACGTAGACCGCGACTTAATTATAGCACTAATGGAATACGGCTTTAGAGAAAGAATGGTATCTAACAGACTATCTTCTATCTCTGGCATGACGGTCTGCATGGGTGGAGTTGCTAAGTATCTAAGTTACTACTCTACTCTTCTTGATGATGCTGGAATAGAAGTTGAGTTTGAGAGTAGCTTTCTTACTATAGGTAAGAACGGTCTTGTTCTACATTCTGGTATCGTTGATTCAAAAGATAAATTCTTTGTAAGACTATAAGGGGGCTATGCTCCCTTTTTTAATGTCTGAGTTTCACGCTAATTTAAAAGCGTGGAGGTCATGAATGGAAATAGAACAATTCTTAAAAAACGTTCTTGGATTCGAACCAATTTCTAACGTAGAGAAAGAACCTCATACGTTGCCTTTTTTGCCTAGCGGATTTTTCCAAGAGTTTGTTAGAGGGAAGTGGAGAATTAGAATCTTAGATACTCATTCGCTTGAAGATAGAGCGAAGATAGGTGTTATTGTTTTGGTAGATATAGGACTAAAACAGCACACCTTGTATAAGGGTTATATAAATCAGAACGATGGACTTTCTCAGTTTCGTCGTATGTTACAATCATGTACTGATTTACTTGATAACCCTGATGATTATTCTTGTGAACGAATAATTCTATCTCAGGATAATCCTAGCTTACATTCTAGTGCGTGTATTCACATGTACTACATTTGGAAATTTGATGACCTTCTTGCAAGTTCAATTCCATCCGGCTTTAATGTATTAATACCAGAAAACGTACCCTTTGATGATTGCATAGATTTCGTAAATGGATATCTTTTGAATCTAGGTGCGTCGCATATTGGAACTAAGACATATAAAGCTTTACCCAATTTCAACAAAAGTTATGCACAACATTTTAGAAGCGTAGGAGTCAACGTATTAGACTTAGACGAATCGGGTAGACTGGTACTTAATAAGGACACTATTAAGGACAAGATATACAAACTTAAAAATGTTGAGACTGCATACATAGTAAGATTCGCACTCAAAGCCATTCTAGAAAAGCGAACGGACTATGCTATAGAATTTCTAAAGGATGTAGGTTTAATCAAGGATATGATTATAAGTCGTACCAAGCACAACACTGTGCGTATAGCTTTTATGAGTGTTAACTTTGGAGATATTGAGGTAGTAGGATGCTTGGATGAAATTCTCAAAAATATTCAAAGAAAGTTTGGTAAGTTATGAAAACAAAAGACCGTGTGTTTAACTGCATCAAAAGGCAGATGGGTAAGTCAGATATAAATCTTAGCACTGACTTGAAAAATGACCTCAAAGCAGACGACCTAGATTACATAGAACTGACTATGAGATTAGAGTCAGAGTTTGGTATTGCTATAGACGATGAAAAGTTTAGTACTTTGAAAACTGTAAATGATGTATATAGATACGTAACGGAACTTGCAGATGCTTAGGCAAATACCAGTAAAGGAGTTAGTGCTATTCGTAGTGCTTTCTCCCATTATCCTATTAGTCTTTCTTTACTGCTACGTTCGATTTAAAAATAAAAGTAGGGAATAAAAATGCTTTTGAAGAACTATCCTGAACTGATGGTAAGCATAATGCATCAAGCGTTTAGTTTTGCAGGTTTAAGCTATGCGCGTAGAAGAAAGACAGGTGCTATCGTGCTTCGTCATTTGGAAGGCAAAGAGTTTACACCAGTAGCGTTTGGCTATAACGGTACTCGACCTGGAGAATCTAACTTATGTGAAGATGCGAACGGAGATACTCTAGATACTGTCATCCATGCTGAGCGTAACTGCATTAGAAAGATGATGAACCAAGGTGTTGCCACTCCCGGAAGTATACTGGTAGTAACGTTTGTCCCTTGTCCTGACTGCGTTGAGTTGATTATTGATGCCAAGTTCAAAGAAGTTATTTACTGTCACGATAGTAATAATCCGCAAAAAGTAAAAGGTCTTGAAAAGCTGTTTAATAAAGTTAGCGTATCTCGCGTAGATATCAAAGACGTTATTGAGTGGGGCAGCTATGTTCAAGATGGATTGAACATGCCCAAGTTTTTAGGTACTGTTGCAGAGTCTGAAAACAAAGCACTAGATAGATTTGTCCGTACTAAGTCTATAGAAGAAATTGATAGAATCGTTAAGCACTTCTTTGCTACGGTTCAAAGAGTACACCGTTTAGAGTCTACGGATTTTCATAGAGAACTGTATTTCAATACTCTACACCGCAATCTTCACGGTACTAGACGAGAGTTTTTCAAGTGGTGCAATCTAGCATACGAAACTATTTCCGAAATACAACTTAAATCAGAAGACCCAATATTAGGCATAGAAGAGTTCATTGACTTTTATCTACTAGCGCCTTTTATTAAATCTCCAAAGCAAAGTAACAATGAGTATAACCAGTGAAGCGCGTATTTCTGTCTATTTCGTAAATCGTACATTTAGGCAGTATTACGATATTGAAGTAGGTGAGTACTTTATTAGTATTCACGGCAATTATCGAAAAGTAGAAGTGTTGAACTTAGACGATGCTTCTTTTAGAATCTTATCCTCCACATCGGTTGATGTTACACGCATAGACAAAGAATACGTAGCAAGCGTACATGTCACTGTGGAACTATCGGATACCGGTTTAATAACAAAGCGAATAGTTGAATGATAAAATATGATTTAGAACCTTACTTTATTAACAGTACTTGGAGAGCAATCGTTGATAACGGGCTTACTCCTTACATTACACTTGTCGTAGATGAACGTTGCAATGTTCCGCAAGAACACATCAAAGAGAAGAACGGTCTTCCTACGATCACGTTTAACACAAGTCTTGTTGCTACTCCTAATATTGTGATGAACGATAAAGAAGAGTACATTACGTTTAGCGGTTCATTTAGCGGTCGTCGTATAGATATCCAGTTTACGTATGACAACATCGTAGCAATCTACGCTAAAGAACTTAAAGACTTTGGTATAGTAGTGCCGTACACTCCTCCAAAGCAAGTTGAGCAAGAGCAAGAACCAGAACGCGCTAAGCCTGTGCTGCAAGTGGTGAAGTAATGAATCCATTATTTCCTACTCCGATAAAAGGGTTTAGTATTTGTACTATAACACAAACAGTTGGTGACTTGTATATAGGTCAGTGGTTCTACAAAGAGCAAAATAGCAGTAAAGGTTATCTAGCAGAGTACGCTAGCGATAGTTGGTTTAAAGGTAAAGAGTTTGATACATCTGCTGTTCCACACGCCCAAGTCTATCCTAACAATTTGCAAGATTTTGAAGTGATAGACACTGAACGAGCTAAGAGCATGACTGTAGAGTCTATTCTCAAAGAGTATGGTATTGAAAACAAAGGCTTAGAGTTGAGCCTACTTAGAAGAATGAACTGAGGAATATATGAAAAGTTTGAAATTTGAATGCTCGGATTTTACCAAAGTCTACACTACTAAAGGTCTGTATCCTAAGTTCTCAATCTCTGTATTTCTAATGGATGCAGTTGACCTAGAACCAGGTCAAGTGTTTGAAGATATAAGAATCACTAATTCGTCTGGTACTTATGTCCAAGAAGGTTTCTTTAAACTTACTTCTGTTATGCAAGGTCCTAATACTCATATATTAGAGCTTTCCACTATGTCCTCGTCTGGTATTCTCAATGATGCAGATTGCCAGTACTTGAATGTTGCGCAAAAGATTTTAGACGAAGGTTATCACTCAGAAAACAGAACCAAAACAAACACGTACAAACTGTTTGGTGATGCGCAATTAAAGTTCGACTTACGTGAAGGTTTACCTGTTCTAACTACCAAGAACGTATTAGTAGGTGCATTGAAGAAAGAACTGTGCTGGTTTAATCGTGGTGAGACTAACATCAAAACACTTGGTACTCCTATTTGGGACGAATGGGCAACTGAGTCTGGTGAGCTAGGTCCTGTCTATGGTGAGCAGTGGAGAGACTGGCTGGCTTGGCATGAAGTGCATGAATCACAAGTTGAGAAAATCAAGTTCTTAGAAGAGCAAGGTTACACTAAGGGTTATCAAATTGGTGGATTCCTTTTATTCCACAAGCGCATTGACCAACTCAATCAGCTAATAGAAAACATCAAGAACGATCCAAACAATCGTCGAATGATTGTTTCTGCTTGGAATCCTACTGTAGACCCAGACACTAAGCTTACACCGAACAAGAACGCTGAACTTGGTATGCAAGCGCTGCCACCTTGCCATACATTATGGCAAGTAGGTTGCACTAAAATAGCTAACGTATATGATCGCGAAAAAGAATGGATTCGCCTTGAAGCTATTAAGAACATGCATGAAATGGGCATCTATTATGATGAAGCGTATGTTATAGCTAACAACCAATGGGTACTATTTGTATCGGATACTGCGGTGCGTCTGGATGAACGTAACGATGAAATAATATTAACAGAAGCATTGGATTCAGTAAACGCACCTGACTACTATCTAGACTTAAAGCTATATCAACGTAGTGCAGATTGGTTCTTGGGCGTACCGTTTAATATAGCTAGCTATGCTATGCAAGCTGAAATACTTGCCGCTCATACAGGCACTGTAGCTCGTAACTTCTATCATTCGTTTGGTGATTTCCACATTTACGAAAACCATGTTGACCAGTTACGAACTCAGATAGAGCAACCGCACAAAGCACTTCCGCGTTGCTACATTGAAAAGCAAAAAGACATTGCGAACTATCTGCCAGAGCATATTCATGTACTTGGATATGAAGGCGGTATCAAACTAACAGGGGACGTTGCCGTATGACAAGTAAAGTATTAACAAACAAAGAAAAAGCATTTCTGAAAGAAATTCGTAGACGGTCTAAGCCTACAGAAAGCAACATGAAAAACTTTCTAAAGCAAGATGAAGACCCAGAAAAGCTATTAAAAGTAGCTGTTTGGTATCATGGCGGATGTAACGATGGACTAGGCTCTGCGGTATCTATTGCAGTCTTCTTAAAAGAAGAGTTGGACTTTGACTTAGACTCAGTTGACTTTGTTCCAGTTGGGTACGGTAAGCCTGCACCAGAAGTAGATCATGATTTTGTGTTCATAGTTGACTTTGCGTATTCGCCCGAAGATACAGAAGAGCTTTGTAGCAAAAACAAAGATACTTGGTTCTTAACAATTGACCACCATGAAACGGCGTATACTAAGTTTCTAACGTACTATAATAATAGTGCATTCTCTGATAGAAACTGTTTCGTTATTAATGCTAATGGAAATTTAGCAGGCGCAGACCTATCTTGGATGATACTTAATCCACATATAGATGTACCTGATTTGATTAAAGATGTTGCAGACAGAGACTTGTGGAAGTTCGAAAGACCTTCATCAAAGCCGATGCATTTGTTTTTAGTAGGTCTACGCGCTATTAAAGAGTACTGCCCTGTAAAAGTTTACTACAGATTCTTAACTGGAAAAGATTCAGAGTATGACGAGGCGCTGGTAATAGGTAAAAGCTTATTGCAATTCCAAAAGTCTTTGATTAGAGAAGTAAGCTATCCTGCTAAAGCTGGAACTATACAGATGGGTGACGAGAAGATGCCTGCTATATTCTGTAACTGTTCCAACTACTCTTTAATTTCAGATACTGGTGATTATATCCTTAATCGCCCAGATAAGTTTAAAATAGATACCGACAAACACGTTGCTATTTTATATTTATTCTCTGCTGATTTAAAACAAGTAAAGCTGAGTTTTAGAAGTAAGAACAAGCAGGCAAAGGTCTATGCGGAATTCTTTGGAGGAGGTGGTCATCCTAATTCAGGTGGTGCTGCAATACCAAAAGAAGAGTTCGATAGAATTGTTGAACTAAAAACTAACGAAGCATAAGGGACTACGATGCAAAACAGCTATATCACTGTAACAAACAAAGTAATAATTCTTAATTATTGTATGCTAAAGTCTACTCTAAAGGAGAGATTAGGTGCGCTAAGTGTTCGTGTACTGGAAGACCTAGAACCATGTGTTGTGCGTTACTGTGATATAGAGGTTCATTGGAGAGAACATCAGTTAGACATATTGATCGACTTAAAGATTGAGCCGTTGATTGTAAATTGTATTACTATAAATCACAAAATAATTATTAATACTAAACCCGAAGTAGAGATAAATGACAAACGCTTTGAGAATATTCTTTCAGGCGCTGTAGGTCGAATACATAAAAATATACAACTACAAGTAGTTAATGAATCTAGTGGTAACACTAAGCAGCAACGTCTTCAATTTGTCGAAGGTCAAACTGTAGATGGATGGTATGAAAACTTACAACCTGGAAAAGATTTTGTAACTAAGAGAGGTGCTAAAGGTAAAGTAGTTATGTTAGACTACTTTGGTTTAGGTCAGTCTTTCCCTCTAGACCCTCTTATCGTGGTAAAGTGGTTATCTAAAAGCGAGATAAAAGATACTGCTTTTTGGAAAGAAGAATTTACCAATATGACAGGTGTAAGCCTTGAGAATTTCAAAAGTAGCTCAGACATTGCGTAACACTCTTTCGTGCTTGATGGCATGGCTGGTGGTATGCATAAACTATTACATTATACTTTTCGTAAGCCCAAGTATAGCGTATTTAACTTTCATTACTCTAAATATTTTATCAATTTTTATTGTAAGGGCTATTGATAGGTTTATCAAAATTAAAAAGCCTGATGTATGGTACGACTTTATGAATTGAGGAAAGACAATGACCGAGACAGAACGTGCAGAACTACTATTGAACGGAAAAGTTCTATTAGGACCAAATGCCACTGACGAACAGTTAGATAGATTTGTTGACTATGTGTACACTATAAAGCAAGAAGTGTCATTAGGTTCTCAAACTAAGATACTAACTAAAGCCCAATCCGAAGGCGTTTACAATAAGCTTATCTTAGAACACAACTCTAAGCTAATACAAGCTGGTAAGAAGAACGCATCACCTGCCAAGCCTAAACAAAATCTTTCATTTGAACAGCGCTTACGCGAGATTAATATTCTTATTGAAAAGATTCTTGCCTTGAACATAGAAATAGATGTAATGAACTCTATGGGTGCTATTGACGGAAACGAAACAGTAGCAACAACCAACCTCAAACTTGCAACACTTTACGGCGTATCTTGAGGTCTTTTGATAATACTAATTTTATATAACTGGAATACAATTCGCGTGTATTCCAGTGTTGCATTTCAGCTTGTGAAGCGATAGCCTAACAATGTATCTATCAAACAGTCTCGATACAGGCTAAAGGTAAGACTGTTTAGAACTTACTAGAAAGTAACTTTGGAAGAACTTGACGTAATACACTTAGAATAAGCTAAGGCGTTAGGTGTCCAAATGGAAGTCAGTAAGAAGCGAGGATCGAACATTAGTTTCTATATGGATGGTAGAAAGCTTAACTCGGCAGCCTGTGTTACTCAGGCTTCTAATGTTTTAACTTGCAAATTTATTAGAAGGACTTATCATGAGCAATGACATTTATAACGCTAGAAATTTATTTGAATCCACATCGGAAAGCAATAAAGAATTCAACGAAATACTTCCTTCTTTTGTAGAGTATCCTTTCAAAAAAGGTTCGAAGAAAGTTGATTACTTAGCGGAAACTATAAATATTATCAATTGTGATAAGATTACTTTCTATATCACAACTAGCGTAAAGTTCCACAATAGAACCCATAAGCTTTTCAACATAGCTATGCTAGTTGACTACAAAAGTATATTAGAGCCGTTTGCTGACAACATTGTTGAGCATCCATCGCAAATGACAGGTTACGGCCTAGTATCTTCTTCCCATGTAATTCATCACATGGACAGCTTTCTTCAATGGTTTAGATCTGCTAAACGTAATGTTTGGGGTGTTACTACTTTAAGTGGAGTATACTTGAAAGGAAACCCTAGACGCGAAGAACATGCATTGAAAGACCCCAAGTATCCTCTTCCTCGTTCCCAAGATATACATAGCAAGTATCTAAAGTATATGGAATATCCAGGCGATGAAACTTTTGACTACGAAGAACTTATCTATATAAGATTTCACTTAGTCCTATCTATGTTTATTGAATGCTTAAACAGCTCTGACATTCCTATTACGGTTAATTATATGGGAGCGTTAGGTATGTTGAAGCGATATTTATTAACCCACCAGTTTAATCCATCTACAAAGACTCTACTCGATAAAGTTAAGCCTTCTGTTCTTGGTAACTTCATTACTGACGTATTAGACGAAGCCTCTAGGCCTTGTTTTATACAAGCAATGAAACTGTAAACTGTACAAACCATTAAGTAAATCAATTCGGAGCGTCATGAATTGGGAAAAAGCTAACCATCGGAACGGATTTGTTTTCTCTGGAGACATATCACCCGAAAACCCCATAGACTTACGTGAAATAGTCGTAGGCAAAAGCAAAGTAGTATTGAAAGCGCCAGACGGTTGTTGTGGAACAACACTATGCATGAAAGAGTATGTAGTAGAAGGCGTAGGGAAATATAAAGATGCTGGACTGAAACAAATCATTCCAGTGTTTAGGTTAGAAAGCGGAGTGTTTTGTACTCCAAATCAGATAAGCTATGTACTCAACCCTGAGTAGATTGTAGACATTAAAAAGGCTGGATACTCAATTACGAGTCCAGCCTTTTTTTATATAAAAAAGAACATCCTTGTTCTTATAAAAAGCGTCTATCCATGTACGCTACGCTTGCCTCCACAGCCGCGTTAAATCAAACGTTCAGTTCCATCAAGACTGTATACGTACTTCACTGACTCAGCTCCTGTACCTTTCCGTCCACGTACTAAACGTACCAACACTTCACCTTTAGGAATGTCTAAGCCAACAATCTCAACTGGCAAATATGCAGAGCCTGTTTTGATTGAGTACATCGGTGCATTTTGTACTAATACTTTGGACTGTATTAGTTCGTTACTTAGCTTGTTAAGTTGTCGCTCTAGCTTAGTAATCTCAGCACTTGTACGGGCATCCTTTTCCTTAGATGACATATTCTTTAAGCGCTCGATCTCATTATACAAATGGGTGTATTCAGATGTACCAGAGTTTCTACGCTTTGAGTTTCTCCAATATTCAAGAAGCTTCAATGCGCGTTCTTGTTTATCGGCTGGATACGGTTTAAGTAGTAAAGCAACTTGCACTGTCAGACCTTTGTTAGCGTCTAGTACAACTTTGCCTTTAATTCCTTTTCCGTATGTATTCTGTAATCGCTCAATGAATAGCTCAGCTTCGTTCTTGTACTTACGGCTTACTGTAGAGTTTTTAAGAATAAGAACAGGCTTACCTTTACTATTAGCGAACCCTGTCTTAGATACGTTATTACTCTTCTTAAAGATACCAGTAAATTTACCATCAAGAACTGTTAGCTTTTCAATCTCTTGAAGTACTGCTTTCTCGTTGCCTGGGAATATAGGTTCTTCTGGTTTTACTGTGCTATCGTCGTAATGAGGAACTTGAATTGTTTCATCGTACATTACAACACCGTCTGGAACGTAACGTTTATCTTGGATAACACCTTTTGCTTTAAGACGCATAGCGTGGGGTGTAGAAAGATAAGAAATCTTTTTGTTGCGCACTTTATTCAAGAAGCTTTCTATCTCGCCGCGCTTAAACTTGTATATTGTAGCAGGGCTGCCAGAGGCATCAGACATAAACTTGTCTAGTGCTTTACGTGCAGTAGTTACGTTAAGGCCTTGAACTATGGCAATTTTGTCACTATGTAATGATTGCTTATAGAAACCTAAGAACACATTACCAGTAAGCGCTTCTGCACTAATAGAATGCATACCAGTTAAGTGTAGATTCTTAGTATAAGCAGGGTCTTTAACCTTAGAGCTAATAGAACCTTCCAAGAAATCTAACGGGTCAATAACAGATGTAGATACCGATTCAGCAAATACTTTAGCGGCTTCCATTGCTTCGTCTTCTGATGCAATAGTATATTCACCTCTTCCACGCGGTACAAATTCTTCATGATGTAGATCGTCAGAGCTAATCTTGAACTTGAAGCCGTTGTCTGTGTCATCAACTATTAGCACTTTAGATTTGTCCCAAAAGTTTTGAACTTTCTCTATAGCAGCTTCTTTGGTATCTGGTAGATAAGCAATATCGCCTTGCTTGACAGTATCGCCCTCACCAAATCCATGCAACGCACGATGCGACCAACCATACCACTTACCATCTTTTCCTTTACCAATAGTACAGATGTTTGCGTTAGGTTTAGCAGGTTGTGGATAGATACCACACTCTTCACACAAGAACTTAGCGTCTTCTGGTGAACCAATGTAATGACCATCTGCATTATAAGCAGAGCGAAGAACTACAGGCTCGTTCAGGTCAGAAATCATTACTGATTCTTCCGCACTGATGTAGTAACCGTGGTCTTTCAGCATTGTAGAGTCACGCGATATTTCACGCTTTAAAAGATTGTAGTCGTTGGTAAACTGAAACCCGTCGTCTAGCATTTGCTTTATTTCACTACTATATCGAGGTTCAACAGGAGCGTCTTCGTTGTCTTCCCAATTAGAGTAAAGACGCGTAGGCTCCCATTGCCAGTTCTGCCATTTCTTACCGATTTTTGTACCATCACCTATTGGCGCGATATTTTGCTCTTCATACATTGCGTCTTCACGTTCAATAGTAGATACCAAAGATACAGACTTAACACCTGTTTGTGAGGCATAATCAAAAGCGTATAGACGGCGATTGATTCCAGCTAGTGATGCAGAAGTTGCTTCACTTACTATAAGATTTAAAGTATCCATATACTTCCTTTAATCAGTTGATGCAGGTGGAGTGCCTTCATAATCAGGCTAATTTGCCCACTCTACAAATTTTAATTCTTCGAGTGTATTGCATTTCATTTTACTTTACCGTAAAAAGCTATAGTTTGTTTTTATCTACGTCTAATTTTGAACGTATATCAAATAACCCTCTTCTACTATGCTGTTCGATATAGGAAATGCTACTGAACTCAAAAACAAATTGTGTATTCTTCAAGTCCTCTTTTGGAACAGGCATGCCTAAGTAATAGAATTGTTTATCCCAGTCTATATCACAATGTTCGTGTACTCGACCTTTCTTATCTACATTGAATACATGCTGAAACATTTCCCACTTAGAATTATTTCTATACACAAAGTATCCAATGTAGACAGGTAGACCTTTCTCTTCATATACTTTAACTGCTGATTCCGCCGGATTGTTACGACTGTATTCTACTGTCTTGATACCTCTATCAATAACAGGTAGTTTATACAGTCTTATAGGCAAGTCACGAATATGAAAGTAACGATTAGAAAGTTCTTCTATCGTACTCATACTCAAATGCTTTGGGCTTCTAGATAGACTTAGACTCGTTAAATCTAATATTGCCTGCATATATTTCTTCCAATCTATCTTTAACAAATTCAATAACCTTACCAACCGTTTGTTCAATAGTAAGCTCAGATGTATCTATTAAAGTTATGTTTTCTGGTTCTGCGAGATTCCACTCTCTGTACTTACTAACTGCTTTTCTATAGCACCCAGAAAGACGGTCTGCATCGGAATACGCTTTTTCAATTGCATCGTTTTCTAAATCGGCTGTGTCTCTGTCTGAACACTCTAGCTTACGCTGTGCAGAAACTTTACCGTTAACATCTAGAACTATATAGATGCGATTAACAGGCTCTTCGAAAGGTCTGTTAAGTATTGTTCGTGTAGCAGCAAACACTCGGTCTGCTTCATTGTCTTTCATGTACTCACACTGATACGCATAAGTAGACATATCGGAGCGGTCAAAAATATGTAGGTTTGTAGGCGATTCAGCAACGTGTTCTAGTAATACTGATCTGCTAAGAAGCATAGCAAACAGATTAGAAGTGTTACTGAGTGAATTGCCTTTAACAATATCACGTACTGCTTCACCAACAAGTGTACCGCCAGGCTCTCTGTGTCTTTCCACCAGCATTGTTTTACTGAGGAAGTTATATAGAGAACTAACAGCATGAGTTTTGCCTGAATAATCAGGACCGTCTATTGCAATTATTGTTTTCATAAATACCAACTGTGGAGGATTGTTTTATTCTAACCAAGCATTCTCAGCACTGATAACACGTTCGGGGCCCAGCTTTTTAGTTTCTGGGTCTTCTATTCGAACTTTAACTTTGTTACCGAATGGCTCTACACCTAACAAGACACCTTGGTATTGCTTATTTTTACCAATAAGAATTGTTTTGTTAAATGAAGTTTGAGCACCCTTGGTCTTTCTTGGATTGAACATAAGAGATTTTAACCCCTCTGCCCTTTTAAGGTGTTCAGCACACCACTTTCTAGAATCTGCTGCATCGGAATCTTTAATGCGTTGCAGATCTAAGTTGCAGAAAAAAGCTTGGATAGCAGGCTCTTTGTCTGCAAACATGTAAGCACTTGGTTCAGCTAGTCTAGGGCTGGAACGACTTACCATGTAACGCCCAATACCCAAACGGCTTAGAGTTGTTACGCTATTAGTAAATCGACTTTTCCAAATGCATCTATACAGTTTAGAATCTTCTTCATATATCCAATTAAGGATAATGTGACCTATCTGAGTGTTATCAATAGGAATAGCTCCACCTTTTCTCTGGGAGAGCTTCTTATTAAAAGTCTTTACGAAAGAGCTTTTCTCAGATAGAGCTATTAGCCCCTCAATATCTAAGCGCATAGCACGACCTTATTGTTAGTTTTGTACAATACTTTAAATTAGTTAATTGCTACCATAGATCATTCAGTGCCCAATAAGCAGCCTGAAACTTATCTTTATATGCTAGCTTACCGTCTTTTGTTTTGATGCCCATGTGGCGCTTACGATAGTTATCTCTACGCTTTTTATCTTTATGCGTAGTATAGTCTTCGTAGTCCTTATGTCCGTACTTAACTAACTTAAACTGATTTCCTTTCTTAGCAAGTACACAACGTTTATGTCTACTATCGGTAGGATTGTCTATTGGTTTGTTCCAGCCTGGAAAAGTCATCCCACGATACTTTAACTTACCGTTTTCTTTTTCTACCTTTTCTAGAGGTTGGCCTGTGGTTGCTAGACTTACTAGTATCTTCATAGATAGATTCTCTGTTCTGGACTTTCTGAATACGCATCTGTATCTCAGGGTCTTTAAGTCGGTCTTTGAAACTACTTTTGGGAAACTTCTTTAAGTACTTTTCTTTTTCGTGAGGGTCAAACTCATACAAGAACGTATGTTCAGAAACACTTGCATCGAAGTGGTAGGTGTCTTGAAGATATACACTGCCTCTACTAGGCTTTAAGTTAGCAACACATAAACCACCACGCCATGCTAACTTAGTTATCAACCAACGTCTGTTCTTACCTGTTACTTTGCGCTTACGTGCTGGAACTCTATTAGTAAGCCAAACTCTAAGTCTCTTCTTACCATTCTCTACCGTAACATCCGGTTCTTTTTGTTTACCAGTTACAGGGTCTTTAAAGTTGCAGCATAGTGTAAGCAATCCAACTTTATGTTTCTTACATTCGTCTACAATGAACTGACCTTTATCTGAATCATATAACCATTCTGGAATACAGAAATACATTTTGTTGCAGTAGTCTAGGTATGTGTGCCACTTGGTATCTGTAGCAAAGTCTTCCCAACAGCTTTTTATTTCTGTTATTATGATTTCACCTTTCATACTGAACGCAACTAAATCGGCGCGACTGCCTTTGTTTTTGCTTATGCCTACTTCTTCGTATAGACTGTAGTTCTTATCTGCGAAATATCTAACACATGCTTCGGTTGATCTTGCAGTTATTTCTTTTCTTCCAAATGTTTTTTGAACACTCATTCTGATTTTATAACATGGACAATACGAACATCGTTAGTAACTTGACTAAGAGGTAAGTACCCGATTCCGCCTTCGTCTAATGTTATTCCATTAATTAACTGTGAGGGCTTGCTTACAAGCACTGGAGGCTGTACGTTGTTAGTATACAAATTCTTAGCCCAAGAACTCTGAATTTCAAACAAAGTCTTATCAGCTAGAAAATTTTTATTAAATTGATCGATAAGTACTGGGTCGTTTATCATATAGATAGTGAGGAAGAGGTTAACTTTAGAATAACCTTTCCGTTTACCTAGAAATATCTCTCTTATATTTGAACGTGTTATGTCTGAATAGTTAGACTGATTTACAACGACTACTATATCTGAACTTGCATCGTATATAGGTTCTTCTAATGAGTACGAAAAGAAAGGCATCAAAGAAAAGAAAGATAGCGTTAGCAGCTTTTGCATATCAGTCCTCTTGAATAGGTTCTATATATTCACCAGCAAGCTCTAGTTTAAAATTAGCTAAATCCATTTCTAGGAATTTTTTCTTTTCTTCACTAGTTGGTTGATACTTGATAGAAATGTGTGGGCTGAACTCAGGATAAGAGTGTCTAAGTTTGTAGACTTTCTTTAACGCTTCGTGTCTGCGTGAAAGAGCAGGTGCGTCTAGCTTTAAAACCAATGCTTCCCACTTATCGCCAGCTTTACCGAATACGTCTTTACCAGTTACAGTAGCTTTGAAAGTTCTGTAAGGTGCAGGGGTAAACTTGTGATGTACATCATCTTCAGGAGCGTAAATAATTGTTGCATGTAAATCATCAATCATTCTTGTGAAGTGTGCGCGGAATAAGTTTCTCAATTGCGCTTCGCTTTCAGGTGTAAGCCTAATACCTATATAAGTTCCAATCATGATATCTTTCCCAATGTTTTAAACTTTGCTATGTGTACTACGTGTCTTCTATCCAACGAACCAAAGCGATACGTAAGAGCAGTAGGGTTAAATCGATCTTCAACGCGTTTGTCTTCGTATGTATCAAACAGAATAAATTTCTTTTGTTCGTCTAATACAATCATGTGAGAAGGGTCGTTACTTCCCTTGTGGCTTAGTAATGCAAAATGCAAATCAGGTCTACGTCTATTCTTAAAGTAATACATACTTCCAGCGTAGCAGCTTGCCTCTGAATGAGGTATGCGTTCTCTTCCTTGTGCTATGTCTTCTAACCAAGAAATACGCTCGTGTAGAGTACGATTAGATAGAGATATTAATAACTTCATAAGAGTCTCTAATTGAAAAGAGGGGCATTGCCCCTCTTGATAAGTTTATTAAGTAAACGCTACGTCTAAATCGGTAGTAGAGTATTCGCGAGAATCAACAAAACCGCCAAGTAGTTTCATATCAGCGTCTGACTCTTCATCGCCTACAGTACCTAAATACGATACGTTGGATATTTCTGCTAGAGTAGGTAAGTCTGATTCTGTAACAACATTAGAACCTATATTTCTGTCTAATACCAAGAAAGCAAACCAAGTAGGCGTGCCTTCATTTATTTGTCTGAACAGTTCTAAACTTTCGCTTAGAGGCCACTGAACAAAGTTATAGTTCGGGAATCGAGGCTGCATACTAGAGCCATACACATTGAAGTTTAAAAGCGTATCTCCACGAGTAGAAGCCCAACTGAGAAGATTATTAACGATTACTTCTTGGTTGTCATCCATTCCTTTTATAGCTTCTAGCTCTTCACGCGTAGGCTGCGTACCACCTGCAAAGACAAAAAGCATTTTAGAGCAAGGGGCACTAAAGGCAGAATAGTTAGATAGTCTAACAAATGAATCTGAAACGTTTATCATTATACGTCCTCCACTTCGTCTGCAACAATTTCGCAGTGAACTAATCGAGCCGCTTGAGCAGGCTGGTGGTTTGTTTTAGCTAGAACCATTTCGGATGGTGATAGAGCGGAACCTACATTCATCCAAATGAAAGGAAAAGTTGTACCAAGTACATTTACCGAAGTATGACTAACTAAGTCAAATAGGATAAGACCCCAAGTAACGTCATTCTTTGGAGTATTTACAAAGTCTGTTTTGTTAGAGAAGAAGTAAATACTTTCTATCCCCACTGTAGATATAGGTGCTACGTCAAACTGAACACGAACACGACTGCTATTAATAGGCTCTGCAAACTCTATTCTATCTTTCACATTATTCGAGTCTACCACTAAAGCAGTAGCCCAATCGCCGTTACCTTCATTTAGTGCTTCATCAAAGTACTTTACACTAAAATGACCGTAATTGTAGGTAGCTGGAAAACGATAGTCAATACCATCAATTTGTGAATTTGATTCAAATTCAAATTCAATGTAGTCCCCTTCTTTTATGTACGTGTTACTGTACCAACGGTTAGACGGTAGGTGGTTAAATACATTAAGAAAATCGAAACGCTTGGCTTGTTCTATCTCTATATTTGTATCGACACTCAAAGGAACTAAATTGTTTATTTGTCCGCTACGAGAAATATCACTCCCATGACCCTTAAAGTGTATTCCAGTGTCTCCTGGTACACCTCTAAAGATAATAGAACTAGTATCGTCATTGTAAAGGAACTCAGACTCTATGACCGCACTGCACTCGTTATACATAGATATAGGGTCTGTAGGGTCGAAAGTAAACAAATTTTTGTTAGCTGGAATATCTGAGCTAAACAAGAATATTTTACATTGCTTTTTAGAAAGATTCTTTAAGGTCTTTCCTAGGCTTTTTGATTGCTCTATAATCATTACATCAACCTTAATTAAGTTTGAATTTAATAGAAGACAGCTTGATAACTTTATCTAAAGTAACCTCAGTGTCAGAAATTTGAACCTCGCCGCCGTTTTCAACAGTATCAACGCGAGACATATTAATATAAAAAATAGCGTCAGTAGCGTCCACCAAAGGGTTTTCTAAATTAAAGTAATAAGATCTTACTACCATTGTAAGCAAGAAGCCTGCTTGACCTTCGGCTAATATACCAAACTTCGTTTCTGGACTTAATGAAGAATCAAATTCTATCAAGTCTTCATTAATTAGCGTCCACATTGAAGAATCTGCGTGAGTGAAACCTGCCGTACCCAAAAGAGTGTGTCCTAAATCATCTGAGATATAAGACAAAACATCCTTAATATTTACGTTACCTATATCACCAGTCGTTTGATTAAAGCGACCAGCTTCTACAGCTTGTTGGAATTCATCAGCCGTAGGAGGCGTACCTGTGAAAAGTGCAAAAACCATTTGACCTTCGTTAGTAACTTCGTATTCAATACCAACATAGTTGTTTGCCACAATAGACATTGATTTATTAATAAACATTAAAAGCTCTCCTTGGCTACAAACTTAAATTCAAGATTGAGCAAACTGTTAACACGCCCGGGTATAGGGTCTTCGTTAGAGAATATAGCTTCTCTTGGATCAAGAGGCCCACCAGCAGCGCTGACAATGTAAGGCATTTCAGGACTTACTTCAATAAATGTCTGATTTACAGATAGTATACATGGAACTAGCAGCATCCAGCCGATAGTTGTTTGCGTATCTACTACAGTAGGTGTAGCACCGTAAAAAGAGATTTGTGCAATACGAGTATTCAAGCTAGGAGAAGGTTCATTGAACTTAAAGCGAATTTTTCTAGTAGTCACTTCATCGAACCGAATCGTACTAAGACTAGATAGAGTTAAATCAACGGTATGGAAAGTTACCCAATCGCCGTTACCTTCATTCAAAGTATTATCCCAGCGCTGAATTTCTGTAGTCCCTACAAAAGCGTTGCTTTCTCGACTACTATCGAACTCGATTAGATCGACAGGAACTTCTTTTTCAAAATCACACTCTAGATACAAGCCCGTAGTGCCTTCAGGAATCTCAGTATAAAAAGCAGCGTTGGTATTAAAATCGTTCAGACCTGGAGTGAAGATAAAAGGAAAAGGAACTGTCGTTTCGTTTTCTGAAACTATCGAGTTTTTATCATAGTCTAATAGATTAGTATTAGCAGTCTTAGGGATGTGTCTTGTCTTCTTCTTAGCATAGTCATAGTATCCTAACTTAGGAATACCAATAGGAACACCACGCTGCGACCATGCCACCTTGTCTTTTCTAGGACGAGAAGCTGTAACAAAGTTGGCTTGAACCATATTATTGTAGATAGCTTGCCAATTTAGAGTTCTGAAATCCTTAACAGGATAATCTAATATCTCATTAGAGTTAACAAACAAATCAAATGGTATTTCAGAGGGATTGGTAGGGGCAGTCCCTTCAAAAGCAAACGCGTAGTAATAAGGCCCTAGCTTGTCTACTATGTTGTGGGATCTAGTGTTACCAGAATAATCTAACATGCGTTTCCTCACATACTAAAACGGGGGTTATTAGAAGGTTCACCAGACGGAATGAATTTTAAACCGACAGGTGATACGAATTTAAAGCTTGTTGGTTGAACTTCATTTTCTACAATGTTCATAAAACTAACAGGCTTGGTTTCTGTACTGACACCAGCAACGTCAATAGTAGAATTTCTTGAAGCTACTACTGACTCAACATCTATATCGAAAGAGACTTGACCCTCAAAATAGGTTGCGGTAGTCCAAATAGACTCGCCGTTCAAGAACTTTACGTCTAACGATGCAGGAGTCTTTAAAGTTCGAGTATCTAAGATTCGTGGAACAAATTCAGAAGGACCTAGTGCCTTGTCTATCTGTTCATTTATCTGCGAAAAGAACACAGTAGAGTACGTTACTTCTAAAGCTGGTTCAGCTTGCATCTGTTTTGACTCTGAACCTACTAGATAGGTCATATAGTTAGAAGTTGTTACTGTACTTATTGTAGCATCTGCTACAAACTCACCTAGTATTGTAGCATCAAGAGAGTAAAGCATTGCAACCTTCTTAAACTCTTGATCTTCTAAGAAGTAAGTACTTTGAGTAGCTCCACTGGATAGGATACTTTCGGTGTTGAAGTTGCTTTGTGTTATCGAGTAAACTGATACAGGGCCTGGAGTCTTAAAGAAGTGAGAACCAGATAGATTCTCACCATCGAATACATAAGTACCGGGCTCAAACTGATCAGCTACATACGGAATGACTTGTAGTAGCATATCTTTCCCTTATTCAGCAGGAGGTGTCTCTGGCTCGGCAGCAGGTGGAACAGGTTGTACATCAAATTGAATTACAACATCATTCATTTTATGTCTGCGTGAAGTGCTGATTAGTGTATTTGCAATTTCCATATCAGACCCAGAGTCTACTGCACCTACTGTACCTACAACGTTCCAATAAGATACACTGTTAGTAGGGTTATTGTCTGGGTGTTGATACATCCAAAACCAAGTTGCCGTTTTATCGTCAGTAAGTCCGAAAGCAGTTTCATCACGTTGCGAAAACAAAAACTCTATTTGAGATTGCGTTACCAGTCGGCGCTGATTCATGTTATTGAACATGATATTCAAAAGCTCTGTATATCCAGCATTTGCGATAGCGTCTTTCATTTGACCTGCATACAACCAACCATCAGCATGGTAATTAGTTGTATCAGCAAGTGCTTGCATTTCTGCTTGCGTAGGAGGAGTACCGTCAAACAATATAACAGATATACTATCGTTAGCGTTGCCGTAACACTCCCAATAGAGTTTAAGCAACATAGCCCTAAAGTCGTCATTAATTTCAATGTTCTGCATGTTTTTCTCCAAACTCGTTCATCTTTAAATTAAAAAGTGTTGTCTATATCGATAAAGCCTCTTTGCAGTCGAGGTATATCTAAATTAGTCGCCTGTAGTGTATCAAACTCCAAGGGTGCGCCAGAGTTGTCTCCACTCTTACCTACGTTCAATAGCATAGCAGGATATCCTGGGTCTGGTTCAGCAAATGAACTAGCATATATCTTCTCATAGTAGCCAGAGTAAGTATCACGCTCAGGTAACATAAGAGCCCATGTAACAGTTCTTGAATCTTTACCCCAATCTGGTTCGTTTCCATAGAACTGAATTTGGTTCATAGCGAAAGTGCCGCCAGGTCCGTTACCAATTACCTTGAATCTGGTAGATGTTATATCTGGAAATTCAAAATACATTTGAGTGCTATATACAGTATCATAAAGATTATACTGGTCTACTGCTGTATACCAACCACCGTTACCGTCATTTAGTGTTTCGTCCCAAGCCTGTATAGTCCATAAGTTTGGTACGTTACCTGCGTTAGTCCAAGTCTTTAGAACCATTTGATTGATAGTTACAGGTTGGTCGTAAATAAACATGTGACCTGACGGACTAGAGTCATCAATAACTGAGCCGCCGTAGTTATTGATACTTTTTATTCGGTGTTCGTCATAGCGGCGAATCAATAAATCGTATCGATAAAGCCAGTGTGACTTACGTAGTGTATTTTCATCATCGTCATGAGAAGCTGGGTCTAGTAGTTGAGGTTCAAGTTCATCAGTCCAGTACTTTAGTGGAACACTACGTCTAGGTACTAGATGCCACTTGCGCCACTTAGGACTAAAGCCGTGGATATACGTTCCGAACTCCATATCACCAGTAAGTGCCCAGTAATGTTTTGAATTTTCCGAAACTCTTTCTACATCAATCTGCTGGCTTGCAACAGTATGCTTTTGCATTTCAAAAGGGTCTTTAATATCAAAAGGAAGATCGTTAATAGACTCAGGTGGCGTACCATCAAACAAGTGAAGCATAGCTGAACCTGTTTTCGGTGCATTAGTAGAAAACGCATAATAGAAAGCACTGATAGAAAAGCTTTCTTTAGAAGAAAATAAAAACATGTTAACCCTCCGAGAACTTTATGTTAAAGCTATTACATCTAACAATAGACCCACCATCTAGGTCTCTAGCTTTGTTTAGAATCAACATGTGGTTAGAGTCTGTTATGTCTCCTACGCTACACATCAAAATAGGAAGTCTACCTACTTGGGTCTCGCTGGAAGTATACACTCTTGGGAAATCATCAGTGCGATTTTCGTATGCATGTGGATAGACAAGAGCCCAAGTAATATCGTGAGTATCTTGTGCGTCATCAGGTTCAACGCTAGACAACAAAGATATATGCTTGATATGCCAACTATATCTACCTGTATTTACCCCACTAACTTTAAACTTACGTGCAGTTACTTGTGGAATGTCCACAATTATATCTGACTCTACGTTAAAAGAAACTACAGATTCATCGTTGCGCCAGTGTTCTACCCACACAGAATTGGTTTCGTCCCAAACTTCAACAACTACAACACCGCTGGTATAAGGGGTTGAGCCGTGCGAATACACTTCTAACTTATCTACTGTTACATCTTTACCGAAATCCATATATAGGCCAGTATCGTCGGAGAATGCGTATCGCCCACCAAAGTTTAATCCGTAATTAGCCCAAGTATCACCTTGGATGCCTGGAGTTCCTATATAACGCTCGTTGTAATAAGAATATGAACCGAAATAAGTTATCCAGCGGTGATGTTGAACTTCATTTAACGACAACTCATTTTCAGATCCAGGTTTAAGCGAGTATCTATCAGATGCATCCGCTCTATCAGGATTTGCTTCTAGATAATCAGTATGCAGTTCATACCTGCCTTGTGTCTTGGCATAAAGTCTCCAACATTTACGACGAAGATCCCAATGTGAAGATTTTACAGGAACTACGTTTAAGCTATGAAAAGATTCATGCGTATCGGCATTAGGTAATTCTCGAACTTTACCAGATATCATAACTTGTGCAATACTGTTTCTATCAGTATCGTAAACGTTTTGAATATCCCAAGGAATTTCTTCTAGCGACTGAGGAACAGGACCAGAAAAAAGATAAACGTAGCTACGATCCCTACCTCCGGCGGTAGAATCATACGAAGTAAAGAACCTTGAAAAGGAATACGCGAAGCTACTTTTTGAACTAAAGGTAAACATAATTACTCCAAAAACAGTTTCAAAGAAGTAGGTTCAATCTTTTGTTTTGCACCTATGTCCGTAGCTTTTTCTACAAACAGTGTTCCAAAAGAATCATTATCCCCTACAGTCATTGCCAGCAAAGGACAATTACTTTGTGTGCTATAGTCTGCATGTATGTTATACATATCAAAATCAGTACCACTATATCTATTATAGACACCGTTCCAGTAAGGCAGCATTATACACCAACGAACTGTTTTGGTAGTATCAATATTGACAGGCTCTGCATTGGTATAAAACGTTAGATACTTTAATATCCAACCGTAATAACCTGTGTCTCCCGGTACAAGTCGAATCGTCTTAGCAACTACAGGATTAGCGAGAGCAACAAATGATTTATCATTGCCGCCTGGATACGACACACGTTCCGCTCTGTCCCACTCTTGGGTATCTTCATTAAACACATCTAAGTCAAAGTATGAGTTATCGTAACGAGAGCCTGAATGAGTTTGATGGATACCTACGTGTGAAATAGTCTGCTCCGTTTCAAACTCTACAACAAATGGGTCGTTGTATGCATATCGATTAGGAGATACATAGAACTGACTTGCACTATTGCCTTCTGCAAAATCATCGGGGTCTAAACTCATAGCCAAGAAAGTAGGTACTATAGTTCTAAATCCAGAGAATTGATCTTCTGTGGTTAGCGTACCTGCTCTTTCTTTTTGCCAGTTTTCCTCGTTCACTACTAAACGTGGGAAAATGCGCCAAACACTATTCGCTTCGTCTAGATAAGGAATGTTGATAAGGCTAGCCTGGTCAACTGAACCATCACCTCTTACCAGATAAGGGTCTAGTTCGAAAGCACCACTGTCAGAGTGGTACGTTATGTTTGAGTGCGTGTGTGCGCAACTATTTCTGACTATATCAAAAATGTTCTTGGTATCAAAAGGCGCTTGTGCTAAAGAGCTAGGTGGTTCACTGTCAAAGTAGAAAATCATACCTCGACCACCACCGCTTTGCGCTTCTGCTTTTCCTAAGAATATTTCCGACATAGAGTGCATCTGTGCATGTTGATGTTTAAATAAATACACAAGTTACCTCTTTATTCTTTAACTATAAATAAACCATCGCTAGTATAAACCTGGGCTAAGTTACCTGACCTACGATAATCAAAGTAATAAAATCGATAGTAGTCCCTAGGTCCTGCCATCATTAAACTAGTTCCTTCGTCTGCGGAGTAACTACCGTACCCCGTATAGCCGTAAGCATCATGTAATGTCCTACCAAAGTCACGATACCATAAGTCTAGTTTTTCTCTACTAAATGTACCAGTAGGTCCGTTACCTGCATAGTCTGCTTCTTCCTCTGCAAACCAAGACAGTAAAGCTTGAACCTCATCTTGAGTAGCCAGACGGTGGTTTGCAAATTCAGGTCTGTCGGTATCTAAAAACTCTTGAATACTCATTTCTCTAGTATGGTAAAGCTTCAACCAAGTTAAGCCTACATACGTAGAGTACTGAGCGTCTGAGAATAGAGTTTCTTTTGGATACAAAGGAGTTTGGACAATGTAGTCAGGCTCAATGCCTTTACGTACAAGCATAACACCAGTATCAGATCTAGAATACGTTATGTCTTGGTCGTATCTCCAATCAAAGACACTTCCATTAGACCAGTAACCCCCTCCACCTAATTTCTCACTTTGCTCTGAGTTAGGTTGATCTCTGGAAAACTCATACCACCAGCCGTATGCAGGTCCACCTAAATATTCTCTTAAAGCGTTATCAATTTCAGTAGGATAACTACGAGATATAGCAGGAGATCCACAGATAGAGTCAAACAGAGTAGCAGAAGGGTCAACAGATCTAATTATGTTATTTATAAACGTAATAGCTTCGTAGTTGTTAGCTACTCTCCAACCTGAGAACATTGGGTCATCTTCAACTTCTTGTATACTCTTGCCGTTAGTTTCGCTAAGTTTCAACCACTCTAGACCAGTATAGTGATCGGCTGTTATTAAAGCGTCACCTCCTCCTATCATGTCTCTGTGTGTAATGCCTTCATCAAGTTCTACGTTAGTCGAGGGCTCTTCAATAGTTAAAAGATATTGATGATCAGTTAACGTATAAGGACTATCTACCTCGAACAAAGCAAATAAAACATCAAGTCCGCTGCTTTTAAAATTTAGACTGCAAGAATCTAAGTCAACTGTAGCAGGAATACTTAAAGTGAAAACAGGTTCAGCATACAAGTAATATTTAGAACTGTCTGTTAAGTCACTAGGTATAGAACCTGATATAGTTTTAGGTTTAAATATTTGAGATACATCAGACTCTTTTACCAATATGTTATCGAATGTACCTTTTTCAGTAGTTACTTTTATGTCTATTTTGGCAGGATACGGGTATATCCTGCCTGGGTCTCCAAACGCACTATAAATAGTGTCTACGGAAAGTAGCTTACTCATTTACATCACCAATAAATCACCTACGTCAATACTTAGACTGGATGGGAAAATTAAGTCTTGGTCTGTAAGATTTAATTTAACTAGCTGCATATCTCCGCCTTCACCCATAAGACTTACTGCACCTGTGAATGCATAGTGCTGATTATCAAGAGAAGCCGACATTGACCGTATAGCAAACCAACTAGCAGTACCAGAATTAAACTGATTTTGTGCGTGTGCGTCTTTGGTGTAATCAGCTCGGTCTCGTTGATTAAACTTAAAAGATACCACGTTATCTTCGATAGAGATATTTTTAGAAAAATCGTTTAAGACAAAACGGCGAATTATATCCATACTTCTATTAGAAGTGAAGGCATCCCACTTAGAAGGGTCAATCCATCCAGTTCCATCTGGTAGGTAAATGTTTGAAAGTTCTAATTCAGATTTAGTAGGAAGAGTACCAGCATAAATATCTAGTATCATTGAGTGACCTAAGTCCTGACCAAATCTATTTTGCAAAGAGAAATTTAATATATCACTAGTTGCAAGAATAGTCATTACGCAATCCTACCATTGATAGAGAAGTTTAAAGTAATATCACTGAGCTTGAAAGGTACAGAAGGGTCAAGCTCAACATTAGACAGTTCCATATCTGCACCAGAGCCTACAGCACCAATACTTCCAGCAACGGCCCAATAACTAGTGGTGTTCTGAAACATTGCTGATGCAGCACCGTATTGGATAAAGAACCAACCTGCTGTACCGGCTACATCCGGGTTGAAACGCTCACTACGTTTAGAAAAATACATACGAACTTTCTCAGGCTCTAGATGCTCTTGATACAAGAAGTTGATATAAGAACCAGTTAAAAGAACTGTATTTCCAGAACCGAGTGCTTCCATGTTGGTACGAAAGGATGCATTGAAATAAGGCCAACCGTGCGCATGGTATCTATCTACACAGCCAAGTAAGTCTTCTTTACTTGACAGAGAGCCTTGCATAATAGCAAAAGTTATTTCATCGTTTCTATTAGTACTATCTGCTACCATTGTTTTCAACAAAGAAGCTTTGAATGAGTTATTAGGTATAATTTTAGGCATTGCTGTTACCTCAAGCGTCTGTAAAGTCTAAAATGAAATTGGCAAGTTCAGGCACTTGACCCGGTTTAATGTTACGTGCTTTGGTTAGAGTTACCGCAGCATCTTTGTTCGGTCCGTCTACATCTACGAGAAGTAAAGGAATTGGAAGTTTGCTTACTTCTGGACTTTCAACAAGATTTTGGTCAGTGAACCAAGCTTCTTTTACGTCATCAGAGGCATAGTAATCACGATATATAAAGTCATCAAAAGAGAAAGCTCTATCGTGATAAGGAAGAATAAGACCCCAAGTTATATCAGTATCAACAGGCATTGTAGGGGGAGGAGTAGAACTTAACAGTCTTACGTATCCAAAGTTCATATCGTAATAACCCGAATCGTTAAAAGTAAGTCTAAACGCTTTACCCGTTACAATAGTTTCAAGCTCAATGTACTGAGCTTTACTGTCAACACCGTTTTCTTCAAGGTCAACACGTTGAGTACTAGTCCAATCTCCATTTCCATCATTTAAGGTCTCGTCCCAAACTTCAACGTCTACATAAGAACTTGAGTATCTGTTATCTGAGAAATCGCCTCTGTAGTATTCTAAGGCGTCTACTTCAATAGCTTCATCAAATTCTAGTATTAAAGGATAATCTTGGGCACCGCGTGGACTGTATCTGCTATAGTAACTGTAATCTCTACCGTTAGTAGCGTTACTGTCCTGCGGCTGATCTGAGCGATTACGGTCGCGGAAACGATTTAGATTCCAGTAATAACGCATACCTAGCATTATATAGTTGTACCTGAACTCGGTATGAATCATAGAGCTATGATTATAATCTACACGTTGAGCAGGCGAAGAAGAAGTGGTTAAGTTTTTAGATCTAATGTTGTCTAAAGTACCTGACTTCCAATCCTTCCATGCTTCTTCACGCAACATTACGCGTGGATAAAAAGACCACTTGTTGTAGTTCAAATCCAAGTAAGGTTGCTTGGGCGTAAGATACGTTCTAGTATGACCAGCCATAAACGAATCAGACGTAGGTTCTGTTTCTAGTTTATTCATAGTCATTGAGATACCAACTTCTGCTTGCGCATACATTTCTAACAAATCACTTTGGTCGAAAGGCAAAGAGTCTAAGTCAGTAGGAACAGGGCCTTTAAAACCAAGAAAGAATAAATCACATGCGTATAATCCTCTATTGTCATTAAGACCTGAATAGCAAAAGCTGTGTGCAAAAGTAATTGAAGGTTTAAGTGTATACATTATTCACTTCCCAAAAGCTTCAAGTTAAAATCTAAAATCTGAACCTCACTTAGTGCTTCCAGACCTCGGCTCTTGTTTAAGGTAACTGCACAACCATCACCAGATTCTCCTACGTCTAAGAATAGAAAAGGATAGCCTTCACGATTCCATAGAGTAGATTCTGTTTCAAAAGAGCCGTATCTAATATTGGGAGAGTCATAGATGTTGGTGGCGTTTGTATAAGAAAGAGCAGCCCATGTAATATCTACAGGTCCAGTACCGTAAGTAGGTTCTGTACTTGAACATAGGTGGATAAAGAGCAAATACGGGTGATACCCGCCTGTGTCGGACATGCGTAACTTGAATTTCTTTGCAGTGTAAGACTGAGAAAAAGAAACCAACTGCGCCTGTGATGTACCTTTAGTTACAGATAGTCTTTCCATATCTACCCAAACTTCATCTACTTCGTTCCAATATTGGAAGTCGTAGTGCTCACTTGCGTAAGCGGTCCCTGTAGAACCTAAAGCCAAGAACATACTATCTACAGTAACAGCCTGGTCATACGTAAATACCATTGGGAATCTATAAGGGTATCTAGATAACTTGGTGTTAAAGTTATCAGTCTTGTACCAGCGTTGTCTAGGAGAGTAACGCAATACATCAAGATTGTACGCATCCCGCATTTCATTCATTTCCCAAACTAGGCTTCGAGAAAGACCGTCAGTGCCTTCGCCTTGTAGGTCTCCAGGCTCTACGTTCTCTAACCACTTAGCTGTGCCTTCATGAGTTCTAGAAAGCGTTAGCAAAGAGTGTGAAAGAATCCACTTTTGCATTGCAGGTACAAACTTGTGACGTTTAACCGTTATCCAGTTTTCCACATTACTGTAATTGAATTGAGAAACACCGGGTTTATCTAAAATAGGATCGCCGTTAAGCTGACTCATTGCTATGCTGTTTCGAGAGAACTCAGCAAAGTTAGTCTGCATTTCTATTGGAACGTCTTGTACTGAGTTTGGCACATCACCTGTAAAGAAGTACAGTACAGTGTTGTGATTGTAGTTCGATACGTAGTTTGCAAAGTTATTGGTAAAACTATGACCTAAAGCCATTTGTGAAATTAAGCTATACATGTTAGTCCTTAAATACAAGATTGAACTTTACTAACCCAGGCGTTTGTCCTGTAATTAGGCTCAGATTGTCTACTTCGATACTATCAGTTTCTGTAGTACCTACATCACACAATATATAAGGAGTGAAGCCTCTAGAAGCTGTTAGAATTCTATCTTGTTGAGTTTCGAAATCCTCTGTAGGAATAATCATTGCCCACTGTATAGTCTCTAAAGACTCTGACGTATAGATAGGTTCAGCTTTAGAATAAGCAGACATGTGATTAATCGACCAATGTGGATCTCCACTGTATATGACAGTCTGTTTCATTAGGCCATCAATGCATACAATTCTAACAAAGCTTTCTACCATTACTGGATCTATCTCTTTGCTAATGAAGCCTTCACCAGAAATAGAGTAAGTGTTACCTATATCCCAAGTGTTACTTTCTGTATTCCATACGTCTACTCTAAAAGTTTCGCATGATGTGCTGTAAAGAGAGTTACCGCTCCAATGGGCTTGCTTTTGTCGAGAGTCAATTAAACGCTGGCGTAAAGATATAGCGCTCAGTATGATAGGCACTTCTGTTTCTGGAATATCATGTTTCTTGAAAGAAGTAAAATCTTCAATAGTACCTGCATCGACCCAATATCCATTGTTATAAATATCGTCGTTTTTAAGTACATATATAGAAACGATTTCAGTACCACCAGCAACTAAATCAACTGCGTAATCTAATACAGAAACTACATTGCCTAATTCGTCGGCACTAGCAGTCTCTTGCTCAAAAGAATACGTTGACTGGTACGTACCTGAATCCAATGTGCTTAAATGGTGTTCGAATACAGTATCTAATAAAGACTGTTCTGACATTGTAGGTACGTAGTAATAAAGACGAGAGTTAAACAGTTGCTTAGTTCCAGAGAAGTCTAGTACTACACTGCTGTCTTCTCTACCTACACGTAAGAAGGCAGAATCTGCGATAGAGTTTTTGAATCCGTAGTCATATTCCACCTGTGCCCAAGTAGATATTGCACTTGTAAAAACAGGCATATCGTTATTTAGAATCTCGGTAGTGTAGAAGTTCTTGTACGGAACTTTTGAAAAGTTTTCTTGTGTAAGTCCTTCACCTGTTTCTGGTATTGACTCTATCGTATTAGATAGAGATACACTGACAGTGGACTCGCCGGGCAAGCTCTGTGTTTGAAAATCGTTTAATCCAATAGCCCAACTATGAACATGTTGAGAAATATCAACAATATCCAAAGGATTAAAAGGTAGTGATTGTAAGTCAGAAGGCATTTGTGACGCAAAGAAAAATACTTGATACTTCAAGCCTGCTTCGCTCATACCTTCTGACATAATGTTTGAAATATTAATACCTTGCATGTTATTTCCTAAGTATTAAAACGTATAGATGTTCCTATAACTTCTGGATACTGATTTTCGTCAGGTTGCACATCTAAAGCAGAAATGTCCGCGACAATTATAGGTTTATCAATAAGTGTCGAAGCTAAGCTTTCTAAAGCGCTGTCTAATCTAGGGACTATCAAAAGCCAATCAGCACTTGGAAAGCTATCAACAGGTTCGTCTGTTAGCGCTGTAAGATACTTAACGTTCCATTGAGGGTTTCCAAAAGTAGCGTGACCTGGGTGGTTTCCCCAACTGCCTCCTCTGCTAACTATCTTAATAGCGCGAGTCTGTATTGGTGTATCTAAAGTTATTACATTTCCATTAGTGCCTAGATTTTCATATCTCTGCACTAGAACGAAACCTCCAGCACCTTCATTTTCATCATCAGACCAGTAATAAAAATCAACAGACGTAGCGTAAGCATACGCTCTATATCTAGCACCACCATATCGGTATTCTATAGAATTCTGATCAAAAGAAAACCCTGTTACGTTACGAACTTTATCGAATACTGCAAATAAAGGTACGCCTGATCTACCTATACTAAATCCATTAAATCCATTGTTGGCTGTATTTTCTCTATAGAATAAAGAGTTGACCGAAATTTCAGTGCGAAAGCGTTCTGGATAAGAATCAAAGCTTATCTGATCCTCGTCAAAAGTTTTCCACCCTATATAGAAAGGACTGATTTCGTTATGCCCTTCTACAACACTAGGTCGAATTCCTATAGGTCTCATTCTCCACTGAGTTTTTGGACTAGACAAAAAATCAATAAATCCTAATGGCTTAGAATCTATGCTACCGTATAGATTATAGTAAACGGAATTTTCTATAAGAGATATGTAGTTCAAGTCGAATGGTATAGCATCTAAGCTTTGCGGCATACTACCTTGAAAAAAGAAAGCATCGAACCAATCGTAGTCGATAGAAAATCCAAATGCCGCTAATTTGTTTAAGTTAATTCCTTGCATAATCCTCGCCTAAAAACGCGGAAAGGGAGGGACCGTAGTCTTACTCCCTTAACAGGTTTATTCTCTGATTACTGCAAATACTGCTTTACCATCGATAGGTGTAGTGTTGAAAGTAATCTCTACAGTGTTTTCGTCAACTGTAGTAATATCGTCAGGAACGATAACTTTGCCCGCACTATCAAATACCGTTACCAAGTACGCTACGCTATTCATGTTGTGAACAATATTCCACGTAGTAGCAGCTTCGCTTTGAGCATGAACATAGTTATCGGTGTTACCTGCAACATCGTCTAGTAGCACTGCTTGAAGTGTACCAGAAATGTTCATTAGTATTTCACCTTCTTTAAGCTCAATACCAGTAAGCTGACGAGGACCTGCACCTTGTCGAACAATAACAGAGTTAGCTGGAACATCACTAGGCAAGTACGGTCGCAAAGGAAGTTCTGTCTGAATGAAATCAGTAAAAGCACTCATTAATCAGTCTCCTCTACTTCTAGTACAAATGTACCTGATGTGTTAGAACCAGCAAACGCGCTATCTGAAATCCAGATGTGATCGCCATTTGCATCAAAGTCGCCGTCGCTATTTACAACCGTAAAGCCTTTCTGAACTTCACGCTTATCTGGATAGTACGTAAGAACGTCTGCGCCTTTGTATGAAACAATTAGGTTATTAACGTCATAAACGTTAGTACCAATAGCAACATACTGAGCTAATGCAGGCACTGTAATATCACGTTGTACCATACCAGCAACAAGATACGAATCACCAGAAGTAATTGTACTACCTTGTACGTCGGCTAGGTTAGTAATAGTAAGTCCAGAGAAAGTGTGGTCGCCACGAGCAACAGTGTCATCGACTGTTAGCGTAGTACGCCAGCGTGTATCGTTAACTTTAGTCCAGTTACCAGAAAGAACACCACCAGAAGCCGATAGAGAATCAGGTGCGTTAAGTAACTTCTGATCAGCACGAACTTCAACAGTGTAGTCTTCACCTTCTTGGCTTGAACGTAAACTGTTACCACCGTTAACAATAACGATTTGTGCATCAGGTACATCATCTGCTACGCTAACTTTCCAGTTAGTAGTAGCCGTTGAACCGTTAGCTTCACGAACTGCATAGATTTCTACGTTGTTCGTATCGACTTGATAACCAATAGTGTCACCGCTACGAGTAACAGTTTTAGTAGCACCGTAAGTGTTTGCATCTGCTACACTTAAACCTGCATTCGGGCGATACTCTACAGTGTCGGCATTGCTGATAGTCATAGACACATCAACGCTTTCACTTCCTTTAACTGCTTGCTGTCCAGCAGGGTAACTGTAACCAATAGCAGCAAACGTAGGCTTAACTTGCGAAACAATCATTGTGTCTGTAGAAGTGAATACATCACCCTCAGTACCTAGCAAGTTAGTAGCAACTGCACGAATCGCTAAATCACCAGAGCGGTTAGATACAGTGAACGTACCAGTAATCGCTTTGAATCCAGCACCAGCACTATCAGCAGCACCTAGAGTTAGATTCTTTTCTTGACTGCTTACACCGTAGTTAAGCAGACGTACTTCTTCTGCATCGTTTCCAACAACACCAGATAGAGTAACAGTGTCGCCTTGTTTAACTTCTGTCTGAGAGCCTGGATAAGCACCTAGATTTAGCTGCGTGATTTCAGGACCGCCAATAAGAACGTTCAGTGTACATGAAAACTCTGCACCAGTTGAACTAACAACAGTGATAGTTTGGTCAGTAACTTCTGGGTCTAAAGTCAGTTCTACGAAACCATAATAAAGACGAGGGTTATTTGGGTCTGCACTAATGTTTTCAATTAAAGCAGCTTGACCATTTACAGTAGCTTCAATAGAAGAAGCAGCCATATCAGGCTCAGCCATGAATTGAACACGTACAGTTTCAGTGTTAGTAACAGCATGATCGAGATAGAAGTCAGCAGGGATAGTATTTGGAACGTACTCTTTCAAACCAACAATGCCTTCACCTACAGGCTCTATGTCGATAATAAAAATACCACCTGCTGTTCTCAAATCCACGTACTGTTTAGGCACAGCGTGTAATGCATCTACTGGATCACCAGAGAGCGAAGCATGCCCAACAACCTTGGGGGAATGGAGTTTCATCAATATACCTCATAGTATGAGAATAATTTAACCAGTTAAATAGGAGTTATTCTAATTAACACCTAACATTAAATTAGTATGTTTGTATATTGACTTATAGATACAAAAAAGCTCACTAAGAAAGTCAAAGTGAGCTAGTCTGTTACAGTATGAAGTGAGGAACGCGTTTCTTTTTGGCTAACCGTAGTTCTAGGCTTCTGGCAGGTACTATAGCATAGTCGTGATCGCCTATAGCTATTTCATCTACTACTTCAAAGTTCATAGAATGAATGTTACTAAACTGCTTAAAGATATCAAACAATTCACAACCGTGTTCAAACACAAACTTTATTCTAGGCGTTTGGCAATCAGACCTTTTACATGCAGAGTTTCTTAGCTCTACAAACATATTCTCTAAGTATTCTGACCGTGAACGCCGTATTGATTCACTAGAGAACGCGCAAATAGTTACAAAGCTCATTCTATTTCCTCAACATTGGGTTTTCTGGTAGAGCAATACCGTAATAGCCTAGCTTTCTTTCGAGTAAAGAAATATAGAGAAGTAAGTCTGTTTCAGGGTGAGCAGACAATGCTTTTACAGTAGCTTTGCATTGATTGAGTTCTACTAGAGCAGTAATCAATTGGTTGTTACTAGATAGCGCGGCTTGTTGTAGTTCTTCTACAGACATAGTTCCGCTTTGTATTGAATCACCACGGTCTTCTAGGTTCTGTATTGTTTCAGAAGTTTCCGAAGATGACACTTTGGGTTGTTTTGACATATAGCTACTCATAATGTATGTTTTTGTTGTCTACCATCTATTTACAGTATTAGTTTAGATTAATGATACTGCCTTTAGCATTCAAGTTACCACTAGCTTTTAAATCCATAGTAGCAGAAGTACGGTCTTCTATCTTACCAGTAACTTTACGCGAGTAGCGACCTTTAATCTTTTCTTCAACATTGCCCTCTACTTCCATAGTGTAGTTACCAGTTACTTTTGTATGGTAGTTACCAGACTCACCGCCTAGTAAACCTTGGAAAGCTACTTTCTTTTGTGGATTAGCAGACAAAGAACCAAGTACAAAGTCTGGTGCATTCAACAGATAGCCGGGCACATCACCTTTGTTTCCTGTCACTATTTGTTGCAAGTTGCCAACGATTGTTTGATTCACATCACCAAGTATAGTTAAGTTAACATCGCCTGGGTTATGTAGAAACACTTCATTGGTTTTCAAATCAATAACGAATGTAGAACCATTTGGAAGCACTGTACCCTGTCTATTAGGATAGTTCTTTTCAAACTCTGGAAGTAAGTTCTGAGTATCAATAGGAACAGGACCGTAGCTTGGATTATTAGCATCGCCTTTATTTCTAAAGTATACAGCTACTTTGTTTCCACGTTTGGGAACTCCACGAAAAGAACCAGTGCGTTGTTCAACATCACCACCTCTTAGGCCGTTTGGATGAAAGTTAGTTTCGGGAATAGCCCAAGGAAGTTTGTCATCTGGAATACTATCTTGGAACACATCAAGACGAACTCTAACACGACCTAGATATTCTGGATCGTTATCATCAATTACCACACCAATATACGGCTTGTTTGGGTCTAATCCTTTTCTGTGGATTATCTTACTTAAATCTACTGTAGGTTGCATTATATGCTCCAACTCATTTGCAACAAAAAAAGGGCTACACGTTAATGCAGCCCTTTGTATTTACACTTTTATTGTACTGTGACAGCACCGACAATCAATGCAGTTACCAATACTATTAAAGATATGACTACCATCGTGACCCAGTTATTAGCCCACGAATGCCAGTACCCATCTAAGCTGACAGGTCTGTTTTGTGGGTACGGTTGGTAAGGTATACCAGCAACAATAGCTAAAACTGCTAAGAATGATAAAGCAGATAGGAATGATTGTATTTCAAAACCAAAGCCTACAAAAACTCCAATAAACATAATCAGCAAAGTACGAATAAGTACATCAACTATTGTTAGTCCAAAGTATAGTGCCATGTTATCTCCTTATGTACCTGTTCCTACAGTAGTTGTAGTAGAGCCAGGTCCGTTCAACGTAGCGTTAGCAGAAGCGCCCTCACCATTTGCACACAACAAGTCATTAACTAGAGACTCTAATTGTTGAAGTCTTCTAGCTAAATCATTTTGAGGTATAAACAACTTAGCAAGAGCTAGTCTATCAAGACAGTTTGTAGGAGGCATTGCTAAGTCCGACATTCTATCTTGAATTCTTTCGTTGAGTTGTCTACAAGTAGATTGTACTCTTGGGTTATTCAGGTACTGATCTGGTATATTACCTTTACTAGCGAGTTCGTTCACATCAGCTTGGAACTCTTTAGATAATTGGTCGATACGATTGATACGGTTTGCTACCATTCCAATTATATCACCTAGATTAGGACCGAATAAATCAAGTGCAGCCAACTCACTCGGAATGAGTTCGTTACAAAGTTCTTCCATCTTCTGTATAGCAGATTGAAATTCTCTACCAACAGCAGTAAGGTAGTCTTTGGCTTCCCCGTACTTATCTACAATTCTCTGATCTGCAAATGCTCGACCTTCTTCCTCAAAGTCATTGAGCAACTTATCTATTTTCTTTTTCTGATTTTCTACAAACTTGTTAAAGCTATCAGTTGGATTAGCTTGGGACTCAGCAGGTTCTTCGTACTCGCCTAGTTCTTTAGCTAACTGTATTTGCTCTGACTCGTTTGCTGTATCAGTTTTTACTTTTGGATTAACAGTGTTTTCCAACGTAGTCTCGTTATGAGGGTCAGTTGGGTCTACCGCTGTATCTACTTTGTTTGTTTGCTTTGGAGATACACTGCTCGTATTCTTAGACTCACTTAAAGGAGTTGAACCTGAATCAGTCACATAGCTTCGATAGAGTGTGTATATCTCGCTGTAATGATTAGAGCGAATGGCAATGATTTTATTACCGATAATGTACTTACCAGAAAACGATTCGTTTAACGACGGTTCGCCTTGATTAGCTTCTGGGTTTACATGCTCGTAATCACACACTTGCAACAAATCTAAGTTGTTGAAGTTATCACATATACCTCTAACTGTTTCAGTGAACAGCGACAAGTGACGCATATTCAAGTACTGAGCTTTGTAGTAATGCTCATGCATGTTAGAGGCTGAAAGAGGTGCAGTACCACTATCGAAGTAGTAACCAGATGTAAGACTTGTTAAGTCGATAGAGTTTTTCAAGTCCTCGTTTAAAGGCAATCCATCACCAAACACTTCTGGTTCTGACTTTTCAAACTTCAACAAGTCACCGCTTAAACTATGCTGTACATGCGTATGCCCATAGTTAGTTAGCTTGTTAAAGAATCCGCTAGTTGTATCAATACTGCTTTCACGTAAAGCGATTCGGTTTTCTTTACCAGATACATTGGATACGTTAAACATACCAACTTCGGGTTCGCGTTTAAGCTCTTGGAATAAATCATTTAGAAAGTAAGTGCTATTCCAATCTAAGCAACCTTTCATGCAGGTGGATTTACCAGAGTAAGAATGTTCCAGTATTTCTTTGATAAACTGAATCTGACTCTTACCTATGTTTCTCCAACACATAAAGTCACTAAGAGATAATCCACCCTCAGGCTGTTTAACCTCAATATTGTACTTCTTCAATATGTCTGTAATAGCAGTAGCGCTAGTGCCGTCATAAAACTCGCGTTGCGCTTCAAGTATGTATTCAGGTATATCAGGAACTAATGTAGCTCTTCGTAATAGACCTGCACTAATAGTCTCGCTCTTCACTTTACCAAGCACACGGGTTTTTATTTCCATGCTGTCACCAGTTCTATCTACTCCTTGAGATAGAACGATATCAACTTTAGTTCCGTCTACTAAGGCATAGTCACCAGTATTGAATATTGCATGAACGTCATTTAGTTCTAGAACAGCTACAGGTATTTCATAGCCAATTCCAGAGTACATTGTTAGAGATTTAAAAACATTCGACGAAGGAGGAATCTCTTGATCGTTTATTTTTATCTCTAAGAAAACACCGTTCTTTAATTCAATAGCCATTAGATAGATACCGTTCTGTTTCTGTTCAAGCTTTTAGAAAATGCTAGCACTTGGCTACTGTCAGGAATACGCAAAGTATCACCTGCTCGAATACTCATGCCGTTAGATATCCCATTGAATGCCAAAATCAAACCAAACAGTTCAACATCGTCATAGTAATCGAATGCGATTAGCTGAGGATTACTTTCTTCACTATTTGTAACAGTGTGATTAGTGTACTGAGTTATTCGATCTAAGTTTTCGTATAGCTTATTTTTTAAAGGGTCTATACCTAGTTTATCAATGTGTACGAATCGCGTTAAGTCTAATGCCATTACACACCCCATCTGTCAGTACTAAACCAAGTTTCAATATCTTCTCTCGACACTGGATAGTAAGACTCAATCTGTACGTTCATTTCTACGCTCATAGGCAAACCTGAACCATGTTCAAACATACCATCGAATGCAGCAGAAACGTTTTTGATAACACAAGGAGTCATTTGAAAGAAGTTACCTATAGTACAGGTAAATATTTTACCAGTAATAAGAGAACTCGCATCACTAGACTGTCCTTCTTTAGTATTCTTTCTATACTGTGAAATAGCTTCTGCAACTGGACTAGGACCTGGAATAAGCATACGTCCAAGCTTATCAGTTTCGGGAGTAACGAGTCTAAGCATAGCAGCCAAAGGAGTAAGTACATCTTCCTTTGAGCTTTTCCAGTTAACTAAATCGAATGGAATAGAAAGCGATAGATAGCTAGGACCTGACCATGTTTGGGGCGATAAGTATTTAAACTTCTGATTACCACCAAGAACACGACGAGTAACGCTATCTACTGCTTGTGAAATACCAGCAGCCGCAGGTAATGCTTCTGCAAGACCGTCGATCGGGTCCCAGTTATTAGCTAAGTCGATATTAAAGTCTTGTGGAACTTTGCCTTCGAATACGTCTTTACCGTCACTGCTAACGATAGTACTTTTGTACATACCATCTACATCAACTAGTGCGTTATCATCACCAGTCAATGCAGGTCCGCTTGAAGGTCTTCTAGATTCTGGTAATAGATAATTCATTACAAATACCCTAATGAAATAAGATTAAATGTACCATCGTCAACAAGTATAGGAACATTGTTCAATGACGGAACATCACGATAAGGACCAGAGCCTTGCATAGTTGGAGACTTAGCTTTACGTGCAGTAGCTTGAACTGACTTAGGCTTAGACTTCTCTTCTACTTTGGGCTGTTCAACCGTTACATTAACGTCTGGAAGTCTAGTCTGCGTATTCTCCATATTGCCAACATCTTTTTCAGGCAACACACTGCTAACCATTGGACTACTGCTTTTGATATCAGGCTCAATAGAATCTTGGTACGTGTTTTCAAAACCCTCAATGATATCGTTCTGCATATCAATCTGCTTGAAAGAAGTAACAGGCTGACCGGTAGACAAATCATATTCTCTACCACTTGGCTCAGGAGAAAAGCCGTATTTCTTTCTAACTACTTTCTCTGCATCAGTCAATGATATAGACCCGCCAGAGTTTTTATGCATAGCGATTATTTCATCTTCTACAGCATAGTAATCGGAAATATAAATACGGTTACGTCTTTCTTCTTGCTCTTTCTTCAAAGCATCAATGTTCTTAGAACGTTGGGCAAAGTGGGCATCTTCTAAAGTTCGAACAGCAGTAGAAACTTCCTCAACTGCATTACCAGAACTTTCGATAGTAGGTAAAGATTCCGTAGTTATGCTATCTACTTTTCTAGATACAACTTGACCGTTTCGTATTTTGGCACTACCATCAACAATGTTTCCAGCATCGTCCATAAGGTCAGCTTGCTTTGCAGCATCGTTAATAGACTTTTCTATTTCAGCGAATTCTCTATCTTGGAATGAAGTGTCAGGAGAAGTAGGCTTAACATCGGAGGGTGCGTCACTTGAAAACCAATCAGAAACTAAACCTTCAACAGCTTCTTCGCCGTAAACAGCACCAAGCAATCCACCAGCAATACCACCAATAGCAGTACCAAACCCGGGTATAACACTTCCAAGAGAAGCACCAAGAGCAGCACCCGCAGCGCCGCCAGCTAAAGAACCACCAGCACCAGCATATTGAATGTTCTTCTCTTCGTCTGTTAGCGTATCGTCAGTAGCAGTACCGTAAATGTCAGCACCAGCGTATAACAAACTCAGACCGGGAATTCTACCAAGACCTTTTCTGACTTTAGCCCACTTGCTTTCTTTAGGAAAGTCAGCATCTACAGGTAAAGCAGGCGTATTGATTGCAGGTGGTTTATTAGTTGGAACTACACGATCTCTAACTTGTGTGAATCTATCCGTAGCAAACTGACGAGCGTTTGGATTGAGCGCTAACGCACCCGCAGCAGCGGCAGTACCATAAGCAGCATAGTTAGATTCATCAGTCTCAGGCATAGCTAATTCTATATCGGGAGACTCTGAAACATTCTCTAACGTTGGCTGTTCGTCTTCGTCATCAGATAAGAACGGAAGTAAAGATAAGCCAGTTAGAAGCATACCTACTTTACCACCCATAGCACCACGTAACTTACTAAAGATTCCTTTCTTAGCTGGACTGTCTGGACTTGCTGGACTAGGCTTCTGCGTTGGAGCTTCATCACCTATAGGTCTAGCGTTTTGTCTTCCTTGTAGATACTTACGCGTACCAATTGTTCCAGCAACACCTGCTGCACCCAACGCTACTAATCCAGTACCAGAATCCATTACGCTTTGAACTGCTTGTGCGTTTTCTTCGCCGAGTATGTTCTCTACGATACCACCAGTAGCTTCACGCAACATCTTAAAGCCCGGTACTAGGTCTAACATAGATGTGAATATTTCTCTGATAAATGTTCCTACTTCTCGAATCATGTTACCAAACATGCCCGGCAAGCTATCAAACATATCACCAATCTTGTCATACATTATCGAACCGAGATTGTCCCAGTTATCTGTAATGTAGCTAAATCCATCTGATACCATTTGAATTAAATCGATACCAAAGAATTGTCTTAGTACATCACTAACTAACAAGAAGCCTGCACCAACTACTGTAACGATACGTAAAGCTTTACCTAGTATTCCAAGTATACCACGCGCTTTACCACCCTCACCAAATCCACCAAGAAGACCGCCAAGTCCACCCATACCAAACGGCATTTGAAAGAATGGATTACGTTGTTTTTCTTCTTGTGGAATATCTTTAGTATCAGGATTATTTACGTTTTCGCCAGCCGCTTTCTGATCTAAATCGAAGTCCCGTTCTTTGGTATACTCCAAGCTTTCTCTTTCTGTATCTCTAACATCCGTAAGTAGCTTAGAGCTTTCCATCATTACGTCTAGTTGACGTTTAGATTGGGACTCTACGGTATCTGTTAATCCATCAAGCTTGGTTTCAGTAACAGACGCAAGCTTCTCAACCGTTTCTTGTAACTCTGCATTATTCTCTACATAGTCAACAATCTCACGGGACTCTACCGAATCGTCGTAGTCTATAGACATTGATTTAGGTTCATCAACGAATGTACGTAGAACTTCTGCAATCTTTTCAGGGAAGCCCGATAAGTCGGTTCGTGCATTGCTATCATGTATACTGATAGACTCAGGGCTCATAACATTAACAAAGTCTGGATAGACTGTATAACCCTCTCCCTCTGCTGAACCATTGTGTTCCAGACCTGGAGGCATGATGACAGGGCCGCGTTGTCTTTTCTTTGGTGCTGATCTACTCGCTAGCTTATCAGCAAAATCAGTAAGGAGTTCGTGTCTATCTGCCATTTTTATTAACCAGTGAATTGCCCAGAGCGCCTCTTTGTGCTTGACGTTTCTTTTCAGCTTCTTCTTGCTTCTGCTTATCTTTGACTAATCGACTATGCCAATAGAACAGCTTCATGCTAGGAGTGTCTTCATCGAGTACAGCGCCGGGAAAGTTACCAAACAAATTGTACTGCAAGTCCATAACTTTGTCGCCGGGAAGACTAGGTAGAATACTAAACAAGTCCGGGTCTTTAACGATATCGTACTCATGATCGCATGTTCCACATTTAAGCTTGTAGTTTATGCGAGTACCATAAGGCAATGCTTTGAACTTATCAATGTTGGCACACGTTTCAAATATGTCGCCGTCCATTAATTCAAAGATTTCTAATGCATCATTTAAAGGACTGTCTATCCACATCAAGTAAGGAACAAGATGTTCTAAACTCTCGTCTTCTAATAATTCTTCGGCATCTAATAGGTCTTGAACAATAGGGAATTTGTAGCCTTTGGGAAGTTTGAAGTTTGTGGGAATGACTTCAACAGAAGAACGTACCATATAGACTATCTCGGTATTCAAACGTGAACACGTTGACCGTTCATAGCCCATACGGTGTAGTGAAGCAGAATTAAGTGTGTCGAGTTTTCCAGACTTGTCTATTCGTTTAGGGAAACCCTCTACGTGAACAACTGGATTGACACACCGCCATTCTACGGTGATAGAATTGTCAGGAAAGCTTTTCTGCTTCAACCAGAATAACAGATATTTAAAGTCAATGACTCTTAGTGTTTTAACATCAACGCTTATGTGCGTTTGAATCAAATCAACTAGAGTATGTATACTGCGGTGTCTGACGGCATTATCCAGAACACCTAAATCTCCAATCGTAAGAGGTCTAAGCTTGATAGACTTGAAAGGATAAACAGAATAGTCGGAAATAATGCCACCAACGTCTAACCAACTCATGCAGTTCTAAAGAAGCTTTTAGCGGATAACTGAATGCGCTGTCTAACTTTAGTCTTACATTTAGTACACTCGCCTACTATTGTATCACTAGGTCCGTGGGCTAGTTGTTCATTGAGTACAGCAGCTTTGTCGAATAGAACAATGTCCTGACTTCCTTGCTCTTTCAACCATTCAAGCTTTTGCATTAACGTGTTGCCCGGCTTAATCCATTGTAGCGCTGGAAGTAACTGGGTCATTGTACCGTCTTTACTCAGTCTATCGTATTCTGCAAGTAGACTAGCATTAGGCAGTGTGAATTCTTCTTCCAAGTCTTCTAGTTTGAAGCCCTCTGGAAGCCTAGCAATATCGAATGCTTCAAAAGGAAACACTTGATAGTTAGAAGTGTTACAAACGTGAGGAACTAACTTACCATCACGATTGTTTGGGTCTTCTGCGGCGCTACGTGCTTGTGGAGCAGTTAAGAACTCGCCGTTTAAAGTGTAATGATAGCCGTCACAAGTCCAGTTGAGCGATATAGGACTACTGAACGAAGTACGCAACGCAAGCAGTATATAATAAAAATCCCCAATAGTAAGGTACTTTAGGGGTATATTGATTACGCTACGCACTGCTTCAATTAAATGGTTCGCGTTATCTTTACTGACTGCCATTGATAGCATACCTAGTTCAGATATCGAAAACTTTCTAATCTCTAATGTTGGATATTTAGCTGGGTCAATAAGTAACCCACGCGATGGGAGGTCTTTAAGATTAACGTTCATATTTTCCTACAGTCGTGTTGGTATAAAAGAATCACACGCCATATTTACATTTAATCGAACCCTATCTCCACCTGTATAGTTAAGACTAAGATTCTGTATTCCCATAGGCCAAACGTTTCTGATAAGCGCTTGGTAAATAGGTATGTTTTTGTTATTGAGTAAATAGACTTTTAGATCTTTCTTGAAGAATGTAGCTGGATAGAAACCACCTGAATAAGGGTTTTGAACTATACTTTGCCAACCAAGAAAATAATCTAGTGTTCTAGCTTTTTGGTCTTCGTAAACTGTAATATCGAATGCTTGAATTTGGCTAGCGCCTGGAAACATGATATTGGTAGCAGCTATTGTAAACTGCTTTTCAGAAATCTGAGGAAAAGGTAAGCTAACCTCTTCACAATACGATATAGGTAATGTTTCTTTTCCCTCTATTGTTGGAAACGAATCGATTATCCATTTGTATTCTAGAAGAGGTCCGCGATCACCCTCTGTGCCCCTCATGACTTCATCTAATGTAATCTGTCTTACACTTGCCATAAGAGCCTCAAAGTTAAATGTCTACAACTACTATCAGATGCTTAACTTCGCCGTCCATTCGAACTGTACCAAGTTCTACATCAATGCCCGGTATCTGTTTTTCAATCTCACGTTCAAGCTCAGTAGCCCAAGAACCAAACTGACCTACTCGAAGACCGTGTTTACGTCTGTAAGAACGTAGCGTTGAAATTGCATCATAGAAATAATAAACTTCGCCCGGCAACATTTCACGCGCACGAATAAACTCAATCTTCTTCATACCATTGATACGAACATTTTTGAGTTTACGTGTTAGGTCCGTGTCTTCGCGTGGATGATTAAGCATTGTAACAGATACAGGAGTAGCACCAGCACCACGACTAGGATTAAGAGAGTTATCTTTATCTAGTCCAGCAGGAGCGCCCCGTAAGCTGTCTTTAATAGACTTACCATCTACTTTACCACGATGCGATTTAGACCGTTTTAGAATGTTCATTGCTTCACGTTCAGTAAGCTTGAACTTTGTATCGAGCGAGAATTCTTCTATCAGATAGTAATTGCCTCGTGGGGCAGGCATCAATCCATAAACATCACCACTAGCTAGTTCTAAATCATATTTTGGATTGTGGTCTAGAAACTTAGCAGGGCGTTTACCCATGAACTTATACCAAGCGCACTTTTTAACGTCAATTGGTTTAGCTGATAGACTAATAAGCATATTAATTTCTTCTTGTCTTAGGCTTTGGAATCTTTTGAAGCATTGCTTTCTTGCGCTTGTAGTCCATATATAGTTTACGAACTTCAATACGTGCTTCTGACTTTTCTTGCGAAGATGCGCGGTTTCTGCCGACACCACGAATGATATCTAAGCGGCGGATAATCTGTGAACGCAGGTTACGAACTTCACGCGTCATCTTACTGTGACGATCTTGCTTCTGCATACGTTTACGACGAGGGCCTCTACGTCTTGGAGCGCGAAACACGGCACGACGACGGTCAGTAATATTAACTCCTAAGTCAGAGTAATCTACTGAATCAGACTCAACCTCATTTGCTGGAACTAAATCACCAGCTAACATTACTAGCTTCATTTTTGTTCTCCAATAGGTGACGCCGTCCTTGGCATCAATTCAGTTTACGCTACTTTATTGTAGTCGTCGAATGAAAACTCTGCATCGTACTGTAATGCGTTAGAGCCGGTGCCTTCAAAAGCAAGCTCTGGTGCAGTCTTAGGCCATACGCCTTTGATGCGATACTCAGCAGCAGTTGAACCGTCCTGCTTGAAGATACGTAGAGTAGCATTAACTGCGTACTCGTCTTTAAATCCACCAAGCTGTGTTTTGTGATCACGACAGAAGTTAACCCACTCTTCAAGAACTGTATAAACAGAAAGTTCAGAGTTCTCAACAAAGCCAACGTTCATGCTTCCAGTAACCGTGTTCTGACCTGCGTGGCGAACAGTGTGACCGAATACTTGAACAAGAACTTCTGCAATAGTAAGTCCCGGCTTGTTAACAGAGCGGCATTGCATACGGAAAGCTTCTGTAGCATCAGTGATTTCAGAAGGCAATGAGTCGAATACAAGTTCGTAGTTATCTGACAATAACGGATCGCCAATGCTAATCGCGTTATCTAGTGTAGGCTTTGGCATAACAAAAATCCTATTAAGTGTTAGAGATAAATTCAACAGCAGCTTGTAGTTGACCTGTCTTAGGCACTACAGCATTTAAGTGAATACGCTTAGTGTATCTAGTAGGATCTAAGTACACATCGATAATCACATCCCCGTTTGCAATCGTATCGTTAGTGTTGTTACGACGATCACAAATAACTTCGTACCAGTATACACCACGACCGCGACGAACAGGTTCAAGTAACGCTTCAAGTGTTCCACGTTGCTTATCGAATAGAAGTTCATCGATAGGTTGGAATACAGCGTAGTTGTTATTGATTTTAACCGCAGCTTGAAGCATAGCAAGCATACGAACAATACCAACATCTTGTAACGCACTCTTAACCGTGTACAGGGTATCAGCACCCCACACTAAAGTTCCTTGACCAGAAATACTACGAATAATATTAATCTGGTTTTCAACTAGTGCGTTACGATGACCTTGTTTGTAGTCTTGTGCAAGTCCAAGAATACCATTAAGATATCCATTCTGAATACCAGCAGGAGCAAACCAAGGCGCTTCGTTTTCGTCAGTACGAGCATAGACAGCAGCAACATGACCGCTTGGTGGAATCTGAACATCAACACCATTTTCAGTATCACGAACAATTAAGTCAGGTCCGTAAAGAGCCGAAGTATAATCGTTAATATTAAGAACGTTACGGCGGTAATCAATAGCTGCCTGTGTTTCTTGAACTGCGCTAGGTAAATCTAGGACAGCTATACAGTCTTGACGTACACCAGCAATAGTGTTCATCTTGATTTGAATTGCAGGGTCTGAGTAACCAGCGTTAATCAAAATGTTTACGTCAATCTCTTCTGGGTCAATGAACTTGTCCCATGCTTGGATGATATCACCAGTAGTAATAGCATCACCGTTAGTTCCACCTACTAACTGACCGTTAAGCTCGTTGTTAACGTCATCACGAATACCACCACCAATAGCATTGATTAGTTGTGGCTTGTTAGTGTTAGCAAATTCTGCGTGTTGTTTATTGAAGCGAATGCGAATACGGCTTGAACGCGCATTGACAATATCTTCAATAAACATTTGCTTTCCACCAGCATCAGTCTTACGGAAACAAGTACCGACATACTCTTCCGATGCAACCGTGTTAGTACCCTCATACACTCTGAGATAAAAACTATCGCCTGATAAATCAGCAGTGTTAGGAAAGAACTCAATCCAAAGATTGTTATTCCATTCGCCTTCATCACGACCGTACACTAACATAATATCTTGTGCTGTTAATGTAACATCTGTGGGTTTATCGAATCCAGCAGACGGGTGACGAGTAGCAGAGTAATTGTTATCTGTGAAAACAACTACACCACCATACTTAGCGTTACGTGCTACGCGCAAGAAGTACAAACGGTTAGCTTCTGAAAGAAAACCTTCTGCACAATAATGAGCGACACCGAAACGCGGGTCTTTCTTTCCGAATACGTTACGGAAATCTTCATTGTCAGTTACTAGTGTTGGTACACCAATAGGACCTTTCTTAGACGCACCGACCAGAGCACCAATAGAAGTAGCTTCGGCAGTAATACGTTGAGAACGGTCATTGATTTGGGTGTACACACCTGCTGACGTACTATTAGTAGCAAGCATTTATTTACTCCTATTTAACTCTAAGTCAATAGTGTTAAATTACAAATCAAGCGTAGGAAATCTTGATGGTTTGTTCTATGTCAGTACGAATAGTCAATCGACCGTTGTACGAACCCGGAAAGCAGAACATTCGTTTCACATTAAACGTGATAGAATTCATCAAAGAGGAATCGCCGAAGTCTACTTTAAATGCGTGTGGAGCTTCAATTAAACAGAAGTGCTTTTGTTCGTACTCTGGTATTAAATGAAACTGCGTGGGAGTTACCAAGACAGACTGCGATATAAAGGCATCGCTATGTGGAACTAATGCACTAGTACTTTGATTAGCTAGAACAGCCCGTGAATAGTGGGTTGCTTTAGTTACAGCAAAGTCAAACACAAACGTAGAACCAACGCCCTTAGTCTTAGTCAGTCGAGAGTTAATCTTCATCGGTATGTTGGTCGTCATCATCCAACTCCATTCTGTAGGTTATCTCACCTTCGTTGTTAAGTTTAGCAACATCTTTGTGAGTACCTATCTTACCATCTACACGAAAAGGAAGTTCTACACTAAATGTGCCTGGACTGTTTTCATCTTCAAGGACAGCTTCTGGAAAAGTAGCAGACAGACTTTCAGTATAGATTCTTGTAACGAAAGGAATCCCTTTCCCTATAGGTAAATTAACTTTTACGTTAAGAGATTCAGTACCTACCATAATTAGATAGCGTTCAATCAACGACAAAGCATCTTGAATATTGTTAGTCGAATACTTCAACTGACAATCCAATGTAGCTTTAAAGAAGTAACCCATAGAGTAGGACGTATTAGAAGTTCCACCAGCATAAGCAGAACCGTGTCTACGCAATAACTTTACGTTACCATACTCTTTAGTCATTTCAATCGATGAAACTTTCCAATACTGATAAGGGTACTTTGTGCCGTCGATATTTCTATCGTTACGAACAGCGCCTTTATAGTCGTCATCAGTTACTAAAGGAAATACATCAAATTTAAAACGATTTGTGAATGCCGTCTTTACCGCCTGCATAGTTGCATACAGTGGGGCATTTGTTTGCTTAGCTGAGCCAAGTAAATCATTGTATCTAGACATTAGCGACCTTGAAACAAAAAAGCCCCATGCAAAAGCCAGAAGTTCCGACAATTGACACAGGGCTTTATTTTATTTTCGTGTTTTGAAACTAACACGTAATGGAGACTTGATAGCCGAAGAAGCCGTAACTTCTATTTCTTCATCTTCATCAAATGATTGAGAGCGATAATCATCAAAACTTTCTACATCATCACGCATACTTTTACGACGGTTAGCAACGTTCATAGAAGAGAGTGCCTCTTCAATAGAGTTGCTAATGGAATCAAGAGTAGTATCAGTGTTAGCCAAGCTTTCAGCAAGAACAGGTCCTGTATAACTGCCTTCCACTAATGAGTCAATAAACGCATTAGAGTCGCTCGATGCCATTGCTAACGTAAATAGCTTTGCAAAATTGGAGAAGTCTTTTTGATTGAACGCAATACAAGATAAAGCAACCAAGTCTTTCGCACTATTATCTTTCATGCCCTATCTCCGTAGAAAAGGTGGTGGAAGCGTTAACTACCACCGAGTTAAACTAAAAGCTTATACTCGTTGACCTTTTGCTACAGAGCGAACGTTTGCAAGAACGAACGAGAACGTTTCAGCAATTAACCAACCTTTGTCAGTTGCGCCTTGGTTCGCACCATCAGTAGGAGTAGAACGTACACCGCGAGTAGTGTAAACGCCGTGGTTTTCAGGAGAAGATACAACGTAGATTTCGCCTTTATCAAGAACGCGTTGGTTCTGAGCGCGGAAACCGTCAGTCATAAGTTCTAGTCCAACTAGTGTACCGATTTTACCGTTAACAACTAGGTCGAACTTGCTTACTGGATCAAGGAATGAGCTGAACTCAGGGTTACCGATAATGTCTTTCCAGAAGTCATTAGAGATAATCGCTTTGTTAGCAGACAAGTTCCAGTCAGTAACCTGTTCTTGCATTGACGCAAGCATCTTAGGTGTAAGTTCACCAGAGATATAAGTAAGATCGTTTGCACGACCTACAGTGCGGTCAGCAGCGCGTTTCCAGATACGGTCTTCGCCAGTCATGATAGCTTCCATTGCTTGATCGCGGATATCGCGAAGCAGGTCGCCAGATGATTGGTCAAGTTCCATTTGAGATACGCGAACGTTTGACTTAACTTCGTATTCAGATGGACGGAACTGACGATCACGAATCAGTTGATAACCCATTTGAGTTGGTGAAGTTGAGATAACCGCTTGCACTTCGTGGCGTGGCATATAAACGTTAGGGAATTCACCTTGACGTAGAGTTTTACCAACCGCTAAGTTACGCATAAAGCCAGCGCGTGAAGCTTGCTCAGAAATTTCGTCAGCTACAGCAGCACCTAGTGCAGCCCAGTCTTCAAGAGACGCGTTAGCTTGTGCAACTAGCTCCGCTTCTTGACGAGAGATTTCTTCTGATGGAACATGTTCTTGCTTGATTTCGCCAGAAGCCGACATGCTCATGATCGTACTAATAGCTTCTAGTAGCTCGCCTTTATCGTGCGCGTTAATTTCGCCGTTAGAAGAAAGAGCAGATAAGCCGGAACCCGGCAGTTTCAAAGCTTCGATAGGATCGCCGTTCGCCAGTACATGACGGAAGTTACGTGCGTTAGATTTGTTCATGGTTTAATTACTCCAGATTCGTTTCACAATTACTGCAAAGATTAAATAACTGATTCCAGTACTAGGAAAGCAGAAGAACTGGTTGGTGCTTCTGACACAACCCAGTTGGTTAATACGGTTCCGTCACCGCCAACAGTAAGATTACCATCAGCGCCAAGGCTTGGATGTACTGCGCTAGCCCAATCAACAGTTACGTCGAAGTTTGAGATAGTAAGCTTAGTTGCAGTAATAACGCGACCAACGATACCCATTTCAGCAGAAGGGTTACCACCGATAGGACCTTCACCATGAATAAGACGAGATTCAGCAACAGTAGGCTCGTAAGTAGATTGTACTTTAACTGCTTTGCCTTTGTCAGCATCGTTGAAGTAAAGAGTATCACCGTCAACAGCAACTTCACCGGCATTAGCAGGAGCAGAAGAACCAACAGACACTTTAGAAGAGTCAACAGCAGTACCGTCTAGGAAGATAGCGAAGTTGCTTTGATCAAGTTTTTGACCAGCAACAAATTTACCTTGGTCAGACACTGTGCCTTCAGTGATGAAAGGAAGCATACCAGGTGGCATTGCGCGGCTGATTGAGAAACCAGCGAAAACTTCTGAGTCATCAGCACCAGTAGAAAGACCAAGCTTAGTCTTACCGTCGTGCTTTTTGAATACAAGAGCCATACCTTCATCAGTGATAGGCTCGCCTGGAACGTAGTCACCTTCGGAAGTTTTTACGAACAAAGTATTTGCGTAATTAATCATTTGGAAATTCTCCGATTACAGATTTGATATCTTAGCGTGGCAGATTTTTCAGCAGGCCAGCCGCGCGATTTTTGAAATCACCTGAAGCTACGCTAGACTGTGAAGTCATTGCACTAGATTCAGATTGTGGTTTACTCGCTACAGTGCGTGGCTGCAAGCGATTTTCGAAAGTGCTTGAAGTAGAAGCAGTGCCGTCTTTACGTGCGTAAGAAGCAGAAGCTACCATACGAGAAATTTCGTTTTGGGTTTCCGCAGGCTTCTTAACAAGTTCAACAGCTTGTTCTACTAGCATACTATTAAGGGTATCAGCGTTAGCTTCAAACACGTTGTCAACTAATTGACGAGCGTTTTCAACACCAGATGCCTTAAGAGTGTTTGCTAAGCTATCAATGATTGGGTTTGATTTACCATTGAATACACCACGGTTAATACCCATCATAGCTGTAGCCAGAGCAGCAGTGAAACGTTCAACTACAGTAGCGTCACGTTCTTCCTGTGCAGAAGCATAAGCTTCAACTTTAGCTTGGGCGTCTGCGGCAACTGAACGTTCAACTACGGTTTGCATAGTATGTTCGTCAAATGCGATAGACTCAAAGCCAAATTCACGTAGACCTTCCGATACACCGTTAGAAGCGATAGACTTCATAACAGCAGAAGCGAAGCTTTGTGAGCGGAAGATTTCTTTAACCGTGCCTTCAACGTTAGACTCTGATGCAACAGCAATAGGCGTAGCGCTATGCATTGCAATCCAGCGGTTTTCGCCAGCAACAGTTGCAGCATTAACTAGAGCAATCTTGTCTGCTTCCAGACCGTTTTCGCTTGCGTATGCTACCGCTTCCATAACGTCTAAAGAAACCGTTACTTCGGCAACAGATGAATCAGATTCAACATCTTCTTCTTCTTCATCTTCAAGACCGTCTACGTCATCCGAATCTTCTTCATCTTCGTCATCTTCGTAAATGTCTTCTTCGTCGTCGCCTTCGTCTTCTTCATCGTCTTCAAGGTCGTCGTCTTCAAGGTCGTCGTCTTCAACGTCATCGTCGTCAGAGCTTGATACGATAGTAAGGTCGTCTAGGTCGTCGTCTTCATCGTCAAAGAGGTCGTCGTCTTCTAGATCGGCTTCGATTTCGTCTAACTCAGAATCTTCATCATCGAAGATATCATCGTCTTCCATCATTCCGGCGTCCATTTCAAGTACAGACTGTTCCAGTTCTTGAATATCTTCTGGGTCAACAACCGCAGACGAGCAAGACGGACAAACTGTAATGTCTTCACTTGAAGCAATAATGTGCATACCGCATTCTTCCGAATCAACACACTGGAAGTAGTGAGCTTCGTTGCCGTATTTGCTAGACAATGATTTAAGTACTGAGCTATCAGATTCAATGTCTTGTGCAGTTACGTCTTCGCCGTAGAACGGGCTGAACTTCACGTTATCGCTACTGTTAGAAATAAATGATACATTAGTACCATCAACGTATGATAAAGCAGGTTCGTGACCTTGAGCAATCGCGATAAAGTCTTGCTGCGCTTCTTCCATAGAAGAGGCTACAACGACAATACCTTGGCTGCCGCTAAGCTCACTGTAGTCGCTTGATTCAGATTCGAACTCTTCTTCAACGTCTGCTTCAAAATCAACATGAGCGTTACAAGAAGGGCAGTTAGAAACTGATTCGCAAGAGTCCGCAATGATATGAGTAGAGCATTCACTACACATAGCGTATTCTACAACTACCTTATCGTCGGGGTCAGCACTGGAAGTTACTTCGAGATCAGTATCCACTACATTCATGGTTTCACCACCGTCGCGAAGTGGATTCAAGAAAGTATTTCCTGAGCCTGCGACAGTAGCTAGTGCGAAAGAGTTATCACTAGAAGCGAGTACTTCTAAGCTTTCTCCAAGCGCAACCTTGGCGTAGTTACGGATAGCTTCATCCCGAGAACTAGCAGTAACAACAATACCAGCGAAAGAAGGTTGCTGGGTTTTCTGTTTTACTGTCATTTCAAATTCTCCTAGGAGTCGTTAATGATACAAAGATGCAATCTTACGCATAAGAGCGAAATACAACTGCTCTTTGCATAGTATAAAATTAAGTGAAAACAAGAATTATAGGTGAGGTTTTGAGGTGTTATTTTCAGATATTTTTCAATGAATTTTGGAGATATTTTTAGAGGAAAATAGAGGAATTTTAGAAATAAAAAAGCCCCGAATTAACGAGGCTTTTTCCGTACTAAGAACAAAATTAATCGTGAAAGAAAATAGCAGCTTTAGAACCATTTCTATCGAATACGTTTATATGGATACGTCCCGCATTTGGTAAAACGCCTTCATACGTAGTACCCGCTACACCGTCCATACGTTTAGACTTTAGATTCGATCCTATCTTAGTTAAGAGTTTTGAAACTGCATTTTTAGTTACGTTAGTACTATAACCTTTATTGCCTTGAACATCATGTCTTTTTAAAGGAGATCCTTTAATCTTATGTTCTTTCAAAAAACTATTAGCTCTTTTGTCAGAGGACTCAGATGAAGAGCTACCTCCGCTACTGTTTTCTTCAATATCAGAAAGTGCATCTTGTACCGTAGATTTATCTTTGAATATAAGATTCATGAACTTTTTAAGAGAATCTTTATCTCCATACGTGTTCATTCTTTCTTCGTTGAAATCTGGATCGCGACCTGCGAACTCTAACTTAACACCTGCTTGATTTGCCATATCTAACAAATCTTCGGCAGTAGTTCCGTAGTCATCTTCCATGTGTGTAAGTTTGCCGTTTTTGACCGTAGCGTCTATCAAAGTTTCGTACTTATGAGAAGCATTCTTTATGTCTGCTTTTGTCGCATAAGCTCCGCTCGATTTTTTCGGCTTACTTACTTTTTTGCTGTTGTAGCCTTTTTTAGAGTAGAAGTATCTAAGTCATCAGAAAGTACATCTTTAAAGAACTTTTTAAGGTCTTCTGGCTCACCATGTAACTGCACATCAGCAGCACCAGCACCAGGTCCAGATTCTTCAATAACTTCTAAACCTATATTGTGCTTCTTCATACCGTTTAGCAGTTCTTTAGTATCTGCATCACGAGTGTCTAACTTGCCACCGTCTTTAAATCCAAGAGACAAGTCCATACCTATTTTACTAGGTCCTCTTTTATTTAGCACTTGTGCTTGGGTTAGAGGCTTTTTTGCAGTAGTTTCCTTTTTAGCTGGTGCAGCTTTGGTCGCTGGTGCAGGTACGTCTTCAGGCTTCTTGTACTTAAAGCCTAAGTCTTTGATTTTATCCATTAGAGCTTTTTGCTCTTTCAAGATTTTATCTTTAGCCGCAGGAGTCTTAGCAGATGCCAAACGCGCTGTACGAGTAGCTAACTGTTTGAACAACGGATTAGCTTTCTTCATTACTTCTGGATCTTTCAGAAGCTTTGCATTACCGCCGCGTGGTGCTTTAGCTGGGGCTTTAGCAGGTTTCTTACCACCGGCCTTATCGCCTTTCTCACGAGCAACAGCATCTTTGATTGCGTTTTCCATTTTCTCAACGTACTCAGGACGCAACTTACGATTCATCGCTTTAGCTTTCATCTTGAAGAACTTGAATTCTTCTTTTAGATCTTCACTGCCACGTTTATGTGCGTTAGCGCCTGGGCGACGGAAGTTACTTGGAGTCTTTGGTACACCCGGAGAGTTAGGACCTAACTTCTTACCAGCAGGTGCTTTAGCTGGGGTCTTACCAGTTTGCTTTGGATCTTTGTTTGCATTCTTATCGCCGCCAGTGATTACACTAAAGATACGACGAGCAGACATACGCGGACCGAGATACTGACGAGTAAGACGACCACCATTTGCAGGCTGCTTAAATACATGCCAACCTGGGGCAATCATGTTTGGTGCGCGTTTCTTACGACCCATTTGAACACCAGCACCTTGACCGCCAGTACCTTTCTTAGGTTGTGCAGAAAGCATTTCAAGAGTACCCATATCGATAACGGTATCTTCCATTGCTTCTGCTTCGATAGAAAGATCCATTTCGTCTTCATGATAATCTTCTGTACCGTAGAACGGAGTTGAAGAAATAGATTCCATATCACGCAATGCAAAAATCTTTTGCTTCATTGAAGGCATGTACTTAACTTCTTTTGCAACGCGAAGTAGTACAATAGTTTCTTTCTTGGTTTTAAGAACGTAACGCCCAGGCTGCTTGTGTACAATACGCGGAGCAGGACGAATTTGCTTTAAAGCATCTTGTAAAGTCTTTGGAACTTCAACAGCCTTTTTGGCAGGTTTTTTACCACCAGCACGAGGTGCGCTTAGAGATTCAAACGTAATATTAATAGACATAAGTGATTCCTTGTTGTTTCACTCTTTAAAATTAGAACTATCTGTTTTCTAAACTAGGTTAAAATTAACCAAATCGCGTTCCAACAAATTTACCATTCCTATAAAGAGGTTTAGAAGCTTTTGGATCAAGCATACCAAGCTGAAATTCTTTGGTAGCATATTCACCACCACCAGGAGCGTGGTAATCTAAAAGGAATTTAAGAACGTTATCCTTTGAGCCGTGTACAGAAATCACCGAATCGCCACCAGGACCATAACCTGAATCCCAATTCTCAAAGCGGAAACTTACTTTGAATTTGTTAAATATGTCTAACTGCTCTTCAAGTTCAATCAATGCGCTATCGTAAGCTTCTTGGTCATCAGCAGAATCAGGCAAAGTTATAGGTCTAGCTACTTTAAACTGTGAGCCCGTAAGATTTTCTATTGCAGATAACACATCGCCTATTGGCTGCACAACTAAGATAGTAGAATGGGCTTCACCTCCAGCAGTACCTGTATTACCAATTAGCTTTTGTGCTTGTGCAAGTTTACGTGCAACTCTCTTATAAGTGGAAGATCTTGCGCTAATGCTAGACAAGTTGATTGTTATATTCATAAAGTTTCCTATATAGTTTCGTACAGACGTTTGAGACCGTTCATCTTGCCGGGATAGCCTTTGCGCTGTAGCAAGTTAAAGAAGTCTACCGGTTTCATTTCATGTAACGGGTTACTATCTCTAGCAGTACCACGCGGGTGGATGTAGTCTTTAACAAAATCATCAAATTCGATTTCGTATTCTACACTGTCTTCAACAAACTCTAGGAACTGTGCCCAAAGTTTATCTTCATCAGGCGTGTTCAAGTCTACAAGTTCGTATCTATCTACGTCACGCGCCGGTAGCTCTTTAGGATAAGCTAGTATGCCGTGTCTGTAGTTACGTGAATCACGAATACCAGCAAAGCGTTTATCTTTTGCAGCATTCTCTGCATCAATAAATTCTACTGGCTGTGGATTAGTAGGTTGAGCGCCGATTGAATATGGACGGAATTTCAATCCATAGTAAAACTTCTGCGGCGCGCTTAATGAGATAAAGATTTCCATTATACGTCTTTGCCTTCTTCTGCAAGCTTAACCATCTTCTCAATAGTTACAGGCATACGGGTTTCCAGTTTGCTGTAGTAGTCTTTCAAGATAAGAGGGTCAATGTAGTTAGCAATAGCTGTAGCTACTGTAAGTTTACCATTAGCAAAGTGACCAAGGTCTTTAGCTACTTTAAGAAGTGCTTTCTTCAACCATTCGTTAACCTGCTTAGCATCAGGCTTACGCTGTCTTTCGTAAAGAGGGCACTTATCAATAATGCTCTTTGCTAAACGTGTTCCACGTAAAGTACGGAATTTGTGAACTGTTACTTTTGGAGGCATACCTATTTCACGTAGATATTTGTTAACTACGTTTGCAGATATTGGACGACCGTTAAAAGTAATTAGTCTGTCTTTACGTACTTTAGGTTTGCGTTTTCCTTTTTCCAAAATGTTATCTTTGGCTAAAGTATCTAACATTTCAATCAAAAGGCGTTGATTGGGATTAGAAGTAACAAGTCTATGTCTTTGCTCTTGGCTCTTCTTGCCTGGATACTTCAACTCACGATTGCTACCCTTCTTGTAGTAGTGTCCCACTTGAAGAGTAGTAATACCGTATGTAGGTTTACCATCAGTAGAGTTACTAGCACCACCTATTCGTCCGTAAGTCTGGTATACTAACTCGCACACACCAGCAATAACACCAGTACGAGTAGTAATGCCTTCAGATTTGAAAGTGTCTAACCAACGCTTACGAATACCATTTGCTTTCTTATCGAATACAGCAACAGCCGCAAACTTCTCTGCAACACCAGCAGCTTTGTGTTCAACAGTGTATATGTTTGACCAGCCTTGAGCCATAGGTGCTTTAGTCTGACAAACGTATCCATCGTCTTTCTTTGGATTGTAATTCGGATTCATCTGTACTTCACCGACAGGCGTACCATTTAGCATCTTGCCTTGTACAGTGTAGTACTTCATCTTATCGTCAATGTATCCAACGAAGCCTTCTGGAATTGGGTGTCTGCGAATACCAGCAGCTTTGATTTCGTCTATAACAGTGCGTACACCAAGATAAGGTTTACCGCTTTGTCTAACGAGATTCATTACAAAGTTTTTGGGAATTGCATTAAGCTCACGCTTTAGACGATTGTATTCTTTTAGCTTTGCAGTGTCTTTGTATTTCTTACGGGTGTCAGCATCAATGTCGATATCCAAACCACCCATAGAAGATGTAAGACGTTTAAGCTTTGTTTCTAATTCGTCTTGATCACCTAACTCAACCGAGAAGTGTCGAGCAATAGATGTATCGTTTAAATCAGACACAAGCACTGTAAGCTTGTCTAAGGCATTTTTTCTAGTAGTCTCGTCTTTACTGTTTACCACAGTATTGAACTTACGAATGACTTCTAGTTGCGCCCTTGAAACCGCATGTTCATTTGCGATAGATTCTTTCATTGCTTGGCGAATAGAGTATGAAAGATTAGTAGCGAGTTGCAACATATTCTCGCTGTCCCATATTAGGTACCCATCTTTCAAGTACTCCACCAACTCTTCAAATGATTCTTCATCTATATCAAAGGCGTGAACGAATTTGATTGCGTTGCTATACCAATCATCTAGATTAGCATAAACGTCAAGGGGCATCTTAAACCCCTTTTGTTCTGAGAATGCTACCATTGCTAAGATTTTTACAAAGCTATTAGCAACAGCAGGATTTACTCTGGAAAGTGATATTAACATAGTTAACCTTATACGCCGATGTTAGCAGCGTCTATCCAACTTATAGCTTGCTCTTTGGACTCGAAAATTCTAAAATCAATATCAGAATTATCAAAGATTCGAGTCAACTGCGCTCTTGGAAGAGCTTTTAATGAAGGGCGAAACACAACTGCGACTTTACAAACGTTTCCGGTCAATGTACTAATCCAGTGGTGGAATCGCAAGAACTCTTGAAACTTACTTTCTGCCTCTGGAGTTGAAACTGTCTGGTCACTTACGTCTATCAAGTACTTCCAATATAATGAACGGTCACAGGAAAGGATGCGATTGATTGCTTCTATAACACCAGACGCATTATCAATAGAAAAAGGACCGATAAGAATAACATTAATTGTCAGATCGTCTTGTACCACAGCGTAGGTGCCTTTAGGACAGCTTATTGCTTTCTTGTCCATCTGATCTGCCATAAGCGCCTCATATAATTAAACTGAGTCATAACTTCCTGTATAGTTTCCGTCTTTTAGATAACGATTAACAAAATATTTCTCAGCTATCTCCCATCCGATAGGAGTACTAAATCCACGAGCGCTTCTACCATGTACCATCGCTTCACAGAGAATAGCAAAGGCTTCGTCCCACCACGGATATGAATAACCCGGATGATTGAATTGGTCTTTGTGTAACTTCTTAGCCGCAATCTGACGTTTGAACATAATAAGGTCACTGTTTCTAACTACGTTCTTTAACGCATAGTGAGCTAGTTCGTGAGTAAGTACTTGGGCAAGAAGTTCGACTGTAATTGAACCAAACAAACGTTGAAGCTGAGGTGGATCAATTACTATATAGATATCTTTGTTAGCTTTAGTTCGGTCTGTTTGAGTAACAATACTTGTACCAAAGTTAGGACCGACAGCTATCTTAATAGGAAACTTGAAAGGGATGCGCGTTCCCAAATAACCTAACGACTTCTCAACCATATCGTACATGGAATCAGAAGGTGGCATTACTGAACTACGTAAAGACGGAAACATTTTAGGTTTATCCAGTCTAACGAAGTTCACAGGTTGAGACCCTGGAATTTTTCCATGAGCTTTGTCTGGGTCTTCTCTTTTTATCTTAACGACAGCAGGCTTTAAATCAGGTACAGAATCCAATTCAGAGAAAGAATCTTTGAACGTAGACTTACCGGGCTTAACACTTCTACCGTCAATCTTACCCATATAAGGCTTGCTGTTTTCAACCATCATTTCAGCATCTTTCTCAGAGATAGGAACGAATGTATTCATATCTTGAGTTATTACTAGGCTGCCTTTATTTGGTGCAATGCAATACACTGCACGAGTTGGAATCGTAACTTTAGAATTAGGTCCGTCAAATTCCATCGGCGAACCTAAATGTCTAAACCACGAACCGACAGATAGTACGTCAATCTTCATGGTATTTCCTATTTACACTCTATCAACGTAAGCACCGTTACCTGTAGCAGAACTATAATCTCGTGCTTCGCGTTCAGCTTCTTGTTTAGTTCCAGGTTGTCTCATAAGCTTAGTGCCGTTATGGTTGTAAGCCATGTAACTAGAATCTCTATTATTAGAAATTCTTGCCACCCGCTCTCTTCTAATAGAACGAAGAGTTTCAATATCTTTTGGCGGTTGCTTTTTACCAGAAGAATTAGTCTGGTAACCTTTCAGAGGTTTGATAAGTTTCAGTGCAGCAATGATAGTAGGAAACTGTTTAGCAACTGACAGCTTTTTAACAGCGCTTTTTACGTTAATGCTGGCTTTAGCATTGGTAAACTTTTCTACGCGCTCAGGATCAGCAGATTTTAAGAATCCTAAGAGCGCATCGAGACCTGCAGTATCGACTATCTTTTCTTTGCTGTACATTTCAAGAGTGGGCAATACTTTCTTTGCGTTCTTGCCGAAAAGTATTTCAGCGTTTGCCATTTGTTTTTTAGTAGCAGATTCGCTACGAATGTTTAAGTTAATTTTCATGGTATTTCCTGTTACTCATATACAAGCTTGCCTAACCCAAAAGCAAGTCTCGCTAGAGAGTTTAAATCTTAGGCAAATTTCTTTAGCTTAGCATTGATTGCTTTCAAATCTCTTTTTGCATCACCGCTAGGTTTGATTTCAATAGTCTCGTCCCCACCTCGCATTATGTTGTAAGCTACGATAGAGATTAAGTATCCATCAGAGCGAGGAAGAGAATAGTTGGCATCGCGTACATCAGACTTTTCAGGATAGCTAGAAATAGTTACAGAGTAATTGCCTACCGTTTTAGCCAAGTAGTTAGCTTCTTCAAAATCCCAACCATCCTTTAATAGAGATTGAGTAAGTTCAGGTAATTTACTCACTGGAAGAGAATTCCCGGTCGGTCTGTTAGGACTGTACGCTCTGTCGTAAGTGTAAGTACCATTATACATCGTACCTCGTGCGTCTTCTGAGTAGCCTTTAGAGGTTGCAGACATTGATTGTAAATCGATAGTAAGTTGCATAGTCATTTCCTGTTTAAATCAAGTAGAAGTTGTAAGCGTACTATATCATAAACACTATACAACTTCTTTTGTGTTTTGTCCTGCTATATTAAAATTATATATAATATAGGTATTTGGGCTATCTCATAATACTCATTACTTGGTCTGGATTATGATGATTGGCAACGTAAGCTGGATCTTCTACCGCGCTATTCTCAAACCCTGTAATGTTGTGTAAGTAACGATAGACCAGACGATTGTTTTCTAAGTATGTAGGTTTATTAACTACAGTGTGAGAACAAACACGGCGTAAGTTTTCTTTATATACCGTATGACCGCAGAACGCACAAGTATAAGCTTGATACCACATACCAATGCTGTAAGTATTCAAGTCGTGGGTAAGAATACGATTAGCAAGCACAGGGTCTTTAGTTCTATCAAATGCAAGCAACTGAATGATACGCGCATGATTGCCTATAAAGTTAGGCATAGACTTCATGTACACATCTAAGATAACACCTTTAGCTTTGGTAATATCTTTGTTGTCGTGTTCTTGGTGAGTAGGTTTACCTTTCCAAGTTTTATAAGCTAACATTCCCAAGTCTGGACGGAAACGCAATGCTTCGGCAGTAGATAGACAGTCACCATTTGTGTTTGGTATATCTGTAATAACCGCAGGAACAGGCACCATTACGTAGTCACGCAAGTTAGGACTGATTTGATAATGCTCAGCAGCCATAGGTAGCCAAGCGTTTGCATCGATATCAATATTATCAGAAGCACCAGTAATACTAGGCTTTAGTGTCACGCGATTAGACTTACCAACATCTTTTAGTTCAGTAGGTTGTGCGGCAATATTTCTTTGAGAGATATCAAACGAAGAACTCATAAAGCTATTTTCTTCATTTGGTATCATTACGTTTTCTAAATCAATCTTCATGACCTACCTCGTAAAACATATATCGTTAGAGTGAATCGAATAGATTCCTTTGCTTACTCTGTGACTTCTTACATCACCTACATCAGCATCGGAGCAGTATCTACAATACGCTTTCACAATATGCTCGTTAGGTTTTTTAATACGCTTTGCTTCGAATACGCTTTGGTAAACAAGGCGTGAGTTGTTTCTACCGTTGTCATCTGCAATGTAGTAGCCGACAACTTCTTCAAATTCTGGAAGTTGAAGAACAAGCTTTTCCAGTCTAGCAATGAAAGAGCGAATAGGCTGAATGCCGTCCATAGAGAATCTACTTAAAGCAGTGTTAACTTTCTTAATAGACTCAGTAATGTTATACAGACCTTTTTCGTCTAACTCACTAGGAAAGCGGATAAGTCCTTTGTACAAGAAGTTTAATTCCGCTGCAAGAGTTCTAAATGTTTCTTGGTCAACAATATCCATACGGCGTTTGGTATGCGTACCGTCATTGAACTTTTGTTGGGTTTGCTTATCAACAATCTTTATTAAAGATGCTGTTTTACGAATAGCCCAAGGAAGAATAAAACTATTAGCTAGCTTTCTATATGGGTATTCTCGGTCATTAGTTACGTTTAGCTTTATATTGTCAAAGCTTGGTAAGTTACTCATAGGTAATCCTTATTCAAGTTATGCTTTATCCAGAGTTTGCATTCATCATACGTCTGACGTATTGGATTGAATAAAACAACTCGATTAGATTTTACGATTGTGTAAGGCTTGGTGTCTTGTCTACCAGTATGAAAAGAAGATTCTGAAAACCCTTCATAGAGCTTAGCTTTCCAACTACGACGACTCTTACCGTTACCGTCAATTTCAGGGTCAGACTCGATACAGCCAATAATACGATTATCGAACATAACGTCAAATCGTGTACGTTCTTTAGAGTCTAGACGTTTTTGCTTAGGACATACTCGAAAAGAAATACGAGGAGTAACGGCTGAATCAGATTCTAGTCCGTCTATTGTGTCAAGCTCTAAAGGAACTTGTTCTTCCTCAGGCTCTTCTTCCATTTCTTTCTCTAGCTCTTCCTCAGTAGGCAAAAAGCCCTCTTCAATCATTTCTTGAATGGCTTGAATTTTGGCAATCTTTACTGATAGTACCTCTAAGTCCAAGTCTTTAAACCAATCAGAAAACAAATTAATGAAAGTTTCTAAAGTGTCCTTAACTTCAGGCGGCTCATAGTCTTCGTCTTCGTCTTCTGGCTCTTCTTCCTCAGAAACCTCGTCAGCCATTTCGTCTATATCATCTTCATTCGATAGAGATACAAACCTTTTGGATGCAAGGGAATCTAGAAATAATTCAAGCTCTGTTTTGTAGTCGTTAACGCTGGTGGATTTGCGGGCAGCACTTACACTACTTAAACCGTTACCATCCATGTAGCGTTTAATTTCTTTATAGTTGGTAGGACCCAAGAAAGCACCAAGTACAGTATCGACTAAACGATTGCTGGTCTTAGACAATCCTTTTTGACCTACAATGTTTTCAGTAATAGACTTTAGAACTTGCGTAGCTAACTTAGCGCCTTCCATTTCTTCTTTAGGTGCACCTTTAGCTTTGAACTTACCTTGCGCGAAAGTCTTGGTAAATGATAGGAAGTTTTTATTTCCTTGGGGCGAGAACTTGTTAGCTACTACGTCTTTGATACGCGGTATGTTACGTCTAAACTTGGAATAGTTTTCTTGTATATCTTGTTTGACTGAATACTTGTTTTGAAAAACGCGCTCGTCAATAGCTCTGTCCGTAATAGCCTGTTTAGCTCTGGCTCGTCTACTTAACTTAACGGGTTCTTTTACTTCTGGCTTTGATGGTAGCGCAGGTTTTGCTTGCTTTCTTTCTGCCTTAGGAAGCTGAATTTCTTTACGCTTAGCTTTAGAAGAATTATCCAGTGATAGAGTTCCAGCCCTAACACCTTGTGCATACTTGCTCTTTGGATGCGCTTCAATATAAGCTTTGCGAGTAGCTGGCGAAGCTTTCTTCCACCAGCCTGCTTCTTCGGCAGATAAACTAGTTATGCCGTAATCCATAATTAACTCAACATTGAAATAACGTTTCGTAAAATTTCAGCTTCGGGTATCTTGTACTTTTCAGATACTTGAGCTAAAGACTGAGTAAGCTTTTCTTTCACTTCATTAGAGGCAAGAGAAAGGTCTTTCTTTCGTTCACGATCTAAAGCTTTGTTCGTATTTTTGATAAACGTAGGTGCTAGTGAGTTTAACACTCTTTCTATATCACCGATTTCAAGTTTACCAATATTGTACTCTTCGCGAAAAGCTACTATGTCTCGGTTGTTGCCTTTGATCATATTCTTAGTAAAAGTAATAATCTCTTCTGGCTTTAGCTTGGAAGTAGCTGTAATTTCAGATATCTCACCTAGAGCCTTCTTTGCGGCATGAATGTTTCCATCAATAGCACTTTTTGCAAATTTTATTACATTTTTGATTAGCACACTAGAGCTTGCTAAAGAGGTTAAAGGTACACTTACTTTCATTTCGTTTGTCTCTGCATAGAAGCTAGCCAATGTATGTTCTCAGATATACGAACAAGGTCTTCTTGTGGAACATACTGTTTAAATTCCATAATAAGATGTGCGTAAGATCTGGCAGCACCTTCGTAGTCACCTAGTTCACTACGAGCCTTACCGTTCAAGTCATACGCTTGCCATAGCAATTCGTTGTTCTTGTTATAAATTACATTCTTAGACTTGTTGAGGGCTGCTCCCATCATTCTATCAGTCCAGAATAGAATACCTATTGCATCATCTTTGTAGTAATGAGAATAGGCTAAGTACAACATTACTTCTATGTGATTTATATCTAAGGCAAGTGCTTTATAAAGAGTAGATTCATTATCTATACCTAACTGCCTTTCTGCAAAAGACCGTAGTATGTAAGAATCAATCATTTGTGCAGTATCTACCATTTCAGTAAATCTAGACATATCGTGTAGAACCGCATAACACTCTGCAAAATCATCTTTATAGAAAAGTTCGCGGGCATAATAGTGAGCACATCTTAAATCAGTACCGTTCTTAAAGTACTGGTCACGCAATAGTTCTATATAGTTGCGCGGCTTCTTTGGGTCTGGATGATGTGTAAACTCAATAGAAGTAAGAGCATATTCTGATTTATCTTTTTCTAACAGTAACTCGTGGCAGGCATATTTCCAATAGAACCCTCTAGCCGAGTGTATCTTTGACTGAGTGTAAGTTACAGTATCAGAGAACTTCATTGTAGTTTTCAAACAATGAAACTTGCGGTCAATAGGTATATCGTAATCGATAATAGTAGAAGCAAGAGTTTCATACCACTTATCAGATATACGTTCATCTAAGTCTGCCCACATTAGTAGGTCATATATGCCGAGACTACGCTGCGCTATCTCCATTGCCATGTTACGTGCAATGCTAAAATTAAAAGGGCGAATATCTGCTTGATGAACTTCGATTGCAGGAAATTCATCTTTTAATGACTCTGCAAGTTGTACAGAATTATCGGTGCTGCCTGTATCAAGCAAAACAATTCTATGTGCGTATGGTACGAACTGCTCCACAAACGGTCTTAAGTTAGCAGCCTCGTTTTTCATTATCGCATATATAGAAATCTTAAACATTATTTATCTCTCTTATATTTCCGCTTTCCCACCACTTATCGCCGTAGTCAGCCGTTATTTCAAAAGTGTATTCATCGTACTTACTATAATCAAGACCTATATTCACATCATAGTAATACGGTACACCATTACGATAGCCACCAAACTGTCTGCGTGTCCTGTGATGGAAATAATTCTTCTGTACAAGAACTAAAGTATATGGACGTTTAGTAGGTCTGTACGGTACATCTGAGTCTCCATCAAAACCCATTAAGTCAGCATCAGACTCTATATCAAAGTCATAATACTTATTGGCTCTATCTATCATTCTAGGATAATGACCCGTAGTATAATTAGACTCGTACTGGGTTTTGTATAATAACTTATCGCGAGAATAGACTCGGTTCTTTCCGCTAGAATCGTCTACGTATTTGAAGTCTTTCCAATACCAAGCAAAATGAGTAAACAGAGGAGTTGGTTCAGATGCAGGTTGGTAGGTAGTTAAGTCTACGCTGTACTTTCCATCTTCTCTACGTAAGTCTGTGAACTGAGAACCGTACCAACGAATAACTTCAATAGAAATTTGAGCCATTAAGCTTCGCTGAGTACCATTGGATAATACATACGTGAAACAGTCGGGACCTAAGTAGCCTGAACGGGAGGTATAAATGAGAGAAGGCCCGCCAGTATCTATACTGACGAACCCTTTAGATGGAGGTTCAGCTACTATTGGATTTAATCTCCACCCGCGCTGAACGGGAATTTTACTTAACACTTCTGGATCTGGACTTGTGAATGTCTCTGGATCACGCGCACCTTGCAAACTCCAATCTCTAAGATTAATTTCAAGAGGCTGCCCTGTACGAGCGACAACCTCTAAGTCTGGTGCGTAAGGAACGTAGTTTCTCCAATATTCAAGAGAAAGCATTTTTCCATACATCATGGTAGAATTCCTTATAGGTATTTGCCTACATATACTTTCTTCTAAATTGTTCAAGAGTTAGAATAGGAATATCTCTTTCTTCCGCCAAATCTACTTTCGAACTAGTGTAAGATTCATCTTTGATGATAAGCATAGTTGTATCGGCTTTCATGTTTTGAACAGTACCACCTTGCTGAGTAATCCACGCTTGAACCTCTTTATCTCTAGCACCGGTCAAAGTTATCTTTTCACCGTCTAGTAGGTCACCAACCGCTTCTTCTTTTTGAGGTAGTTCTAAGTCTACACTTAAATTATCAGCAAGCTTGAATATCTTAGGTAAAGCTACTGCAAAGTTTCTAGCTATTTGCTTGAAGCCGTGAAGAGCCTGCACTTTATCTACAATATATTGTGTAGACTCGTCTTCCCACTCAAACACTTCTTCGCCGTAAGCATCTACAATCTTTTGCACACGCTCTAAACTAAAGTTGTCTATGTATCCAGAAGCTACTGCAAAGTTTACAAAGTTAGGTGCATTAAGGCATTTGTCTACTTCTGAGATAAGCTTCTTAATAGTTTGAGTACCAAAGCTTTCAATGCCTTCCAAGTCTTTAACTCGAATGCGCTTAATCTTTAGAGGTGAAGTATAGCCAAGGTCATATAGCTTTTTGAATGTACTTTCTTTAAAGCCGTCCATACCTAGTGCAACAAAGAAGTGTGTCAGTCGCTTAACTCTAGATGTACTGCTTTGTGCAGACTTACCAGCATATACAGCGTGAACACCTTTCTCTTTGTATTCGTATGGAGGCTCAGCAGGTTTTCGAGAAGCTTTAACTACTTCAACAATATAGGGAATAACGCCGCCAGAACGAACTACTTTAATCTTCGCACCTACGTTAATAGGCTTAACTTGAAGTCCAAGCTTTGCATCACTCTTTTTAAATCCATTGCGAATGTAAAACAAAGAATGCGCTAAGAAGTTTGAAACAGTAACACCGCCAAGTCTTATAGGGTCTATTGAGATAGTTGGTATGATAGTTTTGTTTCTAGATATCTCCCAATCAACAGACTTAACAGAAACTATCTGCATTGCCGATTCACTATTCTCTTTAAAAGCAACTGCATGTTTGGCATTTGTTCTTTGAGGTGTGTACGGTATATCTTTAGCTACAATGATTCCATCAATCTCGTATTCGCTTTGATTAATTCGAACATCATAGATTTGACTTAGTGAGTTGCTTGGGTCATCTGCTTCAAAGTTGTCAGACGTAACGCTCCAAACGGTTTTGAACTTTAAGCGCTTTAGAAGCTGTAACTGTTTAGAGATAGGTCCACCTGCTGTTCGACCCTCTTGTATCTCGTAACAAACAACGTCCACATCTTTCATGTGTCGTTGGTATTGCTTAAAGTCTTTTGAGCTAGACATTTTATTAAGGATACCACCTGCCATATTACGTGCAGCTTTAAAAGTTCCCTTGCTGTTTTTAGTAGAGTCGTGCTTTGCATCAAACGTAGATGTTTTAACAATAGCTTCTGACCTAACTATGAAACGTGTCTTGATAGGAATCTTTTTAGGTATTCTTAGATAAGGAATCCAATGTGATATGTCTTGACCTACAGCACCGTCACCACGCGTAGCAGCTTGAACACAAACACCTTTATCGTACACTAGCTGTAGGCTTATTCCGTCAAGCTTATCCATTATAGTGTAAGACTGTTTGGGGTCTATAAACCTAGTTAGCGCTTTTGTGTTTGGTTTTATCTTGCTCATGCTAGGCATGAACACTGGAAGTTTAACTTCGATTCTTCCTTTTGGTACAGGTGCGCCAACGGTTTTCCAAATAGCGTTACGTGGATTATTTGTTTTAACAATTTCTTCTACTTCATCGTAGTGACTGTCAGGCAATAGCTCTTTCTTGTTCGTATAGTATTCACGTAGAACCTTTATCGCCGCAATCTGAACAGTCTTTGGATACTCTTCAATAGAGCTTGGGTCTGCTAGAGCATTGAGTATAGCTTTCTTAACTCTGCTATCTATTTTAGCTCTTGAAATTCTTAACTTATAGTTCATTAGAAACCTTAATGCCTATGCTGACTTTTTCAGGCGCGTAGATAAACATTACTTCGTCTTCAAAAGTTTCTGAGTTGTGTGTTATTTTAATATGAGATACTGGACGATCACTACCTCGGCCTTCGCCTTCTAGATTTAGTACATATAACAAGTCGTTCTCTGTAACGATATCGTTCTTAAAGTAGAAGAATACACTATCACCAACAAGCCTCTTTTCTATTTCAACTTTAGGTCTTTTCTCTGTTAGCGCAGACCAGTGTACGGTCATTTCTGTTAGTGTTATTGGTTTGAAACTCATGTGATTCCTCTACGCGTATCAAATCGTCTATACCGTAAAAGCCTACAATAAATGCAGGCTTAACGTCTTTTGCTTTTTTATATCCGCCTTTACCATCATGAATAACAGCATCGCCGGGTCGTATTCTATCCACTTTTATCCTCTTTATCTAAACAAATATGAGCAACAAAATTTCCATCTTCTTCCGATATAGCACACCGAAGAACCTTGCAGTTAGGATTAAGCATCGAGTACTCAGACATATCCATGTTAAATGATTCTAGTACTTGCTCTACTGTAGGCAGCGTATCCATCTGACTATAATCGTAAACAATACCATCGTCTTCCTGTGTCACATTAGGATATGAACGGTTATGTTCTTCTGCTATCTTATCAATAGCTTTACGCCAACTATTCATTAAGTTTGAAATAGGTTGGTCGGTTTCTTCTTTCCAATCTATAGACATAGTTAACTCGTTATCGGTTCGTTAGATTTGTCGTAGTTTTCCATATTGTTAAAGTACTTAGTAAACTCTTTTGGATTAAGCTTACGTACAAAGTCGGCTTCTTTCTCAATAGACTGATTAGTCTTCGAGCTAATACGAACTGTTTGATATTCCATTGGGTCATTAGTAATGTCGTAGACCTTGTATACCGTAATAGAATCGTTTTTCTTTAGAGGGTAGATATCAAGAATTAGATATTCGCGTTGTTCAGTCTTGTCTTCCTTAAACTGAATTACATCGCCTTCCTCATACGCTTTAGTCTCTTCGACGTCCTCAACAGACTCGGGGTCTTCATCCTCTTCTGCGAGTTCAACATCTTCGTCTTCATCATACGATTCTTGCTCAATGTCATCCAGATCGACAGGCTCTTCGCTTTCATCCTCTTCAATCTCTTCGACTTCTTCTGTATCTTCCTGTACTTCATCATCGGGATCGTCCTCTATCTCGGTTTCTTCTTCCGACTCTTCAAGCTCAGATTCTTCTTCGATATCTGGATCTTCTTCATCGTCTGGAAGTTCTTCGTCTTCGTCCTCAAAATCGGCTTCTTCTTCCTCGTCTTCATCTTCTTCCATAGATTGAGAAAGTTCTTCTCGCATATCACCTATTTCAGAATCAAGACTTTGACCTATAGCATCAGAGTCTGCATCGACAGAAACAATTTCGTCTTCATCGATTATATCATCGCCTTCTAGGTCAATGTTATCAATGTCATCAAGATCATCAAAGTCAAAATCACCGTCATCATCGGCTGCCATGTCGTCTAAGTCTGCAACAACTTTCTCTTTGTCTTGCATTCGCTTAGAAGATTCTTCAATGACAATATCGTCCATATCTTTTACAGGCGCATAAATTGAAGGTGCAACATCTTGCATACCAGCCAAACGTAAAGCCTCTTTACGAGCCTTTTCTTGCTTCTCTAATTTCTTGCGCTGTATTTCTTCAAGACGTTTTTGTTTGGCTTCTCGCTTAGCCTCTTTGATTTTTTCACGAGCTTCTTTTTCTTTTAGAGCTTTGGAAATCTCTCTATCTTTTTTAAGTCTCTTTATCTCGTCCAATGTAACTTTTCCTTTAAGCCATCTGTTTAGCGGCAGTAAAGGTGAATTCTCTACTAGGTAGTCATACTTGTCTGTAGGAATCGCCCAGCTAGTACCATCAGGAAAAGCAATAACACCTCCACGACTTTCCTTTAAAAATCGAAGACCAAACACTTGGCCTTTTTCCATTTCAAAGAACTTGTCTAGTGTTTTGCTGTACTTAAACTTTGGAACGTTAAGCTTTCGCCACTGGTAGTTTTGAAAGAACACACCGTGCTTACTTTCTGGTACAGGTCTAGAAGCATTACGCGTTGGATAGTATCTATCTGCGGCGGTATCATAGACACGAGTATTGGGATTTTCAATAGGTCGTCTAGGTGCGCGTGGAGAAGAATTCTTGTTTCCTCTCCCTGCTCTAACGTCTTCTATTTTTGGTGCTTTACGTTTGTGAGATCGTTTAACTAGGTTAACTAGATCATTCTCTGATATTGGATAAGCTACATAATACTTATCAGGAAAGATTAAGTAAGCGCGATTGCCACGAATAGGTTTAATACCAAATACAGCTTTAGGTGGAATAGAGATATCAAAGTTTCCCGATTCCATCTTTTTGGTTCTTAGACCTTTATACGTGTACCAATTGTATTGCGGTAAATCAGAATACTTTACTGCTACGCTTACGGATTCTAATTCATTTATATTCTCAAACATGACGTTTCCTATTAACCGCCTTTAATGTAGCCGGTGCTTGGACAACCATAACAGCTATTAACACAGGGAAGTTTTTGAGCCCATATCCAACAGCCTGGAGATACTTCATACGTTCTAACAGCAGGACCTTCTACACCCCATACTCCAATAGCATTGGCTAGTGCTGCATTCTCAGTCGCAAAATAGCCACTGTCTAAACAGTTTTCATTGCCTAAAGCTACGCAATCACTTTCAGTAATTGTAACCGTACGGCTTCCTAATGAAGTGTATGAGAAAGTATCTAGCGAAACAAATGTTGGTGCAAATAAGGACACCTCAGAATGATATGTATAGTCAGTGACTGCATTAGGTTTATCTATAAACGCAGACTCTAAATCATCAACCTTTAAAGTATATCCAGACTGGTATTTAATATTGTATAAGTTGTCTACTACAGTTTTATTTACAGTATTCGAAGTCAAACCCTGAACACCGTCTACTTCGACTTTCAGGTAATGTACTGCTTTACCTACTGCCCTAGCGTGTTTATTCCAACCTATTTCTAAATTAACAACAGAACTAGATATAGGTTTATTGAAGTCTACAGCAAATGCCTTAGCAGCCTCTAAATTAGGTTTAGAGAACTCTTGGATAAAGAACTTACCCATATCAAAAGTTAGTTTACCATACTCGTATTCAATAAAGCCTAAATCGTTTCGTGTAAAGATTCTAAACTCACGTTCATGCTCTAACGATAATACAGAACGCTTTTTGAAATCAATAGAAGTAACAGCGTCTGACCTATCAGTGTCTGTAACAAACTCGCCCTGCTCAGTAAAAGGCATTTCGGCAAAGTTACGAATAAACTCTTGATTGCGATAAGTAAGATAGTTAGTGTTAGCACCCTTGGTATAATCTATACTTACACTGTACGCAATAGGAGAAGTAGTTTTATCAAAGTCTGTTTCAGTGTATGGTTTTATACCTGATGCACCTTTAACGTATTCTATTTCTTGACCTGTAGTAGTTGAGCGATTAGAACGTAAGTATTCTACGTCCATACCATAAGCCGAGTGTAGTGACTTAACAGATTCAAATTTGTCTATAAAGAAAGAGGGGTTAGAAGACCTCTCTGCTTGCGACTTAGCAACATCAAGAATTGGTCGATTAGACTTTGAGTAGTTAGCACCTTTATATTGGAAATCAAAAGTAGCTGGAACAACAATACTGGATTCCAAGTTTTTCTCTACCAATATATTAGGTAAAGAGGTGGGAACAATTTCTCGCTCCAAAGCAAAAGACTTTGCAACAATAACATCTGCTTCTGCATCATAATGATTAACACTTACACCTGACTGACCTATAGCTTCTGCATCTTCTCTATCGATGTAAGGAGCAAGCTCTCTACTTTGAATTGCATCAGTAGTCTTTAAGCTTTGAATGTTCCAACTGCCTTGCGATATACCACTAACAACTCTATGAACTGTAGTACTTCCATAAACACCTAATGCATAACCTACTAGCTGTATGTCAGAACCGCCAGCAACACGAATTGACTTCTGTTCGTATAGAACACCTTTATAGTTTAATTCATCTGGACTAATCTCACTAGGCACAGACCCGTTAATTAAAGGAATAGTATTTCTTGGTATGATAATATCGACACTGAATTCAGAACTAACTGAGTCTAAGTTTATTACTTCTGATTGAAGCTTATCACCTAAAGTAACACCTTTAATTGTTCCAAAGTCTAGAGGCACCATTGACATAGATGGAAGTGTAGTAACTATCCAGGTCACGCTAGTTTTACACATAGATAATACAAGCTGGTGGGCTGTACCGAATACAGGTTTAGTAGTAAGCTTTAACTGTACACTGTCTCCACTTTCAATAGCAGCACTTTGTCCTACATCAACACCATTAACGATAATAGAACTATTGTAATCGTCATTAATTCTAGCAAGAGTAGGTTCTGCCGTATCTATAATGATAGCATCGGAAATAAATTCACTACCTAGTTCAGCATAGAAGATATCGATAAAATCAGAACGAGCTTCTGGTTTATTTTCATCACGAGGTTCTTCACTTCGCGTAGTTATAACCCAAGTGCTTTCAAAGATACCACCCCATGTAACAGTACTAAATGTTTCTTGGCAATTTTCTTCATGACTAGTAGCAGCAATGTATACGCGATCACCGTTTGAAACAGTTGTCGAAGAACCTACGTCTACCCCATTTTTGTAGATAGTTCCGTAGTCTAGCTCCATTGTACATTCGATAACATCAAGACCATGAATCTGTATAGCGTTAGAAATATAGCCTGTGTTAGTTTCAGCAAACTGATTGTTATTCCATGTAGTATCTATAGGTATTAACCTTTTAAGCTCTGGACTAGCAGTAAATGAATATGCATGTTGTCCTAGAACAAAATCAATTCGTCTTGCTTTACCTCCGGGAATGCTTACTTCAAAGTAGAACTCACCATAAGGCTGTATGACAGTTCCATTTGTAAAAGAACCTTCCTCAGTATTAACACTTACTTCTACGTCTGAATCATCTGGGTACAAGTATAAGGTTACAGGGTTTCGTACACCATCAATAGTGTAAGTATCACTTCTACCAGTACCACCAACCGGAATATCGATAATACTTTTATAGTCGATTGGATCTGGGTCTCCGTCGGATACGATAAGTCTTTCGTCAATATCTGGATAAAGACAAGACGCAATAAGGACAGAGTTAGCATTATTAAAATATAGCTCATAACTATGACTCGGTAAATCAATCCTATCAATTACTCGTAGCGAAGAGTCGAGCTTCAACAATTCAGATTCAACTATATCGGAAACGTATAAAGTTTCGTTATCTCTATCATAGGCGAGTCCGTCTAAATAGCCCTGTCCTTGAAAGAAACTTGTTAGTAATATCGTGTGATTGTTTTCAAAGTCTAACTCTACTATTGTTATTTTTCGTTCCTGTCTATGCGTTATGTAAAGTCTACCTAAAACACTTTCGTAAAACATAGAAGAAGCGAAAGCTGGCAAGCTAACAGAATGGTCTAACGTAGAACCAAGAACAAAATCTACAGAGGTCTCTGTAAGGACAGCGCAGTACTCGTTAACTTGATACAGTCTATGAGGTTTGCGTATTAGCGTAAGAGTCTCAGTCGAAGTAACAGAACCAAAATCATCTACGGTTATAACGGTTAGGTCATTAGAGTCTCGGTGTGCTACATAGATAACATTTAAAACACTTGTAATAGAAATAGGAGCAGTTACATCAATAGTACCAATCTCACTATATGCAGTGTTTAGTAATTGTATTTTGTTTGAATGTTCAAAAGCTACTGCAAAGAATATACGCTTTTCAGAGGACGCAGAAAATACAGTCGTAGAATCTACAGGCCCATCGTAGTCAGTATCAATACGACCTACAAATACGCCTTCTGCATCCAATATAGAAATCTTATTTAAGTAATAATCTAACACATGATATTTTGTTCTAAGAATAGAGACCGCGCCTTTATCCACTTTTTTATCTGTTAGATTTTGAACAACTGGCTCAGCGCTATCACTAGATAGAGTAACAACACTGCTATTATCCTGAGCAACCCACTCAGAATCTGGTAATACTTCCCATGCGTACTTTCCGTTAAGCGCATCGTTGTACTCAAAGGTTTCATCGAACTTATTAATTAGTGCAAATGTACCAACAAGCTCTTCGTCTTGAAAAAGCTGAGCAAAACGAGGAATGCCCAGAGAAGACCCAGAAGTAGCTCGTACTTCCACAGTATCTCCGGACACAGCATTCGTAGACGAACCTCGTTCGTTTCCATTTACTATAATAGTTCCTATGCTTACACGCAATGAAACCAATACTTCATCGGTAAGTATATATGCAGGATTTGAAATCTCTACAGTATTAGGCTCTAGACCTGATTTATATCCAAGATCGTATAACATTATTCACCTACAATCTTCGTAGTTCCATTCATTGACACTTCACGGATGAAGCTTTTAAGTGCGATAGACTTTTGAGAAAAGCTTACCTTTTCAAAATCTCTACCATCAAACATGTTCAAGTGCATAGAGCAAAAGCGGTAGATACAGTTAGAAATAGCTACTGACCTGCTTTCACAGGACGTAGTAAATCGTTCTCGTCTATTTTTATATTCGACTTGTACTACGTATTCTTTTACGTTACTAGTACTTTTAATTTTCGGTCTAAGTGGTGGGTACAAAGACCCACCATATTTATAAACCGATGCACTTAAAGGAATTGCATGTTCCACGACACGTTAACGGGAAATAGTAATTCCCATTCCCTCGGTCTGGAAGTAAATACGCATACCTTTGTTGTCTTCGTGGTTAGCATTCAGTGCGCGATATTTACGAGGCTGAGCTTCACCATAAACACTAACCTCATGTTGGGCATACTGAGAAGTAACGTCAGCACTTGCATAGGCAATAATGTCTAACTCATGCGGATATGAATAGCGCTGAGTGTTCAAGCCACGAGGAAAGTTAATGATGTATTTACCATCTTCATAGATAGATGTTTGCTGAATGCTGTTAATGATTCGCGTACTATCCGCAGTATCTACAGTAGCAGAGACCGGGAATGTAGGAGCGTTAACGTCTTTCTCGCGAACAACAAACTTCATGATACCATCTAGTTCAGAAGTATTTAAGTCTGAACCGCCACCACCTGTATGAGAGAATACGCAGAACAGAGGTGCTTTACCATCTACTACGATTGCACCAGTTGAATCTACCATACGACCAATAGTGAACCAAGCAAACTTGTCACCGTCACCGTCGTAAGATTCAGCCCACATACAGAAAGCGATACCACGGTCTGTAACGGTTAAAAAGTATGAAATAGGAACAGATTCTTCGTCGTTTCCATCAAATCCCCAATTCTCGTAAGAGAAGAAATGATTGCGGTCACCGCCAGTTAACACTTGGCTATTTTTAAACATGAAACCTGATTTAGAAACGTTGGTATTGTTACCATCTGTTTTTGAAGTAGCTACTGTAACTTCACCCCCATCACCAAGAAGTAGCTGAGTAGGTGTAAAGGTATAGATATCCAGTACGTCATCAGCATCGTCTGCAACAATGTAAAGAAGCCAAGGCTGGTCTTCATCACCTGCTAGAGGGTCAACTGTAGTATCAGGTTTTAATAGAATGCTCTTGTGTGAATCTACTAAAGACAAATCCGCATTCTGGTCATCTACGCTAACTAAACTAAAACCGTTAGCTGTCAGGTCAGTTGCAAGAGTAGCGATAAGATTTTCTACACTTACAAAGTTATTCTTTTCGACTGTAAAGCCCATTGTAGTCTCCTATTAATCGATTCCGTTACCGCTTGTTTGCATTACCATACGCATACCTTTATTATACGTAGAGTTAGCACCAAGTCCGGCGTATTCACGAGCAGCACTTTCACCGTAGAAAGTAAGCTCGATAGTGTTGTCGTGTGAGATAGCATCGGCACTAGTGTAGCCAATCATATCTAGCTCATGAGGATAGCCGTAACGTTGAGAGTTTAGTCCATTAGGAAAATGAACAATAAACTTCTCGTCTTCGCCAATTGCAACCTGCTGCACTGCATTGATAATACGATTACTATCCGCAGTATCTACAGTAGCAGAAACAGGAAATGTAGGAGTGGTAACGTCTGCTTCACGAGTAACCATGTACAGGACTTGTGTAGGGTTTGATACGTTAAGATTTTTATCGCCATTACCCTCTAGTGAGAATACGGTAAACAGCGGACTCTTACCATCAACAATAACAGCACCATTGTCTTTGTCTACCATTCGCTGAGTACAGAACCAAGCTTGGTTTTGACCTTCGCTGTCATAAGACTCACCCCACAATGCAAATGCAATTCCATGGTCTGAGATTGAAAGACGATAGCTAAGTGGGTGTGCAGCGAAGTCACCTACACGACCCCAGTTTGGTTGATTCTTCTGAGTGAAATCTTTTTCTTGGTTTTGTTTATCGTCATTAAAACAATAGAAAAAGCCGTTAGTATAGTCCCTAGCAGTACCCGAACCACCTTTAATGTCTAAGTGTGTACGAATCAAACTATCGTAACCTAAGAAGCCCGCACCTTGTTCAGTTTGCTCACGAGTACCATAGCCTGATGCATTATAAGGCATAAAGTCTTTAAAGTACTTGTAAGCAATTCTCCACGTACCATCTGGATTCTCTACAATCTGAGTAGGTGTGCATATCCAAACACGTAGCCAGTTTTGATGACCGTCACTGAACTTGTACGATAGCTTACCAGAACCGTCATCGCCTACAGTAGATCGTGCTGTAATAAACACAATCCAAGGCTGGTCTTCATCACCTGCTAGAGGATCTACAGTTGTAGTAGCTTTCAAACAAACAGACTCTGTTTCGTCTGTTGGTGTTCCAGCACCCGCTGCACCGTTTAAGTAGATTACTTCAAATCCATTACTTGCCATATCATTAGCTACAGCAGTAAGTAACTGAGTGGCTTTTGAGTAACCTTGGCGTTTAACGCTAAAGCCCATGTTTATTCTCCAAAATTATTCACCGCCTTCCGTCCAGAACATAACGCGCATACCTTTGTTGAAAGGTTGTTGTGCATTCATTCCGACATACTTGCGGGCAGTTGCTTCGTTAAAAGGATTTACTTCAAGTTCTATTGATTGACTTAATACATCGGCAGATATAATACCAATTAAATCTAGCTGGTGGATATATCCATAACGCTGTGTACATAGTCCGTTGGGAAAGGTCATTACAATAGTATCGTCCTCTCTTATAGAAACTTGTTGCTTACTATTGATAATACGATTGCTATCGGCAGTGTCAGTTGTAGCAGATACAGGAAATGTAGGTGCGTTAACATCTTTCTCACGAACAACGAATTGATAAATATCGTCAATGTCGTTTGTTCTTGAAGCAGCAAGACCTCTAGTTGAGAATACACAAAATAGAGGACTCTTGCCTTTAGTTACCACACTGCCTGATTTAGTTACCATACGTTGACAACAAAGCCAGAAGAACTTATCACCTGCATTGTCGTAAGACTCCACCCAAATAGAAAGAGTAAATCCATGCGGATGAAATGAAACTTGGTAACTCATTGGGTTAGCTTGTGTGTCGCTGCCTAATATGTCCCAATTCTCAAAGCTTACAGTTCGTGAACTTCCAGCTTCTGAACCAATCCTATTCAAACTACCTTTAGTAAGCTTGCCACTCAAGTAATCAGTTTCATCAACTGCTCTACGTACTGCAATACGGAAGTCACCGTCTATGTCTATTACTTGATCTCGTCCAGTAATATAAAAGTCCAACCACTGCTCCTGTTCGTCATAGAATAACGATAAAGACCAAGGTTGATTAGAGACTATTGGGTCAACGATAGAAGTAGCGTTCATACAAACTTTAGAGTTTATATTTGCAATGCTGTCAGTAGCTGTTCCGTCTACGTTAACAACATCAAACCCATTAGCCTTTAAAATACCTACGAGATCAACGACAAGACTTTTAAATGTAGAAAAGCCATTACGTTGAATATTCATTATGCAATACCTGCACCTTTAGTTAGACACATGATACGCATACCAGTGTTCTTAGGGAAGTTAGCCTGCATACCTACGTATTCTCTGTTCTCACCTTCATCGTACATGCCGATTGGTACTACTTGGTTTTGAGAAATAACGTCTGCGCTAGTGTAAGCAATCATATCTAACTCGTAAGCGTAAGCATAACGTTGTGTGTTAATGCCTTGTGGAAAGAAAACAATATATTTGTTCTCTTCTGATAACGCTACTTGCTGAATAGGATTGATAATAGCACGAGAGTCAGGTCCTGATTTAACTGCGCTTTCAGGTCTGGTAGGTGCGTTGATATCTGTTTCGTAAACAACGAATTGAAGTATTCCGTTTTCTACTGCATCAAGGTTTTCTGAGTCTGCAATGTCTGTACTTCCACCACCTGCTGTAGCAAATACACAAAACAAAGGACTCTTGCCTGTAGTTACTACAGTACCATCTTTCTGCACAGGTCTTTGAATAGTAAACCAGCTAAAACAATCGCCAGCTTTATCGAAAGATTCTGCCCAAACAAAGAAGCTTATACCATGATCGGAAATAGACAGTCGGAAACTTATTGGAATAGCGCGAGGGTCTACGCCGCCAATGTTGAAACAACTCCAATTAGAATCTGTTCTAGACATGAACTTAGTGTTCGGGTCATCAACCTTGTTGTTTAAGAACATGTGACCTGATTGTGTACCAGTAGCATTAGCAGCTACAGTAAACGTGTCAGTGATTTGAGTATTATGTACTGCCCAAAAGCGTAGGTATCCACCTTGTGCTTCTGTAGCATCCATGACTAGTCGCCATTCTTGGTCAACTGGATCTACACTAGCAGTCGGAGCAAATACATAACTTGTTGTACTATCACTCGGCGCTGGATTTGTAGCACTACCATTAACTGCAAGCAAGGTGAAGCCGTTAGCTATTAGTAAGTCTGCAAGATCTTTACCGAGCTTTTGTACAGATACGTAATTGTTACGTTCTACGGAAAAGCCCATCTAAGTTCTCCTGTTAAAGAAAGCGTTTGAAGTCAAATAGACCTCTTTCGTGTTTAAAATGATTTATCAGAATCTTAAATTCTTCTGAATTTCTGTCCATCCACTCGGCTGGTGGGTTAGCGTGTTGGATAAAGTCTTTGTTAAACTTTCTATACTCATTAGCAAACTTTGGATCAGAGTTAAGCTTTTGTTGCATCAACTCGCCGTCTATTTCGTTCTTTCGAGAAAACGCATCATAGAGTCTGTTCTTAGCATCTTTGCCGTAAAGAAAAATGAAAAGCTCTGGACGTTTGTATTTACGGTAGAGTTCTAAAGCTTCAAAGAAAACTTCCGCAACTTTAATTATGTCGGCGGTCTTTGTTTCCAAGTAATAAATCTTGTTCATTACTTTTTGAAACTCTGCCGCTAAGCCTATCTTGACTATCTTTCCAGATAGAGTCATTAGTACTTTCATTACATTCCCTTACCGCCAATCTGACAAAGTATTCTCATACCCTTATTGTCTTTAACGTTAGCATTAAGAGCTTTGTAGGTACGTGCTGTTTCTTCGCCAAATACAGTAAAGCTAGGTCGTGACCATTGGCTTAATACGTCGGCACTTGTATAAGCTATCATATCTAGCTTGTAGTCGTATAGATAACGAGGAGTGCTAAAGCCTTGTGGAAATCTAATCACATAGCTATTATCTTCAAGTATGGAAACCTGCTGTACTGGATTAATCATGGGAAAGCTATCCGCAGTAGGAATACAAGCAGATGCAGGAGGAATAGGTTTGTTTACGTCATCTTCACGTACAACGAAATAGTAGATAGAGTTATATACTACTGCATTAGACGCATCATTGAGATAGCGGTCTTCGCCTAATCCACGCTGAGAGAACATACACATTAACGGACTCTTACCCTCTGTGATAATAAGACCTGTGTTGCAATCGACTGGACGTTGAATGAGAAACCAATTGAAACAGTCACCTGCATTGTCAAATGATTCAGCCCACATTGAAAAGAATACACCGTGATCGGTAATAGACAAATGGTAGCTAAGAGGAATAGCTTTAATGTCTACATTATCAGGTTTGAAGCACGACCAAAGAGTTCTATCTTTGTGTCTAGTAAAGAACTCAGAACCGCTTACTTCTCGGTCACTTGAGTTCTTTGGACTTAATCTACCAGATTCTCGTTTTTCTTCATACTCAGTAGGAGATTGCGTATCATCAATCTGAGTAGGCGTACAAACCCAAAAATTAATATATTGGCCTGAATCGCTGCAATCCATTATAAGAAGCCAAGGTTGATTTTCGTCTTCTGCTAACGGGTCTACAGAGGTAGTAGCTTTGAAGATATACTGCTTAGTATTAGGAGTGATTTGACCTCCATAGAACTTATCTGTGGCTATAACCTCGAAAGCACCGCTAATGTTTAAATCAGTAGCTAACTGAAAGCCTAGTCGATTTAAGTCAGTAAAGCCGTTACGTTCTACATTCATTATTCTAACACCAAATAAGTTAATGTCATTTTAGGGGTAATAGGTCCGTCACCGACATTAGTAAATCTAAAATAAGCACTTCGAGTAGAGGGTTCTTCCATGTTAGCTAAGAAGCTATATCTACGAAAGAACTCATAAGAGCCGTCATCTGAAACACGAATACCTTGGTCAACCAATAGATTAACATCAGATATAAAAGTATATGGATTCAAATCAGAACGATTAGGTCCTGTGAAGCCTTCAACTTTCAAATCGTATGCATTTACTTCTAGCTTCAACATCATAATCGTTTTGCCTACATCAGGAATAACGAAGTCATGAGTTTCACCAGACTGCATTTGCTCAGGCGCTGTATACTCTACAATACCACGAGAACCTGCATTAGATATATAATCCATCCACACAGGTTTGCTTTGAGCATTAAGACCAAGAATCTGACCGGGTGTGCCTGGCACTGGTACTATACGATTCGGGTCTATGCTTAAAGTATTTTCACCAAGAACTTGAATAGGAGCTTCGACTTGGTAGTCTGCACCAAACTTTAACTCTTCCCAAGTTTCTTTATCTGCCGTTAGCTTGTAGATGGTAGAATCTTCTACCACATAAGCAAGCTGTCCTTCTTTACGGGCATCAAACTGTTCTAGCATACCATTAAAAGACTTACGCTTAGAATCTTCTATCCAAGTGTTGCGGTCAGCTATCGTTTTGAATACACGATAGCCGCCTTTAAGATAAGAGTCTTCAATAAGATATGGTATGTTAGCACTAGAAGGCACAAAGTAACTAGTAGCTGAAATTGGCATACCTTACTCCTATTATGCTTCACCAGATGCTGCGCTACCACTTCCATAAGTAATGCTGAACGTTGCAGCAGGTCCGAATGCGAAGTCTGTACGATAGACGTAGTAGTCTGTACCACCAATGTTGATTTCAGCAGGTGAACCAAATTCACCGTCGTTGAGAGAGTGTTTACCCATATCCCAACTACCAGCTTGGTTATTGCCTGTATTGACAATATACAGATAGCCCCAATCTTTTGGATAAAGAATAAAGCCTTGCTCTTCGTTATTGTCGTTAAGAGGACCTACTGTAATCTCTTCACCAGATGTACCAGTTAGTTCACCACCACCTAACGGATTAGAGTCAGTTAGTAGATCGTAGAACGCTGGACTTGCGTAGTCTGCTCTATAGTCTTGGATAGGTGCAACACCGTAACGTGGTGAAACATCGCTATCAGCAACATTAAGTGCAAGCGTATCTTGAACAGTAGTACCGTTCTCAGTATATGTACCTCGAATAGTAACAACCTTATTGCCTGTAACGTCACCAAGAAGAACATCGTTATTGTTCACACCAGTAAACGTACTTCCATACGCATTACCAACAAACGAACGGCTAAGACTAGGACTAGTTTTAACGTTTGCTGTACTACCATCGTTGTAAGTAACAACGTAAGTAATTATTGCAGTCTGACCCTCAGTGTATTCAGTACCACTATCAGTAGATACTTCAAGAGATACAGGTACAAGTGCGGCAGCAATGATATCAACGTCTTTAGTTGCAGACATTGTTTGACCTTGAATCTCATGAGAAGCAGAGATTGTTACCTGCTGATCAGAGTCAACATCATTAGCAGTTAACACACCTGACGATGCAATCGAACCGTATGTATTACCTGCTGTAATTGACCAAGTTGGATCATTAGTAAAGTCCTGAGTAGAACTATCATCGTAAGTAACACGCAAGCGGTACTGTGAAGTAGTCTGCTCGTTAACAGAGTTCGCACCAACAATTACAGCACTAATAGGTGCTGGTGGGTTATTGATAAGTGCAACGTCCAAGTTAGCTCGTACTGTATTACCATATTCAGTAAATTCAGCAGTTAGCCTTACTGAGCGGTCTTGATTGATAGAGCCAGCAGTTAGTTCCTGTCCATTCAATGTGCTATATGCATTGCTTGACTGTGCAAACGAATCAGGAGTAAATGGAACAACTTCTGAACCATCATCGTACACAAGCTTAACTGTGTAGTTAGCCGATTCGCCCTCAGCAAGAGAAGTAGGCCCAATGATTTCAAGTGATTGAATAAGGGGGTCTGTATCAAGAATCGTAACAGTCTTAGATGCAGTAACTTCAACACCGTCATACGTATAAGACGCATCAAGAACAGTAGTCTTGTCACCACCATTAACTTCTTTAGCCGTAAGTAAGGCAGTACCGTTAATAGTAGCATAGTTAGTTTGACTACTTGTAATACTATCAGCAATAACGTCCTGAGTAGAGTTGTCGTTAAACGTAGCACGGACAACATACTGGAACGTTGTATTTTCGTCGATAGCATTATCACCAACAATTTCTAAACCAACTACTTCAAGACCTACAGAAACCTGAACGTTATGAGTATCAGTAACTGTGATTCCATCTTCTGTATACGAAGCGCTTAAAACCACCTGCGTATTTGAAGTAACATTATTGGTAGTAAAGTCACCTTGTACATTGATAGAAGATATAGAAGTATTAGACGTAGTAAACGAGTTCGGCTGTACTTGGGCAGTAGTTCCATCAGCGTAGTAGGCTGTCACTGTAAATACTGCGGAATCTTGCTCTGGTACATTGGTAGGTCCGTTAATAGAGATACCAATCAGTGAACGGTCGATTTCTACCATATCGTCCTCAGTCGGAAACTTCCAAATAGCAATCCATTCGTTTGGATTGCTTTCACTCTGACCGATAATGAATAACATCATACCTTGCTGCGGCGGCGCTGACGTAGAAACAAGAGCATAATCATTAGCATTAATTTTAATCTTGGTTCTTGGATAGTCGGGGTGCGTATGGAAAGTAGGATACCGATCATCTGAGTTACGTGGGTCTTCAATTGAAACGACACGAGACTCAGCTTCTTCTGCGCTAAGTACAACCAAACCATGCTTATTTCTTGCAGCAGGACCTGTAGGCTCTGCGTCTGTAGTAATACCATGCAAGCGAGGGTCTTCTACTACTGGTGAGTAATACTGGTCAGGAGTCCATAGATCTGCATACGCTTGAATCTCTTCCCATGAATTTTTATAGAAGCCTGTATCAGCGTGACTGATACGCTTCAATGCTTTCTGATAAGCTGGATGTTCAGGGTCAGCAGGCAACCAAATAACGTTATATGGAAGTTGACTGAATGTAGGTTCAAAGAAAGAAACTACCACAATAAACAATCTGTTTGGGTGTGAACGCTCTGGCTGTATCTCAAACTTAATAGGAGTATCGGGTGCTACGTTTCGATAACCTGCAAGTGTAAGATAATTACTGATAAAATCAATTAATTGTTGATCCATTATTCTTCTCCCTCAGCGACCTGAAAAGATTGAATGATATCAACGGTGGTAACTCCATCAGTTAATATACATCTTAAATCTACAGTTCCGGGTTGGTCAAACGTTACGTCAAAGTACTCTGCTTCTACGTGCGTAGGATTGTCAGGTAGTGGAACGTTGATAGGTGGGCCGTATTCAATACTGGCTTTCATATCTACTACTGACATATCTGTAGGATTGAACCAGCCTACAAAGTGCATTTCGTTTTGATCGTTTTCTCCCCAAATAGGCATGAGAACACGTTTAGTTGTACCGAGTGGAATCTTGTCAGGATGACTGACTCCGTATCGAGTTGTTGTACTTGGCATGGTAGCTCCCTACGCTAAAACAATATCAGCAGATACAATAGAGTAACCAGACAAGCTATCGGCGCGTGACGGGTTATCTTTGTCTAACTCAGTTACCGCAGGATAGATTTGATTAGCAGTCAATCCATTCCATGCGCTATCTCCTAAGAAGTCTGCCAATGCAGTACCACCTTCTACAGGAGCCCCATTCGAAATAACTACAGCGCGTCCTGTAGTTGCCAGCCTTGTTGCTGGAACTTCATCATGCATTTCATCATGCGGAAGTGGATAACGCGAATCACTAAGAGTAGGGTCGCCCTCAGTAATAACAACAGGGTCTCCTGGGTTAGTTGATGCAACTGTCAGTCGAACAGTACCAAGCGTACTAGAACTAGCTTCTTCTGTAGTAGGCAGAAGATTATCTTGTGGGTCCCAGAATTGTTCGTCCCACAATTCGTCGAATGTATTAACTTTGTTCCAAGTATGGTTGAACGTACCTGTACTTGGAGTAGCCTTTGATTCACGGCGATACATGGTTAAATAGTCAGAGCGCGAACTGTCAAACTGAATCCAAAGAACATTCAAAGGAAGTTGCATTTCATGAGGTTCAGTTTTAGAAGCTACAATTGTAGTAGTCTTCAATATAGTCGGGTTCGTCTTTCTAACTACGATAGGTGTATTATGTTCAGAGATATTGGTATACGACATAATTCCCAAAACATAATCACGTAGTTTTTGTGATTGAGCGTCAGCCATAGGAATACCTTATTAAGTTAAATCGTCAGGTTTGATTTTACGCCAAACCAAATCACCAGCATCATCAAAAAGAAGTGCTGCGCCTACTTCTGGAACGCTATCAATAATATTAGCGTGACCTGTAGCGTGAGCCAACATAGTAGCAGGACTTTCTTCGTGTGTATGCGCTTTTGGTGTACGAGAGTTAGAAAGACGTTCATCGCCTTCCACAATAGCAACTGGATAATCACTATCGATTGGGTCTATGCTGAGTCGTACTTTACCTAGTGCTTCTGTAGTAGCAAAAGGAACTGGACTAACACCAACAAGTGTTAAGTCACTTGGGTCATACACCTGCTCTTCAAGAACATCTTCATAGAAGTATAGAACTTCCCAATCTTGCGTAATGTTTTCAGATTGAAAAATACCAGGGTCTTTAGATATTCTACGAAGTGCTTTACGGTACAACATACTGTCAGGCCTAAAGCATATCCACACGACGTTCATAGGAAGAACCATATTAATAGGCTCTCCCTGCGCACATACAATAGCGTATGTGCGATTAGTTGAAACGTCGGTATGTCGCATAACAATAGGTGTATCTTCGGATTGCTCATTGATACCCGACAACTTCTCTAAGTTAGAGATAAGTTGTTCGAGCTTATATTCCATACCCATAAAATTTACCTTATAGTGTTGCGCGTGAACCAGTTGGATTCACATTGAACGTTACGTGAATTCGCTTAGCCGCGATAACAGGGTCCATTACCATATCTAGAACTAGATCACCATTGGCAATTGTATCGTTAGTGTTGTTTCGTTCATCACAAATGTTCTGATACTCGTAAACACCACGACCTAAACGAATAGGTTCTAGAATTGAATCAGCAATACCACGAATTCTATCACGTAGTAACTGATCGTTTGGACGGAACACACCGCGCAGTGCTGAACGCTGTGCAGTTTTAAGAACGTAGTTTACTAGGCGAACAACGTTAACGTACTGGAATGCAGTTGCATCTTTCTGAGTAGTTTGTTGTCCCCAAATGACATAACCGCCACCACGAGGCATTTTGCGAATTGGATTGATTTGAGCCTTATCCAATGCATCACGAGCACCTTGATCATAGTGAACACGAGTACCAAGAATTTCAAGAGTACCTAGTTCGATACCAGCAGGAGCAAACCATAGCGCACGATTGTTATCAGCTTTGGCAAATGATGCAGCTACATAACCGCTTGGTGGTACATATAGCTCTAGGTCATTAACCGAATCGTATACGAGAACGTCACTTCCATAAATAGCACTAGCACGGCTAGACATATTAAGAATGTTGTTCTTGTAGTTAATCGCGTCTGCTACTTCTTGCTTATCGCTAGGTAAGTCTAGGATAGCAACACTATCGCCACGACCTAAAGAGATTTCATTTAATGCATGATGTACAGTGTGGTGAGTATATCCGCAGTTAACAAGAATATCGATATCGACTTCTTCTGGGTCGCTGTAATGCTCTTGCCAAGCTTCGATGATTTGATCGTTAGTTACTGGAAGACCGTCGCTACCGCCGTCTAGAACAATGCTAGCTTTAGATACGATTTGGAATTCTGAACACAGGTCATTGTTCTTAACGCGAATCAGTTTAGACTTCTTGTTAATAACATCTTCGATGAATAGCTGATTGCCTTCTTCATCAACTTCATGATGACGAGTAACAAGAAACGATTCATCAGGACGCGTCTGACCTGTAGCTTTAGCAGCAAACACATCTACGTAGAAGTGTAATGGGTTATGACCGTTACCGCGAATAGCAACACCAGCAGGATTAGATGGACGTACTTGAACTACGACACCGTTGTTCCATTCACCTGGGTCAGCAGCACAGAAGTACGCTACCAAGTTAGAAACGCCTGGAGTTGTTGGGGTAAAGCCAAGTGTATTAAGAGGGTCTTCGATGCCTTCTGGATCATTCGTTGTTTGATTAGTCCAGTTACTCATTGCCAACTGAGGGTTCTGAGCATTAACATCGTCAACTGTAAGGTAAGTACCGGCTGTCAGCGCTTTGTTAACTACACGAGTTACATAGCACATGCTAGACTGGTAAAGGAAAGGTTCAACTGAATAGTACATATAACCAAATTCAGGACCGCCAGCACCAAATTGTGCTTTATAGTCTGCGAAATCAGTTACCAATGTACGTTGACCTACAGGGCCGCGTGGTGCGCCGCCAACAAATGCTGCAATAGAGCTTGGAGCATTTGCAGGGCGTTCACTTAAATCTTTGATATAAGTGTATACCCCGTAAGCTGGATTAGATGGATTTATGATAGACATAATTACTCCCTAAAAGGACTATATAAAGGCTGAATTTCACAGCAATCTTTATATAAAATTATAAAACTTTAAGAGAGTAAGTAAACCGTTATTCAAAGAAATCGAAAGAAGAATCAGGCTCAGCAGGGTTTGGTATATCCATTTCTACATCAAATTCGAAATAGCCACCTTTTAAATCTTTAATCTTTCTTTCGTATTCTTTGATTTTGCTTTTATAGAACTGAATTGTTTCTTTAAGAATAGAGCGATACAAACCAGAAGCAGGAACTGAACCGTTTTGAAGGTACATAGTAATAACAAAATAGAATTCATCTTGTTTAAATTCTGATATCTCGTACTCTACGTTTTTCAATTCTGTTTGAAGAGAGATAACCCTAGCTTCAAGTTCTTCGTATGCAGTTAGTTCCGCAGGTTGGAGTCGGCGAGCTTCTGCAATTGCTCTTGCTCTATCCGACTTATTCTTTACACGCTCCCATATTTGTTCAAGAGCATGTATGTCTAAAACTGAGTATGCACCTTTAGCTTCATAGTAGTAATTAACTAGCGGGCTATTCGGGTCAATTTTATCAGGATGGGTTCTGTTTGATATCTTGTAGAATAGTTTCTTACAAAGCTTTTTGACTTTTGCGTTAGGCTTATGAACTACATCATCCAGTCTATCTATATCTTTTTGATATTCTTCACGTTTACGACTTCTACGCTTATCAGTATCAGAAGCAACCTGCAACTCCCTGAGAAGTCTTTCAAACTCGTCGTAAGTGTCCATGTAAATTGCTTTGAAGCGCTCAGACGTTTCAATGTCTTCCGTACTGTAAGGTGTAACGGCTTCTACTACTTCTGTTTTAATCGAAGCTAGCTTTTCCAATTCATCATAGGCTTTATCGATTTTGAGTTTAAGAGTTGCTTCGTCTAGACCGTTAAAGTCTTTAGGAACATATACAACAGGAAGAGTCACATTAGTCTCCAATATAGTTAAAGGAGGCAAACGCCTCCTAATCAATTTAAGCAGTCTAGCGATTAAGCTGACCGATATCTTTCGACAGCAAAGCGCTTATGTCTTCTGGTACTTCGTTTCGTACATGCAGATGCTTTCGCAACCAAGCAAGGTTTGCACCGTGCTTGTCTACAACTCTACGATTACTAGGTATGTCTAATTTTTTGTTTTGTAAGAATGCGTTTAGACGTTCCAGCTCACTCATTGATTTATTTTCCTTTTTCCTTGTAGTGAAGTTCTACTGTGTTAGAAGACAATGCAACAGGATACACCTCTTCTAGTTCAACAGTAGACTCGATTAAGGTAACATTATTGATACCTGTAATTATACCCTCAACTGCGTATACAGATATGGGCAAATCTTGTTGAGTAAGAACTTTCCAAGCTTCTAAAGCTTTGAACACTTCTTTAGATTTATCTTCATACGAAATCTTGATAGTGTTGTTCTTATACGAAACCTGAGAATGCGAAATAATATCAAGACTTGTATAACCTAGAGACTCTACCAAATAAGCGGGCATCTTAGTAGTAATAACCGCACCATCCTTAATTTTGCTTTCTTGAATACAAGCCACAAGAGAAAAGTATTCAGTTAGTGCAAAAGAAGGAGTTTCTTCTGAGTACTTGCTATAAAGGTGGTCAACAAGGTCTGGAATGTCCATTTTGAGTTTAGACTGAATAAGTTCAAACTCTTTAGAACTGCTACGTTTAGATAACATGGTTTCCATGCTGTTCTTCCAAGCCTGTTCTTTAGTTCCTAGATTAGACTCGATTACTTCTTTTGCAGTAGCACCGCCGTACACGCCTTCTGATTTAAAGTAAGAAACCGCAATGTCTGGAACATCACTATGAGAACCACCATCAACTTGAACTTTACGAGCCTCTAACATGGCTTCGTTTATCCAAAGACGTTCATACTCTTCGGGAGTTACGTAGTCTTTAATGGGAAGTGGGCTGCGCATACTGTGAACATATCGGTAGTAGTAAACACCAAAAGGTTTAATACGATGTTCTTGTATTTGCTTACTTGCCAAGTCAAAAGAGAAGAAGTTTAAACCGAATAAGCCTGCTCTTGCTTTATAGAAGACGTTTACTTTTTTCATTATATATCCAAATTTAAAGAACCAATTTTATTCTGAGGACCTATACGTATAGCATGGTTTAATTGCATATACAGTCTCTTGCTAAAGAACTCAACTGGGTTGTTACCTGAGTGTACTACGATTCGCGGTATTTTATCGAAGTACGTTAAAATGTCTCTTAGTGTTTCTATTCTTTGAGGAGTAGAGTCATCGGTGACATTGCTTAAAATTAGAAGAGAAGGCTTCTGATCACGTATCTTATCTATATAGCCGTAAGAAGTATCGGAGTACATTCTATACCAGAGTGGCTTACTTCTGCACTTGCTTTCAGGGTCAGTGTAATCAAATGCCGCACTTTCCATTACAGTTGCTGCAAAACACTTAGCGCGTAAATCAGATGGATAACTGTTTACACAGGCGATAGTAGGTTCAGATAGTGGGTCAGATATTAGCTTCTTCGCGGAAGTTAACTGCTGGGCTACTGAGATAATGTTAGACTTTATATCTTCTCGAATTACAGGTTTAAACTGTACTAAACTTTCTTCCAGTTCAAACTTGATTGAAGAGCCTTGCAGGACAGAGTTATCTAAACCTCTAGCCTGCATTATTTTTAGTATGTGCTTATCGTATTTAAAAGTAATCATAGACTCTATTTACAGTATTTTACCAACTACGCAATAACGGCTTTTCCATGGGCTTTGACTTTGCTTTCTTTTGCTTGCGTGTCTTAGCCATTGTTTCTAATTCGCGAATTTCACTTTCAGAGTATTCAGAATAGTCAACGTTGTGTTTTCCATACTCATTGCCTGTCATACCTACGTTTTCAGAATACCAGTCAAGTGCTTGTCTGCTAAACTTGAAACCTAAGTTGTTGCTGTGTCTCCAAGTAGACTTAAAACAACCAATAGACTGACCTAGTTCTGGGTCAACAAACATTCTAATGATTGGCGATTGCTTTGGTACATCTTCCGATGCAGGAGTTAGAATACGAGAAGATTCCTGTTCCCACTTTGGTTCGTTAGACATAGGCATACCGTAGTAATGAGTGTCCCATCTTGGTACGTTCAAACCCACCTGCAATAAGCTACGAGTACCACACACTAATCGAATAGTACCTGAACGAGCATCATCAAGAATTTGTTCACGTAAGTCTTTATGCTTCTTAGTAGCGCCTCCAACAAACTGGGCTGCAATAGTACTACCCCAAGCATTGTTAATTGTTTTAACTATTTCATCAGAGTGATAAACAGTATAGACAGGAAACACAATAGACCGATTAGCTTCTAGGTCTTTCAGAAGCATATCTATAATCATATCGTTACGTTTCTTGTGAGTTGCTAGGAAACGCATTGCACCAGTCCAAGCGCTAGGATGTTTACTTTGATAAGCGCGTTTGTTTTTAGGTACTACTTTATGAGTTTCATGAACATAGATAGTTGGTGTCATAGTTTCTATCTTTGCTTCTGCAACCGTAGGACCTACAAGCTCACGTACAAGATAATGTTTTTTATCTTTTCGTTTATCAGTAGCAGTACAACCACCTTTAAACTTGGTACGAACTGAGCTAACTAGTCTAGAGAATTCTGAGGCGTTTGCCTTTTGAATTTCATCTATCCATAGAGTACCAAAGTTTTCGTTCAACCACTTCTTACGCTTCTTGCCGTTCTTGTCACTAATCAATGACTGATACGTCATGATGCCAATTTGAAACTCTTCGAAGTCAGACTTTGAATTCATCCAACCGTAAAGCTTCTTGCCGTACTTCTCTTCAAGCTGAGGCAGATTGGTATGCGCTACGATTTCTTTTAAGAAGTTATTCAGATAGTCACGCTGGTCAGCAACAATAACCATACGTCTACCCATCTTTATCCCGATAGCAATTGAAGTAACTGTCTTACCAGTACGAGGCGGAGCTTTGATAATACCATGCTTTGCTTCTGCCCAGTCTTCTACTAAAGGAATCTGCTTTTCACGTAAAGAACCCGTAAACTTGACGGGAACTGTGAACTTCTTATCAGTACGTAAATCAACTACTTTGAATTGACTATACTCGATTCCAAATTTGTCTTCGATTTTTAAACGGTCACCGATAGGTAGTGCTGCATAAGTAACACCTTTATGAACGTGAGTAGACCAAGTTCTAGTGCAACCTAAGTATCCACCTAATTCGCACGACGCACACTCTTCGGTAAATCTAATACGTCTAAATTCGCAGTCTTTGCAAATCATATCATCATAACGGTGGTGGTCATAATGCTTTTTCAAATCTTCGTCATCAATGTAATCGATAGGGATATACATCTTTGCGCGTAGATAAATCTTATCGCTCATTGAACACCTGACTAGCTATATGAAACAGTATGCTGCAATATATCTTATTACAACGTGTAGAAACTCTCGGCTCTGGAATATCCATACTTGTGAAAACCTTATCAACATAAGTTCTTTCAAGCAAGTTTACATATTTATCCATAGGGCCCATGTTTGGGTCATCAAAGTCTACTATACAAGAACGTTGATTGCTCCACTCCCCATGAAACGGTGATTGAAAAAATGAAAAGCTTCCATGGTCTAATCCACCAGTAGGGACAATGCCTACTGTATTCAAAGAGTTAGAGTACCTAAGCGCATACGTCCAGTAATTTAAACGCTGACGCTCTGAATTAAATTCTACATGATAAGTCTGACCTGATGGAACGTTATTGATTTCCATTTTTAATACACCACGCTAAATACGTTAACGGAACTTGATTAGCCTTTAACATAGGCAATCTGTACTGAAAGTGATATTGACGAAAATTTTCAAAATCAAAACCATCTATAAATTCCACTAGCCTATCTCCGTATAATCGCGCTTAGCAAGAATCTGGAAAGCATCAATCAGGTGCTTGACTGTAAAGCTAGCCTTATCGATATCTTCTAAGTATATTTTAAGAATTGTAATTAACTCATGAGTATCATTCAGATATTCATGGAACTTGTTCATTACTGCCTTAATAAAAGCCTTACGTTCTTCTTTAGTACGTATGTGCTTCATGTCTTGGCTGTATCGAACTAAAAAATAAGATTCAAAAGCCTCAATCATTTTACTTAATGACACATGCGCTTCTGTAGCTGAAACAAGTATCTCACTATATCGATGCCTGTTAGTTGTGTCTTTGATTGCAGCTTCTGTTAGATTCTTTACAAAGTTAGGATGCCCAGGCGACAGCTTATGTATCATGCGTGTCTTGTGTAGCATTTTCAATTCGTCTTTGTATTCATCGAATGGTATTTGAAAAAGGTCAGAAGTATCAAAAGTACTTTTAAGTCTTTTGTATCTTGTATCTCTTCTTAAAAGGGACCGTACTTGATCATCTTGTGCAGACATTTAAAGTACCACAAATTTGTTTATGTTAGGAGTGTCTGGGACTAACAGCAATGAACCCTCACTATCTGAGTACGCATACGTACCACCAAAGGATTCTGTTTTTAACTGTAGCATTTCGGAAAGGGTGCTATCTAATATAGTCATAGAAGACTGTTTTAGTATAAGCTTCTTAGAGTTGACTATAAAAAGAGACCCAACAACCGTTTCTTCGTCGGACTCTATCAGATACTGAATGCATTCAATGCTATGCTGCATTTTAGTATCTAGAAGAACAGTGAGGTCTTTGTAATCTAGAGTCGAATTATAAAACAGTGCTATATGCTGGCGACCATTAGGTGCAAGACCCAAGTTAACAAAAGTGTTCAACTCAGGTTCTTGCTTCAAACTAAAAGTCTTGTTGATATCTTTTAACGGACTCTTCACTACTGTTTCAATGAAGCTGTCTGTCTAATATTGATAGTGCCAAAGTCATCAGTCATTTTATGGTATACTGTAATAGCTGTAGGCGAGTCGCCTTCAAGATGTTTAAGTTTACACATTACGCTGCCTTCTTTGACATTGTTAAGAACGTCAGCAAGTATCTTAGGGTGAATAGCTACTTCGTTCTTCTTTACTGTCTTAGGTACTTTAGAGTAGTCGATAATGTTTGATACATCGCCGTGCTCATTGCTGAATGCAAACTCAACACCTGACTTGCCGAAATTCAAGTTAACATACCCGCTCTGATTAGAAGTCATTAGAGTTCCAATGCTGGCTAACGTATCCAAGCTGTCTTTGACTGGAATAGAATACATGCCGTCAGTTGGGGCATTTTCGTAATCTGAGAAAGTTTCAATAACGTGGTCTAACATCTTTGTATCCAACTCTTGTAGAGGAGGAAGACCTATAAGTACGTTATCTGATAGAACTCTAAATCCAGACTCTTCAACAAAGAAGCTTGCTGTGTCTTCGTCATCTTCGGACAGTACGCGGTTAACTACATTGAAGATATCGCTAGAGATAACTAGATTGAAGTCTCTTCCCATACCAGAAGACAAGTCAGCTTCCATTAGGTTGATAACCCATCGATTAACAACAGCAACAGTAAGTCTATCGTCTTTAATGCTGATGTTCATAGGACTAACGGCTTTATCGTCGTGGTGATCGATAACACGAGTACGCTGTGAAGCTACACGCAATCTGTTTAATAACTCAGAACCAATTGCATCTTTTCTAGAGATACCAACAAAGATTTCATTCACTGCTGGAATCTGGTCAACAGTTATTGGGTTAGTCTTCAATGCAGACTTGAATTTACCCGATACGATTTTAAGTTCAGAACCGTCATAGTCACATTGCATTGCACCGCGCTTGTTGATAACACGCTTTAGAATTTCCGCATCAATGTTAAAGCAACCTGATACATCAACTTCTATTCCAGTGTTAATAGCAATGTGCGTATCCGTAGAATAACCTACTAGATACAAGAAACCTTCGTATGCAACAAACAAGTGCTTGCGCATAACGTTGTTAGCGTTAACGAATCCAGTAATAACAGTAAGGCTATCAAGCAAAGAAGAAAGGGTCTTGCCTTCTATTTCAAAGCTAAACGAGTTAGAGCTTAGCTTTTCATTAATCTGGATTTTAAACAGCTTTTCGTTGCTAACTGCTTTACTAGATGTTTTAGGTTTGCGGGTGGAGGCTCGCGTCTTAGTAGTCTTAGAAGACCGTGTACGTTTTCTTTTTACGTCAGTCATTATTTATCTTCCATATCTGAATTCTTACTATTTACAGTTTGTGTGTCTTCTACGTGAAAACCTGCAATTCTTCCATGAACAAAGTCTACTGTAAGAGTATATCTATCTGTTTCTAAAGGCATTGCACCTAGCAGAACACCAAATACGTTTGTAGACAATCTAGTATCGTCTATTTTAAAACAGTGGCAGTCAGTCTGAGATAGAGCGACAGAACAAACGTAGATAGGCATAAATATTGCTTCTATTACATTGCGGTCTGCCGCTAACATTTCATTCAGACGATTAGATATAGTGGTAAGTAAATCTAAATCGTTGCTTTCCATTACTCAGCCATTTCCTCTCTATATTGTTCGAGGGCTTTAAGGCGCTCTGACTCTCTACGTGCAATCTGCATAAGGCGTTTGTGTTTGAAAGATTTCTCTTTTCCTTTCTTCTCTTCTGATGCTTTAAGCTTAGCAAGCTTAGAAAGGTTAGCCTTAATCTCTGACACAAAGCTCTTAGCTTCTTGCTTGTCTTTCTTAGAACGTATGTCTTCGCCTTTGGATTCAATATCAATACCGTTAGACCAGAGTTGTTTCTTCATCCAGTCAGGCATGGTATCGTATTGAGTTTCCATGATTGTGTGATACGCTGCATCGATATCTAAATCAGAATGCCCTAAGTCCTCTACTTGGTCTTTAAGCGTTTGCTTTATGATATCTTTAATTCCTTCATACGAGAAGTCCCAGCCTTTCACATGTTTCTCAGTAGCGCCAATTTCAAAATCGATTTCTGGTAACGATGTGAAAGTAAACCCTTTGATGCGGTTTTGAACTTGCTTAACTACTTCTGTAGTCAATCCACGCTCAATCAAATCAAGAGCTAACCAAACGTCTTCGTAACCTACTTCAACTGTAACCGAGTCATGCACAGACACAGATAGGTGCATATCAGGGTAGTGACCTGTCTTTTCGTAATGCTCATACATCATTCTGTTAATGTTTCTAATTCCAATCATCATTAAGTCAGAACCAAAACCCTGCACTGGACTGTTAACCGATCTACGCTCTTGGCTAGAGTTAACGAAACCAAAGTTAGGATATTCAGAAGGCAGCATCAAAGACCACAAGTGTCTACGTCTTCCAACTGGCGATTCAACGAATAGGTTCTTACGTGCAAAGTTTTTAATTTTCTCGAACCACTTCAATCCAACAGGGAAACGTTTTAAGAACTTAGCTTTCAAGTCTACGATTTCATCTACTGTTCTTCCAGAAGAAGCAGCAAGGCCTTTATCACCTTGTTGATAGATTAGACCGAAGATTACTGTCTTAACTGAGTTACGTAATTCTGCAATCTTCTCGCGCATAGTAATTGGAATACCAAAGAAGTAACTAGTATTCAAACGGTGAACGTCACCTTCGTCTACTATTCGTCGAGCAATCAGTTCATCAGGAACTGCTCTGAATCTGTTACGTAAGTCAGCACCAGTCTGGAACAAGTCTGCAACGCCTTGGTCGCCTGAGATAATAGACCAACCACGTACTTCGTGAGCAGAGTAATCCACTTTTATTAACAGCTTGCCGGGTCTAGAGGCAAAGATACGTTTAATGAGTTTACCAAGCTCACTACGACTTGGAATCTGCTGCAAGTTCGGGTCAGATGCAGATGTTCGTCCAGTAACAACTTTTTGATAGCTATATCTCGGTCGAATACGTTGGTCGAACTTAAAGTCTTCGTTAGTAGCCCACAACTTCAACAGATTTTTAACGTAAGCAGATTTTAACTTGTTAGCCTTCTGCCATTCTGTATAAAGCGAAACAATCTTGTTGTCTTTGTGGAACTTCTGAAAGTCTTTATCTAGTTTGTATTGCAAGTCACCATTAGCTCGTTTCTTCTTGCCAGGGTCACCAACAGGTTCTAGCTCTAGAACATCAAAGAACAACATTTGTTTGTGTTCTTCTTTGTTTAATGAAAAGTTTTCTTTTGCTGTAGTCTTACCAAATAGACCATGCTTAGGAACATTACGGTCTTTAGATATTAACTCGTTAACTTTACGCACTGCATCTGACGTATAGATAGCAGCTTCAATCTTAGCAATCTCTGTATTAATAGGACTGTTAGGATGTTCAAGCTTGAACAAGTACTCTACATCAGCATACGCACCTGTAGATTCCAGACAGCTAAACGTATGAATCTGATCACTAATCTGATTGCCCACCAGCTTTTCATAAAGCTTATAGTCAATATCTTTAGCGCGTTCTATTTGCTTGTAGTAGATGTGCCAAGGAACAATAACGTCCAGACTACAGTATTCAAGAACAGGTTCGTCTAGGTCTACTTGATGAATTGTAGCTCGTGCTTCTTTACCAAACGAACTGGTATAGAAACTTCTACAACCGTATTGCATAGACAGGTTTGCCAAGCTGTAATAACCATTACCAAGCAACGTACCTAAGAACTTCATGTTCTCGTCCATTGCAAACTCACCAGCCTGTATATCCCACACATCACATCGATAGTATCTAACACCAAAGTTACTACGCATGATGTTCAAATCGAACTGGGCATTTGTATAAACTTGGAAACGGTTACGTGCTTGCTTTTCAAAGAACTTTCTAAACAGACTACGAATAAGCTTTAGCTCAGAAGGAGTAAACGGTGTGCTATAGTGATAAATAGGTATGATAAACGCTGTCTTACCATCGTCACTCATTTGAACAGTTTGTATTTTACTACACACCCTGTACAAGCCGTCTGTCTCTGTATCGATTGCGAGTATTTCAGCTTTAGCCATTCGTTTTAGACACTTCTTGAATTTATCAATAGTATCTACGTATTCGATTTTGTAGTTTCGCTTTTTCTCGTCTGCTACAAAAGGTATCGCATAACGCAAATCACCACCATCTAAGGTGGTAACTAAGTTACGTGCCATATAACCAAGTAAGTTTGGAGTGTTTGTAGGGTTAGACCTAGATTCAAGAACGGAGTTAAAGCTTAGACTAGCAACATGCTTAAACTCATGTGATTTATTTTGGTACTCTACACTGGTATCGACAGGCACACCTAAAAAGTGTTGATCGAAGTTCTTAAACTCCAATATCGTTTCTCTATTGAGTGCGTATTGCGGGTCTTTACCAAAGGTATGAACAATGTCAGGTTTGTAGTCCGTTATTATCTTCTTCAATCTTCTGCTAAACTCTAGCTTAGCTTCGTTTTGAAAATCTTCGGACTCCTTGTAAGTCTTAAAACAATTGAAGTTTACGATAAGATAATCGAATTCATCAATGCTGTATTCTGACTGATAGTAGTCATACGCTAAATCCGTAAGACCGAAGAATACACTATCAGTGTAGCCGCTTAGTATCTCACCATTCTTTAAGTCTTCGGTAGGAACATGATCCAACACAAAGAGAATTTTACCAGCGGGCTTTTTAGCTTTATGTTTGAGTAGTGCCAAATCGCCGCCAAACTTTTCAACACGTTCAACGTAGCGATTTTTAAACTCAAAATCAAAATCAATATAAGTCTGAGACATATTGGGCTTTTATCAGTTAATTGAACTCAATGGTACTTTACACTTTTTCATATTGCAGACACGAAAAAGGGAAGCCGAAGCTTCCCCTTTGTTAACCCGGTAATTTACGGGTCTTTTGATTAGAAGATTTAGACGAATCTTTATCTTCTGAATCTTTTTTGTCTTCAACAGGTTTAGACTTTTGAGCCTGAACAACATCTTCGAGCTTTTCTGCCTTCACTGTTTCGCGACGATTATCATACACTTCAGGCAAATCTCCTAACCACTCACGAATACGTTCATCTGTCAGTTCATCACATTTCAGATATCCACGATTCATTGGGTCAAGATAAATTCCTGTAGGAAACTTACTGTTAGCATTAAGTTCAAATGGCATACCACCATTCGGATATGCAGGCTTGAATTTGGGACTTCTTTCAAACTCTTGCTTTGCTGCAATAGTCTGCTTAGACCAAATACCATCACACTTGCCTGTATAGTAACCTAATGCTTTCAAAATCATTTGCTGATTCTGAATAAGTCGTCTGTTAACCATAGTGACTCCTGTTAAGAGAAAGCAAGGGATTAATTCCCTTGCAGTTCTCGATTGTGTTCTCTGGTACGAACAGGTTTAAGTTGAGCTAAGTCTTTTGCAAGTTCTTCCATGTTAGTAATGGTATAACCTGCTTTACGTAAATCACGAATCTTAGCTTTCGCGTTAGTTCTGTTCACAGCAAAGAAGACCGCCATGCCTGGGTGAAGTTTCCACTTACCAAATTTACCAGCGCCCGGCATTGTTTTACCAATGTGCTTTTGCATTAACGGGTTAGTTTTCATATCCACTGTTAGACGTAAACGATCATCTAAGATAGCTGGATAGATTTTGATAACTTTTCTGTTCTGAGACTGACGGTGTCTAGTACGGAAGAAGTTAGGTAAGTCTGCTTGTACCTTAACAGCTAATTGAAGATTGAAACCTAAAGTACGAGTTTCTTCTTCAAACGCGTCCATTACAGCACCAAGACGGTTTGCACTAGGCTGATCATATCCGATGTTATCTTCAATGTAGTCTAGAGCTTTTTCGAAGTGCATATAACGCTGGAACTCACAGTAAGCAAATTCACCAAACGGTGCAAAACCTAGACTCTTCAAGTCTGCCGCATCTGGGTCATCAGCGTTAACGTGAAGCGCAAGGAAACCATTATAGACAGAAGCAATAACTTCGATGTTCATATCTTTAATTGGCTTACCTGAATCATCAACAGTCTGTACTTTACCAGTGTTATCTTTAGGTAGTTCAGAAACTTTGGTAATTCCTGCATTAACAGGACGACCTTCTTTGATGTTCTCTTCACGTTTCTTCTTCTTCTCGTCCAAGCGGTCTTGCTGCTTACGTTTCTTCTCGATTTCTCGATTACGTGCAGCTTCTTGCTCACGACGGGCATCTTCGGCTTGCTTAGCTTTACGTGCTTCGCGTTCAATACGCTTACGTTCAGTTTCAGTAGCCCAAGGCTTATTGGTTTTGAAGAATCTGTCTAAATCTGCTTGTGATACTTTGGCAGCAACAAACACTTTACGACTATCAACTTTACCCAATTCATCGTTTGCGTTGTAACGAATCTGTAGAACAGAAACAGGCTGACGCGGGTCAATAACTTTCTTACCATCACGCATAATAAAGTTTTTAGACCAACCTACTACAGTACCTGTACCAAACTCAGTACGAACAGGAAGACCACGAATCAGTTTAGTAACGTCTTGCTCTGTTACATTAAGAAGAGCTTCTATATTGTTATCGAAGTTCTTCTCCGTCCACTGACCGTACCATGATGGAAAATCGATTAGACCAAAACCGTCTGGATCAGGAATCTTCTGGTTCGCTAAGATAGGCACATTGTCTATTCTAGCAAAGTCTTCTTCGATAGGTACAATAGGTAAGTTCTGCATCGTTGCCAATGTAGTCTTACGCATTTCGTGGAACTCTTGACCCTCAATAGCATTAAGCTTAGCTTTAGCTTCGAAGTGTTCCCAAAAACCAGCAATGCCCTCAGTAGCCGCTTTGATGAGAGTAGGAATGTTCATCTTGATTGGGTCAAGAGTCATTTCCATAATCGCATCGTAACGTGGGTTACCTTTTTCATCGAACTTGGTTTTGTCTATTGTCTTCCACATCAAACGTGCAATCTTGGCAACCTCTAGTGAACTCTTAGTGATTAACCAATCGATGTAGATAACTTCTCGACGCATATCCCCAGGCTTACCATCTACAATCTTAGCAGCAGACGGGTCAGGTCGGAAGATACGTGCAGTAGACTGTTCGTAGTCACCTGGCGACCAAGGCGTTTCAACACGAATAATACGTGAAGCCATTTGCATGTTGTGCCCTTCTGAAATTGCTTGTTCGTTAGCAATCAGAATACGCACTTCTGGGTCGTTCTTAAAGTCTTCGATTTGTTGCCACTTGTCATCTAACTGACCGTGGAATCTTCGAGCCATACCTTTGTAACGCTCTGGTAAAGCTGCATAGATAGCATCGGTACTACGAGTATAACGACAGAAGATAAGAACCTTACCATGCATTTCCTCTTTCCAGTTTTCTGTATCTTCTGTAGGAGGAATTACGCTAGCTGGTGTTTCACGACGTTTCAACGATACTTCATCTGTCTCTAGACGACGGCGCATGAATCGACGCTTTTCATATTCAACAACATCAAGCTCACGCACTTTCATGCCCGGCTCCCAATGTTGAATAACAGCAGTTGCATTATAATCGCCTGAATACTTATCAACTTTGAAGTGTCTGTCTAGACGTTCAACAACGGCACGAACCTTTGGTGTCTGATAATCACTTGGAACGTTAGCAGCTTTAGCCGCATCTTGGAAAGCTTCATCACCCCAAGGGTCAGTAAGAATCTGTTCCAATCGTTGCATGTGACCGTCAAACTTCATCGGGTCAATCATTGCCAATTCGTCATCTTCATCAAAATCTAAATCGACAGTATCGTTGTCTTCGCTATCTTCGGTCTTTTTCTTTTTAGACGCGTTACTGATAGCAGCATTCAGTTCGTCAAACGTTTGCTCTAACAGAGCCATGTAGGTCTTAAAGAAAACCTCGTTGTATGGGTCTTTATCGTCATCCAATTCAATCTCTAAGAAAGAGTCAATTGGATTCGGAAGCATGAAGGCCCATTCTTTACGCTTAACAGTAATAACCGCTGCGTGTTGACCTAGCTTACTACGAACACGAACAGCACCATCAGGTTCATCGGCATCGATAGCAAAGTCATCTGGTGTACGGAAGATGTGAGAAGAGAACAAAGCACTTTGTCCTACAGCATCTTTTAGTAGACCGTGAATGAATGTACCAGTAAGCAAACGAGTGTATAAAACCCCAGGCATTGTAAATATTTGTTTAACAGTAGAGTGTACTGCCGACACGTTACCTGCTGCTGGGTCAAATGTTTTTGCTTTATGTGATTCATCAAGAGCCACATAGTTAAAGCCAAGACGTTTAATAAACTCAGTACCACCGTAAAGCTTCAACTTCTGAGGGCCGTAAGAAATATCTTGCGCACCATTTTTTAAGAAGTGAATACCAGTGAAGAACATTGTATTACGAGGAGCGTTACGGACAAGCTCTTCTAAACGTTCCATGCCCCAAGTTTCGAAAGACTCTTTGGTAATAGGAACAGCATTCCAAGTACCTTTAGTAATCTTCGCCAAGTCTTCACTCCAGTTAGCACATAGACGGTCTGGTGAAATGATGATGGGCTTGATAGGCTCACCTGCTTCTGCTGCCATAGAACCAATATCTAACAACAGCGTAATAGTTTTACCACCACCTGGGTGAATATCTAGAAGCGCATGTTTTGGCTTACGACGTAAGTACTTGTGAGCTTTAATTTGGTGAGGGAATACTTGACTGCCCTCAGCAATGCCCGGCATACGAATATCTTCAACGTCAATCGATTCATCAGGCTGATACGACTCTGCTTCTTCTTCCGCTTGTCTAAAGATATCTACCGCGTTAGGTACATACTTTGAATACATAAACGCAAGAGGCATGATAACACGACTAACTGTAGTAAATGGTAATGAATAGCCACCTATAATTGGGTTAAACTCTTGAAGAGGCTTAGTTAAAAGCTTAACGTCTGCTTTGGTAATCGCTTCACATGCTTTCTTAAATACAAGACCACCTAAGTAGTTGTACAAGTTACCAAACTCATACATCGAACTAGACTGCGGGTGGAAGTAAGCGTTATGGTCACGAGCTTCTGTGTGAGCGTTATCGATACCAACTTCATCAACAAGAATCTTGTATAGGTTAGTACCCGGCGTTGCAGTAGCATCACGCATTGCATCTAGAAGAAGAACATAGATAACGTTAGCTTCTGAGTTTTCATCTTTAACTAACAGATTGCCGCGTTCATCTAGATACTTACTATATAAAGTACGGTCTAGAGGTGAACTAGACAGGTCTGTAAGGTCTAGCTCTTGCATAGCTTCTTTTATGATGACCTGCAAGTCACGCATAGCATTCTTACGTGATAAGAATACCATAGTCTGTAGCAAGTTTTTAAATTGCTTAGAGTAGACGAAAGAAAACAGACTAGAGATATCCCGACCGTCATAGATAGACGTAGCCTTTAATTCTTTTTCGCCAACCATTTCTGCAAAGTCAGTTCCAGGCACCATGTAGTTAAGAGTTTCTAAAAACGTCTTAGCTTGACGGCGTTCGCCTTCTTCTGAGAAATCGTAACCAAGGTAATCAGAAATAGCCAGTGCGCTTGGTGTAGTAGTACCATTCATATCGGTTGATAACTGAGTGAATGGGCTACCAGTACCAGTAGTAAGAAAAACATTGTAGTCCCAGTTAAACGCGATTAGTGAACCACGAAAACGAGAAAGTTCTTCTTTACTGCTACGAACAGACTTTTCGATATTTGGGTCTTGCTTTGCTACTGCGAATGCTTTACTTAGAAGCGTTTTGCTTTCAGTAAGAGGAGCACCTGCTGCGTATGAGGCACGCAATGCATCTTCCATCTTAGCTTCGTATTCTGCCGCGTTATCTAAATCAACGTCATCAGCACGAGGCATAAAGCTAAGAAGTCCACGAGGGGACACACAAATACGATCTTCGTTTACACGACCTGGGTCTTGTGGATAGCCGTTCTCTTCGCGGTGCTTAATAAGAATGCTGTTCTTAGAAGCTGGAACAATGTAACGAGGAATCTTGTTCCATTGCGCACCATGAGTAGCAGAACCTTTAGTACGCATATATACGCGTGACCATTGCGTAACCCAAGTACTTAACGCGTAGTAGTTAAGTGAGCCGTCTGTAGTTTGAGAAATATAGTCAACAAACTCTTTAGGCATGTGGATAGAGTACGAAACAGAAAACTTCGAAAGTTTAGCAGCTTCGCGAGTAACCAAGTCTTCGTTTATAGGTGCTTTAGGCTCCAAGTACGAATCAGGGTTTTCTTGCTTGTACGCGTATTCACCAGCGTAAGAAGCATACTCTTCCGCAATAGTTCTATCAGGCGCAATCATAATCAAGAATGAGTACGTATCATTCATTACTGGGTTATTAGGAATTGAATCAAAGATATCAATTGAGAAACCCATGTTGCGGGCAAACACCTGATTCAACATCTTAAAGTCGAAGTCTACTGGAATAGAAGCCTGCTTCCATTCGTGAGCATTTGAAACATCAGACGCCTTACCAAAGATCATTTGGTGAATTTCATCCATTGTCTTCAAAGCATTTTGCGCGACTTCACTTTCATAGTGCTGCAAGCGAGTTGTTTCGTATGTGCCATTCTTAGGGTTAGACATAGGCTTAACATCGTACTGATCGATGTAGCTAGTAAAACCAGAAGAAACTGCACTAGTGTAGTTAGGAGTACCGACAAACTTAATGTCTTTACCGCCTTTATATTTCTTACTTTCTTCAATGATGTGGTATTGACCGCTACCAATAGTAGCAAGGAATCCTTTAATGAATTCGTCTTTAACTTTTGGCAAGTCTGTTACTGACTTAATCATTGATAAGCGACTTAGAAAAGCCGACTGTAAGTCTTCTGGTGAATAGTCTTCAAGGACTCCACCGTTAGTTACAGCGTAAGCAAGAAGACGCTGTAAGTTGTTAAACATTATAGAGATATCAATAGCGTTAATAGCTAACTGCGGAATCTCACGGCCTTTTACCTGCTCAGTTTTCTTAGAAGCAAAGAAGCGCTGTTCAAAGCGGTCGTTGTCTTTTTCAGAAAGTTTAACAGGTGCTAGGTCATCGACTAGTGAGTCGAATGAACCACTTAGACTCTGTAACGTGTGAGAGACTACAGTACTCACCTTAGATTCTACGAGCATGGTAAATCCTTAGTCAATATAGTTATGCCAAAAATCTGGGTAATCCAGCGAATGTTGTCGGGCTTCGTCAATCAGCATAGTAGCGTAGATTTTACGAAACTTGGGTTTGTATGTTCGCCAGAATTCAGGATTGCTGTACTGAAACATTACATCAGCGAAACGATTAGCAAGCAAGTAATTACTAAACTGTTCACGAATGTTCGCGATAAGTAGATCATCCTCTGCGTCTTCATCAGAGAACACCGACTGACCGTCATAGAATTCGTCGTCATCTGCGGCTGAAATATTTTCAAGCGCCGATCGGTTTTTGCTATCCATAACCATAACAAGTTTAAGCAATGAATTAATCAAAGCATCTTTGTCTTTAGGTTCTTCGGGCAGTGTAAAGTTGTTCTTGACTGCAATGTCACGAATGGAACTGAGAATATTTTCATTCTCAACACCTAAATCGCCAGTCGTAGTAGAACTATTGGATAGAAGGCGCCCTACTATTTCTTGTGCTTCTTGAGAATACTTTGAGCAGTCCTTAAGAACCTGCAAAAAGCTATCATTTGTTTTGTTCATCATGTTACCTTAAACTTTTGATAGTACGGTGTCTAAACTTTTGAGCAAGCTATTCGAATCAGACATTGATACAACACCAGAATAAGTGCTGTATTGCATAACAGCTAGACTAGTACCGTTGTTAAGAAAACGTAGGTCATAGTTTTTGTTGTAGTACCAACCATATTCAGGAATGTTCATCAAAGAAGAAACATCTTGGGGCTTATTATAGGTTAGAGTATTGTGTTTCCCTCTATACAAGTAACCGTCAAGATAAGTTTCTAAGATAAAGTCTACAGTAGCTTTTCTGTACCTGCTTTCCATAGTATCCATTTGACCTAAAACAGGTATCTGCTTTTTCTTAGGAAAGAGTAAATACAAGGTCTTTATAACAGGGAAAGGACATACATTAAACTTGCTACTTTCTGGTGTCTTGTTCGGCAAAATCATCTGATAGGATACGTCCCTAATAGAGAAATACTTCAATGCCTTACACAAGTTTAAATTACTTAATGTGAGTCTATATTCTGATTTTACACTCAGAAGTAGGTCATTCTTGATTGTTTCAAGGACCCTGAATGGAGGTGTAATATGGTTGTTCTGTAGAAAGCAAGCCCAAACCATTAGAACATTGTAGTTAAAATCTACAGGTACTCTATCAGTAACAAGCTGATTCACATAAGGCGAGTTTATGAAAGCAGTCCAAAGTTGCTGCATTTCCTCTGAACCTAGTTCGGGAGATCTAGGAGGAAACTTAGCGCTCAGTCTATGCTGTATTGAACCACCTGCGCGTTTGACTACGCTAGCTCTTGCTTCTCTTATCATTGCGTATCTTCCGTATTCTTTCTGCTGAACCTTTAAGAAGCTTACCACCACGTTTGTTAGCTTTGCCTAACTTGTTGCTATGACAATCGCTACATAGAGTAGTTAGATTATATGCGACAGTCTTACCACCTCTAGATATAGGTATAATGTGGTCAACAGTCAAAACAACATTGCTGTACTCGCCGGGAAAACAACACGCACCGCATCTTGTACACGTATGATTATCACGTATAAGAATTGATTCACGTATAGCAGCCCAGTTTTCTGTGTAGTGATTAATAGAAGTTCCTTGCACACTACGTATGCGATCAGAAGTACGTACACGACCTCTTAGACCTGTAGCATTACGTTGTGCAAGTCCACCTCTACGTTTCTTTCCTATGCTCATTTGTTACCAGCCGAGAATAATGCATCAGCAGCTTTATTACCACTGTTTACAGATTCCTGTATCTTAACTCCTGCTTCACGGGCATAGTTAGATAGCTTTTCTTTGACTAGTATTACAACGCTTGGCTCTAATGTAGTCTGTAGATAAGACATAACCTCTTTGTGATATTCCACAATAGCAGCCGCACTAGAGTGAGCTAGAGGTTTAACTATTTGGTCTTTAATCATTTCAGAGAACTGAGAAAAGTCAGACATAGCTTTCATATCTGCAATAATCTCACGCATTTCTGCATAAGCCTTTAAAGCCGCATACATATCTTTACTTTGGTTGGTTTCAAGATATTTCTTTTCTGCAATACGAGCCATACGACTAAGTGTTTTAAACATGTGTCCGTATTCGTTAACATGTTTTATTTCATCCTGCATTACATCAGGAAGTTTATCTAATAGCTCGGCTTGGTGTTGTTCAAATTCATCTATCAAAGCAAGCGATTGCGTTTTGTCTACTGGAGGCTTTTTACGGGCAGCTTTAGATTTAGTTGATTTATCTTTTGGTGCTGCACTACGAGCTTTGCGTTTGCGTACCCTCTTTTTAGGAGTTTCTGTTTCTTTCGTGTCTTCTACTTCTACACGTTTGCGTCTTCTTATACGCTTCTTACTAGGAGTCTCAATATTGAAGTCCCCTAATTCCATTTCTTTAATTGCCATAATTGCTCCAAAAGCAAAAAAGGGCCAATCAAGGCCCTTTTGTCACAGCTTGGTATTGGGCTTACGCGAATACGTGCTGGCGAATACGTTTTTGAAGTTCTGCAAAGTACTTAGGAGCATGGCCGTATACACGACGATAGTAATCTACAAGTTGCTGTACTTGTGTCTTACCAACATTACCAACTGCCGCAGAAGCTTCTTGCTCTGGCTCTGGATAGTCAACGAAGCCCATGTTTCCGACAACTTGCTTATCGCTAATCGTTACAGGCTTTTCGGCGTCGCTAGCTAGTACGCTTAGATTACCAGTATAAGAAGCTGATGAATCAGATTCAAATTCAGGTGAAATAACAAAACCGAACTGAGTGCGTCCAGCATCTACAAACGAAACGTAATCACCAGACTTAGGATGATTCGCTACAGTGCTTGAAGATGAAGCAAGCGCAGAGAAGTACTGAGGGTCAGAACCTTTACTGATTGGTACGCTACATTGTGCAAGCAAGCCAGCTAGTTCTTCTGGATTGTCTACAGTGTTCGAACGAACCGCAATACGACCGCTTTCAGTTTCTTCAACGTTCCAGATACGCTCTTGATCATCAAGAAACATGTTCTTAGAAAGTGAGCGGAAACCTAGCTCTTCCATGTTATCAGTAACAGGAAGTGCAGCATGAGAAAGGGTCATCATACCTTGAATAACTTTACGTACAGGTTCATCATTTAATACAACGAAAGACCCAGCTACAGCACTAAGCTTGCCTTGAGTTTCATTGTGCATTTGAACCATAGCCTGTTTAGCATCTACAGATTCACCACGCGAATGATGTACACTAGCAGTTACTAAAACATGGTCGCCGTTAACTATCTCATAGTCACGAATTTTAAGTGTTTGCATTGGTATCTCCAACAGAAAATTTTTATCCTACACGTTAAATTACTTAACGTCTGCCTCTAGATGGACTAGAAACCCATCCGTTTAGTGAACCGCCAAAACCAGTTCCACCATATCCAAGTTTGGTTGTTGGTGCATTAGTAATTCTAACTTTACCAAACGCATTACCAAAGCTTAGTTGGTTTCTACCGGCGCTGCCGTCACCAGAAGTATGTCCAGCTTTAACCAACAATTTCTTGTATGGTAGCAGACGTTGATCAATATAACTTTCGATTCTTCCAATAGCTCCCTCGATTGCAGGAGTACGATCCACATTCAACGAAACAGTTTGACCAGAAAAGTCAAAAGCTAATGCACCTTCCGCTTGTATTTGCGAACTGAGTGCAAAGAACGAAGCACAGTTAACCCAAGCTTCAAGAATGTGACCTTGCATATTCATACCAGTAAATCCTGTAATATGAGGAGGTAACTGGTTAAACATGTTAAGACCACGGTGAAGATACGTAATCATATCTCCCATTGTATAATCAAGACTTGGAATAACATTATCAATGCGGGCTTTGTTAATGTAGCTTTCAACTTGACTGATAGCTACCATAACCTGCGGCGTCATTACCCACAAATTCTGATTGTACATCTTTGGTACAGCGCTAGGAGAGTTTGGTACTAGCTGAGCCATGAACGTATACGGTTCAAACCCTACTATTGGAAAACAATCTGCTACACGCAAGTTAGTACGAGTACTGCTTGTAGTGTATTTAACTGAATCCACAACCCCAGGCTCTACAAGAACATGTTCGAAAACAGGTTGGTTGTTTAGATACGCAGATATATAAAGTCGTTCGCCTTTGGCATGATTGTAAGGGAATGGCAATAGTATGTCTATCCACCCTTGCCCTTTAACCTGCTTAAAGTAAACTGCATCACTATCTCTGCTTTCAATTCCCGGCTCAACAACTATAAAAGATTTTAGCTGGTGGTTTTGTCCAGTGTCATCAACTACTTTCCAAACAGTTTGGAACTTAGTAGAGTCTTCTAAATCCATATATGGAATAGAGAAGTCTATCTGCCACTGACCGGGGAGTAAATCAGGAGTTGCAATACCCTGTGCAATAATGCTACGGTCTTCGTCGTTGTCATATAAAATAACTTCAACGCCGGTAGTAGTTTCATGCGGTAGAATCGGGTCATCAAAATCATCAAGAAGAATTTCTTTCAAATTTATCGTATCGCCTTCAACCACTGTAGGGACAATGTTTGTTTGTGCCATTATATGATTCCCTCTAGCAGTTTTTGTAAACGCACATCATGCCTAGTCAGATTGACATAAGCTCGTTTACCGTCACTAATAAATTGATAAAAACTGGACTGCACAGCAGGTTCTTCAAATGCTCTACGGTAGTTTGCCAATTCTTCTTTTGCGTCTGCTCTGTCTAAGTCTGAACCTGAGTAGCCGCCATAAACGAGAACGTTCATAAGATGAAGCAATGCAAAGCAATTGTCAGTTACTTCTATTTGGTCGTTACTTAAAATCTGATTGAAGTCTTGAATGCCTTTAGTTAGGTAATCATAGATTCCACCTACTTCTGAATGAAGCTCTTTATAAATAGAGCTATTAGAAGTTGGAATAATATCAGCTAAGTGAACCAAGTAATAAAGACCGAATTCATCTATGTTCAAGAATCTAGGCGATAGTAGGTTCTGAGCTTTAAACCAAAATTCTTTACAGTACAACCAGTACGGCATTGGAGTGTCGTTAAACATGTTTCGAATACTTTTTCCAAAATACCGAGTATACATGGTAAACGCAGACAGGTTGCCTGATGCATCATCGTGGTTGTAGTTGGTATTGTACCAATCTTTATAAAGAACAAATGATTTAGATAGAAGACCTATCGAGTTATACAGATAAATCAATTCACGTTCAGTATTAAAAGATAAACTAAGACGGCGAAGAGAGGACTTATCAAAACTGATAGTTAGATACGTGTAGGAAGAACCACCGGTTGACCAGTAAGAAACTGTATCGACACCATCTGAGTTCTTTTCTTTAGAATTGAGTTCAGGAAGTCTTTTTGAATAAGGGCGTGCCGATAGAGCAAAAGTAAACGCCAGTCCTGTATTGAATCCAATAACAGAATCAGGTGGCGATATAGAGTAGCCGGTGGACCTTGCATTAACGTAGTTTGTTACGTTTATTAAAGACAAAGTGTCCGCGTAACTGAAAACAGATTTATCTTCATAGAATATACGAAAGATTAATTCTGCTAGCTCACCAACTTGCTGTCCGAAGTTCTCTTTATTAAAACGAGAATAAGAGCCCAGCAAACCGTTTACTGGACTCAATCGAAAAGTTGTTGGTACGTGTTTGTGTAGCTTAGAGTTCTGGCTCATGGTCGTTAATCACGCTTTGAATTAACTGCTGACTAACGAGTGTGCTAAGGTCTAGTCTCTTAGCAAGTTCGCTAACCTGCTTTACAAACGATTTTACGTTATCGTCGCGAATAGAGCTTAATGAGAAAACAAAGTAAGGATTGCCTGAGCGACTGCTCTTGGCTTCTTTGTATGTCAAGTTTGCGCTTGGTGTACGACGGCCGTTAACAGTCTTCTTACGTAAGAAGATAGAACGAATTAACGGGAACAACGTTTCTAATAGCTCTGACTTTTCACGAGGGCTAATAGACTTTGAATATTGAACGTATAAGTTCTTATTGTGGAATCGAACCTTTTTAATGTGTCGGCTGACTTCCGAAATAATACTTCCTTTACGCTGCATTTGTTGACGCTGTTTAGCAGTACCAAAACGAGTACGGCTCTTGACCGAGTTCAATTCATCGATATGATTGATAGCTAGGATTTTAGCTTTTAGCTGTTTTAAACTATCTAGCTCAATACCGATAGGGAACGTGCCTGGAACTTTAGGGTCTTTCAACGAAGTAATGTGTGGTGCTAATTCACTTGTATTCAAATCTAGTACACTTGTGTATACGTAGCTATAGTTCTCGTAAATAAAGCCTTCCGCGTTTGAAAGATCTTCAACAGTAACAAATGTCTGAAAGTAGATATGGTCTTTAGAGGGAGACAGTACGAAACTATTGATAGATAGACCTGTATAGTTTTCATCAGGAATGCTATTTTCAACAATTTCTTCAAGAATTTTTACTTGTCGTGAATGCTCTTTAGGCATATAGTTGCGTGATAGCTTTTGCATAGCATTAAGCTGTTCGCGTTTAATCTTACCTGCTTCACGGATAATGTGTTTGATACTTTCGATTGCTCTCTTCGATTCATCCATCTTAGAAAACGTTTTAGAGCTTAAAATACGGATAGCCGCATTTAAGTCTTCGATAGCATCATTCAATTCTTCAATAGCAGAAGAATTGTCAGATAAATCTTTTGGACTAGGAGCTTTAATCTTATCCAAGACCGTACGCATACCACCCTTCTTAGACTGGGTTGGTCGCGGTTGGTTTGCTATATCTCCAAGTTCTATTTCATTTGCAGATAAACTAATTACCAAAGCTTTAGAAGAACTAAGCCCTTTAAGAAGTCTGTTTGTGGACTTACCGACTGTTTCAATTTTCTTTTTGATAGAATCGACAATACCCAAAACATCATTTAAGGAACGAGCCTTTTGAAGTTTATCTAAGTTAGACTTTTTCATGATGAATCCAAATTTGAGTCTTGGTAAGAGAAAAAGGAGAATTCCAGCTACAGAACTCTCCTTTTTTGGAAAAAGCCTTTAGTACAGGCTAAATTGTATTACTTCTTGGTTGCGCGAGGTCTGCGGCGAGGAGTCTTAGCTGGAGCTTTAGCTGGAGCTTTAGCTGGAGCTTTAGGAGACATAGAAGCAGGACGCTTAGGTTCCTTGCCTTTATGTGCTTCCATCTTCTTAGTGTTCGCTGCGCGACGCTTATCCAAAGCCGCATCTTGCTTCTTCTTAAGGTCTTCTTTGTACTTACGGAAGTCCTCAACTAAAGATTCGCGAAGAGTCTTACCAGCTTTACGCCATGCGTCCATCTTAGCTTTGTAAGCTTCACGCGCTTTTGCAGCAGCGCCACCTGATTTACCGCCTTTGGCAGGAGTTCTACCACCACCTTTACCATTACGGCGTTCTTCAAGAACTTTAGCACGTTCTTGTTCGAACTTTTTCTCTTTAGGCGTCTTTTTCTTCTCACGAAGCTCACGAGCCTTTTTCTCTTTCTGCTTCTCAGCAGCAGTTTTAGTTACACGAGGTTTAGTACCGCGAGGTTTACGACGAGTAGTAGGGGCGTTAACGCTACCTACTTTAGAACCAACACCGGCATTCTTACGAGGCGTTCTAGCAGCCATAATATATCTCCAACATTCAAAAGTAAAATATAGTACGATAGTACCAGATTATTAAATTACGTCTGATACTAGAACTATTTGAGTAAAAGTACTTGACGCGTCAAGAATAAATTAATCATTCTTGCTACTATAAAATTAATAATCTAAGAGATAAAATGAAAAAAATTTAGGCATACTGAGGCAAAAAATTTACATTAAATTTCAGTGCTCAATCCAAGCTCTGAAATAACTTCACGAACCATTTCTTTACCGCGCATATATTCTGACTTAGTGTGACCGCTAGATTTAAACGCACCAACAAGACCTTTATATGGGTCAATTTTAGGAATGTCTGTAGTCTGTTCCATGAAGTCTGCAAGCTCGTTGTTGTTCTTGACTGCTCTACCATCTTTGTTTTCCCATAGCTGAACTATATTAGGATTACTAAGCATTAAGTTCTCAGGAACTACAACCCCTTCTGCCGTATAGATTCTATATCTAATTCCAGGCTCAGTAGAAAGCTTAGCAAACTGACTAGCTGTTTCTATATGTTCAGTAAGAAGTCTGAACCCAGGCTTGTTGTCTACAAATCTATGTTGTACCGCAAGCTTGCCTTCTTTCTCTTTAGCTCTGAACTCTATGAAACCCTTTGGAAGACTTTCACCAAAGTTAGTTTGATACGGAGAGCCGTTGTATATAACTCTGCGTTTCTTTAAGTGTTGATATTGGTGAATGTGCCCACTGATATTAAAGTCTTTGCGTGGACTTTTAAATTCTTTGTGAGACTTCAACGTTCTACCATTGTCACCGACAGCACCAGTATATTCAACGTGTACCATATTCAAACAAGGTCGTCTGTTTGGTAAAGCCTCCATTTCTGGGTGGTTCATCATATTGACTACGATACCATCAATCTCTAACTGTTCAGGAGTTAGAAATAGTTTGAAGTTATTAAAGAATCCGTTGTCAGTTAGAATCTGCAACAAATCCATTGAAGTCTTAGATATATCAGAGAAGTCGTGGTTGCCACCTGTGTAGTACAGGTTAAGTACGTTGTCATACTTCTTTAAGAACGATATCAATGCAATATATGTAGAGGCTTCCATCTTGTGAGTGTCGCTAATATCGCCCGGTATAATAACGTGTTGGATACCTTGCTTGATAGCATACTTACAAATCTTATCGATTTCTCTTAGCTGTCTTTCTACGTGGTCGTGCGGATACAGCTTCTTTAGTTTTTCCAGATGCCAATCGCTTGTCGATATTGCGTGAAGCATTACGTTTCTCTTCCTCTAAGTCTGATGATACTCGCCATGAATTAAAAAACTTTTCTAGTGCTTTTTGTTTTACCTTTTCACTAGGCCAAGCTTCTTTGCGAGTAATATTCTTTTCTTGGTCACCGTCACAATCGTAAGATGCTAATACGTTTCCGTCTTTGTCTTCTTCGCGGAATCTACAAAACATAAGTTTGTTATCGGCATCACGTACTGTGAAGTTGTAGGACATAAGGGTATAGAAAGTCCATACCCTTCGATTTCCAGCAGGATTTTTGGTAGCTACTTCAATGTGCATAGAACCTCTCTAATACCACTAACGTTAACTGAATATTTATTCTCAGTCTTATTTACAGTATTAGAGTTTACTAGTACAACAAGTATCTTTTCGAGGTCTTGGAAGGAGAGGAGTACATTGTATAACGCCACGTACTCTTTGATGATATTGGTTTTAAAGAACTCTTTAGGTTCTATGTTGTGTCTTTTATAACTTGCTTTCTCTGGATTGTTAAACATCGAATGTAGGTTACATCGAATGCCTCTAGCATGAGCAAGTATATTGAAGACCCTAACAAAAGGGTCTTTTGGAGATTGGTATGAATACTGGTACGGTTGTAAGAATCTTCCGTACCATTCATTTAGATTATCTACATCAAACGATTCAGATAGGTCTATTAGGATTTTAGCAATCTTCACTTTCAAATTCATCCACGGTTTCTGGTATGACTATGTGTGTCACATCAACGTTAAAGAAATATGCGTACTTCAACATTTCGGTGTTAAGGTAGTACATGTTACGATACTTGATTAACCATTTATCGCGTACAAGCTTTTCACAAATATTCTTAACACTAGAACGGTCACCTCGGAACTTGTATATGTCACGAATGTTGCGATATAGTTCATTGTACGTCATACCTAGAGTATTGATACCTAACGCTACTAGGTCAATATTCAAAGTCTTTAGAATATCAGCTTTGTCTTCTGCGTCCAGTTCAGCAAACTTAAAGTCGCTGTTATCTATGCCTTGAAAAGCAAGGTTAAAGCTATGCATAGTAGGGAAATAAGGACTAAAGTCTGTTTGCGTGTTGTACTCAACTAGACACGCCGTAATCTTGTGTGCAGTAGGTTGATTAAACATTGTCGCGTTAGTAAATTCGGTATCCATTAGAACTTCTCGAAAGAAGTCATAGAAAGTTTTGGCATTCGAAAACACTATTGACTTGTTACCGTCACCATCTACTTTGTAATTGTCTGCTTCAAAGGCTTTAAATGTTCTAGTGTTTAGAAGTTCTTTTTCGTTTAGCACCTGTGCTGCTCCTTAACTTTTTAATTGTTACATCTGGAATAGGTAAGCTTTCGTCTAACTCTATTACTTTTGATATGTATCGCAAGTCGTAAGCCTGTAGTGAATGCTTTCTAGCTATTGCATTTATGTTAGGCTTGTCATGGGCTCTAACATCTGCAAAAGCTTCTTTGAATGCTTCTGCGACTGGACTAGATAAAAGGTCTAAAAAGGCCTGTCTTTTATTTTTAGTAATAGAGAACTCGCTAACTTTTAAAGAGTCTAGAAGGTCTTCCAACTCTTCAACACTTCCACCTTTATATATCCAACTGCAAACAACAAAAGTATATTGTTTTTGAATCGGAGCTTTAAGACCATAAATGATTGTCATGAGCGGAGTAGTGATTGTAAGAATGCTTTTGATTTTGTGAAGAACAGTCTTTTGAAAATCTATACGAGTCCTAATCAAGTCCTCAGATTGAGCCTTATTGAATATATCTAAGTCTAAAGACTTTATGTTATACGTATTATCTACCGAATCATAATCAAAGTCTAAATAGTTACAACCTTCAATTTCAGTAGTTCTAAAATCTGGCGCGAAAACAAAAACGTTTCTGTCTGATAGAGTACTATTATTAACTATACTAAAATTATTCAGCAGGTCTTTAAAGGACAAGAATAATATGTTGCTCTTCAACTGCTTAAACGTAGTTTTGTCTATACGCTTATGAAAAGGATTTACGTAGTAGTCTCTTTTAGATATTAGCCCTTCTTGCATCATCCACATTAGAGTTTGCTCTGGCGAATGATGGGCAACGATAAATACTTTAGCCATTACTCTCCTGTCCCTGAATGAATTTTAACATAGTCCATAGCTGACTTATCTTTTTCAAAAGACTTCATCAATCGGTCTAAGTCCTCTGGAAGAGTTTTAGTGTTGGTTGTAAATCCACCGACTGTAGTAGAACCACCACCTTCCATTAGTTGACAAATTTTTCCTGCATTTAGATTAGACTTCAATGTTGTTCGAATAGACCAAAACCGCTTAGAGCCTGAATCTACATAACTTACAGCAACACCTGTAGTTTCGCTAAGCTTTATTAAACACGGGTCAACAAACGTCTTTGGAATATTTAATATAGGTACTTGTCGGTCAAGTATCTCGTAGTACTCAGCTTTGTCGTTGTAGCTATTAACAAGACTAGTAATAAGCTTGTTATAGTGGTGACCTTCACTAATTAAATCACTCATACCAGAAAGCAAATTTCTGTTTAATGTATTCTGGAAGAAACTATTCAGACTAACAAAGTCACTGTACACGCTTAGGCCCATACAGATGAAAGTACTGTTAGGAACTTTAGGCGGATTACGGTTAAATAGAACGTCTTCTATGGCTAAGAAGAATGGAGATACAGGTTCATCTTCAACAAAGTGCGACCACGTTAAACAACAACTTGCTCTATCTTGAGTATGAATAAGTTTAACGTTGTCATGCTGTTTAGCAATTGGGTCAAAGACTGCGCGAGTAGATGGATGGTGGTCAATGAATACCACCTGCTTAGCTACATATAAAGCATTATCGATATGCTTACGTGCGATAGACAAACCGAGAATGTATATAACCTTTCCAGTTAGGTCATAGTCTTGGAATCTATCTAAAGAACTATAATCAATTCCCTCATAGTGAGCAGAGTGTTGCAGTCTTCTCCAAGCCGCGTATGCTGCGGCTCTTCCGTTCAATGTACCTTCGTGGTAAAAGATGACTGTATCTTTAGGTAACTTTTGCATAGCACTATTCCCGATTAAGCGTACTAGTTCCGTCTTTCTTCTCGACAGTCCAAATCTCTGCCTCTTTAAATAGGTCTGTAGACTTTGGAGTAATCCAGAATATGTGAGGCACTAGTGTTCTAAGCTTAGGTAAAAATTCCTTAGCAAGGTGTTCACGAACTGCATCACTACATGCACTGTCTGGTTCATCTAGTACCATAAAGTTTGTTCGTCTATTAGAAGGCAATAAAGGTAACACTGATATAGCAAATAGAAGTCTAAAACAGTTTGTCTCAGCTCCTGAAAGTCTAGATATGTCACTAATCTTTCCATTCTTTCTTATCGCAATAGCTTCGATACCTTTAGTTCCGGCTTCCATTTTAAATTGCATAGTCTCAGGGAAAACCATGTGACTAAATCTATTAAGGTTAGATTCGATTAGCTTCATTATTCGAATAGCGTGTTGAAGTTTCAAGTTGCTATTGCCGTAAGCTTTATACAAAGTCTCTACAATCTTTTTCTCTTGGATTATAGGTTGAGCTTCGGCTAGCTTGCCTTCCGTATCCATTTTAAGATTGGTAAGCACTTGCCAATTGGACTTTGCATTTTCTAAAGCAATAAGACGCTTTTCATCACGCTCTAGGTTTTCGTTTATGTCCGCTATATCTTCGGCTATAGTATCTAACTCGCTATTAGCTGTAGCAGTTAGCTTACTGAATATGTCAACTAGCTTTGTAAATTTCGAATCACGTAAAAGATTACTGCAAACCTGTTTGTTTTTACGGCTGATAGAATCTAAGTTCGATATAAAAGACTTAGCCTTAGAAAACTGTTCGTCGTAGTATTCCAAATCATCAAGCAGTTCATCTATTCTATCGATAGACAAATCAGGATATGTAATCTTTCCTTTAGGCTTAGCAGGTGGTTCGAGTGATTCAATTATTTCAGATAGACGTTTTAAATCTTCCACTGACCGTACATAGATTTCCCACTCTTCTAAGAAAGACTGCTCTTGTTTGATTTCACCATTGAGTTCTTCAAGGTCTTCATTGAGAGAGTCGTCCTCAGTATCTGCATCTGTATCAGCAACGATTTCTTTGTAACGTTTAGCAAGTTCGTAGGCTTCTGCCGCATCTTCTAACTCAGGAAGTTTAGCTCTGGCTCTTTTTGCATTAGCTTGTAGCTTTTTAACATCCAGTGACTGTAAACACGTTGGGCAATTCTCATGACCGTCCAAGTCTTTAGCAATGTCTACAATCATTTGTAGATTAGATATTTCAGAAGCTGGGCTACTCTTAGGTGCAGCAGCAATACTATCATAACCAAGTTCGTTAAGCTGTCCGATAATCTTATCTATCTTACGTGCAACACGCTCATGCTCTTTAAGCTTGTCCTCTATTTCGGCACGCTCGTCAATCATTTCTTTTATGTTTGACTTCATTTCATCTATGTAAGAATCTATTTCAGAATCTTTCATAGAATCGGCTTGCTCAAATATAGACAAGTCTTCTAAACCTTTAGCTAAGTCTCCCACTTCTTGTTCCAACTTTTGTTTACGCTGGTGGAACTTTTTCAGTTTGGCATCATAGCTTTCTTGTTGTTCCATGTACTCAACTTGGTCTTCGAGTACATTAGTAAGGTCGGGAAGGTTCTCGAATTCACCAAGACCGTCATCCACAATTTCTTGTAGAGATTTAAAAAGTTCTAAGAGCTTCTTATATGAAGTGACCTTACTGTTCTCTGTATTGCGTTCTGAATAAAGCTCTTCGATATCTTTGCGGTCTTGCTCTACAGAAGCTTGAAGTTCTTTGAGTTCAGCGTTGTATCTTTTATCCCACTGAACACCGTTAAGTTCGCGCTCTAGCTTTTGAAGCTCTGCACTCAATGCTTGGAACTCGATTTCTTTGTCTTTGATTTTTGAAAGGCGCGTAGCAAATTGCGCTCGTACTAAATCAAAGAAGTGTAAGTCAAACAGATTAGTAATGAATGATAGTCGGTCAGCAGCCTTTGCTTTTTGAAAAGGACAGTTGCGCTGTGACTGTATATAGCTGGTGGCGTAGAACTCTTCTGGCGATAAAGTCCAATGTTTAGAAAACAGGTCTCTAGCGATTGTACCTTTCTGAGCCTTTTGGTCTTCACCATCTAGATAGAACTTGTACTTAGAACCAACTTGTTCAAGCTTAGCTTCATGGGGTGAGTTACTGTTTTGTACAGTAAGACCTATAACAGACCCTCTGTTTTCATGGAATACTTTCTTGTTGTTTTTTATTAGTGAAAGAGGGTCTGACTCGTATGCTGCAACAGGAAGAGAAGAGAAGAGCAAGCTTTTGCCTGCTCCATTTGAGTTGTCAGCAATATTGCTATCACGGTTTATGCCGTGTATGACAACAAAGCCGTTGTTGTCTTCAATGTCGATAGTTACTTCTTTAAAAAGTACTACGTTTTTTAATTCTATTTTTAATAGTCGGTTCATTGTATTTCGTAGTGTTCTCTATCTAACTTGTAATGAGGTTTCAAAACATCATCGTAGGTATTCTTAATAAGCTTAGCTAGCTTTTTATTTATTCCAAATCTTTCTTTACATATTTCTAGCGATTTAGAAAATGAACCGTCTTTAGTGCGCAAGCTAGATGCAGTCCAGTCGCAACACATTTCAAGAACGTCTAGTAACGTCATACCTTCAACACCTTTAGAATAATGTTCTGGGTGGTGGCGATTGCAAGCATAGTGATTATCAAGTGCAGGCTTTAACCCAGCTAAACAGGCTTTGTATTCATCTGAACCAAAAGTAATAGTTTTAAGCTTAGGAGTGAACTCAGTAAATAGCTCGATTTCTTTTTTACCTAGCTTTGACTGATCGTGTGTTACCATTCTTCCAGTAAGCGTAGACACTACAAAGGCAGAGAAAGACTTGTCACTAGGTTTCATCAAAGTCAGAGTGTTACTAATTATATTATCCACCTGCGCATCGCCTGATTCAACATTAGGATTAACTGAATTCATATATGCTAACAGATTAGGAATATTGAACTTGGATACTTTCAAAGAAGAAGCACGGTCACTTAACTCCGTAAATTTTGTTAAATGATTATTTCGCAAGTACGAGTAATCATCGGAGTCCTCTAGAAACTCTTCTATTGAATGGTGAATAAAGCGCTGTACGTTCCAGATGTGCTGATAAGTTTCAAAGCCAATTAATTTTTGTTCGTCTGAGTATTGCATTTTAATTCCTGTAACCTAATTATATGGGTATGATAGAAAGTTATATCTTCTATAGCTTGATAGCAATAATCGTTTCGGTTCGCTCTTATGCTAACAGTAAATCCAGAAGGTCTTTCTAGCTTCAATAAAAAATCAAGAATGTGATCTCTAAGATAGATAACATCTGTTCTTGACCATTCATCTAGGTTGTTCAAATGAATACCTAGCTTTTTAGATATTTTAACCAGTCCAAGTAAGCGCTGGTATGAAACAGCGGAGTACTTACCTTTAGTTACTTTATCGCTAAGATTAGTGTACTCTTCTAAGACTCGATTAAATTTTTCTTCGGCGTTGTCAGGAGTAAGACGAGAAGAGAATTTTTTATTTTCGAAGTTTCCGCTAATACCAAAATAAACTACGTCTTGATGTAGTCTATCGATGCGCCTAGTTAAGTCTCTACATTCACGATTTAAAGTATAAAGATCTGAACTCATAAATACGTACCTGAAATAGAAAAAGGGAGCTATTGCCCCCTGTATAAGTTTACCAGAATTTTATTCTGAGATTTCTTGAAGGCGTCGAGCAGCCCAATCAAAAGTAAACGCTGAGAAGTCAACACCGCAAAGCTCTTTAAGAACGCTATCCATATCTGGATTCGGGTGATTCTTAGGCTTGATAAGCTTACCGTCTTCGCGGAAGTAGTGACCGTCTTTGAACTTGGCAATGTTGTTGTAATCGACTTCTTTAGTGAACGGTTGTAGAGGAACACCAAACATCGAAGCAGTGCCATTTGCAATTACGCTAGAGTCAATCGCACCGTCAATGATTTCTTTCAGATTGAATTGACCGTCTGCAAAGAACTCAAACGCTTCGTTAGCTTTAGCTGCCGATAAATTCTCACCTACAAAGTCAGGATGAACTTTAACAGATACACCAAGACCGCGAATCATTTCCAAACACTCTTCCAATTGAAGAGCAGCGCGAAGCAATGCATGTTCAGCCGTAATGCCGTCAACAGTTACTTTGTGATTAACAACTTGTTTTTCGTTGTGCTTAGAACATTCTTCACAGAAAGCAGTAACGCGAACCTGATGTAAATCAGCATGGTACATAGTACTGTCTTTAGGCAAGTTGCCGATAAAGTTGTCTACGAATTTTTGCTCTTCACTTACTTGCGTCAGTTTGTCACTCATTTTATTTTCCTTAAGGTTGTTTTCGTCTTTCTAACATTGTATTAGCTAGTTCGTAAGACCAACTTGCAATTTGCGAATTACTTAAATTGGGCTTACTGATTAAGATAGACTTCATTGCTTCAATAGCAATCTTATCGCGAAGCTCTACGAGATTTACTCGGCTTTCTTGATTTAGAGCGTAGTTTATTGTTTCTTGATCCATCTTCTGAATCCTCTTCGTCTTCGTGTTCGATTATACCTAGTTCTCTAGGCTTGTTTCCAGCATCAGCACTAAGTCGTGCAAAGATTACATCTTCAACAACCATTGAAGAGAAGCGAACACGCAAATGGTTAGCGGCATTGATAGCAGGCACAGTCAAAATAGTGTGATGTGCTTTATCCAGAATGTCAGCAACCTTAACAATCAAAGGCAAAGATACGTTAATCTTTTCTTTGTGCTTAGTTTCTAGATTCTTCTTAGCAGTGAAATAGCTCTTGCCGATAGGTGGAACATAGTTCACTAACTTAACAACATAATCGGTATACCACTTCAAGAACCATGCAAGCTTGTTAATAAACTCGTGAGTGTTTTCTACTCGGCTAAGAATGTTCATCATTCCAAATAGGTCTTGGGACACAGTATACACAAAGAAAGATACAGCAAGCTTTTCACTGTCTGCGCCAGAAGACTGCTCATAAAGTTGAACAACTGATTTATCATCTAGAGCCGCATCGCCTGAAGCAACAGCACTTAGCAATCCATCTAATTGAGAAAGAGCTAATCGCACTTGACCTTGAGAGTATTCGGCAATAGTCATTAATGCGTCTTCAAGATTGTCTTCTTTAGAAGTCTCGATGCCTTCTAGCTCAACAATATCGTGTAGACGCTCAGCAATTAGTTCAGGCGCTACAGGTCTTAGTGCTAAGTCTTGGCAGCGATTGAACATAGTCTTTTTAATCTTGTCTACTTCGGTAGTACAAAGTATCCAAATAGTTTTAGGGCTTGGTTGTTCTAAAGGAATTAATAGAGCTTCAAGCGCTTTACCAGATAGAAGATGAACTTCATCAACTATATTAAAGCGACGGCGGTAGCGAGGACTAGTGTTAGACGTAGCAACAAGATTACGCATATCGTCAACACCTGATTGCTCCCCTGCGTTAACGTAAGTAACATCGGGAAGTTCTTTTTCGTATGAACAGTAACTACATTTACCACATGCAGAAAGAGTTTCACAGTTCACGTAACGGGCGATAAGCATTGCAAGCGTTGTTTTGCCAGCACCAGTTTCACCGTGAATGAGAATAGTTTGAGGGAAAGTTTTGGACTTAATCCAACCTTTAATTTTCTTAACAGAGGCTTCCTGCCCAACATAGTCTTCAAGAACTTTAGGACGATATTGAGCAGCAAGATTTCGAGTGACAATATCAAATGATTCATTTGACTCAGTACTCTTTTTAGAAGTGCGGGTTCTCGACGGTTTTTTAGTTCCAGTGCGAGTTCGTGCAGTACGTTGACGTTGTGCCATGTGCTATGTAACCTCAAAAGATTTTTGATACTAGTTGTATAGCACATATTTACACTTTTTACTTTCTAGCTTTGTAGTTGGAATTTCCAAAATATCGAAGCGCTAACTGCATAGCTTTAGCTTTCCATTGAGGTACGCCTCTAATAAGCAAACTCAAATAGAATAAAAAGTCACTATTGTCTTTTGTTAGATATCTAATACACTCAGTAGGAGTGTCTAGGTATCCTATATGCTCCAAACTCATTTCAATAGGAACACGATACATCAAGTCATGTAATACAGCAGGCTTAGCGGCACGACCTAATGGACTTACTAACCACCACAAGATTTGTGGACTGCTAACAAAATCAGTTACGAAGCCTGGGAGTATAACAATGTGAACGTATGTTTCAACAATGTCATTACCTACATCGCGTTGTCGATTAATTGAAACCTCGTAACCTTTATTTGGATTCATGTATACCCAAAAGTAAAAGTCCATTGACTCTTTAAGAATAAAGTCTTTGCCATTATCGTCAAGTTCAACGATTGGGTTTTGCAGAAACGTTTTAGTATACGGTCTAAAGTTTGGAAATTTGTGCGTTTGCACCGATCTGATTAGTGCTTTTCCTCTTATATGCTTAACCAGCTTTACAGTCTCACCTTTTTGTTGAGGGGCAGTTTCGGTAAAGTCTTTAAGAATCTCTGAATACATCGCTAGAGTCCTTTTTTATTTTTGATTTGAAGAATAACGTCACGAACTTCTTCAATGTTTTGATTAACAGATCGGTTACTGCAAATAGTACCATGAGTTTCTATGTGAGAATTCCAAGAGCGAAGACTCTTTATGACATAAGTGTCTGGGTCTTCTTGGGCTTCTTGGATAATACCGGCACTATCTTCGATAACTAGGTCTAAGTCATCTGCTATATGATCGAGAATGAATTCTATTTTGCTGACACCGTAACCTAGAACTGCAAGTGCATCATATTCTAAGTTGTTACGATGTAAAAAGTTGAATGAATTACTATAACCCTTTGGATGAAAACCTCTATGCGTTACTACAGCTATATAGAATCCATAGTATCGAAGTATTGCAAAAAGGTGAGGCACATAAGAATACAGTAGCGGTTGATTCATGTAATCAAACGATTGAAGAAAAGCCAGCGTATCACCATTATGTCTACCTAGTTGCGGAAAGGATTTGTGAAGCTGCAAATCTTCTAAATCATCAATTAGAACTTTTGTTTTATATCTATCATTAAGATGGTCTAGTAGAATTTGTGTGCATGGATAAATAACATCATCTATATCTACAAGTACTACAGGTTGACCTTCTTTGTGAGGTGTTTTAATATTTAGCTTAGAGGCAGCGCTTACTTGCTTTAACATATTAACTCCAATTTTTATTATTGCGCATATTGAAATTACAAGTAAGCGCAACATTTGTTATGGTATATGGATAGAACTTGTTTGTTCGATATATGCTTTTTCAATATCTACAGGTATTTCAAAAATAGCCAAGACAGAAGAGTTTTCCAAAGTCACTTGTGCATCTGGATACAAGGTAAGAAAAGGTTTATCTATTGATAGACCCATTTGAACACCTTGTGGAGTTTGTTGAGGTTGAAGATGCAGTTCACGAACTTTTTCAATAACCAAAGATTCAGTAGTATGAGAAATAGAATGAACAGTGGCAAGCAATTCAACACCTGATAGATGTTTGATGTATACAGGCTTACCTATTTTATTCGGTAGACTTCGCATTTCGATTTGCATTTTGTTTCCTTTATAGTTTCGTCAAGTGCATCTAAAGCCCAAGCGCTTAGAGGCGTATCAAGACGTATTCTTTCTGAATGTCTAAAGACATTTACGATACTACTACCAACCCAGTATCTGGAAACATGATTGACTTTACTATCAATGTATCCATGACCACCAGCTTGTATAGTGTGAGCTTCTAACAAGTCGCCGTTAAGCTCCTTAACAAAGCGTTCAACTTTTCTGTCGAACTCTTCTCTTTCTTGTTTGGTATCAGTTCTAAAATAAAGACCGATTCCGATTTTGATTAATCTAAGACCTAACTTATCTTTGAAGTTCATTTGCTTAAAATCCTATAAATGGTTTCTGCTGCACTACCATTAACTTTAATCACATTGTATATATGTGACTTAGGTATTTTGAATACAGTACTGTGTGATACAAAAGGATTAGCAGGATATAGATGAACAACTTCCTGATCACCTATTTTATCAAGCTTCAATTTAAAGCACTTGTTAAAGTTAATGATATATTCCTTGATTGCACCAGTAGCACCTAACCATGTTTCACCGTTTGCCAAGGTAAAGATATAATACCAGACTTCGGCAGATGAAGACCCAGTTAAATCGCTATCGTAGAACGAGAACGTAAAGCTATCTTGATTTAAGAAAGCTGATGCCGATTCAAAAGTAGTTGGAACTTTTATTGTGTGCGCAATAAGATAAGGTTTGTCCATAATTTTACTCGTAAGTTTTTACTAAGCTTTTAACAGTAGCCTTACAGCCTTTGACAACATCTTTAGGCAATTTACGTCCAAGCAAGAAATAACTAAAAGACTCTGCAAAGAATTCTTTAACGTTCTTCATTGCGTACTCGGTTACGTCTATCTTAAACATTGGATTGTCTGTCACTACAGGCCAAAGCTCTTTAAACTTGTCGGGCTTATTAAGGGCTAGTGACTCGAACTCCTCAGTATCGATGTGATGAACTTTCTTAACGTATGCGATTACTTCTTTGAACGCGTCGTGTTCGTCTGGGTTTTCAGACTTCAATTCTTTCATCATATCTTTGAAGCGAACACCTGTCTTAGTGATTTCTACAACGATATCCGCTAGCTCTTGAAGCTCGGTCTCACCGTAACGATTAATATCATTACGTTTGTTGAAGCTACTAGACCAACGTGCTCTGTAGTCGCGAGGCAATTGTCTGAACCAAACACCATGCGAAGATTCGTGCAAGATATAATACACAAGCTCGTCTACGTTTGTTAGGTCAGTAGGAGTAAGTAGCAGAATATCTTCGAATCCCTCTTGACCTGTTTTAGAATGGTAAGCACCTTGCATTCTACTGACGTTGGGTTTAACTTGAATCTTAGACAGACAAGAAGCGAACCCGAACGCATCATGCTTTTCAAGAATTTCTTTTGCTTTCTTGAACGCTTTAATCAAGCAACGCTTTTCCCGATCATCTATTTCGCGGAAGATATCAACTTTAATAGGCCAACCTACTGCAAGGTCGTCTAGATAGATAATGATAGTCTGTCCGTACACTTTGCCACCTATCTTAGGAGTCTTACCTAGGTTAGCTAGCATTTCAGAAGACTTAAATTCAATAGTCTGCTGGTCGTGAGTTTCCATGCCGTCTTCTTTTAACAACTTTCCTTTCGCATACGCTAAGCCAAAGTGCGTCTTGCCTTCTACCTCTACAACAACGTAGTCGTCTTTTCCATACTTCATTTGAATGTACCTTTATTCTAACACTTATACTCTTTACAGATTCCGACCCACGTATATCCAGAGGTGTACAGTGCTTTGATATCTCGCTTGATATCGTCTTTATCTCCCGTAACGCCTCGCTCTTGCAAACACGAATACAAATACTCAGTTACGTCAGATATAGGATACGAGGATATCTGCATTAGATCCAAAACGTTATCGATAGTAAGTTCTGTATCAGGTATATCCATAATGTAGTTGAGATAGAAATCAACCGTGTCTAGCTTTGAACGCTTGTGAATTAGTGCTGATATTTCTGCACTGAGTGCCGTCTTTTCGGTTCTGTATCTCGCACCCATAGTACGTAAATGCATAATCTCTTTATCAAGATAGCTGTCAAGGTCGTTGCGTATGTTCAACAACTTGATAACGTCCTTGTATTTGCACCGAGTCTCGCTAGTAAACGTGTCGTAAGTTTCTTTATACGACTGCGCGATTTGAATAGCATCAACTAAGGCATTAGTTGATTTATTTATATTCTCGAAGTCTTGTTTTTCTAAGTCAGGACTATCAGGCATGTTTCTAAAAGCACGAATAATTGCATCTAGCTTTTTATTCTCTTCTAATGCGGTAGGAAATTTGCGTCTTTCCGCTATAGCAAAAAGACCGGGTGTATAGATAGGATTGACTGTTAGCTTTTCTATTACTTTACGAATAGGCAATTCTATATAGAAGTTAAAATAATCTTTGTTGCTATACTGACTAACAAAGTAAGTTTTCAGTCTAGAAAATGAAGCGGTCTTCTTCTGTAGCAACTCCATTTCAAGATCGTGTTGATTCTCTAAAACCTGATTAGCGGCTAAGCGTTCTCGAAACTCGTCAATCTTTTCAGTGATTAAAACTGACTGCTTAGACCGTTCTGGAATAGACTTTCGCGCTCTGTTAGAAATAACAGTAGCTATTCTACTATTACCAATTAGACCCGATAGACCTGATATGTCTACGCCGTTTACACTCACAATACGCGCATTACGCAACATATCTTTGAAGTGTGCTATTGCTTTCGCTTGTAAAATATTAGTTTTATTATCATTCATTGTAATAACCTTATAAGCAGATCTATCCCATTAAAGATCAATTAGAACTATATAAATCATAGATTTTTAATGTTCTTTAATTGTTTAACTTTTTAATTGTTTAAGTTTCTTTTTTTTTTTTTTTTTTTTTTTTTTGCAATTCCAATCAAAGATTCAATTGTATATATGGTCCGAACCGCTTTTCTAAAAGATCTTTATAATTGCTTAATCTTACATTGATAGAAAATCGGAAGATTTATAATTATGTATCAAGATACAATCTATATATCAACCGAACCGCTTTTCAAAAATCTTTTCAATTAAAAAATTCAGGTTAAAAAATCGATCACATATAATTAGTGTATTAGTTTAGTTCAAAGAACTATTTACAGTTTTTCACTTTGCAGGCTTGTGAAAATCGAACAAAAAACAATCAATTTTTAACGACCTTCAACTTGTTCATTTTCGTGGATTTTCAATTTACTATAGTATATACGCTCTGTGCTTAGTCTATATATGTATAGACAGCAAATTCACCTTTTAACCTAGAACTTTGAGGTGGTCGAAAATATTTTGTAAGTCATTGATTTTTAAGAAAAGAAAGTTTTTTTAGTACATTTTATGTACAGTGAAACTTTGAGGTTGTTTGAGGTTTGTAGAATTGCAGTTTTCTTGCGTAGAAATGAGAAAGGGCGCTAGAAAATGCGCCCTTTGTGGAAATCACGATTTTTGTTGAAAAATAGAAGTTCGAGGCAACTTCGAGGTTTTAGGCAACTTCGACTATTTCTCGTTTTCCAGTCGAACCTTTTCTGCAAGCTGTTTTGAAATTCTGTCCATAACTGCTTTAACTTTTCCGCTATTTCCGCTCTCAATTGCGTCAGCTAACTGCTCACCATTGGTTTGGGACAGCATAGGCATAACCATTTTAAGCATCATGCTACGTTTGCTTGCTTTTTTACTGCGTTTACGTCTTGATACTGATGATAAGTCTATTTTCATTTGTTTTCTCCTAGATTAACTCTGTAGTATGTAGAACCTTCTTCTTGCTGTATTAGAATAGTAGCTCCCTGTAAGCCGTCTTCTTCCCAACGTACAACTGAATCAGTTATTAGAACAGGCATGTGCTTAGAAATGCCATTTATCTTTAAATAGTGCGCTCTGTGTCTGCCTTCGTGCCCTACGCAAATAAACGTTGGATTGCCTGAAATGCTTTCAGTTCTATGTATTTTTAAATACGGAATGTCTGAAATACGGTTTCCGTCAGTTACGTACTTGTCTATAGCTCTAAGCTTGTCTGTATACGGCTCTTTTAGGTTTTTAGCTATCTTCAAGAACAAGTCTACTTCCATGTACGTGAATGTAGTTCTTGACTTAAACGCATTGCCTTCTGCTATAGCTCTAGTAATTGCGCTTTGCTTAAATACTTTTAGCATGCCTTGTTTGTTTATAATCATCTTACTTTCGTTCCTTTATAAATATTACTTAGAGCTTCACTACCTTGCAGCACACGACAGGTTAGCTCCCACTGTATAATAGTTCTTTCGCTAGTGGTATTACGCGGTGCGTCAGTTACTTTCATAGTGTAACTTCTACTCGGAATGACAAGCAAATCGCTATTTCGAATCATGCCTATTTTAGCAGGTGCAATAGCTGTTAACTGACCTATAGTAGAACTACGCATGTAATCTAACGTTTCAGCTTCTTGTGATAGATTTATATCAATCGGGTCTGCATCCTGCTTAAAGAATACTGAAACGTGTGTAAACGATGTGCCTATAACGTATACATCTATTTGCTTTCCACGCGCATCGTTTAATGCTGCTTGTGTTAAACGACGGTTTCCATTTGGGTCTACGTACAAGAATGCATCTACGAATATATCTAAGTTATCGCGTACTGAATACTTTGCTTCTTTAAAATACTTGGGCACGTTTATTCTAAAGTGACAATACGCATCGTCAGACAAAGCTTCTATCAATGCAGGCTTTTGGGAGAAATCTACGTTGTAACTTAATGAGTTTAGTATCTCGTAGTTTGTCAAAACATAATGCGTATGGTTAAGAACATTATACGCCGGTACTATTCCTCGACTATAGCAGATGCCGCAGTTAACTGTAGTTCCACCGAACAGCGTATCTTCAAACGCTTCTATGCTTTCACCGTCGTCTGCTTCTACTATATCATAGCCTGCATCGCCTGATGCTAGTATATCAGCGGCTTCGAATTCTTTTATTTGCTCTTCTTTAAGCGTGTTACTTCTATTCTTTCCTATCTGCGCTACAGCACTTTGACCGGGTTCTCCGAAAATATCATCGTCGTGATCGCCAGCCATTTCAAATGTAATACCATCGTTTTGTGAACCAAATGGTACTAAGTCTGGGTCTTCTCCCGGTCTATTTCCAGACTGATCTAGTTCGTCCATGATAGGAATCTTTTTACACGTACAAGGTCTGCCTGTATCACAACGTTTGAATATGACTGCATTCACGCTATCTACAGCTAGAGAGTTTTCTATCTGCTGATGGAAAGGAGCAATCGTTGCATCTAAACGTTTTTGTGCTAGCTCACTTGTAAAGTTTTTTGCTTGACGCCTTCTACCGCGCCTCGCATTTTTAAGCCAATTGGACATACTATTCTCCTTTATTGCTATTAAATTAACAATCTACTAATTTAAAACAAAATAAAGAAAAACTATTATGAAAACCTTCACAGTATTGAGTTGTGACCCAGGCACAAAGAATTTTGCTGCCGCCTTAGTTACAGGTACTCTGCATGATGATGGTCGTTTGAAGTTTAAAATTCACGGCACACATCTTATGCAAAGCACTGTATTAAAACTAACTGAAAGTATTGGATTTGCTTTACGTGGATTCACTGATGAAATAGAATCTCTTTTGAACGACCAAGGTCTTGTGCCTGATGCTTTGTTTATGGAGAGATTCCAAAGTAGAGGAATGGGTGGAACTACCATAGAGTGTATAAACTTTATGATAGGTAGTTTGGTAAGTAAGTACTACGAAGATACAGAGATTGCTTTGCTTACTGCCGCCACATGGAAGAACAGGGCTAATGCTAAGATAGACTTTAAAGGTAGCTATACCAAGTATGGTCTAAATAGAGTTGCCTCAAATAAAACCCCTCACGAACTAGATGCTGCAATGATTGGTATATATGCTTGCTATAAGCACTTTGAGCTTGAACCCTTCACTTGCTTTAGTCCAGAAAACTTTGATAGATTCATGGAATATTTTCAGACCGTACCAACCCTAAAAGTGTAAATAGTACATGTATTTTAAATAGAAGGGTTTGCATTGTGAGAAGACGTAACAAATCATTAGTAACAAAGTCTACAGGGCTTAAAAAAGTAACTAGCGATTTTGATATAGCCGAACGTATTAAAAGTTCAGTTAATAACTGTCCTCTTGTTACGAAAGATGCAGACTACTCGTTTGATTACAGATTTATAGGTCGTTGCCTTATGTCTAGCTGTCAGTATAACAATCACGAAACTAAAAATGGTTGTATGATGCTAGATGTTAAGTTGCCTAGTAAAGACCTAACTGACGCCGAAATCTTCTACTATAAAATACGCAAGAATCCAGACTTTAGTGAAAGCGAAAAACCAAAGCCTAGAACAGTTAACTTGTTACGAAAGAAGTATGCTAGTTCTATAAAGTCAAACATTGTATTTTTCTATTTCGTTGAATACGTATTAGATAATTACACACCTGAAGATTCTGAGTTTGTTTATGTTAGGGGAATAAAGCTTTTAGATATAGTTCTAAACTCTTTTCCTTTCAATCAGACCGAAGTGCCTTTCTCAGAGTGGCAATTGCCTTTCTTGTTTGACGATTCTGTTTACAAGAAGTTTTGCAGTAGTGATAGCAACATGCTAATCAACTCGGCTGATATTAATTTAAACAGTGTACTCGGATTAACACCCGTGAAGTTTCATAAAGTTCATAAGGTTATCAAGAGCCTTTTAGACGCTAACGAAGCTCATAATATTATACAAAATTTTACCTAACCGTCTTTAAAGGAGACTACCAATGCGTGATGCAAAGACTTTAACCCTTCGTGGTTATCACGATAAGTACGGAGAGAACAAAGCTGCTGCTCTTTACGTGGTAAACACATCTGATGGTCGTATAGCTTTTACTTGTCGTGGTGAAGTATCTGGTACGACAAACGTTATCATTCCAATCTCTTTTGCGCCTACTGACCTAACTGCGTATTCAGAGCGTGATAACGTACTGTCTAACCCGTCTTTCCGTAAGTTCCTAAATGCAGGTATGCTTGTTATTGTTGATAACGATGATTTTGAAGATATGCTTGCTAATGACAAAGAGCTACGCGAAGAATATAACTCGGTTAACGAAGTTATAGAAACTAAGGCGCAAGATACTGTACAGATCGATCTTAATCGCGACAAGAAGCAAGAACAGCATGACGGTCAATTCGCCGATAATGAAGAAGCGTGTTCAAATAACCACTTAGCAAGTATCGTTCAAGAATGTCAGCTTCTTGACAACGATAATGACGGTAGCCGTCTACGCGGGTTAACAAAGTCTCTTACTAAGAAGATGAACACTTACAAGAAGCACGAGCTTGAAGAGTTTGTGAAGGTTTGTCCTAATCAGGAGCTACGCGAGTTAGCTATTACGCGTATTAATTACCTAGAACAAAAAGAATCTGAAAACAAATAAGTTAGTTTTTGGATACAAAAAAAGGGAGCGCTTGCTCCCTTTTTTAATGTCTTCGATTTGTGTTTATTCAAACTCAGGTGCGAGTTTATACTTTAAGTCGTATTCAATTATATCCATTAGTTCTTCAATTATTTCCTGATCGGCATTGTCGGGGTCTAACTTGATTAGCTTTCCTTTCTTGTCGAATTCAACTGGAAGTGGAAAGTTGCTGAACTTTATTTTGATTGGGCTTATTTCATTATGCAGATAAACAACTTCTTTTATTGTTCTTTTCATTGTCTTTCCACCTGTATCATTATCAGGCATTGTTATAATATGCTTAACACCCATCTTAATTATAAAGCGTAACTTTTCTTTAGTGAACTGCTTAGCTCCAAGCACTGCTATCGCTGGAATGCCATTCATTAAAAGTCTTAATGCATCCCTAGCACCTTCAACGATTACAACATACTTTAGTTTGTACTTCTTGATAAGTTCTTTAGTATAGTTGTGAGGAAAGATACCATAGTCTTTTGCCCAGTCGCCTTCCATACCAAGATAGCTAGGTCTTCCTTTTACTTTGTTTATGTAAGCTTTCTGTCCACCGTAGAAACGCTTATCTATTTTATTAGGAAAGAAGCAGACTAACTCTTTTTGAGAACGATGCGGTTCAGATAGGTAATAGCCACCAACTTGTTTAATAAGCTTGCCGGGATATCCACGCCAGTCTATATCTTCTGACCAAGGGAAGTAAGCAGGGTTCCCAATAGACTTCATTAGTACTTTTATATCGATAGTGCTTTCAACCATACCGAGCTTTCGTTTAAGTCTTTCAACTTTTTGGTTAGCTTCTTTAGTACTTTTTATTTTTCCATTAAGTGCAGATATCTTTTTAAGATTTAACTTTTCAGCCAGTTCGTTCCAGTGTCCTTTAGCACCACAACCAAAGCAATGAAAGAATCCTAATGGAATATCTAAACCGATGCCCATAAAGACACCTAAAGATGGATCTGTGTCTGAATGGAAAGGACATACTATTTGTATTGCGTCTGCTGTTGCACCGCGAGGTCCCTCTACTTTATCTAGCTCTTCGAATATTATATCGTAGCTACTTCTTAGCTGGTCACTGTTACTCATAGAAATGATCTACTGTGTTTGTAATTTAATGTAAACAGTGAGTATTTACACATTTGGAATTTATTGTGAAGTTATTTTTAAGCACCTCTTATCCTAAGTCTTTGTTCATATCAGAAGTAAATATGTTAGACAAGTATAACAGTACTAACAAAGGTCAGCTACGTCTTCTTATTACCAAGTTTAAAAGAACCACTTTAGGCAAAAGACTGGAACTGTTAGAGAAAAAGAAAAACCCAAAGAGTGCAATACTAATGAGTTTGCATTTTGATCTACAAGTTACTTCGCCTACAAATATATCGGCTTTTGAAGCACACAAACATTTACGTGTAGAGCATCTTTTTGGGGACAAGAAAGAAAATATAGCTAGACTGATTTTATTTTTTGACAGTAACAAGAAATCATTAAAGATTCACGCTTTAGGTTTTGATACTAAACTTATTGCAACCTTAAAGCCTCATAACTTGAAGTTTAATCCAGACGCTGTATCACTAGAACTATACGGCGTGTATCTTCTAAATCTATTCAGGGATATAGCGATACATTATTCAGTAATGGAATCAGACCCTAAGATTTTTGCTAAATTGAGTGAGAAGCATAATGCAGCTAGAGAGTAAGGTAACAGACCTCACTATATACCCAAAAGACTTTAAACGTCTTAGAACTGTTCTTAGCAATTTTCTTGATGAAGAGTTTTTACTAGCTAACGAATTGAAGTTGTCTAACGGCATAGTTGCAGGTTACGTATTCAAAGAACGTATTGGTAAAATCCAGCGTGAGTTAGAAAAGTTTGAATCTGTTTACGGATTCTCAAATACCGAATACGAAACAAATAAGTATGATATACACGGTCTGCCTATTACATATAATTACTTTGGTAAAGCGCAAGAACCGTTCATTACTTTAATGATAGATGAAAAGTTCCAGTCATGAGAACTTTTGATACCATAGAGGCATACAAGCCTAAAACAGTTAATCCAAACCACCACTCGCCTGTAAGTGTTGCTGTTCGTGGAGCGTTAGACTCAGAATACTTTACTATGGGCGATAGAGTACCTAAGCTTAGACCTAGCAGCTTTCCTAAATGTCCAGTGTTAGATTGGATGGCCTTGTATAGATACAAGAAGCTAGGTAAGATAGAAGAGCGACATAGTTTTTCACAAGACTACTTTACAGGTGTTGGAACAGTGGTGCATGAAATAATTCAGCACCATATTGGAAACACCAAACAGGTGTATGGTAATTGGAAGTGCATTAATCTAAAATGTAAGAAAGGGCAGGAAGCCTGTACCCTCCGTGACGCTACTGGTAAAGTAGTACAAGAGGGAAAGATGACTTCTTTTCATACTACCGATAACTTATGTCCTAGTTGCAAACGTCCAATGTTCTATGAAGAGCTAGAGATTTCTGCAATGGGAAGTACCGGTCACGTTGATTGCGTTTTAGTTATACGTGAGGGAAAATGGTGGGTAGTAGATTACAAGACTACACTAAAAAGAAAAGTAGATTCAGGTGAGTTGCCTGAAAGCAAACACTTGTATCAGCTTAGAGCTTACGCATACATTCTAAAGTTTGAATACAATTTACCAATTCAAGGCTTTAGCTTAGTATATCTGCCCAGAGATAACCCGTTTAAGTTCTATGAATACTCGCACAGCTTTGATAGTAAAGAAGAGTTTGCCGAAGCAAAGAAAGTTCTAACTACTGAGAAGTTTAAGTGGGATGGAGCAGAACGTGCCAACAAAACAGGCAAATACGAATATGCAGTAGAGCGCAAGCCTTGTAAATGTACAGAAGATTACTATGAAGTTATGGACTTCTATGACCCGTGTCCTCTTCTGGATATTTGCTTTAAACGTAAGAAGCTTGATTCGTTCTTACATAAATGGAAACATCTACATAAAGAAAAAGCAGTGCCTGTCGGAGTTAATCCTAAAGATATTGTAGACGTTATTATGAATAGAGATTACGAAGACATAAGAAAGGAATATGGATCAAGTACTTCAAAACGCACTAGAAGAAAACGTAAAACTTCTATGGCATAGCAAATCAAAACCGTTTCAAGCCTCGTTTCGAAAGTCCTTGTCTTTTATTTACATCCAAAGACATTCTATAAAAGACCGAGAACAGGAGCAAGTAATAGCTGATACCTTTCTCATATTTAACAATATCGATTTTTACACTCAGCAAAAAGTATTTGATCACTATAAAGTTAGGCGTGTCGCCCCATACGTATATTTGATTAAGCGCAGTATATCTACTTATATTGAAACTAGTTACCTTATTAATGAGCTAGTTTGTGATATAACAGAAGCCCGCGCATCCAAACAGAATACTTTTGCTTGTGCAGAAAGGCTACAGAAAAGAATCGAAGTATTATGTGAGCGTAAGATTCAATCAGTTTTAAGAATTCAAAAGTTAACCGATAAACTAGGCGTTTGTATAAAGCCTATAAGAGAGTACTTTAATGAAGATGCTTATTAGTCTAAGTGATACGTGTGCGTTAGCGTACAATGCCCGCTCTAAGCAAATGTACAAGATTGGTGATATGTTGGGTGATTATGAAAACCCCGTAGACCCAGAAGTTCGTGATAACTTAGAGAAGCTTTTTGAAGTTCAAGATGATTTGTCTAAACTCGAAATAGAAGAAATGTTGAGAGAGAAGCGCAAAGAGCTTGAAGAGGAAAAAGAAAAGCGTAAGAAGAAAGTTAAAGGCAAAGATAAAGATAAAGATAAAGACGAAGGCGACTCTACAGAAGATGGTAAAGAAGACGGTGAAGAACCTGAAAGTTCAGAAGATACAGACTCTGACGATCCAAATGCCCCTGTAGTTATGGAATAAAGCTATAAAATCAAAAACTGTAAATACCCAGTAGATAAAACTGGGTATTTTTATTTCTGAGGTAAATAATGACTGCAAAAACTCGTACACGCACGGCTAAGAAACCCGTTCCTAGAAAAACTAGTAAAGCTCGTAGCGTAAGTCCAGACGATATTACAACTACAACTACGGCAGAAGAGCCTGTTCGTAAACGCAAGTTCAAAACAAAGAAAGTTCGTGTTAATTCACGTACAGCTAATCGCTCTGGTGATTGGAAGTTGAAAGACTTAAAGGGCGCTGAATACAATCCACGTATGATTACTGACAGACGCCTTGATAATATGGGTGATTCTTACGAACGCTTTGGAGATTTGTCTGGTATCGTATTTAATAGACGTAGCGGAAAGCTAGTGTCTGGACACCAACGTATAGCTAACATTGAGAAGCGCGGGTATCCTACTGCTGTTAAAACTAATCCAACTAAAGACGATCATGGTACAGTAGAGGAAGGCGTATTAGCTGTTAAGACAGACAAAGGCGTTATCCGTATTCCAATGCGTGTTGTTGATTGGGAAGACCAAAAAGCAGAAATGGCAGCAAACGTTGCAGCCAACGCACACGGTGGTGAGTTTGATAAACAGAAACTAAGTAAGCTAATGGCAGACTTAGAAGTCATCGAGGGTGGATTCGAAATTGGACTGATCGGCTTAGACGAAGTTTCTATTCGTTCACTTCCAAAGTTGCCCGATCGACCGTCTTCTAGTTCTGAATCAAGCTCTGGTTCTAGCGGTTCAAGCAGTCGTCCTAATAGCTTTGATTCTTACGACGAAAGTTCTTTCGATGAACAACTACAGCATTGCTGTCCTAAATGTGGATTTGAATTCTAATGAAGTTGCCAGCCAAGTTACCTACTAAAATTCCTACTGTTCGGGAAATAAATAAATCTAAGAAGTATTTTTTAGGTATTTCTACTTTCTCTGGTGCTGGTGGTTCTTGTACTGGTCACAAAATGGCTGGTATCGACATTCAGTATGCAAACGAATTTATACCTGCTGCAAAAGAGGTTTATGAGCTTAATCATAACTCTTTTTGCGACGGCTCTGACATTCGTACTGTGAAAGGAAAAGACATTCTTAAACGATTAGGAATCAAGAAAGGTCAACTTCCTTTCATGGACGGTTCGCCTCCATGTGCATCGTTCTCTACTTCTGGTAAACGTCAAGAAGATTGGGGACAAGAAAAGAAGTATAGCGATACTAAGCAACGTACTGACGACCTGTTCTTTGAATATGGAAGACTTGTTTCTGAAATTGAACCTTGGGTCTTCTTAGCGGAAAACGTATCTGGTTTAATCAAAGGTGCTGCTCGTGGCTACTTCAAAGAGATTACTACTTCATTGAAACAGTGCGGTCGTAAAGGTTACACTGTTCAGTGTTTTAGAATTAATGGAAGTTGGCTTGGTGTTCCTCAGAATCGTGAACGTATGATATTTATCGGCGTTCGTAATGACTTAGTAAAAGCTGCTGGTGTTAAACCTGTCGCGCCTATGCCTCTCGATAGACAAGTAGCTGTAAAAGAAGTACTTCCACATATTTCTTACATCAAAACTAAAGATGGTGATATGATAAAGTACGTTCCAGCCGATAGACCGTATCCAACTATAATGGCAAGCGATTACAATACTAGTCACACTGCACTGTTTAGCTCAGGCGGATTCGTAGAAGACAAGAAAGGCACTCAGCGTAAGATGACTGTAAAAGAACTCAAACGCATTTGTACTTTCCCTGACGATTATGAAATCACTGGAAGCATTGCTCGTAAGTGGGAGAGACTAGGTCGAAGCGTACCTCCTCTAATGATGTATCATATTACGCGTTCTGTAATTGACGATATCTTGATTCCTATTGCAAAGCATAAGAATCTAGATTATACCAAAGGACCTGTTCATGGATAAAGATAATGTAGTTCCACCTGCTAAGTGGGAGTTTAATGAAGAAGTAGCTAAATGCTTTGACGATATGCTACAGCGGTCAATTCCAAGTTACGAGACAATGCGTTCTTTGACTTGGAACCTTATGCATAACTACCATGTTAAGCAACAGAGTCATTTGCCTGACTTCGACCTGAATCACTTTAGAGGAAGATTCAAGCTTGGCAGTATTCTAGACTTAGGCGCTAGTCGTGGTGAAGCACTAAGACCTTTTATTGAATCAGGTCACTATAGATGTGATGCAATCGAAGTGTCTGAACCTATGTTAGATGTTCTTAAAGAACTGTACGGTGAGTCTGACAATGTTAGAATTTACAACATAGATATGCGTAACCCTGAGTTTATCCAGCGCAATACTGATGGTATGCGAAAGTCTTTTACAGGCATTCTTAGCATTCTAACTATTCAGTTTACGCCTATCGAATACCGTATGGATATTCTACAAGAAATATACGACAGCTTATCTGAGGGCGGTATGTTTATCTTTGTAGAAAAAGTTCTTGGTAGCGGCGCGCAAATAAACCGCGTAATGGTCAACACTTACCACGACTCTAAAAACGGTAATGGATACAGTCAAGAAGACGTAGAGCGTAAACGCCTGTCTTTGGAAGGCGTACTTGTTCCGCAGACTGCTAGTGCTAACGAAGAAATGTTAAAGCTAGCAGGTTTCAAACATGTTGACTGTTTCTATAGACACTTAAACTTTGCTGGATGGGTGTGTATTAAATGACTAGGAAACGCAAAACAAGTAAAAGCAAAGACACCGTTATGGTAGACGGTGTTCCTCACGAAGATATTGAGGGCATGTTAGTTCCTACGCACTGGAATGAAAACAACAAAAAGAATTGTCGTAAAGTTCGTTCTAGCGTAAAGAAAATGGCAAGCGCACCACCCGACTTACGCCATGCTCTTATGGAATCATTATCTTTGTTTGAAGACGATTGCGGTGTTGCATGTTCTGGTGGATTGGACAGTCAAGCGATACTTTGGTCGCTCATTGACTTAGGTAAAAAGCCTACTGTATTCAGTGTTTGCTTTGAACATCAGATTAGTTCTGACTTCTTATCGGCTAAACAGACTGCTGAATATTTTGGTTTAGAGTTTGTTCCAGTATTCATACCTTATGACGCCGACAAGTACTACAAGTTCTTAAAGTATATAATCCATAAGCAAGGAATTACCAGTAAGCCTAGTATTGAATGTTTGTACCCAATGATGTTGCTGATCAAAGAAGCAGAAAAACGATGTAGATACCTAGCTTTTGGGCATGGTGGAGATATCTACTACAATCTAGCACGTAAAGCAGAAATGTTTGGTAAAGATATCTTGTACGAATCTAGACTAGCTCAGTTTAGAGGTGGTGGAATTACTTACGGTCCTAAGGGTCAAGAAACTATTCTGACTAGATATGCATTGAAGAAAGGCATCTTTGCAATGTTCCCTTATCTGCTAGCTAACGTTTATGCTCAGTTCCAGACGATGACTACTTGGGAAGAAACCAATAAGCCTCAAAAGCGAATCGTTAGAGAAACATGGCCTCAACACTTAAAGCCGTGTAAAGTTAAGAACCACTCAAACATGCAGTTAGGTGATGGGGACATATCTGGAAATCTTGGTAACTTGATTCTGGAAAGTGAACATAATGTAGGCAATTGGAAAAGCCAAGTTGGGGTCTACAACCACATTGCAAAACAAAAAGTGTAAATAGTAGTTCTGTAAATATTAATTTTATAGTGTAACGAGTCAGACAAAGTACCTACTCGTTTTAATAACATATCCCAAGAGAAGGGTTTTCTCTAACCAACTAAGGAGATCATCATGTTGATGAACACTGGCGGCGCATTCCAATAAGCGCATAAT